TACCATTACATATGTACATACCTTAACACATACCTTAACATTATTCACACGTGACCACACAAATGCCATAGACATATACCTTAACATATCATAAGGACAACACGTACATATAAATGTCCTGAACATTATCTACACAATAAATGCTCTTAACATTTTATTTGTTGAGAGCATTTATTGTTTTCTATACACTACACAGTATATCTTTATATGTATATAGTTCCGTAACACCACATCATGTGATATACTTTTCTTTCATCATTCAACGAGGGTCTAATGAACTTACTCTCCTGATGCGTTAATTCGGGTGAACTCAACCCTATATAAAATGTATAGATACATTTTATTAATAAGTTTAATTTATTATACATATGTATCTACATTAATAAAAAGTTTATTGTTTTCTATACACTACACAGTATATCTTTATATGTATATAAATATAATATACAGTAGTCTATCATACTTGTATGCTTATACATATAACTATACTGATGTCATTGATTATAATACTATGCATAGTTATAACTATGTTGTCATGGTGGATGAATGATATACACAGGTTGTGTGTAATACTTGGGTACTACTGGGGTGCTATCCACTGGGTGGTATCTGGTATCAACATATCAATACTGCTGCTAAGGTATCTAAGTACCATGATAGAAATCTTAGAAATTTTTAAAGAGTTCTTCACAAGGTTGTCCATCAAGAGAGGGAGCGAAGAAGTTCATGAACATTTGTCGGAGATGACGACGCGCGAAAGTCGGCCGTGACTTACTAAGTGTTAATACGAATTCGCACTTGAGTCGGATGTTCATGAACACTTGCCTACTAGACTTGGTGATGGTGTTGAGCGACTTGCGCGTGTAGAGTGTGTATGCAGGTATAGGGCAGCCATGGCGAAAAATTGTTAATATTTGAGTATGTTAATATTTGAAAAATTCCCCATGTGTTTTTTATATCAATATTTGAATTTTTTTTTTGGAAAAATTTTAGAGGTATTTTACCCAGTTAAAATATTGAAATATGAGAAATCAATTTTTTTTTTTTGGAAATTTTTTGAGTATTTTGTATCAGAGTATTTTTTAAATAAATTAAGTTGGATATTGAAATTCAAAAAATTTTTTTTGGTAAAAATTTAGAGTTATTTTACCCAGTTAAATTGTTACTATATGTTAAATTCAAAATTTTTTTTTGGGGAAAAATTTTAGAGTTATTTCTCAGAGTTTTTTTATGTTAAGTAATTTTGTACAATAAAGAGTTATATTTAGGAATCAAAAAATTTTTTTGGGAAAAAAATTTGAGGTATTATTCTCAGTGTTATTTTATATAAACAGATAGTTTAGTAATATCTTTTAGTCTTCCTGTATATTTGAAATGTTCTTCTATTGGTAGATACGCATTTAGTTTAGTATGATCTGTTAATTTAATATTAAATGAACCTGAGCTTGCTACTTTTGCTGAATAAATTTTCAGTTTATTATGTTCAAATAGGTTCATATTCCACAGTCTGCAAGTACTAGGTTTATATTTTTCTAAACATATATTATCGTTCAGTATATTTGATATAAGTGTTTGTATATCATCGTAATTTTTCGTATAATTATTTCCTAGAAATGACCATATTTCAGTATAATCGCATAGAAGGTCTTTATATTTATTATCTTGTTCGAATAGGCATATACCAGTAACTTTATCAGGTAATGTTACAATTGTATTATTTATTTTACACAGTTTAATTTTTCTAATAAATTTTTCGTCGTAGAAGTAGTATATACTATTTGGGTAGTCTTTATGAATAACAGGGTAGCATGAGTTCAGTTTATTCCAGAACCATTTAGATAATTCGTCGTTTGTCATTTAGATTTTGGAATATATGCGTTAGTATTTATTATTAGTCCTACTTTATCAAATATTCTAATTTTTTTATTATTAGTTATAAAAGATGACATAATATTAATATTAGTATTATATTTAATGCATAGGTTTTTAAAATCAGCGTTACTTATTTTAGGTATTTTAATTTTAAATTTAAGTTTTGATTTTAGTTTTGATTTTAGTTGTTTTTTAGATATCAAATTATGTTTATGTTTATGTTTATATTTAAACTGATTTACATTATCTGGTATTTTTAGTCCATATTTTTGAAATTGAGTTTCAATGTTCATACTTTCAACTGGTGTATATGACTTAAATTCTGAATCTTTTAGTGTATTCATAATAAGGAAATTAATATCGTCTATATCGTCAGAATAGTTATCGAATAGAATTTTCCATATTTCGTCGTAGTTGAAGCATAGTTGTTTATTTTTTATATCTTGTTCGAATATACATATACCAGTAATATTTTTAGGATATTCAATTTTAGTATTATTTAGTTTAGACAGTTTAAGTTTTCTATGAAATATTTTATCATAGTACCAGAAGGTAATGTTATCGTTTTCTAACATTTTAACTGGGTAGCAGGAAAATATTTTATTAAGAAGCCAGTCTGCAAGTTCTTCGTTGTTCATACAATTATATTTAAGTTATAAAGGTAATAAAAAATTTTGGAATAAAAAAATTATCTGAAGTATAATAGAAGGTTTTTTTATATATAGAAGAAAAGTAATATGGAAGACATTATCACAACCAGTACGACTACTAAGGCATTTAAGGGAACTTCACCTGGAGATGATCCTATTGTAGTAGGTTAAAAACATTTTTAAGCTATTGAAGTTGCTCATCATATATTTCATGGTGGGTTTATTTTGCGTGTTGTGTTAGTCATAAGGTGAGGTTATTTCAAGTGTTCAGAGTTGGTAGTTTGGGGAACGCGTCTCTAATTGATTAGGCTTGAGTGTAATTGATGACTTTTGGGGAACGCGTCTCTAATTGATTAGGCTGTTCTTCAAATATAAGATTTTATATATAGAAATAAAAATAATAAATGATAAATATACAATTAGCAAGTGAAGAATGGGTTGAGGAACAGTTTGGCGGAGGTACTGGTGGATCAACAGGCAACACAAATTCAGTAACTGATGTTACATATAATGAATTAACATCATTAATTAATACTAATAATTTAACTATTGGTGGACAATATTTAATTACTGATTATCAAACAGTACATAAGATACCTAATACAACTGATATAAATAGTGGAATGACAGAACCTTTATTAGTTACAGCAAGTGGAGTTAATAAATTAAAGCCTGAGGCATATTCAAGTTTATTTCCTCAGGATATAATTTACTATAATTACTATAGTGATCAGACTATGGTAATTGGATGTACTAAAGGTTACATTTATAGAAGGATAGATACTGCACAGAACAATGATATTCCTTTTGATTTTAGGAATGTTAAGTTTAGAAGATGGCAAATAAATGTTAGTGAAGTTTGGAATTCTGGAACAACATATAATCGTAATAATGTTGTTTTAAGCGGTAATACAAATAATATTCTGTATGTTAGTATAGTAAGTGGAAATACAGGTAATCAGTTAAGTAATACTAATTATTGGAATACATTTTATATGATAAGTAACAAATCATATGTAAGTACGACAAGTGTAGGATATCAGTTTAATGCTTTATATTTACCTTGTTCTACTGGTTATACAGATTATAATATGTGGAGTAATTGGAATGATTATAATACTAGTTTTAATAATATTATAGATAAACAATTTTTAATTCCTATGTCAAATATATATGGATCAGATATGATTACATATTCAAATAATGTAATATTTGGTTATCAATTTAATAACAATAAAATAGGTTCATATTTTTTCAACAATACTATTTTTAATTCATTTAGTTTTAATAAAATAGGTTCATATTTTTTCAATAATTTGATTGGTTTTGGATTTAATAATAATTCAATAAAAAACAATTTTTCTGATAATTTATTAGATGATTTTTTTCAAAATAATTCAATAGATGATTATTTTGACAGTAATATTATTGGAATAAATTTTAGATTTAATACAATTGGAGGTATGATTAATTGGAATACAATTTTGAATAATTTTCAGTATAATACAATTGGAAATGCTTTTCAAAATAATAGTATAGGAAGTTTATTTAATAATAATACTATTTTTGGTAATTTTTATTATAATACTATCGGAAGTAATTTTCAAAATAATACGATTGAAAATGTATTTACATTTAATAATATTATAATGTATTTTCAAAATAATAGTATAGAAAGTTATTTTAATAGTAATACAATTGGAAGTAATTTTCAATATAATACAATTGGAAGTTATTTTAATAGTAATACAATTGGAAGCAATTTTACAATGAATAATGTTTGTGATTATTTTAATTTTGATCATAGTGGATTAAATTTCACATCATCCACTCATGTTTATAATCAATATTCTAAAGATTTATTTGTTAATTCATCAGGTCAAAGAAAATTAATTTATGATAAAGTAACAATAGTAGATGCTACTGCATAATTATTTTGAATATTTTGATATGGTATATTTTATAAATTTACCAATTAGGACTGATAGATATGATAACATAATGAATATGTTTAGAATATTAAATATAACTAAATATAAGAAAATTGTTCCTATCACTGATGATATTAGTTCTACTAAATCTTGTAAATCATCTCATATTAGTTGTATAGATGATGCTATAGAAAATGATTATGATAAGATATTTATATTTGAGGATGATGTTTGTTTTAATCAGGATAACATAGAGATTGAAAAAAAATTAGATTATCATTTAGATATTTGTTTTAATTTTTTAAAGAACAATAATTGGAATTTATTTTATTTTGATAATATGATACAATTCAGGAAGGAGAATAATATCATTAAAGGAATATTCAGAGATAAAGTACATAAAGGAATTGAAAAAATTCCAGGTAAATTATTCACTCATAGTTATGCTATTCATAAAGAATCTTTTAAATGTATAAAGGATTTTGCATCATCTGATTTAAATATTGATAGTATTTTATATATTATAAAATTGGACAATAAGTATATGTATTGTGAGGGAATATTTGATCAATCGTTAAATATAACATCTGATATTAATTAAACAAAAACTCAGTTAAAATAATTTAACTGAGTTTTTTAGTTTGTTAATTTATATATAGAAATAAAATGATAAATGATAAATATACAATTAGCAAGTGAAGAGTGGGTTGAAGGACAATTAGGCGGAGGTACTGGTGGTTCTTCAGTAACTAATGTTACATATAATGAATTGGGCGATTTGATTAATAATAGTGTATTAACAATTGGAAGTCAGTATTTGATTACAGATTATCAGACTATTTATATTGATGCATATTATGGAAATACTTTCACTGGTATAATTGAACCTTTATTAGTAACAGCTAGTGGAGTTAATACATTAAAACCAGAAGCATATTCAGCATTATATCCTAAGGATATTATATATTATGATTTCAATAATAATACTAATGTTATACATGGTTCTACTAAAGGATATATTTATAGAAGGATAGATACAATACAGAATAATGATATGCCTTTTGATTTTAGAAATTTTAAGATTGTAAATAATTATATAAGTAGTGGAGTTACAGTTTATAATTTTTTTGTTGATTATTCAACTGCTTTTAATAATAAAATAGGAGCACTAAATTATAGAATAGATCAAAATAATTCTATAATTTTAGGAAGTAATTTTCGTGATAATACAATAGGAGATGGTTTTAATAGTAATACAATAGGAAGCAATTTTAAGAATAATAAAATAGGAACTGGTTTTTCAGGTAATACAATAGGAGACAATTTTAATGATAATAGTATTGAAAATTACTTTATGTATAATTCAATTGGAAAATTTTTTAGTGGTAATACAATTTCAAATAATTTTTACCATAATACAATTTCAAATAATTTTTACAATAATATAATTGGAAGTGATTTTAATAAAAATGACAACATAGGAGATAATTTTAACTCTAATAATATTGAATCATATTTTCAAAATAATAATATTGATATTAATTTTAGTGGTAATACAATTTCAAATAATTTCAACTATAATACAATTTCAAATAATTTTTACAATAATATAATTGGAGGTAATTTTACTAGTAATAATATTGCAAGTAGTTTTTATAATAATTTAATTGGAGCAGATTTTAGTTCCAACTCTAATATTGGAAATAATTTTAATAATAATTCAATTGGAAGTCTATTTTCCAATAATGATACAATTGGCGCAAATTTCAACTATAATACAATTTCAAATAATTTCAATTTTAATAGTGTGGATAATTATTATCAATATAATAATATAGGAAGCAACTTTCAATATAATACTATATTAAGTAACTTTCAAAAAAATTCAATTGGAAGTGATTTTAATACTAATACTTCAATTGGATATGGATTTGAAAGAAATGCAATTGGAAGTAATTTTAATAATAATTCTATTGAAAGTATTTTTAGTGGTAATACAATTGTAAGTGATTTTAATTATAATTCAATTGGAAGTAACTTTCAAAATAATTCAATTGGAAGTAACTTTAATACTAATACAATTGGAAGTAATTTTACTATGAACAATATATGTGATAATTTTGGATCTGGATTAGATTTATCATCATCAACATATATCTATTTAGCCTATACTAAAAACTTATATGTTGATTCAACAGGGCTTAACAAGTTAGTATATGATGTGACAACAATAGTAGATGTCATTGAATAATTAGATTTATAAAAAATTAAAAACTCAGTTAATTTAACTGAGTTTTTTATTTATTGTTTAATCAGTTAGTTTAATTTATATATAGAAATAAAATTAACTATGATAAATATTCAATTGGTGAGTGAAGAATGGGTTGAAGGAAGGTTATCTGGAACAACAGGTGGATCAACAGGTACGTCTGGTACATCAGGTCAAAATGGAACTAGTGGAACAGCAGGTAGATCAGGCACATCTGGACAGAATGGATCAACTGGAAACACAGGAAGTTCTGGTAATTCAGGAACGTCAGGAACTTCAGGACAGAATGGATCTGCTGGAAATTCAGGAACTTCTGGTACATCAGGTTCAGGAACATCTGGAACATCTGGTAATTCTCCTAGTGGAAGTACAAGTACAGTTACAAATTTGACATATAATAGTTTATCTAATTTAATATCTTCAAATGGATTAACAATAGGTAATCAATATTTAATAACAGATTATCAGACAGTATATGTAATTCCTAAAACAACTGAGTTAAGTTCAGGAACAACAGAACCTTTATTAGTTACAGCAAGTGGTATTAATTCATTAAAACCAGAAGCATATTCAGCATTATATCCTCAGGATATTATTTATTATAATTATACTAATAATCAAAGTATGGTATCTGGTTGTACTAAAGGATATATTTATAGAAGGATAGACACAATTCAGGTTAATGACATACCTTTTGATTTTAGAAAGGTAAAGTTCAGAAGATTTCAATTGAATGTTACTAACATTTGGAATAATAGTACGACATACAATAAGAATGATGTTGTTTTAAGTGGTGGAACAACTAAGATTTATATTTGTATGAATAATCTTGTGACTGGAATTGATCCATCCATTGATTCAATTTGGAAATTATTTGAATGGGGTAATTTAAGTTACACAAGTCCATATAAAAATAGTTGGGCTTTGTTCAGTGTTAATATTCCATGTTCGACTGGATATACAGATTATAATATGTTTTGGGATTATTCATCGAGTTTCAATATTTCAATTGAACAGTCATCAACAAATATAATATCAAACAATAATTCAGTCACACTTGGATCTGGTTTTTATAATAATACTATAGGAAACAATTTTTATGAGAACACAATAGGAAATAGTTTTAATACTAATACAATAGGAGATAGTTTTTATAATAATTCTATTTCATATGCATTTAATAAAAATAAATTAGGAAACAGTTTCGCTATTAATTCAATAGGAGGAAGTTTTTCTGATAATACAATAGGAAATAGTTTTAATTTTAATGTAATAGGTGATAGTTTTACTTATAATTCAATTGAACGTAATTGTCAATTTAATTTTATAGGATATGGACTCACTAATAATATTATAGATATCAATTTTGGATATAATATAATAGGAAACGCTTTCACTTTAAATGTGGTAGGAGGAAATTTTGGTACTAACACGATAGGAAACAATTCTTCTTTGAATGTAATAGGAGGAAATTTTGGTAATAATAAAATAGGAACTAATTTTGGATATAATTCAATAGGAAGTAATTTTGGTGCTAATACAATAGGAACTAATTTTATGTATAATACAATAAAAAGTGGATTTGGTACTAATATAATAGGAACTGATTTTGGACATAATTCAATATCAAATTATTTTGGTATTAATACAGTAGGAAATTATTTTACAAATAATTCAATAATAGAGACATTTAGTGGTAATACAATAGGAAGTAATTTTGCTCACAATTTTATTCAATGTGGTGTTACTGGAACAAATTTTTTATCATCTACTTATGTTTATAATTCATATACAAAAGAAATATTTAGTAATTCTTCATCACAGTTAAAGTTAATATATGATAAGACTGTTATTGTGAGTGCAAATGCTTAACTCATAAAATACCTAAAAAAACTCAGTTAAAATATTTTAACTGAGTTTTTTATTTTCAATTGTTAATTTTATTTAATTTATATATAGAAATAAAAATATAAATGGATGAAATAATATATTTAGCTAATCAAAACTGGGTAACTGATATAGTAGGAAATTTAACAGATGGTAACACAATTCAATATAACACTGAACAAGTTGTATCAGGTTCTATTATATTAGACAAGAATATTAAAGTATATGATATATCAACAGCGTCAGGATTAACAGTAACTGTAAATACAGGAAATGTTGATATGAGTAAATATGTTCAATTATATTTAAAAATTAAACTTAACGATTATGTGTCATTAAGTTTTCCAAATAATTTTTTATTTGACAATTTAGAATATCCAACAGAAGTAGGTGAATATATGTATACAATGTCATCATCAGATAATGGCATTACTTGGAGGCTAGGACTTATTTATAAAAATATCGCTACTGTTGGAATTGATGAAAATGGATTTGAGATAATAGGTTCAGTTATAAGATATGTTGATGGAGATAATGGATTAGATACTAATGATGGATTATCATGGACAAATTCGTATAAGAATATTCAAACAGCTATTGATTTGTCAAATTCTGGTGATGCAATTTTTGTTAAAGGATCTGAAAGTGGAATTACTTATTTACCTACTACATTAAGAACAATTGGAGATGCCAGATCTGCATCATTTCTTCTTAAGACTGGAATAAATATATTCGGAGGATTTATTGGTACTGAAAGTTCTCTATATGAGCGTGATATGGTATCTTACAAAGAAATATTAAGATTACCATCTGGAAATATAGATTTATTTGTTCCTGTACCAAAAAATAAAAGTATAATGTCTGGTAATTTATTAGGTTCTCAGATAACTTCTTCATATACTACTCTTTATTGTAGTTCAGGTATAAAATCAGTTGTAAACGGATTTCAAATATCGGATTCTTTCAATGACTCAATACCATATTTATGTGCAGGAATTCATTCTTCAGGTACATTAATATTATCAAATTGTCAAATAATTAATAATATTGAATCTTACGATTACTGGTATTCATCATGGAGTGGTGTTTATGGAGCAAATCTTAATAACTGCTTAGTATCTTTTAATTCATCAATTGGAAATATAAATGGTGGAGTAGGAGTTATAAATTCATCAATTAGTAATTCTATAATTTCAAGTAATGTTAATACTGGAACAGTTAATTCTGATATGGGAGACCGATATGGATATAGTGGATCAGCAGGAGCAATAAATTCATCACTAACGAACTGCTTTATAAGTAATAATTCTACAGTTGGAAGTGTTTCAGCAGGTTTTTTATCATCATTTTCAAATTCTGATATAAATAAAAACATTAGCACTGCTGCTAAAGGAACAACACTTTTTATTTCGAATTTAGTAAATTGCTCTATTAACTCTAATGAATCTCTTAACTATTTAAGTTACTCAGCAGGATCATATAATTCAAATTTGATCAGTTCAATTGTATATAATAATTATTCAAATGGTAATGTAGGAGGAGTAAGTGGTGGAACATTAATATCATGCTCAATTTTTAACAACTACGGAGCAAGTCTAGTTGGAGGAGCAGAATCTGCTAATCTTATAAATTGTTCAGTTGTCAGAAATTCAGGAGGTGGTACAAATAACTGTGTATTAAAGAATACTGTAGTTTGGGGAAATAAATCAATAGCTGGAACTCAAAATAATGTAGTTAATACAAATTCAAGTATTGAAGAATATTCTGCATTTGAAAATGACGAACGACCAGGTATTGGAAATATATCAATTTCTACTAATAATAGTGGAGATACTAATAGTCCTTATTTTGATATAATATCTTTAAATTCAGGAGTAGTAGATGATGTATTAGTTTGTAATCTTAATATTTCAGAACAATCTTTTTTAATAGACAACGGAATAAATAGCGATAATACTTCTGGTTATGGATCTGTTTTTGATGTAAAATCAAATAATAGAATTAGTGGAACTACTATTGATATTGGAGCTTATGAATTTCAAAAATAAATAATAATTATGAATATATTTAAAAGAACGTATGTAAAAATGATAGATAAAGTTACTATCGAAAAAGCACCAAAAAGTAAAGATGGAATAGTTGGATTTAATAACAATTCTGATTTATGTATTGAAAATGGTTACAAAGAATTGAGATTTTCATCTGGAAGTACTGGTTGGAAAATTTACACTGATATGGGTGATTATATTCAAGAAGGATTATATGAATATGATTCTTTATCATATGAATCACAAGTATCAGGACTTATTAATTCTGAATATACATATGATCAGCAATTAGCAATTCAACGAAAAAAATTAGCTGGAATAGATGAAGCAATTTTTAATCAATTTAATGTATTTTGTGAGATATGTAAAAAAAGTATAAAACTTAAAATCATAGGAAATTAATAAAAAAACTCAGTTAATTTAACTGAGTTTTTTATTTATTGTTTTTTAATATATACAAATAAAAAAAATTAATGGTAAATATACAGTTAGCGAGTGAAGAATGGGTTGAAGGAAGATTATCTGGAACAACAGGTGGATCAACAGGCACCTCTGGTACATCAGGTCAAAATGGGACTAGTGGAACAGCAGGTAAATCTGGAACATCTGGACAGAATGGATCAACTGGAAACACAGGAAGTTCCGGTAATTCAGGAACGTCAGGAACTTCAGGACAGAATGGTTCAGTTGGATATGGAAGTTCTGGACAAAATGGTACATCAGGAACATCAGGTATTAGTATAAGTTCTAGTGGAGGTACAAATTCAGTTACAAATGTCACATATAGTGGATTAGTAACATTAATTAATAATAGTGGATTAACTACTAATCAAGCATATTTAATTACTGATTATCAAACTATACATAGAATACCTGAAACAACTATTATAAATTCAGGAACAACAGAACCTTTATTAGTAACTGCAAGTAGTGTTAATACATTAAAGCCTGAGACGTATTCAAGATTATATCCGAATGATATAATATATTATGATTTCAATAATAATCAAAGTATGATGCCTGGATGTGCAAAAGGATATATTTATAGAAGAGTTGATACATTAAAAAATAATGATATTCCATTTGACTTCAGACAAGTAAAATTTAGAAGATGGCAATTGAATGTTACAAACATTTGGAATTCAGGATCAACATATATGAGAAGTGATGTTGTTTTAATCAGTGGGACAACACAAATTTATATATGTTTAATTGATAATGTAATTGGTGTGAATCCATCAACACAAACAAATCAAATTATTTGGAAACGTTTTGAATGGGCTAATTTAAGTTATTCTAGTCCAAATATAACAAATTGGTATCTTTATTTTAGTATTCCAACATCCACTTTATATACTGATTATCTGATGTTTAATACATATGATAGTACAATTTATTCTAATAGAATAAAACAAGATTACATTGGAGATGGAGATATACTTAATTGTAATAATACTGTATTTTTTGGAAATAATATTAACTGCAATACAATTGAATCATATTTTAGTTATAATAGTATTGGAGCTAGTTTTTTTAATAATACAATAGGAGGAAATTTTGAACACAATAGTATCGGAGTTAATTTTACATTTAATACAATTGAAAGTAATATTATGAATAATAGTATTGGAGCTAGTTTTTATAATAATACAATAAGAAGCATGTTTCAATATAATACTATTTCAGATGTGTTTTTTTATAATAGTATTGGAGAATATTTTATTCATAATTATATTGGTGAAGCGTTTTCTCGTAATACTATTGAATCATATTTTAGTTATAATAGTATTGGATATGCTGCTCTATGTAATACTATTGGAAATGGCTCGCAAAATAATAGGATTGGTTCTAATTTTCAAAATAATAATACAGGAAATTCTTTTGGTGGATATTTTAATGGTAATATTATTGGGAATTATTTTCAATTTAATACTATTGGAAATGGATTTGACATCAATAACATTGGAAATGTTTTTAGCTATAATACTATTGGTAACGCGTTTAATCGTAATGTAATTGGTAGCAATTTTAAGATGAATAATGTTTGTGATAATTTCAATATTGGTAATTATGATGTTGGTATTAACAATTATCATTTATCAGATTTTACAGCATCTACATATATTTATAATAGTTACACAAAAGATTTATATGTTGATTCATCTGTGATTCAAAAGTTAGCATACGATAGAAATACTATTGTTAATGCAAATGCATAAAATAAAAAACTCAGTTAATTTAACTGAGTTTTTTTATTTCAATACTATTAATTTTTTATATGAACTTGGAAGTAGAGATGACCAATCAGCTTCTCTAATTTCTAAATTTTTCTTACTTCTTATTAGTTCAGGATATCTAAATCCTTGTGAATTTTTTTTTGGTGAATACTTATTTAGTTGTTTATAATCATTTATAATTTCAGTTATAAATTTTTCAATTTGTATATAATTATTTATATAATTATTTTCAAAGAATTTCCAAACATATTCATAATGAAAGTAAATAATTTTATATTTAATATTTAAACTAAATAAGCATATTCCATTAACTTGATTTGGCGATGTTATTTTTATATTATATAACTTAAACAATTTAAGTTTTCTAATATATTGTTCGTCATAGAAATAAAAAACGTAATCATTCCATTCTTTATCTACTACTGGATAGCAATATAAAATTTTGCTAATCAACCAATTTGATAATTCTTCTTTACTCATTTTTTATCATTTTATCTTTGAACTGAATTGGTTGCATTAGATTTGATTTATAAATTGTTAATTTTTCAACACCCGCATATGGTAATAACCAAGAAAAGGAGATTTGATTTATTTTTAAATTTAAGTTTGAATTTTTTGTCAATATATTACAAATAAGAGTTTGAATTTTACCGTAATCATTAATATAATTTTTTTCAAAGAATCTCCAAGTATCATCATAATTAAAATATAAAACATTTGCTTTATAATTTTTAGTGAATAAACATTTTCCTTTTACTTTATTAGGTAATTTATATTTATATTTGTTGTTATTTATTTTACACAATTTAAGTTTTCTAATATGTCTTTCATCATAGAAATAATATAAATTATTAGGACTAATTAAGTCATGAGCTGGATAGCATGATTTCATTTTATCAATGAGCCAATTTGATAATTCATTTTTATTCATCTATTTTTATTTTTTCAATATCATTAAGTTCATTAAAGTTTACTCTCATTGACGCAGGATAACATGAACTCAATTTTTCATTATTTGATATTATTCTACTACTTATGATGTCAGTTAATTTTGGATCATATTCTTTTAATTCTATATTATTTGATAGTACATTCTTTATAAGTAGTTGAATTTCATTATAATCTCCATCTTTATAATTATCTTCAAGAAATTCCCAAATTTCATTATAATTACACCAAAAAATTTTTTTTCTTGTGTCTTGTCTGAATAAGCAAATTCCTTTAACTTTATTTGGTAATATGTTCTCTTGCTTGTTAAGTTTATATAATTTAAGTTTTCTAATATATGTTTCATCATAAAACCATAATATGACACCTGGATAATCATCATGCTTAACTGAATAGCACGAGTTAAACTTATCACAGAACCATTTAATTAATTCTTTTTTATTCATATAATTCAAAACTTTGATTGTACTTCAGTAAAAAATTATCATAATTGTATGTCATATATGATTTATAACCTTTAAATTTATTACTATTATTTAATATTTCTTTTAGTAATATACCTATATAAACATCTTCAGTTGAATAGTTATTTTTAAAAAAATTCCATATATTATCATGATTAAAATATATTGATTTGAATTTAATGTTTTGTTCAAAAACAAAATCACCTTTAAATTCGTCAGTTATTATAATTTTTTGATTATTTATTTTACATAATTTAATTTTTCTTGAAAAATTCTCGTTATAATACCATGATATAATATTAGGATTATTAGATTTGTAAAGTGGATAGCAGGAATTTAAAACTTTCCAGAACCAAGTTGATAATTCGTCCTTACTCATATATATTTAAATTGTGTAGATGTTGAAAATGTAGAAAAAAATATGATGTCCATACATGAAAATGTTTTTCTCGTTCTTTTTGCAGACTTAAATAAGTGATTAAATCATAAGGAAGATGTTGTATTATATCATAAGAATTTAAGATAAAAATATCATCATTGTTTCTATTATCTAAAATTTCATATATCATTAATTTAACATTTTTATCTTCAATTCTTAAATTATTATCAAAGAAATTCCATATTTCGTTATTATTAATGTACAAATTTTTTTTGTTTATATTTTGTACAAATAATAATGATCCAGTATTCATATTTTTAGGTATTGATATTCCTTGATTATTTATTATGCACAATTTAAGTTTTCTATTAAATTTTTCATCATAAATCCACAATATACAATTAGGAAATTCATCTGATTTAACTGGATAGCAGCAGTTAAAAATATTCCAAAAAAACTCTGATGATTCTTCTTTACTCATATATTTTCAATTTAATATTATAATGCATATTTTTAATATTTTCTTTATATTGAATAACTGGTGTATATACAGTTAAATTATGATAATTTTTTATTTTAAGATATCTGGGTGTGTATTCATTTAAATTATCATTTTCTTTAAGTATATCGCTTATAAGTGATTGTATATAATCATAATCATCTCCATAATTATCTTTAAAATATGTCCAAATTAAATCATAATCACACATAAATACTTCATATCTAGTGTCCTGATCAAATAAACAAACTCCTTTAACTTTATCAGGAAAAGTAATATCTTGATTATTTAATTTACATATTTTTTGTTTTCTAACAAATGTTTCATCATAAAACCAGAATATACTATCAGGAAATTCATCTGATTTAACTGGATAGCAGCAATTAAATTTATTCCAAAACCAATCTGATAATTCTTCTTTACTCATTACTATATATTGTTAATTTTGTAATATCTGTAATCATAGATTTAAATGAACCACGTTCATTGTAGAATTTGTAATCATTGAATATTTTATAATTTTCAAGTGAATATTTTATAATCGTTCTAATGTCAATATTTTTTTTATTACAACATTCTTCAATAATATCCCAAAGTCCGTCTTCACAAAATAAATTCATTGATTTAATATCTTGTTCAAATAGGCAATATCCATTTATTTTTTTAGGCAACAAAACATCTTGATTATTTAATTTGCATATTTTTTGTTTTCTAATGAATTGTTCATCATAGAACCAGAATATACTATCAGGATAATCAGCGCATTTAACCTTATAACACAAATTAAACTTATTTAATAGAATATATGATGCTTCAATATTGTTCATATTATTAAATGTCTGTAATTAATGATAAACTTCTATTTTCATACATCATATCAGTCCAAATAAGATTTCTCATTAGAGGAGTATATTTGCTTAATTTAGGATTTTCAATTAATATATTTTTTATGCTTTTTTGAATTTCACGATATCCAGTGTCATTATTTTTATGAAAAAATGTCCATATTTTCTCAAAATCACAATATAAATAACATTCTTTATTGTTCTGTTCAAATAAACAATTATTGCTAAATTTAATATTAAAATTTATTTTTTGATTATTTAATTTACACAATTTAATTTTTCTAATTATTTTTTCATCATAAAACCAGAACACACTATCTGGATAATCCAGATGATAAACTGGACAGCACGAATTTAATTTTTTCCAGAACCATTCACTTAATTCTTCTTTGTTCATAAAAATTTATTTATTGAATTATCTGTTAAATCTAATACATCATTAATTGAACTCAAGTTATCATATCTAATACTATGGTTATTTAAATTATCAATTTCAGTCATTGGAAATGCATCTTTAAATATCATCATCATAGGTTTAATTTTTTTAAGTTGTGATGGTGAATATTTTATAGAAGACTGTTCTATACTATCTTTTATTATATTTGTTATAAATAATTGTATTTTATCATAGTCATTAATATAATTTTTTTCAAAGAATGACCATATATAATCATAATCACACCACAAATATTCGAATTTTTTAGTTTGCTCAAATAAACAGACTCCTTTTATTTTATCAGGTGCAGGAATTTCTTGATTATTTATTTTACATAACTTTAATCTTCTAATATACTGCTCATCATAAATCCAATAGACACTATCTAAATATTTAGAATGTTTTGTTGGATAGCAATTATTAAACTTATCACAGAACCATTTTTTTAATTCTTCTTCTCTCATATAATTTTATAATCTTGATTTTATAATACTATTTTCATATATATTTTTAATCATACCAGGTAAAGGATTATAATCGAATAAAATTGGATGATCTTTTAGTAGTTTTTTTATTAGTTTTTGAATATCATAGTAGTCATATGAATAGTTTTTTTCAAAGAACTTCCACAATTCTTCACTCAGCCATAAAATTCTAAATTTATTATCCTGATTAAATAAAAATGTTCCTTCAACATTATTAATTGAAATTAACTCTTCTGTATTATTTAATTTAAACAATTTAAGTTTTCTTATATATTTTTCGTCATAAACTAAGAATACACTATCTGGATATAATTCTACTTTAACTTGATAGCAGGAATTATATTTATTCCAGAACCAATCATATAAATCTTTTTTATACATCATTTAAATATAAACTTATTTTCTTGTAATTTTTCAATGATATATTAGCTGTTGATGAATTCATTGTTGGTAAATACATATTTAAATTAGTAATATTTTTTAGTATATCTTTCATGAATTTCTGATTATCATAGTAATCATCGGAATAGTATCTGAATAAAAAAGTCCAAATATCATCATTACAACGAAATTTTAATTTTTTAAAATCTTGTTGAAATATACAAGTTCCGTTAATTTCATTTGTAATTTTTATGTCTTGATTATTTATTTTGCCTAATTTAATTTTTCTAATGAATTGTTCATCATATATCCAAAAAATTATACTTGGATAATCCTCATGTTTAACTTTATAGCATTTTTTTAATGTCTCCAATATAAAATCACTTAATTCTTCTTTTGTCATTATAGTATTGATTTATATATTTTTAATTTGTGATAATAATTTTTTGGATATGCTGTATTCACTCTAGAACATTGAGGAGTATGATAACTTAATTTTGGTATATGATTTTTAATTATTTCAGTTATAAGTGATTGTATTTTACTATAATCATTACTATAATTTTTCTCAAAGAATTTCCAAATTGTTTCTAAATCACAATATAAATATCTATTACTAATATACAAATCAAATAAACAAAAACCGTTGACATTATGATTAGATAGTTTTTTATTTTCAATTTTGCACAATTTTTTTTTTCTAATAAATTGTTCATCATAGAAAAATAACAAACGAGATTCGTCACCAGTTATACTAACTGGATAGCATGAATTAAATTTATCTACAAACCATTTACTCAACTCTTCTTTTGTCATATGATAATATTTAATAATCAGGATAAGGAATATATTTTTTGAGTTCTGTATTATCTTTTAAAATCTCTTGTATAATAGTCACAACATCATCTTCATCATTAGAATAATTTTTTTCTAAAAATGACCATATTATCCAATAATCACACCACAAATATTTATTAACTGTATCTTGATGAAATAAGCAAATACTGTTATGATCGTTTTTTGACGGAATAATAGATTTAGTATTATTTAATTTACACAATTTATTCATTCTAATATATCTTTCATTATAGAACCAATATATTTGGTAATCACAAGTTTCTGAATAACATGAGTTAAATTTATTTAGAAACCATTTACTTAACTCTTCTTTTTTCATATGATAATATTTAATTTACAAAGATACAAAAATAAATCTGATTAATAAACTTTTTTATAATATAATCATACAATATTTTGAGCATAGTTCGTTTTCTGTGTTTAATTTTTAAATCATATTAAAAAATTAGTTGAAGAGAAGTGGTTGTGAAATTACTTCTCTTTTTTTGAAACTTTATTAATTACTTTTTATATAATAAAAATGACAGAAAAAGAAATTACTAATTGGATAATAAATAAATTTGAATCTTGCAACACAATAACAGTTGATGAATATCCTGATGTTATAAATTATTTTTATTGTGAAAAAAATATACGTAGAGCAAAATTATGTAAATTAAATAACACTAAAATAATTTCACCTAAATTAGACGGAGTAGGATGTGGATTATTTCAACAAGACTTAAAAAATAAAATTTTATATTGTAGTTATAATATATGGCAATATGTTAATAAGAATACACTTTCTACAAATAGCATGAATTATATACAACACACAATTAAAAGATTATTAAAAGATTATATAAGATTAAATAAATTTGAAATAATATGTGGACAACGTGATAGTAAATTAGGTTATTATACTAATCATAATATAGGTAATCCTTTTTTATCAAATGAAGAATACAATAAATTAATTGGATATAAAATTTAAATATTATTAACTAATAATTGAAAAACTTTTTTATAAACATCTCATATAATAAATATGACAAAAACAATTGAATTATTAGAGAAAGAGATTAAGTTATTAACTGAAGCCAGAGATGGAATTGGAAAAGCATTTAATGTTTTGAAAAGAGATAATATAGAAGATGATCATCTCAGAGAATTGTATAATGAATTTGATTATAAATTAAAAGATTATCAAAATTCAATTGATGATATTAAAGAGAACAATTTAAGATCTTGCGTATCTAATTAAAAATATTCACGGTTACATGAAACCTCGATAATCATGTGACTTCCTCGCCAGGGACAAAAGCTATCATGTAAAAGTGATAGCTTTTTAGGCATTTATTAAAACTAAAAAACATGAAATTAAAATTTGAAATTGATTTAGAAGACGTTGATCAGGTACTTAATTCAATTGATCCAAGACTTATTGAAAGGTATCTTCGCAATAAAAAATTAGAAAACTGTTTAAATCCTACTGAACTACCTCCACTTGAATTAAACCCTATATTTTGTACAGATGATTATAATATAGATTTTCCTTTAAACTCATATCAAAACACATACGTTAATATATAATAAAATGAACTTAAATGTAAACATTGACATAGATGATATATTGAATTCAATTGATGTAAAGGATCTTGAACAATATATTCGTAGAAGAAAACTTGAAGAAATAAATAATTCAAATTCTGTTATTATTAATTCAGCATCTACAACTATACCACTTAATCTACCTAATAAAATTAAGTTAGATAATTTGGATTTTAATTTGGATTTATTTGATGATGAACCATGTGATGAATTTGATTTTGATGATGATGAAAGTTTTAAATTATAATAATTATAAAATGGTATGCAATAAATACCTTTTATAGGGATATAATGCATACCATTTTTTTGTAAAACAATTTAAAATTATCCTAATGAATCTATACTAATTATAATATCTTTATAAGTGGTAACTACAATTCTATATTGATCATATTCATAAGGTTTAAATTTCAATTCATCGTCCTTAGTACCTACAAATATATGATATTTTCTAGGAAGTATTATTTCTCCGCTATCTTTCAACTCATCAGTACCGTTATCAAAATTTATAATGCTATTTACATTTAGATTAATTAAATAATTAAATTCATCTGTCTGTTTAATAGGAGCAACATTGTTACCATACTGATTGACCCCTACTCTTGGGTTTTTATATATTCCATTCATATAAGTATATATATTTATACCATAAACTCCTTTTAAAAAATTGACAATTATCAATAGTTAAATCTTCTTAAAAAATTATTTTTATTTCTAATTTTTAATATATAGAATAAATAATTTTTTAATATATGATAAATATTCAATTAGCTAGTGAAGAGTGGGTTAATAGTCAATTGACTGGATCCACAGGTGGAGGTTCTGGCGGAACATCAGTTATAGATTTAACTTATAATGATTTACTAAATTTAATTAACTCGAATAGTTTAATTCCTAACCAAGCATATTTGATTACTGATTATCAAACAGTACATCAGATAACAAACACAAGTGATATTAATTACGGTATAAATGAACCGTTATTGGTAATATCAAGTAGTTTTAATACATTAAATGTTGAGGCTCATTCAAGTTTATATCCTCAGGATATAATATATTATAATTATAGAAATGATTCTAATATGGTACCTGGCTGTCAATATGGATATATTTATAGAAGAATAGATACGATTCAAGATAATGATATATCATTTGATTTTAGACAAGTTAAATTTAGAAGATGGCAGATAATTGTAAATAATGTTTGGAATTCAGGAACAACATATCAAAAAAATGATGTTGTTTTATACAATGGATCAATTTATATTTGTTTATATAATAATACTATTGGAGATAATAATTTTTCATATAATTGGAATCAATTTAAATGGAATAACTTGTCTTATGTGAGTCCAACTGAAAATGTATGGAGCATTGGGAATTCAAACATTTCATGTAGTACAGGTTACACTGACTATAATATGTGGTCTGATATTAATAATTATAATTATTCTCATTCTAATAAGATAGAACAACATAATAGTAATACCAATAATGGTGATATTATAAGCAATAAAAATACTATAATTTTTGGAAGTTATTTTCAATATAATAAAATTATTGGAAATAATTTTATTAATAATAGCATAGGTGGTTATTTTCAAAATAATATAATTGGAAATTATTTTAATAATAATAGTGTTGGTGATTTTTTTCAAAATAATAATATTGGTGATTATATTTTTGATAATATTATTGGAAATAATTTTATTTTTAATAATATTATAAATCAATATTATAATAATAATATTGGTATGGATTTTCAAAATAATACAATAGAAAATAGTTTCAATCAGAATAGTATTAGCTATAATTTTATTTTTAATAATATTGGAAAAAGTTTTCAAAATAATAGTATTGGATATTATTTTGTATCAAATACAACTGGAAATTATTTTGGAGATAATAATATCAAAAGCTATTTTTCAGATAATATAATTGGAAATAATTTTGGTAGTAATAAAAACAGAGATTATTTTCAATATAATAATATAAAAAATGAGTATCGTAATAATACCACAGATACTAATTTTAATAATAATACAATTGGAGATTCATTTTATAATAATACAATTGGAACTACTTTTTATCAAAATAATATTAATCACCAGTTTAGTTATAATATAATTGGTAATGATAGTAAAGATAATATTATTGATCATGATTGTCAATATAATACAATAGGAAATAGTTTTCATGATAATATAATAGGCAACATGTGCAGTAATAATATATTTGGAAATGGTAATAATAGTAATATCATTAAAAACTCATGTTCTCGTAACACATTTGGTATTAATAATGTTAATAATACGATTGAAAGTTATAGTATGAATAATACATTTGATGGTAATTGTAGTAATAATGTTATTGAATATCAATGTAGCTTTAATATATTTTCTGGTAGTTGCTTTAATAATTCAATTGGAAGCAACTCTTCAAATATTACTATATTAAATGGACAAGGTAATATATTTGGTATTCAATGTAATACGATTAATATAGGCAATAATAGTAAATATAATACATTTAAAAATTATTGTCAATTTGATACAATTGGTACTGATTTTTGGAATAATACAATTGAAAACAATTTTGTGCGTAACAAAATTGGAAATTATTGTCAGTATAATATATTTGGTGGAATTATTGTAGATAGTATTTTAGGTAATTATTTTAGTTATAATACATTTGGTAGTCAGGCTAAATGTAATCTAGGTGATAATTATTCCAATAATATTTTTAATAGTTCATGTAATTTGTCATTAGGAGGATCAGGATTTTCTAATAATATATTTGGTAGTCAATGTAATTTGTCAATTGGAGATAATTGTTATGATAATGTATTTGGAAATCAATGTAATTTGACAATAGGAAGTCAATTTTCAAATAATAATTTTGGTAGTCAGATTAACGGTTCTATTTCTGATAATTGTTATAATAATACATTTGTTGGACAATGCAATTTTACAATCGGTAGTAATTTTCAAAATAATACAATTGGAAGTCAATGTAATTTAACAACATTAGACAATTTTCAATATAATACATTCGGTAGTGGCTGTGAATTTACAGTAGGAAATAATTTTAAAAATAATACTATTAATAATTATTCTCAATCTAATACAGTTGGAGAAGATTTTAAGAATAATATTGTTGGTAGTAATTTTTCTGAGAATACTATTGGTGATAGTTTTAATAATAACACAATTGGTAGTAGTTTTCAAAATATTATAATTGGTAGTAATTTTAATATGAATACTGTATGTGACAATTTTAATTATTTTAATTTAGATTTAACATCATCAACGTATATTTATAATACTTACACAAAAGAATTATTTGTTAATTCAAACGGAGAGCAAAAATTAATTTATGATAAAATGGTTATTGTAGATGCAAATTTATAAAATATAAAAATAGATAAGAAACTCAGTTAATAATAGTTAATTGAGTTTTTTTTTATCATTATAGACTTATTTTGCTTTGAGTTTTTTATATATACTATTATAAACAAAAAAAAATATAACAAAAATGACAAATTTAATATCCCTAAGTGAAGGAGTTTGGATGCCAAAAGATCGAGTATTTCCAACAGAAGATCAGAAAAAAATATTATCAAGTACAAATTCTGGAGATACTGCAGCTAAAAATGATATATTAGCATTAATCGCATCTGGAAACACTGCAAATCCTTCTGATGTAAGCAAAGCAATATTAGCATATAATTTGAAAAAACCAGCATTAGTAAATCCAACTGATGTGTATAAATTTATCGCATCTGCAGTAACGATCGAAGGTGATACAGTAACTGGATTTATAAATTATATGATGAATGGCGTTATAAATAAAATAACATTTTAATCTATGGCTTCAGATATAATACATTTAGCAAGTGAAGAATGGGTTAGTGATATTTTCAGTGGATTAACTGTTGCAATTGGTAGTGGAGTCACAATCAATACTGTATATAAATATAAAAAAATAAATTCTCCTACTGGAAATTTAAATTTAGATAATTGGACTGAAACATATATTGGAACAATATCGAGTGGAAACACAATAACTGTTATTCTTCCTACTCCAGCAAATGGGTTAGTTAATGAATCAATTTTAATATTCAAAACAGGAAGCTCAGTACCTACAATTTATCAACCGACTGGAGTTGTTTGGCGTGGAAATATTCCTATTTTAGGAATCAATTCTACTTGGACAATTGTTTATGAACAGGTATTTACAGAAACTGCTTTTGAAATTTATGCAGTAGCAATTAAAAACATTTAATATGAAATATTATAGCGGAGAATTATTTAACCCAGAAGAAATTATACCATTTAAAGGTGTAGATAATTTATGGGCATCAGCAGATATTATAACTGGTATCACTACAACTGGAATAACAGTTTTAGATTTGGATGCAGGAAATCTAGCATCTTATCCTAAATCTGGAAATATTTGGTATGATTTAACAGGAAGAGAAAATAATGCGTATCTAAATACTGGAAATGAATTTCAAACAATAGGAGGAGGTAGCATGAGGTTTGACGGAACACAAGGAATGGGTGTTGGTGTCTCACCAGATTTTAGTTCATTAAATACCAACATAACATTAGATTCTGTTATTTATTGTGATAATTTAAATGATAATAGACAAATATGTTCAAAAGGGTTTGGATATCAATATAGATTCAGAGTACAGAATAATGGAAGTTTATGGATTTATTGTACAAATAATGGAGAGATGTCTGGTGGTCATATATATTTAAATACCTGGACATATGTAGCAGCAGTATTAAGTGATACTGGATTCAGAATTTATATAAATGGTGAATTAGTAAATTCAAATTCTGTTCCATATAATCCAGCAACACCATTTTCAGATACATCTGGACATTATGTTGGAGCATACAATTCAATGCAAGAGCATTTTTCTGGGTATATTGCAACTCAAAGAAGATATAATAGAGCATTAAATGATAGTGAAATTATGAATAATTTTACTGCTATAAGATCCAGATTTGGAATATAATATAAAAATTAATTGATAATATGAAAGCAAAATTAATAGAAGGAAAAATAGAATTTTTTACACAACCAAATTGGCTGTTAGGAGATTCAACAACATATTCAATTGAAAACGGATATAAAGAAGTTATATATGTAACAGGAACAACAACTGTTTATGAAGATGATTTAAATGTTTTTGTTGGAATGCCAACTCACATTGATAATAATGATGAGATAAAATTTAAAAGAAGTATGGCGTATAAAGATAGAAGTGATTCATATTATATGGCATATCAAAAATATCTGGCTCTTAATAATATAGATAAAGCTAATCAATCAAAAGATTTATGGCTTTCTGAAATAAATAAAATAGATCTTGAATTTCCTTATGTTACTGAATAAATTTATATTCAAAAATAAAGAAAATAAAAAAAAATATTAATTATGAGTGAAATAATATATTTAGCTAGTCAGGAATGGGTTAGAGGATTTGAAAGCGGATTAACTGGAAGTAGTTCTGCAAGTTATTGGGAAAAAGTACCACCAACTATTGGAACTACAACTGAATTTCCTCTTTGGTGGTATAGTGGGGATTATAATATATATGGAAAAGATTATTATAATTTTGACGCTGTAACAGCAGGTATTAGAGGAAACCAAGGAGTTTATTTTAATAACGGATTTTCAACTTATTTTGGAACTTCAACACCAGGTAGTACATCTACTAAATTTTATGCTGCACTTTTAGATAATCAATTATCTACTATTTCATATAATGAATGGTCTGGATATAATGGATTTTCAATAAGACTAACTCGTGAAGCGACTTCAGGTGAAACATTATTATCTGATGGAGAAATAATTTCATCTGGATTCACAGATATAGACGGAAATGTATATAGTTGTGTTAAAATTGGTACTCAAATTTGGACTAGAGAAAATTTAAGAGTTATAAATGGATATGATTATGCATCATCTGCAACAACTTCATTAGTAACTTTGGATGATCATGATTGGTGGTATAATACTAGTACTCAATATCCTGCTTATGCTGAATATCCAATTGAAAATATTATAGAAGATTATGCAATATTTAATTTACCTTTTACCATGCCTAGTGGATATACTCAAAATGATATAAATGTTATATACGGTAGAATATATTGCTTATTTGCAGCTAACACATTAATACAAAATAATCCAGATGGTTGGAGAGTACCTTTAAATTCTGATTTTGAAACAATGACGTCTTATATGATAAGTGTCAATCCAAATATAACAATAGATAATGTTGGCGATGCATTAAAGTCAATAAGACATGCAGATTATGAAGCAATAAAACCTATTAATAGTACTGGATATGTAATAGTAGATTGTAATTTAGTTGTAAGTGGTGGTACAATGAGTGGAGATGGATCAAAAATAACAAATATATCAGCAACTAATGTAGTTGGAATTCCAACTAATTATGCTCCATCTGATGGTGCTCAATATTTAACTGTTGAAGGAAAAAATGTTGATTCTGGAATAAATGGAGAGGAATTACAAACTGTATATGATTTAGCAAAATCTATAAATCCGAGTTCAAATAATCCTATAAACATAATTATATATCCTGGATATTACGGAATGTCTAATGGACTTAGTTTAGATACTCCTTATATAAATTTAATATCAGCAACAGGAGAATTAGATGTTAAAATTGAATTTGCTGGCGCTATTGTTATTTCAGATAATATTAAATTGACAGGTATATTTTTTGGAGGTAGTGGATTAAAACTCACTGGAAATTTTCCAGGGTTATGGATTGAAAATTGTTCAGGAATGATAGATGGGGGTAATATTTTAACGTATCCAGATACTAATTTATCTGGAACTTTTAAAGATATAAATTTAGTTAATGGTAATGGATTTGGTTATATACAAGAAGCATCTGGATATTTTGAAAATATATATCATAAAGGTGGAAATTTATTTTATGATACTAAAATTATATCTGGTATATTCAAAAATTGTAATGCTGCAAACGGATTTGGTGTAGGAGGAGCTGTCATATCATCTGGTGCGACATTTGAAAATTGTACATGTGATGATGCTGGATTTGGAGGAGGAGGAGGTTGTATTATATCATCTGGAACTACTTTTATTAATTGCAATTCTGGTGATAATTCATTTGGTAATAGTGGAATAGAAGTGTCTGGTACATTTATTAATTGTAATGCTGGAAATTCTTCATTTGGTGCTCATTGTATGACATCTGGAACATTTGTGAATTGTACAGCAAAAGGTAATACTGGATCTTTTGGTGATTCTAAACAAGGTGGAACATTAACAGGTAGTTTATATAATTGTAGATTGACTACGCCAGGTACATTTGGACTTCCTTCAAGTGGAGGTACTATTCTGTTATGTATTGACGGTTATGGAGCAGTAATAGGAGCAGGAGATTTTGCTCCATCAGATGGAAATCAATATTTAACAGTTAAAGGAATCAGTAGTGATCCTGGAACAAATGGAGCTGAGTTACAGAATGTTTATAATATAGCTAAGGCTTTAAATCCAACAATAATTAGTCCAATTAATATAATTATTTATCCTGGTTATTATGGAATGACATCATTAATTAGTTTAGATACTCCTTATATAAATTTAATTTCTTCAACAGGGGAATTAGATATTGAAATTGGTTATAGTGGTATATTAATTATCACAGATAATATTAAATTAATTGGTATAAATTTTACAGGTATGGGATTAGAAATAAGAGGAAATTTTCCTGGATTAAGGATTGAAAATTGTTCAGGACAAATTAAAGGTAGCACAATTGATAATAGTACTATTTTATCTGGAACATTTAAAAATTTAAAATTAACAAATAACACATTTGGATCAGGTGTTTCTGACTTTCCTGGTCATTTTGAAAATATAACATCAGACGGTGCGTTGTTTAATGGAGAGAATGGAGATTTATCTGGAAGATTTATAAATTGTACTGCTGAAACTGGATTTTCTTCAACATCTTTATCTGGTACATTTATTAATTGTAATTCTGGAGATTTCTCATTTGGAACAAATGAAGTTGGAGCAAATGTATCTGGAACATTTATAAATTGTACTGCTGGAAATACTTCATTTGGAATTGATGGTATTGCATCTGGAACATTTATAAATTGTACAGCAAAAAGTAAATCTTTTGGTGACTCTACACGAGGTGGAGCATTAACAGGAAGTTTATATAATTGTAGATTGACTACTCCAGGTACATTTGAAATACCTTCAAGTGGAGGTACAATTATATTATGTATTGACGGTTATGGAAAAATAATTGGGGGAGGTGATTTTGCTCCAACAATAGGAACTCAATTTTTAACAGTAAAAGGTGGAAATAGTAATCCTGGAATAAATGGAAATGAATTGCAAAATGTGTATAATATAGCGAAAGCTATAGTACCAGCACCAGATAGTCCAGTTAATATTATTATATATCCTGGATATTATAGTTTTCTAACTGATAGTCTTAATTTAGATACTCAAAATATAAATTTAGTTTCATCTACTGGAAATATCGATGTAAATATTGGTGGTTCTGGTGTTATAATTACTAATAATAAAATAAAAATAAATGGTATTAACTTTATTGACGGTGGCTTAAAACTAACAGGAAATTTTCCAGAATTATATATTGAAAATTGCTCTGGACAAATTCAAGCTGATACTACTAATGGTGATGTTACTGCATCTGGAACATTTAAGAATATAAATATTACAATGGGATCTGGGTTTTCAGGTATTTTTAATTGCTCAGGTATTTTCAAAAACATATTCAGTTCTAATAATTTGCCATTATTTTCAAGTTCAATTGATACATTATCTGGAACATTTACAGATGTAAATTCTGTATTAATTTTTCAAGTAAATAATTTAACTGGTACATTTTTAAATTGTAAAGGGAATAACGGTAGTTTTAATGGAATTTGCTCTGGTACTTTTACTAATTGTGAAGGATTATCTTCTTCATTTACTACGATAAATGGAGGTACTTATAATAATTGTGTAGGACAGTTTGTTGAAATATCAGGAGGAAAATTATATTATTGTAAGAAAAATGATGGTTCTTACCCTACTCCTATTAATGGTGGTGAAATTCATCTTTGTATTGACGGAAATGGAATTACTGTTGATTCATCAATTATACCTCAAAGTTTATCTTTAAGTAAAATTGGAGCAAATAGCACACCAAGTCCTCAAAGATTTCAATGGATAACAGATAAAACAATATCAAGAGTATTATTAACAACTAACTGTTCAGGAGTAACTGTTTCAATTAGTGATATTACTTACGATGAAATAACATTAGTTGGAGTAACTTTACCTGCTTTAACTGACTTAGTTATTTTAGATATTGCAATACAAACTGGATATGACAATGCTAATGCGATTATAATTTTCTAAAAAACAAATAAAATATGATACAAATAACAGACACAATAGAGTTTGATGAATCTAAAGATTTAGAATTTCAATCATCTGGATTTACGATATGGTTTCAAACTGAATGCTTAAGTAAAATAAATTTTAAGAATGATGAATCAAAAACTTGTTCAACATTTGATAAATTTGGAAGACCATCGACTTGGATATTTGGTAATATAACAGTAGAGGCTGAATATTATCCAATTGTTGGAAATCAAGATTTTAATTTTAAAAAATATCTAGTTTATGGGAATATTTAAAAGATACTATAATCCAGTTACAAATACTGTTCTCACTGATGCAAACACCACATTTGTATGTTCAATAACTGGCAACAACAATAATCCAGGAACAAGAGAATTTCCAATTGCGACATTGACAAAATTTACATCATTATATGATGATAATGCTCGTAATATATTATATAGAGGAGAAACTATTGAAAATCCAGCATCATTTTTTCATGGATATTTAATAGGAGATGGAGAAGATGCATATTTAAATGGTAGTTGGACATGTAATTATTATGGATCAAGCATTTTTTATGGTATAAAAATATTACAATTCACTGGACTTGGAGGTATAATAAATTCAAGTATAAACACAATGTTAATGAGTTCATCAATAGTTGAGAGTAACTTTATTAACAATTACAATAGCTTAGTAGAAGGAGGTTCAAATAATGGAATAAGTAATGGATTGAATATTAAAAATAATACAGTATTAAATTTTAAAAATTATTGTAAAATATCAGGTGTCAATTTATTAAATTTCATATTTGTTATTGAAGTAGATTTATATAATTATACATCAGTATCAAATATATCAAATTTTCAAATTTTCAAATATTGTTTATTTAGAAAAACAATAATTTGGAAATGGAAAGGTATTATAGTTCCTATTAACTATGGTACTTATGGTAATATATTGAATGATTATATGACAGATGTAATTTCAGCATGGTATATTTTTTCTAATACCATTGTAGATGCAACGGAAAAAGCATACTGTCAGACTATGTTTCCAAATGAAATTACGTCTCCTTTATTTTACATAGATATTAATGGACAAACATGTAAGGTAGTTGAGGATAGACCATCTATTGAAGGAAGCAAAAAAATATTTAATAGATACACAAATGACAATCCTATTGATTATTCTTTGTTTTTGAATTCTGAAAACATTGCTTTAACTATGAGCGATCAAAAAAACTATGTTGGATGTTACAAAGCAAATGCTGATGTGATAACATTTAACAATGTATTAAATGTGAATTCTGATGGTTCTGACGACTTAGTTACAATTCCTGATATGCTAGTTTTTAATGGCAATAGTAATTTTACTGTTAGTTCCGCTGATTCAGTTCAGATAAGAAATAGAATTCGTTCTAATGTATTTACTTTTAAACGTGGTTTTTCTTTAGCTGGAATGCAAGGACAAGTTAAATCTGGATTAGAAAGTAGATTCTCTTTTGGTAAATTTCAAGCATATAATGTGACAGATTCTCCATCTTTACCTCAAGAATCATTAGAGATTATTCCATATGACAGTATGACAGAACCTTCATCATTTCCGAGATTTTCAGTTATGTTTAATGGTGTGTGTCAAATGTGGTATAACTCAACAACAAATTTACCTATTTTATTTAATGATCTTTTATCATTTGGAATAGTGACTGATAAAAATTTAACTGAGTACGGAAATTGGGCTGTTACAAATGCTGATTATGAAAGTTTTTTATTAAGCTCATTACCTGGTATAAAACTAAATAACATAAAAATCTATTATGCTAAAGTAGAAATAAATCTTAATTATTATTTATAATGGAACGTATTAATAACATATCAATAGATTTTATTTCTTGCACTCAATTTGTTAGCGGTATGCCTGCAGAAATATCACTTATCAACATAACAGTTGAAACATTAGTACCAGGTGATATAACATTTTTTGGTATAAGTACAGATCCTGCATTACCAAGTATAATAGAATATCAATTTAATTAAAAATAATAAAAAATATATAATTTATGGGAATATTTAGAATATACTATCATCCAAAAAGTAACATTGTACTAACAAATACAAACACTAAATTTGTTAGTACAATAGTTGGATTAAACACTAATCCAGGAACAAGAGAGTTGCCATATGCCACTTTAACCAAGGCTATATCCGCTATGGGTACAGCATCATCAATTGTTTTAAGCGGTCCTACAATAGAAAATATATCATCATATGTTGATATAATAGGTGATAATGTATCTGCTGATATTAATGGAATATGTAATGGAAGTTATACCGCAAATTTATATAATCTTAGAGTATTAGAAGTTACAGGCAATTATGGAGAAGTAAAAAATTGTTTCGTTACTAGAAAAGGATTAGGTTCATATGGACAAAATAGTTTTAATTTTGTAGAATCATCATCACGAGCTGCATCTTATTCTAATGGTGATTCTAATACAACATTTTTAAATTTTGATAATTGGACAGATTCAACTGGTATGATACAGGATTCTAATATATATGTATCAATGATTGATTTATTTCCAAGAGTAGCATTAAGTTGTTATCCAATATTCAAATATTGTTTATTTAGAAAAACAACTGTTTGGAAATGGAATGGAGAAATAATTCCAGATACTGATAATATAAATTCAATACCTGAGTTGTTATCATCATTAACTAATTATGCTACTAATACATTATCTGGCACATCTCAAACTTATATGAGGTTATTAATAGACACATCATTTTATTCAGATATATCTATAGGACAAACTAATAAGATTGTAGATGATTCTATATATCCAATATTTAATAGGTATAATGTTGATGGATCTATATCTGATTATACTCTTAATGTTAATGGAAATAATATTGCTCTTTATATGGCTAATCCTACATTACTTGATCATCAGTATGTTGGTTGTTACAAACCTAATATATCTGGTGAGTTTAGTAGTAATCCATTAGTGTTTGGTGATATAAACAATGTTAATTCAGATGGTAGTGACGATTTAGTAACAACACCAGATTTATTGATTAGCAACGGAAAAGTTGGATTCTACGCTTCACAAGATTCTATTCAAACTAGAAATAGAACAAGAAGTAACGTATTATCATATGCAAGAGGTATGAAACCTGGAGGTGGTCAAGCTCAACTAAAAAGTGGGTTAATAGATAGATTTTATTTTGGAAAGAATAGAACATTTACAACATCATCAGTTCCTTGTGAAAGTGTTGAAATTATACCTTATGATTCTTTAACACAAATTAGTTCTTATCCAAGATATTCAACACCATTTAATGATATCTGTCAAATTTGGTATCACATAGATGCGAATGTTCCTGTTCTATTTAATGAATTGTCTGAATTAGGTGTAATTTCAGATATAAATTTAACTGAATATGGAAATTGGGCAGTAACAAATGCTGATAATGAATCATTTGATTTAAATTTTATAACAGGAGTTACATTAAGACCCCAAGTTATAGTTTATATTAAAATAGAATTAAATTTAAATTATGCGGAATAATAACCTTTCATTGAATTTTTTAGGATTATCAACTAATGCTGCACATGATCATGAATTGGGTTTTTTAGGATTATCAACTAGTATTATACATAAACCTGAAATGATGTTTTTAGGTATAAGTGTAGATAAACCTATTATTTGTACTCTTAGTACATTTGGACCTAGTTGTGATGTGGCTCCACCAAGTATAATAGAATATCAATTTAATTAAAAAAAATATAAAAAAAAATGATACAAATAACAGGCACAACAGAGTTTGATGAAACCAAACTACTATCTATGCAAAGTTCAGAATTTAAAGAATGGTATAATAAGAATGTTAATATTTTAATTAATGATAAACTAATTCCAGATTCTTTAGATATATTTAATAGACCAATTTCTTATACCGTTATATTTGATAAATTTACAATAACAATTTATCCTCAATATATTTATAGTGATCAAAGTAGTTGGGCTTGCTCAGATTTACAAATAAAAATAAAAATTAATTAATTATGACAAATTTATTTAAAACACGTTTCGTTCCAAATGATGATGGTACAGATTCAGTCACACAAATAACTAATATAAATACTGTATTTGTACATACTTATATTGGAGATGATTTTTCAGGAGATGGTACTCGTGAATATCCATATAAATCTATATTTAAGGCTAATCAAAAAATTGGAGTAACATATATAATTTTTAGAGGTGTAATAAATGAATATTTTCAATTAAATAATAAAAATTTAATTGGAGATGATATTAATCAACAATTATTATTCTTAAATTATAATCCAGTTATATATGAAGGACCATTTTGCAATAATATGACAGTAGATTCCGTGAGTGGATCAGTTAATAGTAGAGCTTGGTCTCATTCAATAATAAAATCATATAATGTTTCATCATTAAATAATTTTAGTTATTTATTAGTTGAGAATATCGCTCGTGGTTCTTCTAATGATGGTAGAAGAGACAGGAATATATTACAATCTACTTTTTTAGGAAACGAAATAGGTAGTTGTACAATAAAAAATTGTATTCAAGTATCTGAATATAATTGGATTAATACAAGTAATGGAACAAATAAATATGTTGTATTCCCATCAACTTGTATATTTAAATATAATAATATTCCATTAATACAGCCTGAATGGACTAATGATTCAAAAACAAATATACAGATAATTAGAAATCTATATTTAGAATCTGGAATGAGCCAGCAAAACTTAGATTCTCTTTTTATGATAGATTCTTTTGGAAATGAAACTTGTAGAATTATAAAAGAATCAAGAAATGGCGGAACATCAGGCAACATTTTCAATATGTATAATACTGATGGTAGTATATTAGATTATTCTTTAAATCCGCAGTCGAATAATGAAGCGTTATATGCATCTGACTTAGGTGGATATGTAGGATGTTTTGGTCCTGCTAATCCTATATTACCTACAGATTTAGATGTTCAAATTAATGTTAATTCTGATGGTTCTGATGATGTAGTTAATGCAGCTACTTTACTCAGAGGTAATGTTGATAATACTTTTGATTTTAATACAGCATCTGATCAAATATGGAATAGAATGAGAAGTCATACCACAATATCTATACCTAACGGTGTTAAATTTAAAGGTAGTCAATCAATGGAAGATGATGGTAGTGCATTTGGTTATTACTTCGGTAAAAAACAAAATCTATTGGATATTACTATATTAACAACTGGAAGTACTTTAGAAGCCGATACATTATACAAAGTGTGTAATACAATTAAGGACGTATTTTCAGCAGTATTATATAATGGTACTCAATATTTACCAGATTATTTTTTCAAAACAGGAACTGATGTTCTAAACTATTCATTGTTAAATGAAGGATCTGGTACAATAGTACGTAAAGTGTTGAGCATTCCATTTGAATCAGAAGAAATTATACCTTATGACGACATTAATACTCCTTCTGTTAGCTTTCCTAAATTTAGCTGTCCTTTTTTCGGAATTGTGTTAATGTTATTTCATAAAATAGGAGATAGAATAGATTTACCTGTGTTATTTAGTGAAATAACAAGTGATAAAATATCGTATTATAGTGATTATGCAATTACAACTGCAGACAATGAATTTGTTATTTTATCTGCTGATTCTGTTAATTATTATTATAAAATTCCAGCTATTAAATTTTTTAGAATTGAACTAAATGCTCATTTTGATGAAGATTACGCTTAATAAAAATAAAATAAAATAAAATAATGACTAAAATAAACAATTTGAATATATCGTTAGACATGGGTGTTATTCAACCATTAAATAAAGTAGTTGGTAAATTACATACGATGAGTATTAAGTTAGATTATGGTGTTATACCACCTAAGAATTTTTATAGAGGAAGAATTAATATATTAGGAATTGGATTAACTAATGCAGAACAGAGTGTAATAGAATATCAATTCAATTAACATAAAAAGAGTAGATTTAAAATCTACTCTTTTTTATTTTTAATATAAAAAATTAATATATATAATATATGATTACAAAATTTAAAATATATGAATCAATAAATGAAGGAGAGCCAGAGAAAGGTGACTTTGTAATTGTTGATATCGAAGATGATACATATTATCAAAAAGGAACAATTGACTTAGTGAATAATGGTATTCATAGATTAATTGATATACTATATGAAGCTAACTCTACTTCATATGTTATTGATTTTTCAGGTACTTGGTTCGTAAATAGAAAAAATATAATATATTGGGCAAAAAATTCAAAAGAATTAGAACCTTTACTACAATCAAACAAATTTAATATATGAAATACATAAAACAATTTGAAAGGTTATCTAAATATAAAGTTGGAGATTATATAGTAATTGAATATAATTGGAATAGTGGAAATGATATACTATATAATTTGAAAGGATTTATTGATAGCACAATAGGAGTTTTATATGGTGAAGAATACGATAAAAAAAACTTAGTTATAAGATATGATAATGTACCAGAAGAATTAGTTCAGTTTTTCACAAAGATTGATAGTGGATATATAAAACCATTTTATCATTCTCAAATGGTTGGTTATTCTGAAAAAAAAGAAGATTTAGAATATTTAATAAATGCAAATAAATTTAATATATGATAACAGGATTTAAACTATACGAATCTTTTAATGAAGGAGAACCAGAAGTTGGTGATTATGTAATTTGTAATACCAAATATAGTCCTGATTTGAATTTATATCTTAGTAATCAAATAGGAAAAATAATAGGAATTGATAATGAAGATAATAGAGTAGAACCTTATCAAGTACATTTCATTAACGTTCCAGATTCTTTAAGAAAATATAAAAATGTTAGAGATTATAAATATTCAAATACAATACCATTTTCAAGATTTGAAATAATCAATTGGTCCAAGAACAAAGAAGAATTAAAGAATATATTTGATACTAACAAATTCAACATTTAATTAAACTTTTAAATAAAATAGAGATATAAATTAATGTAGTTAATTTGTGATGATATAAAACATCACGAACTTTGACAAAGCCAAGAAAGCATAGTTGTTCATAAGAAACAACAAATTAAAGAGAGATAATAATTTATCTCTCTTTTTTTATAAATATGTTTTCATATTTGAAATTTAATTAGTATATTTGCACAAAATATATATTATGAAGAATTTTTTATTAGTTATGAAGAAAATTTTAGTATTTGTTAAGAAGCAACCAGTTTATGTTTTAATGACTTGGGTTTGTTGTTTAATATCAATTATATTAAATATAATTGCAACATTCACAAATAATAATACAATAAGATTAATTGCATGGCTATTTATCATTATTCAGTTTTCTTTTATATTGATTCAGTTGAAAGTTTATAAATTTGACAGGGACATAATGAGTGAAGAAAACACTCTTAATATATATAATATTGGAGATATGAATAAATATAAATCAGAATATAATAATAAGTTAAATTTACTTCAGAGAATAAAAGTTAAGTTTTCTAATAAAAAAATTAAATGATGAAACAAATTGAAGAATATACTGATATAGTTATATTACCTACTATTGGTAAGTCTTATGTGCATACTGACATAAATAATAATTATTTTGCATCAAAGAGATATCTTGATGTTAAAAATAATAATTTTAATATGTATGTTTTAGATGATGAATCTGATGTAGTACCAGGTGATTGGATTTATTCATATTATCCAAGCACAGCCAATATAATAGCAAAGGTTCTAAGATTAGATATAATAGGAAATCATGTCGAATATATAGTAGATATTAGAGGTAAAGAGTTTTATTGGGGTAAAGATGATTCAAGTAAAATTATTGGTAGTAGTGATAAAAATATTATAACTAAAAATAGTATAGTTGAATTAAATCATTTATTTATGTCTGTTTATTTTTTAAGTATTAAAGAAAATAAGAAGAAAGAAGAAGAAAAAATAAAAAAAGAAATTGACATAAAAATTTCAAATAAAAATATTGATATCGAATCTGAAAATAATATTCTTAAATATTCTACTACTGATGTATATTATATCATAAAAGATTTGATTAATTCATCTCATTACAAGCAAGTAGAATATTTAAGTAAATTTAAAACTGACAATAATATTTGATATGTCAACAGATGATTTAAGAAATTGGTTATTAGACAAATTGTTGTCATGTTATCCAGTGGTTAGTGAAAATTTATATCATCAAATTTATTGGTATTATGATGAATCTTATATAAGGAAAAATAAATTATTAAAATTGAATAATATTTCTAATGATGATTTATTAAATCATAAAATAAATGGAGAATGTTTATTCATTCAAGATACAGACAATAAATTCATTTGGTGTGATCATAAATATATTTGGAATTTTTTAGAATCGAATTATAATGAAAATGAGTATAAGATAAATATATTAATTGAGAAAATATTAATCAATAAGAAGGAATTTAATGATTATAATTATTTTGGTTATTATGATCATGAGATGAATAAAATTCTATTATTAAAATCATTCAAAGAATTAAAAATAATTGATTATTCAATTAGATAAAAAAGAGAGCAAATAATTTGCTCTCTTTTTTTATTCATTTTTTCAATTTTATTATTTAATATATACAATAAAAATAATAATAACGAATGAGTAAACAAATAATTAATATCGGTACTTATCCAAATGATGGCACTGGAGATAATTTAAGAGAATCATTTATTAAAATAAATAACAATTTTAATGAAGTGTATACATTCTCTGGTACTACTGGTACTGGCTCTAATGGTACATCAGGAGTAAATGGTGCATCAGGTACATCAGGTACATCAGGAGTAAGTGGTACAGGTGGCGGTTCATCAACAGGAAGTACCGTCATAAAAGTTACATACAATCAATTAACAGGATTAACAATTAGTAGTGGATTAACAGAAGGCTGCTATTATAAAATAACTGACTATAGAACTGTCCATTATATAATCGATGCAAACGGCGGAAATAATGGCATAAATACTGGAGATTTAGAACCATTAACAATTATGGCAAAATCTAAATCTGTTTTAGATAATAAAGCTTATTCAGAATTATATCCTCAGGATATTATTTATTATGATTGGAAAACTGAATATTGGAATCAAGATGCTGCATTATCTGATGTTTATGATAACGGAGAAGGAAGTGTAATGACTTTTAATAATACAGGAGTAACAATGATACCTGGATATAAAGGATTTATTTATAAACGTGAAGATACTAAAAATAATAACATACTTGGATATGATTTTAGAAACGTTAAATTTAGAAGATGGAATGTAGATTATCTTCAGGCAGGACTTGTAGCTGGTCCATCAGGTAGTACGAGTGGCTCATCTGGTAGTTCTGGCTCATCTGGTAGTTCTGGCTCATCTGGTAGTTCTGGCTCATCTGGTAGTTCTGGCTCATCTGGTAGTTCTGGAGCATCATCTAATTATACTGGTAATTATAGCGGTGCAAGTGGAGTAAGTGATACTTCAAATTATATTGATGTACTTACATTTCATGGATTTGATCAATGGAATACATATGAAGTAAATGTTAAGGATAATATATTTGATGTTATAAATGATACATATACACAAAATAACAGTAGAGATAATTCATCTTTAAGTAATACTGTGTTTTATTTAGCAGGAAATGATGAGTATAATCAATCATATTCTGTTTATGGAAATAAATTTGAACAATTTATATCAGCAAATACAATAAGTGGAGATAATTTTTATAATAATAACATAGGAAACGGTTTTTCTAATAATATGATTTCTAAAAATTTTCATGGTAATGTAATTTCTAATAAATTTCAAACTAATGTTATATTTAAAAATTTCAGTGGAAATATAATTGGAAATTCATTTATTCAAAATAGAATTTTAAATGATTTTTCTCACAACGCAATAAGTTATGGTTTTAATAATTGTGAAATAAATTATAATTTTTATAATAATATTATTGGTAATGAAAACAATCAAATTTATTTTGGTGATTATTGTTATAATAATATTATTGGAAATCAGAATCAACAACTTTATTTTGGTAATAGCTGTTATGGTAATATAATAGGTAATAATTCTTATGATCTTAATATTAGTGATAATTTTTATAATAATATTATTGGAAATGGAAGTCAAAGCAATTATTTTGGAAATAATTGCTCTGATAATTCTTTTGGAACGAATGCATCTAATAATGATGTCAGTGATAATTTTAGAGGTAATAAAATTTCTAATAATTTTGGTAGTAATAATATTGGTAGTGATTGTTATAATAATATAATTGGAAGTAATTTTCAAGGTAATTATATTGGAAGTAATTTTACTATGAATAATATTTGCGACAATTTTAATTCTAATTCAGGTGGAATGGATTTCACATATTCAAGTTATGTATATGGAAATTACACAAAAGAATTATTTGTATCTTCACAATATCCATATCAAAGATTAATATATGATAAAATGACAATAGTTGATGCGAATGCAAATTCATCAGATTTAGTATCATAACAAAAAAAAAGAGAGCAAATTAATTTGCTCTCTTTTTTTAATCATTTTTATTTCGAAAAAAAGTCAATATCCTTCTTCTTCTTCATTATGATTATTTTTATTATTGTGATCCTCTTTTGTAAGGGACCACAAATAAATAAACATTACAATACTACTTACTTCTTGTAATTTTTTTAAATTAAATTCATTGTTCATTTTATTGTTCTATTAGTTTATCCATTAATTCATATGATTTATTAAAGTCTTCAAATATATCATCTATGTCTTCACCAGTTGAAATTCCATCAAGGAAGAACTCAGTTTCAATATTATACTTATAAGATAAATGTTTAACAGTTGATACAAAGTCTGGACTATTTGAATATGCAATACCATCTGATTTATCTTTCAAATTTCTAACTAAAAATTCAGCATTTATTACTTCAGTTAAAGGATGACGTTGTTTATCACACAAATCTTCGATTGTTACTCCACAATATATTTTTAGTTTTTTCATACTTTTTCTGTTCGTTTAATTTTAAATTTCTTTAAAAAGTTTCTTCTTTCAAAGTACTCCATGTTTGAAACTTCAGTGTAACATTTCTTTTGTACTTCTTCTGTTAATGTTTTAATATTAATTTTCTTTATTTCTTCTGATTTTTCAATTGATTTATTAAACAATTTTTCAGAAAAACTAGAAAGTATTCTATTGATTTGTCTATGTAAAGGTTGATCTAATTTTATATTAACTGGGTCAATATAATTATAAGGAGTAGTACGATCATTATAATTACGTTCACGATTATAATCCTCAAAAATAATTTTAATTTTCATTGGATCAATAGAAGGAGGATTATTTTTTATTTTCATTTTTAACTCGTAAATTTCATTACGTAGTTTTGTTTCTTCCTCCTGATATAATTTTTTTTGTTCTTTTAGTGATAAATCAAATTCTTTTTTAGCAACATAATAAGGTTCTTTTAGTGCTTCTAAATCTTTGTTTTTTATTAAAACACAATCGTTTTCATTCATAATTTATATAATTTTAAGTGCTTCTTTAAGTCCATATTCAAAGGCTTCTTCATATTTTCTATAAAGTGAAAATTCAAAATCTTTGTGATGATACCAGCACCATTCTTTTTCAGTTAAGTCCAATGGATTACCAATAAATTTATCGATACTAAAGCAAAATTTAGGAGCTGTTGTACAATCAGTATCAATCTCTAAAAAAATCTGTTTTTGTTTTCTTAGCCAAGATTGTAGTTCTGATTGTGTAGGTCTTGCATATATATTTGGATGTTCAAATCTACTTTCAAATATTGAGTCTTCTTTGTTTTCTTCGCTGAAAATGCAATCAGTAAGGTCTTCGAAATAATATTTACTTGGTATGTTATAGCCTTTTTTCTTTGCTAAATTTGCGGTCTCAAATGTTATTAATTCTTCTTTTTCCATTATTTTTATATTAAATCTTTTTCGTGTATTGTATATATACTATATCCAGTTTCATCATCATATGGAATATAATATTCTTTTTCATAAGTAGGTAATTTTATCAATTCTTTTTCATCAAAATATATTATATTATTTTTGATGTGATAATTGACAGTTATGATATCAAGTCTATTTTTTACTTTTTCAAAAACTCCATTTTTAACCATTTCAGATGTAAAAATTTTTCCTTTCCGCATATTTATTTTAAATTGTATGTATGATTTCCAGAATTAATTAATCTAACAACTTGAATTAATGAATAACTCATAAATCTCATAAAAGGTATCACATAACCTCTATCGTCTTTTAAATCAACTTTATTATTAATAATATAATTGATGTCTAACAAACTTGTTATTTTTTGCATATATTTTCTATTTCTTTAATTTTACTTAAAAATGCTTGTTCAGCGTTCAATCCAGAATTTTTCATGAAAATAAATAAATCTTTATTTTCATCTGTGATATATTTATCTGGAATTTTATATTTGTTTTTGAATTTAATCCAATCACTATTAGATTTAATATAATTATCAAATGCATCAACTGATTTTTTATAATTGAAATTTATAGGGAAAACAGAATTTACTTTTTTTGCTTTCATATTATAAAGATTTGATAATTTATACTAGATAAAAAACGATTTTGATATATTACGAAGATAGTAAATAGTTATCATATAAAGAAAAATAAATAGTTAAATATTTCTATTTATCTATTTATTTAATATTTTTATAACTCATAAACTAATCCATCAATAACCTCAACTCGAACCTTACAGTTCATCCCTCTCACTCCATTGATAGTTGGAATGATTGCTAATATATCATCTGACACATCTTCATTTGATAATATTTCTAACTCATATCCACTCCAAAGAGCATTGTACTCTCCATTTTTAATATCTACATTTCTTTTTGATAAACTGTTTTTCATATTTATTTTTTATTTATAGTAAAAACTCACAATACCTTTTATTATCTCAACTTTTTCTTTTTGAAGATTATCACCAATTATTCTCATAATAGATTTAATTGTAACTAATTCTTTATTATCATTAGATAATATAGTTAAATTATCTGATATCCAAATAGCATTATAAATACCATCGTCTATTTTAACTTTTGTTTTTGATGCTGCCATTATTATTTTATTTTAGAAAACACATTTCTATTATAACCAATACATAAATTCATATATTCGCCAAACCACCAAAATTCAAAATTGTGCTCAAAATGTTTATCTTCTACGTTTAGATGTTTTAGCCAAATCAATTCATTATCTTCTGTCAATAATGGAAACCATGCAAATGTTTTATCTTTTTTCATTTAATTTATTTAATTTTTCTTTCCTATCTTTATTACGGAAATGTTTATTCATTTTCCTTGTAAATTCTTCTAAGATTTTTTTATCAATATCTGGAACTCCATTTATTTTTTTACTAATCAGCATAACTTATCATTTAGTTTTTGTAATTTATTTTTTCTGATATTATTGACAAATTTCTTGTGAAGTTTAATTGCCAATTCTCTTAATAATTTTATTTGATCTGTAGTTTCTGACATTATTATATGTTATTCAAAGTTTCTATTTTTTGTTTTATTAATTCTCTATAATGATATTTATTTGCTTTTTTATACATTTTAATTCCATAATCACTTCTCTTATACCATTTAATAAATTGATTTTGTGTTGGTATTTTCTCTTCATAATAATTTTCAGAATGAAAATCTTGAATACAGAAGAAATATGCTAAATCATCTAATAAAGTTGAAACATTATAATCCCATATTCCAAATTGTTTATCAATTACCATATTATTTCATATATGAAAACCTAAACAATCCTTTTTCATTAATGGTAAATGATTCAATTATTTTCATATCTTCATCTGATTTTTTAGTTTCATATGACCATTTACCGCCATCATCAAATACAAATTCATTTTCTGTTGTTGAATCTAATCTTTCAGTTAGACGATCATTTTCTTTGCTAATTTTAAGAAGTTCTTTAAAATACTCATCTCTAACTTCTGGTGTTGTGAAGATCGTTTCATCTGGGGTTTGTTCATCTCCATATCTATATGATATTTCGTAAATTTTATATACTTTCATATTCTTTAAGTTTATCTATTTTTTGTTTTCTTTCAGTTTTAATATCTAATTTGAATCGTTTAATTTTATATCTCAAATCGGAATTTCCTACTAATGATAAGTAATATTTATTAAATTTTACACTGAAATGAATTTGTTTAATTTTATATTTTTTACCAAATTCTAATATTGTATTGTTATTATTAATTACAACTACATCATCACCAATTTTCAAATATTCAATTTTTATTTTTGACATAAGATTTCAATTTTTTTCTTTCTTGATGTTTTTAAATCAAAATCAAATCTATAACTGAAATATTTTTGTTCACCAGACTCTATGAATGTTAAATAATGATTATGTTCAGGAATATTATCTAATGATTCTCTATGAAAAACTCCACTAATTGTATATTTTTTAGTCAGAATTAAATTGTTATTACTATCATCAATAACAATAACTTTATCTCCAATTTTAAAAGATTTTATTTTTTGCATAGTTGTTTAAGTTTTTTATTTCTTGATGTTTTCAAATCATATTTAAATCTATACGGAAAATATATAATTAATGCAGTTTCTTTAAGTCTTACACAAAAATTATAGTCATCAAAATCAGAGTTATTATAAATAATTTCACTAATTGTATATTTTTTATTTAATGTCAATAAAGAATGAGTGACATCAGTAGCAATTACTTTATCACCAATTTTTGATGTTTTGAGGTTAATCATTTGATATTTTATTTAATTTTTCCTTTCGGATGTAGTTTAAATCAATATCAAATCTAAAATCATAATATAACTTATTACCAGTCTCAATCAATCTAATTCGGTCATTACATGAATTATCACAAACATCAATATAACTAATTGTGTATTTTTTATTTAATATTAATTCAGAAAAATTAACATTGACTGCAATTACTTTATTTCCTATTTTTAATTTTTTAATGTCAATCATGATTTGATATTTTATTTAATTTTTCCATCCTGATTGATTTAATATCAGAATTAAATCTATCTATTAAATATCTAGTATCTCTCATTTTGAAAAGTTTAAATTGATATACATTAAATTCTTCTATGTGAACAATTTCTTTGATTTTATATATTTTACCAATTTCTAAATTGCTCATATCAGTAGAAACTGCAACAACTTCAGAATTGACTTGTATATTTTTAATATCAATTGGTTTTAGCATTTATTTATTTTTTCTAATTTATTTTTTCTAATATCATTCAAATCAATATCAAATCTACTAATTAAAAATCCTTCATCTCCCATATGATATAATTTAAAATAGTATTGCTCTATACTATGAAAATAATCAATTTCTTTAATATAATATTTTTTATTTAATTCTAAACTAGTGTTACCTATATTAACTGCAATAACAGTATCATTAATATGAATATTTTTAATGTCTATATTTTGTATCATTTATTTAGTTTTTCTAATTTATGCTTTCTAATTTCAGATGCTGTTATAAAATTAGGAATATAATTAAACATACCTGGAATTTCTTGAGTGAAAAAGAAATTAGGATCATCAAGTACATAAGAATCAAATGTAACAATCTTATTATCGTCATATCTGTACCTTAATACATCTCCTTTTCTTAACATTTACTCAGTTTTTTAAGTTTCTGTTTTCTAAATTCTGATAATGTAATGCAATTATCTACATAATGAAAATATTCATCTTCATATATAAAAAAATAATGGGATAATATATTATTAGCACTATATTTTTTAAATGTAAAAACTTCATTGCTAAATGACTTATCAATAATTTTATCTCCTAAATTGAACATTACTCAGTTTTTTAAGTTTCTGTTTTCTTTTTTTATTCTTCAGCATTAAACAGTAATATTTTAAAGTCTGTACTGCATTCAGAACAATTTTACTTTCAGTTTTCATTACAGTTTTTAATATTTAAAAGCTTCTGTTTTCTTAACATCATATTAATCTTAAATTTTATTTCAGATTCTGTAGATTTAGATAGTTGCCTAATATGAACATATGGTTTATTATAGTTTATAATCATAATATTATATTTAGTTCAGATAAAATTTGCTCTTTTGTTGCCCATTTTTTCAATCCTAAAATAGTGCAAATATCTTCTTTTGTAGCCAAATCTAATGATGGATATTCATTTTTGTTAAATACCTTATAACCCCTTATTTTCAATTCATTTAACATTTCATCATCAGTCAAGTCATATAATATCTCTGAATCATAATCACTCAATTCTAAATCTATTTCTGTATATAAAATACTTCTATCTTTAACGTAAATATCAGATTCTTTGCGTTTTTTCAATTCATATTCTATATCATCAGTGCCTAATGATTTTAAAATTTTTTGCTTATGATTAAATAAATCAAGTTCAAATCTAATCCAACAATAATTCATATTTTTAATATTTTTTATGGTTCATAAATACCATAACCATTAATATAACACTTCTTTTTAATAGTTGTTAATTTTACCTTTATTGCATCATCATTTAAAGGCTTAATTGATATTATAATTAAGCCGTCATCAAATGATGATGCTGATGAAATTGTTTCTTTATTATGTACAACACTGTGCATATAAACATATTCAGGAATATTTAAACTATTAGTTGTTATCATATATTAAGAGTTATTAGGATCATAATATCCATAACCATTTATATTACATTTTTCCTTTATGTTGGTTATTTTTATTTTTTCAGACTTATCTGATAAAGGCTCTGTTGAATAATATTCATTTTTATAAACATATTCAGGAATATTTTTTCTGAATTCTTCATATTTATTATCATAATGATGTTTTAAAAAATAAAAAACCAAACAAGATAATACAGGAATAATAAGCATTGACAATTGAATAATAATTGAATCTGTGATATAATTCATTGAATTTAATTGAATATGTTTAAAATCAAGAATATATGTGACAATAATCGCAAACAATGACATCAATTGAAAAGTTTCAATAACTTTTAAATACATCTTTAAATCTTCTTTTTTGATTTTCATAATTTTTATTTTAACAATTTCAATTTTAATAATCTTGAATATTTACTAATTTCTTTATTGTATTCTTTTTTCTCACGTAGAGTAATATAATCTTTATATAATAAATCTTTATAATAAGATATTTTATTCTTATATAAATCTATACGTCTTAATGTTTTTATTTTTTTATAAAACAAAAAACATATTATATTAAAAATAAGAAATATAAAAATTCATTTTTCAGATAAATTATTATCATATAACATATCACCTAATACAAATTTAGATGGATTAGTTAAGGCAGACAATATAGCAACAATAAAAAAAAGAATCATTATACCAGAACCTATTACAGAAAAAATAGTACAAAGATGAAATATTGTCATAAATTAAGCATTCATAACTTTCATAATATCTCTTAATACTGCAGCTTCTTCGTAATTTTCAATTTTAACTGCATCTAACATTTCTTTCTCAATGTGATTAACTTTAGAGAACTCAGTAGAATTAGTCCAAGATTTACCACGACTATCTTGAACATCTCCACATCCACATTTTACCTGACGATATTTTGCAACACCTCCAATATTAATACACTGTGCTCCACATGTTGGACAATACATAGCATCCATAACAATGTATTTTTTACCTTCAATCCGTAATTGACTTTTAATGTTAGTTGTATTTGATAAAGATACTACTTCATCACCAATGTTAAATTCTTTTTTCATATTTTAAATTTTTTTTAAATTATATTAATGTCTCTTAATAATGATGATAATTCGTAATTTTCTGTTTTTATTGATTCTGATAGTGCTTCTTTAATATTATCAACGTTCGCAAAATGAAAAGAATCTGTCCAATATTTACCTTTACTCAATGAAATATTTCCACAACTACATTCAGATTTTTCAAGAGTTGTAAATACTCCAATATTAATTGATTGAATTCCACACTTAGAACAATATGTATAATCAAGAACAGTATACACTGTTCCTTTCACTCTATTTTGACACAAATTATTTAATGGATTTGTTAATGCAACAACTTTATCTCCTATGCTATGTCTAACTATATTCATATTAATTAATATTAGATATATTCAATCTTTGATCCAAAGATTCAATTCCCCATTTAGATAAAATTTGTATTCCTCCAACAACGTATCTAAAAACAATAGGATCCTTTGGTTCTACTGCATTTCTTGAGTCATAATATCCTTTAGTATTATCAAAAACCAAATTTTCAAGAATGAAATGAGATTTAGGAGCAGCAATAAATAGTTCATTACTACCAATTTTAACTATTTTTAACCCTCCTGTATCATATACATATGATTTTATTTTTATCGGACACATTTTTGCGATATCAAATTCACTATAATCTGGACTATCAAACATATTATTATTTATCCAATTTTTTGCTTCTTCAGGTACTCCACGCCAATATGATGATATGACATACTTATAATAATTTTCATATGAATCAGATTTCTTTAATGATTTTGCTGATTCAATTTCAATTAAATTCTGTTCTGGAACATCATTTTTATAATTTGAAACTGGTGCATAAATCAAATTATATTTATCACAAATTTTATCAAATTCTTCAATTGGTAAGAATTTTAGATCTATATAAGTTTGTTTATAATGCTGAATAATTTTTGCTTCTTTTTCAGTCATATCAATAAATGCAATTTTTTTATCAGTTTCAACAACTTCAGTAGTATTGACGAAGCCTAATCTTTTAAGCCTCAGTACTTTATCTAAAAGTGAAGTTTTTATACTATTCTCACTTAATATAGTTCTTGCTCTTTCTAATAATCTATCTTGAGCGGTGTCTATGGCTTCATGAATTTGTAATACAATTTTATTTTGTTCTGCAATTTCATGCTGTAATGTAATTTCTTGTTCATTCATATTTTTAAATTTATTTTTAATTTTTTCAAAATATCAAACTGGATGGTGTATTCCAAAGAAAATACAGTTTTGCATTCTCTCTTAAAATGAGATATTTGTATGTATCTTTTTTCATTAAATTCATACAATCAGAATCAATAGAAACAGACATATCATTAACATCATAAATTTTAGGACCAAAAGGAAGAGTGCCTAAAAATTTATTAGCGTTACGATTTTCATATACATTCATATATGAAATCAATCTATCATAAAAAATCTTACTTGCATTATTTTCTATCCATTTATCAATACCATTATTTAATTCAGATTTGTACAATTTTCTGAAAGTTATTTGATCTGCACCAAGTTCTTTACATCTCAATAGAACCTCATCTACTGTGTGTTCATCATAATCATTAACCATATTTAATGATAATCTCAAATTGAAGTCATGATTTTTAACTAATTTAATAGTATCAAAAACATCAAATTTTAATTTTTCATTACAACCTATAATTTTCAAATTTTTATCATTATCAAAAATATTAGAGATTGAAAAGGAAATAGTTGTAATTCCAATTTCTCTCAAATGTCCAAGATATTCATCTGTCAATAGAACACCAGTTGTTTGAACTTCTATACTTTTAAAAGGAGTATGAAGTTTAGAATTCATCTCTGAAAAAAAGTCTAAGAAATCTCTATTTTGAACTGGCTCACCTGTTCCAGTAAGAACTACAACATTACATCCATTGTCTCTGGCAAACTGTAAACGATTGAAATAATCTTTATATTCAATTGAATTTTCAATGATGTCACTTCCTTCAATGTACTCATTGACAACATAATTTATCTTATCAACATACGGATTGGTGTGAGTTCTACTCACACAAAATTGACAATGATTTACACACTTGTTATTCGTTGGTACTACAATACTTAAACTTTGAATATTCATAACATTATTATTTTTTATAAGATTCTACTATTTGAAAAATATCTAAAATAGGAAATTTATACACTAATTCATCAATTGTATATACACAATATAAACCATCTTTTGTATATGTATTTATAACATCTATAAATTTGATAGGTTGTGATTGTGATTTTAAATGTACGGATGATGTCATATTATTATTTTATTTTATTTTATTTTCTAATTCTTCAATTTCTTCTTCTGTAAGTGGCCTAATAAAAGTATCTATTTTACATTTTTTACAATAACACCAGCCTTCTTCTTCATCTGTATTTATATTTAGTATTTCTGTTATATCACATGGATTTCCGCATATCATACAATTTGCTGGACCATATTGATTTTCTTTTTTCATATTAATTATATGGTTTTATATCTAATATGTTTGATTGCATATGATGTTTTGGATAAAAAAAGAATTTTTGAAATGTGATATTTTCTATATTAGTACCAAATTTAACATGAACAGCTTCATCAGTAATTTTCCAAATAATACCTATTTGTTCTTTTGAATATTTATCATCACTAATTATTTTATTTCCTACCTCCCACATTTCAATATTTTATTTATACAAAGATACAAAAAAAATTCTACATAAGTAGAATTTTTTGTGGTTAAATATATTTAAATTTGTTTATTAAATAATCTTTTAGAAATTTCTCTTGTAATAACATCATATGTACCAAACATTCTATTTTCTTCAAGCCAAGCAAAATACATATCATAAATAACATCTAATTCTGTGTGATCAAATTTTCTTTCTCCTGTTTTTTGCCAATATAAATAATCTTCAACGCATAACAACAAATCATCATTGCTAATCTGACTGATATAATCATTGATGTTTATATTATTAGGATTATTATTTTTCATTTTGTAATTTTTAATTATTTACAATTTTTGATATAGCCTTTAATATTCTAATGTTTTTTGATTTAGCAATTTCAGTAGCTTCTTCATAAGAATAATATTTTGACTCTTTTTTGATTTCTTTTGAACTATTAAGGAATATAAAATCACTATCTGCTGATGATACTTTTTTAGCATACCATTCTAATACATCACATTCATTATCATCCAAAATACTATAATATGTACTTCTTCTAACAACTTCATACAAACCCTTTACATAGTTTTCTTCAAACGGTGACCATATAAAACAATCATCATGAAAAGTAGTATTATTTTTTATGAATTCAATAAAAGAGTTAGCTTGATTAAAAGTGAATGATTTTGCAGTTCTTATGCTTTTAGTCCAAACGCATTCAGAATTTTTATCCCCTTTTACATCTTCTAAAAAACCTTTACCACTTATTATATATTTATTAACAGCCATAAATTATTATTTTTTGAAGTTCTTTGTTACCCATTCATTAATAGATTCTTTATCTGATAACGTATGTGATTCTGATAAGTAGTTGTCAATAAAACTTGTTATTTTATCAATCTCAACTTTATCTCTACTATCTTGAAGTGAATCAACTGTGCTATATTTTTTGAGTAATATTAATACTATTGATATTATTGAAACTGCAATACAAAAAATAGTAAATATAATACGTGCTGTAACTGTTGTGAACCATTCAGTAGATTGAACATTACTAAATTGAGGATCAATTAGTGTCCACAACATTCCTAATCCTGGAAGAATACAAAATGAGAATAATAATAAAGTTTTTTTGTCCATGACTTTTTAAATTATAAGTTAAAAAAAATAAAAAACAAATGGTATGAAGGATAGGCGTAGCTAAATTTTGTTTTCTTAAACATTTGCAACTGCTCAATAAACTAGATATTCAACGCCTCGTTTTAGGTTGGTTCTGGATTTTCACCCATGCCTCCACCGCTGTCAGTAGCGGGCTTGTTTAAAAATACATCCTTTCTTATGTATTAATATCATCCCCCCAACTTTACTTGCCACAATGGACTCTCCATTCACTGATTATATCTACAAATCATAACATCAAAAATTAATCTAATAATTACAATCTTTACTGTAGTTTCACTAACCATTTATTTTTATATTGAAAAAATTTATCTAATCAATTTAGATACTAAACTAGAACCTAATCCGTCATTTTTGAAACCATTTTTATATGTTAAATATGAATCAAGAGCGATTGAAAATATTTTTTCATTGCCAACAATAACAATATCTATTCCATCTATAAGACGTAGATATTTATTACACAATTCATAAATATCAATATATGTATTTATTTCAAAATCTGATGCAATTAGAACAATTTTAAATTCATCCTTATTTGAAATTTGCTTATATCTATTTAAAATCGAGCTTAATGTTTTTACTGCATTAATAGAGCAAGATACATTTTTTAAATTAATACTCATCAAATATTCTGGATCCTGAAAGTCATTACAATCAATTGTTCTTAATTTTTTCTTATCAAAATAATCTGAATCCATTGATATTCCTTTTGATATTGATTCTTTATATGATTCAAACTCAAATTTGATTTGATAACTATTATCTTTCATACCACAAATTCTACTAACATCGGAAAAAACAATACTTAAAATTGCCATCAAAGAATTTCCTTTATCTAAGATATATTCAACATCAATTACCATATCTGAATTAGATGGTTCATAACTATTAACTAACTTTATTTTTCCCATTTATTTTAATTTTTAATTTTTAAAATATATCATAATTTTTATGTATAGAATAACATAATTAGATGTTAGCATATAATTGTATGTTATTTAAATCTCCGCCAGTTCTATATTTGTTGTATTTATTGTCAAATTTACCAGAATCTACAAAATCTTCATTCTGTCCATCTTTATCAAAATCTTCTACTACTTCATTTGGTAACACATACCAATGTCCGTTTTCGTCTTGAGTTGCTTTAACTTTTATCATATTAATTTTTTAATTATTCATAGATTCAAACACACCTTTATCATCTCAGAATCACCTGATACTTTGTCGGTGTGTTCTTCATCTATTATTCTTAGCTATTATGTAAACCAGGACCTAACAATTAATTTATTAGTATCTATTCAAATTACTTCATCTAATTGATTAGATTGAATTTTTCATTTGAATAACTAAGACTAGCCTCTTTAAATTTATACACATCTGTCAATCGTCCTTGATGCACCAAATGAATTATTATCATTTATGCACACTCCTGATAATCTACTAAAAACTCTACATTCATTGTCACTATTATAATCATCAATAGATACCCTATTTTCTGTGAATTCTACAACTTCACAAACTTCTTCTGAAGTAACACCTGCAGCATGAAAAAACATTGTTATTTTATCTCCTATTTTCATTATATTTAGATTTTAGATTTATTCCATTTTAAGTGTCCTATTATATTTAATACAGCAAAAGAGAAATACATAATAACAAGAGAAACACTAGAATTTAAAAAATATATTATTCCTATTATACTTCCTATTAAGCCAACTATAAACCCAATTTTCTTTTTAACACAAATCAAGTAATACGAAGATAAACTTAATATCATTATTAACCAATCCATAAATATTTGTTGTTTTATTATTATTCACAAAGATAATATAATTTTAAATACAAACCAAATTTATTATGAATTTTAAGCATCTTTTTTTAGTTCAATGCTAAATTTTAAAGTTGATAAATCATATCCTCTTTTTTCTAATTCTTCTTTTAAATTAAAATTATCAAAATTATAAGGATAATCTTTGCTGATATTATATTTAAGAACATCACCACAAATATGATTTAATATTAATGCACCATCACAACGTAGTGGATATTTAACTACAAAATCTTTTTGTCTTTTATCATATATTAATGATAGTTTTTTATCATTCATATTAAATTACTGTTTATGATTATTAACTTTTTGAATTAAGTCAGTTTTATTTTTTGCTCTGATTGTATCATTTCGATGTCTACGATTATTAAGAATTACGTAATGCCAAAAAAATGAATTGTGCTGATAGAAAGGAATATAATTATTTTTGTACCTAATATAACTTGGGTTATTACTGTAGAATTTAATAGTATTTGGTGTCATCTTATTAATAGGTTCAGATGAATGAAATGGACTAACTGAATTTATATGAGTGAATGTTCTTACTGCTCTGTTACCTTCACTATTATTCCTACTTGTTGAACTTGGATGATATGAATGTGATTCAGATGTAAATGAATGTGATGGACTTACATGTGATGAACTTACATGTGAGGTAGAAATTGATGAATGGGAAGAGCATGACACGCCACCTCTTGCAGATAGCATAAATGGTAGAATAATAAGAATAGAGAACAAAAATTTTTTCATAAATTTATTTTTTAAATTGTTTATATTTAACTCACAAAAGTAATAAATTATAAATAACTATCAAAACAAATTATAGTTATTTAACGTTGATTATCCATACAATAATTTACTGTAATATCATTTCTAAGATTATTATTTTGAGATTTTATAAAATCATAATCATTTTTCAATTGTTCATATTTTATTTTCAGTTCAGATAGTTCTGATTTAATAATTTCTAATTCTTCATTTTCATTAATCATTATTTAAATTGTTATTTTTTATGTATTCTAATTTCTTTTTTCTTAAATATTTTAATATGACATCAAAATCAATTGAATCAAGTGGATCTGGATATAAATATTTTTTTGGAATACCAGACGCTAAACTTAATTTTTGATTAAAATATTCAACTAACATATCGTAATTCTCAATATCATTGTTCATTTAATTCTTCTATTTTAATTTTTCTTATTAATCTAATATCATTGCTAAATAATTTACTTTGATATATACGTTCTTCAAATCCTACTAACTTAATATGATTAACATATTCATGAATATATTCAACTATGTAAATTTTATTCATTTTTAATTCCGAATTACCAATAGTATCTTTAATTATAACAATTTGTTCTCCTATTTTTAAATTACATTTAATTTTTTCAATTTTCATGATTAGGTATTTTTTTCAATTTATCCTTTCTCATTGTTTTAATATCGAATTCAAATCTAGTATAAACATAAGGAAATTTGGATTCTTCATCAACTAAAAAAATAAAAATAGTTTTTATATGAGATATTGTGTATGATTTTATATAAGGTATTAATTCAAAAGCATTTGTATTATCTATACATATAACTTTATCTCCTGATTTAAATTTATTAATCATTATTTAATATTTCTTTTAATTTTATTTTTCTTTCATATTTTATATCTTTTTTAAATCTTCTGGAATCCAAATAACACAATTCTTCTGATTCAGATATATTTTCATTAAATGCTATTTTTGTATATTTGTTATAATCATCATATTTTATGCTAATGATAGTATATTGTTTATTCAACTCTGCAGTAAAACAATTTCTTGCATCACATAAAAATACCTTATCTCCTATTTTAAAATCACTATTCATTTTTCAATTTTTCTAATTTTATTTTTCGTAATATGTGAGTTGCTTTATTATAATAATCATCATAAGAATGGTGATTCTTAGTTTCTTTAATAGTATTCATATAAGACATGAAATATGTTTGAGACAATAAAGGATTTTCAGAATCATTTTCAATAATATATTCATTATAATACCAATGAACGTATATCTGATAAAACACATCTTCAAGTTCAGAATAAAGAATATCTTTAGACCATCTTCCTATTGATTTATCTATGTGAATATTTGAATATTCAATTTCATGCACTGATTTCATATTTCAACTTTTTCAATTTTTCTTTTCTTATTAAATTTTTTGAAATTTTAAATGCTTTTTCATAAAAACCAGATAAATAGTAAATAGAATGATAATATCTTAAACACATAAAGTCATTTTGGTCAGAAGTAGAGACTGAACCATATATATCAAAATGACAATTTAGATATAATTGAAAAGCAATATCATCTACACAATCAGACTCATTGTTTTGACACCAATATCCTATTGTTTTATCTATTAACATTTTCTAATTTTTTTAATTTTTCAATTCTTAAATTTTTAAATGATTTAATATAAAATGAATACCACGGGCTATTATGAGTATATCTTACTGTTTTAAAATTATTCTGAGGAGAATCATCATTAAAATCTCCATATTCTTTATAATAATAATTTAGATATAATTGAAAAGCTATGTCATCTATATAATCAGATTCACCTTCTTTGCACCAATTACCTTTTGTCTTATCTATTATCATTTTCTAATTTTTCTAATTTCATTTTTCTTAAAATTATATTAGCTTTATTATAGTTATCGACTATTATTTTTTTATCATATTCAGAAGTATAATTTTTCATCTGTGATTTGATATATACATAATCCTCAAATATAAATGTTGGACCCCAATTTTGGTTTTTTTTACAATATATCAAATATAATCCATATGCAATTTTATCAATATCATATTCTAATTGAATTGTCATATTAAGTTATTTATAATATTTAATTTTTCTTTTCTTATTAATGATTTTGCGATTTTTAAAAATTTATTACAATAAGGATCACCAATTTCAATCATGTTAATAAATATATTTTGATCATAAGATATATTCACATAATTCTCATTTCCGTCAGAAAATAAATATAGCTGATATGATATATTATATAAATCATTATCTTCTAAATTCCATACTCCTATAGTATAGTCATAATTTCCATAACCTTTATATCCTTTATAATTAGTCATTTAATAATTTATTTAACTTCTTGTTTCTTAAATATTTTTCAATGTCCTTAATATCAAATTTATCTAAAGAATTATTAATTTCTTCTTTTGATAAATTTTCAATAAGTACTCCAATTTTATCTGAGACTTCATGAACATTCAGATAATCTCTAATTGAATCTCTAATTGAATTTGTAATTCCAAATGACATAAATGACATAATTATTTATTTAAATTTTTCAATTTCTTAGTTCTTAAAAATTTCTCAATATCTTTAATTTCAAATTTTTCTAAAGAATCATTTATATCTTCTTTTGATGCATATTTAATAAGATTATCAATTCTAATTGGTATTTCTCCAACAATGTCATAATTAATGGCTCTTGATATAGTTGAATATAATTCTGATTCTGACATAGAAACTCTTGATATTTCTCTCATTTTAATTTTTTTAATTTTTTATTTCTTAAAAATTTCTCTATATCTTTAATATCAAACATATTCAAAACTTCTACTATTTCTTCATTTGAAGAATTTTTTATTATTTCATATACTTCAGTCGCTTTATTATTACCATTACTCCAATAATCAGGCAAATATTTACTTTTTGATGGCATATTTATTTATTTTTTCTAATTTATATTTTCTGACTACTTTGATATCAGAAAACCTACTTATAAATAAAGTTAAATCAGGAAATTCTTTTATTCTTATTAATCCAATTCTTCTGTGATAAGGCTCAATTATTGTACAAGATTGACCATAAATTAAACTTGTTCCTTCTATATTTAAAATGATTATTTTATCACCTATTTTTAAATTATCACTAACTTTTAAATGTTCCATTATTTTAGATTAGCCAAATTATAGAATTAATTGAGCTTAAATATCTATCATATTCATCTACTCTAATTAAGCATTTTTTTTTATATATTTCAGTTTCAATTTCATTATCATTACCTATGAAATAGTTATCACTTTGAGTTGTACAATCAACAACATAATGCTCTCCTATACAGCCATATTCATCATCTGTATCTTTTAATACTACACTTGATATTTCTTTAATATTAAGTCCTGTCTTTTTTTCTATAAATTTGGTCAATAATTCTTTGTTCATAATATTTTATTTAAATTTTCTAATTTTGTTTTTCTTTGATATTTCTTAAATTCTATTGATAAATCAATAAAATCAACTTTATATCCATAATAGAATCTTATTAATCCTTCAGTTTCTATATCATAATACATTGAATAATAGAGATTATAATCTACCTGTATTCTTTCATCCGTTGAATTTGTAGTACTATAATATTTTATTTTACAATAACTTCTAATATAATTTAATATTTCAGTTTCTTTATAAATTAATTTTTCATCCTTCATTTATAGATATATTATTATAAAGTTTATTAAAATATATTACTAAATGTACCACAAAAGTAAAGTATAATAATGAGTATTGTTGCTGATATTAATTTTGAATTTCTTTCTGATTTGAATTGTGATATGGATTCTTTTGAATATCCGTCACAAAAGTTTATAGAACTAAAAATCATATATAATATGATTAATACTAATAATATTATCTGTAGTACAGTTTTCATCTTTTAATATAATTAATCTATATATGATGTTAAATTATTTTTAGAATATACCATTATAGAATCAAACATCATATGAGCCTTTGGAATAAAAGAGTCAAAATTATTTTTACTATTATTCAATAAACTAAGATATGTAGGATAACTATTATTTGTTGAAATTTTAGAGTAATCATTTAAAATATCTTTTATGACATATTCTATAATAGTATAGTCATTATATAAATCTCTACATGAAATATTATTATTTATATAATTATCTCCAACATATGACCAAATTTTAGAATAATCACAATATAAATATTTAACATTACTTTTTGTTTCAAATAATATACTTCCTTTTATATTTTTTGGAAATTTAATTGACTGATTATTCAATTTAGATATTTTATTTTTTCTGATGAATTTTTCATCATAAATCCAAAATATACTATTTGGATAGTCAATATGCTTAACTGGGTAGCATGAAAATAGTTTTTCATAGAACCACTTCACTAATTTATCTTTTTGCATTTAATGACTCTCAAATTGAATAATTCCTCTTTTATTTGTTACATCATTAACTACACATTCTTCATTGTAATCTGTTTCATACTCATAACAAATTTTATTTCCAATTTCTTTGAATGAGTCATCTTCTTCTTTTAATATATTTATTAAACTTTCGTTGTCATCAATAATTACTGTTATTATTGATGTATCAAACGATACTTGCATCACTTTCATATTTATCTATTTTATTTATATTTTTTAATTTTCTTCTTCTATTGAATGTATCAGCAAACTTTGATATTTCTTTTTGCTTAGATAATTGTTTATTCATTGTAGTAATAGATTTTAACAGTTCTTCATTTATTTCAGCTATCATTTTTTCTGATGCATCATAAAACATTTCAAATATCTTAATTTCTAATTCTTTTAAATACTTTTCATCAAAATTTCTAGTTATAATAGAAACCCAATTTATATAATGATAACCTTTACAAATCCACCAATCATCCCAACATTCACTATCATTAAATCCAGACTTAAAATATTCTTTTATTAAAAATAATTCATCACCTGATATCACAAGCTTTAATCTATAAGATAAAGGAGCATTAAAGTCATTACCATTACAATACAATGGCATATATTCAATTGTATATTTTGTAAGTTTCATAAATCAATTTTTTTTGATGTATCTAATAATTCTGTCAATAATGAGTGCATTTTAGATAATGCATATGAATATACACTATCGGGTTTAAATACCTCTATCTGACTTTCTATTTGAGCCATTCTATCTTTAATTTCTCTTATTGGTATAATTATATGTGACTCCATTTATATTTTATATTTATACAAATATATGAAAAATAAATGAAAAAACCAAATGATTATACAATCATTTGGTTTGTTTTATAGTTAAATATTCAATTTTAATTTTTCATAAATATATCAAATTCATTCATAATATCGCTAGAATGATTTTTTAAAATAAAAATTCTAAGATTAGTATTAAATTTATTTGAAATATATTCTTTAAATTTTGTCATTTTGTTTCCTAACTCTTTACCTTTTAATTCTGGATAGTTATTCATTATTATATTTCCATTGAACTTTTTAGAAATTTCTTTATTCTCAAGTTCAATTTCATCATATTCTTTTATTTCTATTCTGATATTAGACAAATCTCGAACAGACTTACAATTCAAGTCTGTTCCGCCAAAATCTGCTGTGTCAAATTTCATCAAGTCATTAAAATATTTATGATTTAGAATATCAATTTTATTTTGTATTCTAAAGTTATCTAAATATTTAATTTTCATATGATTCTCAACTATATAATAAATTAATTTATAATCTCCTCCCATTTCTTTAACAAAATTTGATTGATCATCTAACATTTCACAAGAAACATATTCATGTCCAGGTGAAATCCACGAATTTTTTTCCTCACTCCACTCAGTAGTACTAGCTTTTCCTAAATCATGATATAATCCTGCTAAATCTAAATTTATATCATGATACTTATCATGTAAGCGATTAACAACTAATCTGATATGAGTGTATGCGTCACCTTCACTGTGCCACAATTCACTTTGATTAACTCCTTTTGTTGCATCAATTAAATCTTTCAATTCTTTTGGAGCAAGTTCATATAGATATGTAAAATAATCTAAATATGAATTATCATTAAATTTATCAAATTTTTTTATCATTAAGAATAATATTTAAATTAGTTATTTTGTATTTTCGCTCTAATATCTTGTATAATATCAGAAGTAGCTTTTCTTGCGTCTAATGCTCTATTTTCAGCACTTTCATAATTTGGATAACTATTCAATCTATTAAGAAGAACATTCAAAAATAGAGCATTTAAATGACTATAATAGTCTTCTTTAAATTTTTCTTTGATGTTAAGATTTGGTTTTAATATTTCTTCTTTTAAATTTATAACCACTGAATTAACATAAGGTAGCTCCATTATTCTATCAACTTCTATATTTCCTAAATCATAATAATCAAATTTATCATTAATTATCACAGGTTCTTTATATGGATTCAATATTGTCAATTCATTAATAAGTCTATCAGCAAGTTTAACTGAAAATACTACATAATCATCAATAACCTCATTCGTTGAATTTATTGATATTTTACCTGATGACACATATGAGTTCAATATAGTTAAAGACGTGTCTAATCTTTTTTCAAATTTTGTCATGTATATTTTATTTGTTTAGATTTATATATAAAATATAACAATGAAGTTTATTTTAAATTTAAAATAAAATTAATTTCTTTCTTATAAAAAATGTTTATAATAAACGATGATATCTTAGCATAATTTCTTTCATCTGGTTGTCCCCAATGATTATTACCTTTAATTTTATTTATAACTTCATCAATATCAGATTTCATATTAAGTGGGTTTTCACTTTTCTTTAATCTTTTTATTGCATTTTTAAAAGTACTGATATCGTGCTTTACCATTGTGTGTATTGGAACAATACAACTATAGCTATAATCTCCAGTTTTCTTCCAAAATTCAAATTTCCAACCAATTAATCTTGGCATTTCACGTTTATTATTTGGATATTTATATCCATATCTTTTTGGAATAATATCAATTTTATATTTAAAAATATTAATTATAATAGTTCTCTTTTTTACAGCATCACAGCCTTTTTTGTAATAGTAATTCCATGAATTTTTTGCAAATGTATTACCATTTTCGCACAATTCTTTTATTCTTGAATTAACCATTGAATAAGTAACATCAGGTGGAAAAAAATCTCTGTTAGTATATAAATCACCATCTTGAATCCAAGTCAAACCATATTCAGATGCTAAACATTTTTTATTTACACATTGATAACCATCTTTTAGAGATGGAGTTCCGCCATCACATGATACATGATCTTGAATATCTTCATAATTATCACGATGAGTAACTTTTAACTCAGAACCACAAACAGGACAGTAAATTTTGTTATCTTCCATAATATTTGAATGTTTAATTATCAAGTGCAAAGGTAATAAAAATAGCTGATTTATATATAAATAAATCAGCTATTTAACTTTTTTTACAATTTATTAAAGTAAATTTTTCCAAGATTTATCTTTCCTGTTGTATTCATTTTTTTCGGTATAAGTCTTAGTCATCATTTTACGTCTGACAATTTGTGCAGCATGTCTAAATGATAAACCATTTACGGTTTCTGTGTTTTGCTTATTTGTTTTCATGATTACTATATAATTTCTATATTTATAATATCTTTCATTGGATATTTAATTCTTATTGTGTTGTCTTGTTCTAAATGTCCAACAACAATTAAGAATTTTTTATTTACATAACAACCCTTTGCGTTATACTCATATCCATAAGGAGTTGGATAACTTGTGGTTTCTGATATTTTTATTTTTATTCCTTTAAAGATTGTCATGATTTTATTTTTTTGAGTTTTTCTTTTCTTATTTGAGATATTATATCTGATAATTTAATTTTAATAATTTTAATATAACAAACTTCACCGCCGTATTGTTTTTTATTTAAATGTAAATACACTGAAACTTCAGTATTTTCTTCTATGTGAAAATCATAATCATAAATATGTTTATAATCAGATACAATATCTAAACGAACTTTATTATGTTTGACATAATGTATAACATCATCAAGATATATCATTTTATATTTTTTGATATTTCTATAAGTTTTTCTTTTCTTAAAATAATATTAGCTTTATAATAAAAACTTTTTATAACAGTTCTTTCTCTGTTATAATAATCAATGTCAAATTTTTTATCATAAAGAATATTTTTAAATTCATTTTTACTCATTGAATTATATACGCAATCAAAATCAATTCTATTCATATATAATTTATATGCAATATCGTCTAATTTATTTGATGTTATCATAATTTAATATTTTCTATTTCAATTAATTTTAATTTTCTTATTGTAATTTTTGCGTTATCATAAATTTTTTTAACATCGTCATAAGATGTTCCTCCCCAACTACATTTCTTATAATAAATATAATGAAACGAAAATAATGATAAAGGATCATATGTTTTAGAAATATAATTATCAGTATATAATTCATATGCAATATTATCCAATTTAGTTAGATTGGTTAGAGATGTTATCATAAATTAATAGTTTTTGTTTTATATTTAATACTACCATTTTTATATGTGTATTTATATGTATTGATATACTTTTTTCCTATTACATCACCTTTATCATTTGTGATTGATAATTCATCTTTACTAATTTCTTCAATTGATTCTGCTGAATAGTCTCCATGTATATATTTAATAACAATAAGTAATAATACCATCATCACAAACATAAATATCATTTCAATATAATCGCTTGTATTATAAATTGCTTCCATATCATATAAATTTATAATTATTATAAATACAAAGATAACGCTATTTATTTAATTATACACAAAAAAAGAAAGTAATTAAATTACTTTCTATTTTTTTACATAAAGATTACAATAGCACTTATCATATAATCTAAAATTTTTACAAGGACATATTGTATCATGTAATGAAACATCAGGTTGAGAAAATGTACAATATCCAAAATTTCTTTCTAAATTGGTTCTTATTAAGATTACTAATTTTTCATTTTGATTTAAAATCATTCCTTTTTTTTCTAAATCCATTTTATATAAGTCATTATTTTCGACTTATATATTATAAATTTTTTATCATATTTTTCTTAACTTCTTCTGATACAAATTTACCGTCAGATGTAGGATATTTCAATTTGACTTCTTTTATATAAGAGCCCATATTGCCACCTCCCTTAGAAATAACTTCAATTACATATGCTAAAATATCTTCTTTTGATGATTCTTTTGGTAAAAATTTACTCAAAAAATTAATTTCTTCTTGCTCTTTAATAGCTAAATCATTACGATTTGCTTCATTATATTTTTCAACTGAATCTTTACGTTGTTTTATCATTTTTATGATAATTTTTGTTTCATCTGAATCTGTTAGTTTAGTAGCATTTACTGAATTTTCAAAATTAACTATTTCAGTTTTCATCAATCTTAATACACCTAATTCAAATGTATTTCTTGCGAGCATTGCCTTTTTTATTAGGCATAATAAGTCTATCATATTTATTTATTTTTTTACAGTTTCAATTAACTGAACTTCTTTATTTTTAATTTTTTTTTCATCTTTAATTTTCATCAATGCAAATTTGCTACTGCATGAAATATTACCTGTAGTTACAATTTGAAAAAATTCATAATCTGGATTTTCTGTTTCTAATATTTCAATTACTTTTAAGCACATATCAGGTACCCACCAAGCAATACGGTGTCCACTATTATCTTTTTCTGGAATTTCTAATGCAATATATTTATCCATACAAATAGTTATTTAAATTGATTATAAAAAATATTAAACTGCTTTTTCTGACTGGTTTAAATTCCAAACTCTAACTAATTCATTATATTTATCATCAGGTAAAAATCCTTTTAAATACGTGTGATGACCTACACATGATGCTTCATATATTTTACTATTCATCATGCCTACCCACTCATCATATACCCAATAATAATCTTCTACTCCATCAACAACATCAACAAGTCTAACAACTTTAGATAAGTCAATAACTAATTCGTTTTTGTGTAATTCAATTTCATTATTAAATCTATTAACTTTATCAATTGAGTCTTGAGCTAATTCAGAACGGGTTTCATGAATCCATTGATTAAAAGGTAATCCTGTTTCATTTAATAAGCACTCTCTTAGAGAACTTTCATATTTTTCTAATTCTATCATCTTATTTTATTTTACTTATATCAAAAGTTTTCATTTTGTTTCTTTTATTTCCAATTTCAGGATAATACACTCCTACCCAATTACTATTATGATATTCATCATAATCAGATAATATTCTATTAAATTCTGAACAGTCATCATATAAATCTGTTTTCATTTTAAATGGAATAGAATCATGAGATGTTGTGTAATTATACAACTCAAGTAATTCGTTATATTTTTTAACTTCAGGATTGCTACTAGATCTAATAGCACCTAATCCAATTGTCAAATTAAATATCAATAATATTATACTAAATAAAGTCAAATACCAAGTATCTTCAATGAAGAATGGAATACAAAACAACAAGATTGAAATGAACAATAGAATATAAAATATTAGCATTTTTATTTTTTTAAAGATTTATATTAATCTACACTTTTCATAATATCAAAAAGTTCAAGATAACTAAGTTCATTTACAATAACTCCATTATAATAGATATCAAACTCATAAAAAGGACAAGCATCTGATTCTCCATCAACAATAGAATCACCCTTAAATAATCCTACTGTGTTCATAACCGTGTCGTTAATTTTAATTTCGCAATAAGTTTCAACACACTTAACTTCAGTTCCTTTTGTAAACCATTCACCTTTAGAAATGAATATAAATTTATTCCAATCAACTTTTCTCATATAGTATTTGTTTTAATAAGTATTTATATACAAAGATAATAATAATATTTGAAATAAAAAAATATTTCAGAATAAATATATAAAAATAAAATGAGATTCCAAAAACTAATTACAATTTTAATATTTTCAATATTTATTGTTAATATTTCATATTCACAAATTAACATAACAACTGATGTTGTAAGTAGATATATTTACAGAGGAAATAATTCTGGCGGAAATAGTGCTCACATAGAACCAACAATAAATTATAATATAAATAAATCATTTCAAATTAGCGCGTTTTCTACATATGGTATTAGTAATAATTATGAAGAAATAGATTTATCAGTTAAATATACAATAAAAAAATTATCGATATCATTGAGTGATAATTACAATCCAATAAGTAGTGATGGTAAGGAAACATCATCTAATATTAATATTTTAAATTATAATACAAATTCAACTACTCACCAAATAGAAGTCATATTGAATTACACTATAAGTGATAAAGTTCCATTGTCATTTACAGTAGAAAGTTATTTTTATGGTAATGATAAAAATTCTAATAATTCAAATTATTATTCTACTTATTTAGAAGTTGCATACTCAACTAATATAAATGATTATACAATAAATACATTTGCTGGAATGACACCGAAACAGGGTATGTTTGGGTATAAGACTGGATTTATGAATATTGGAATGAAAGTAAATAAATCAATAAAAATCACAAACAATTATAAGATACCTGTTTATGAAGTTTTATATTTAAATACTATATCGCAAAAATTATATTTTGTAATTGGAGTAACAATATATTAATTATTCAAATCGATAGTATTATATGCTTTTGAATACCACTTAATAAATTCAGTCACAACCATATAAACAGCTTCTAATTTTGATTCTACTTTTATTTTTTCTGGTGATTCTAAAAAGCAGCCTACAATTATTCTAAATTCACATTCATAGTGGTCATTATAATGTGAATATATAACGTGTCTTGATGTTATATCAACTGATTCTTTATTTTTTTCAGTTTCAAATACACTTTCAATATTTTCAACAACAGGCATTATATTTTTCCAAGATTTATAATTTAACCAATTTATACCAGAATGAGTATAATCTATTGAACCTTCATTATCTTCTGCAATATACATTCCTAAAAAACCATCTCTATTAATATATGAAAACACATTTTCAACTTTCATGAAATCAGATATCCTTTTTTCATTTTCAATTATTTCATCTTGATTATCTAAGCCTACCATTATTTTATTTTATTTTATTTTATTTTATTTTATTAAAGTCTAATTCTATTAATTCTCCATTATCCATATAATTTTTAAATTCTTTACTGCTATAATATTCTTTACATGTCATTCCTAATTGAGATTTGCATAATATAACAAAAACATTATCTCTGAAGACAGTATCATTGAATCCCCATTCAATTGCTAATGATTTTTCATGAGAAGGTAGATTTGTAAATAATTCAAACATAATATCTTGGTTTGAACTAATTGGAAAATCATCAATGTAAAAATTACCATCATCTTCACATATTTCATCATATTGTTCTCTATTTATTTTCATAATCTTTTAATTTTTTTAATTTTTTATTTCGTAATCTATCGTTAGCTTTTTTATAATATTCATTATAAATATCAAATACATCATGACAAACAACAAATAATTTTATACTTAAATATTTTTCATTATTTAAAAATAATTCATATGCAGTATTTTCTATTTCGGTGTATTTATTTCCAACTTCTTGCATTGTTTATTTCTTCAATTTTTTCTTTTCTTAGTATATTTAAAGCTATCTTATATGCTCTAGTTATTTTATCAATTTTATATTTAGAATGAATATTAATAAGAATTTTTTGATCTGTAGGATTTTTTCTTGATTCATCATCTTCCATTTCATTTAAATATAATTGATAAACTATATCATCTAATATAGTAGAATAATCAGACCATTTTCCTATATCTTTAGTAAATTTCATTTAATTTTATAATTTTTCTTTTTCTAATAATTGAGATAGCTTTTATATAATATTTTTCGTAATATTTTTCGTAGTTTTCTTCAAGTACACTATCAATAAGGAAAGAATTAAAGCATAGATACACAGTATCATTGCCAAAAGAAAGCTTAATATCAGAAATATAATACTTATATGCAATGTCATCTATATTTTCAATTTTTTTCTTAATTTTGAACATTTATTAATTTTTCTAATTTTAGTTTTCTTATATATTTTTCTAACTTATAATAATACTCATAAAAAGTTTCTTTATTATTTATAAAATATGATTTATTTAAAATATAAACATACTCTCCATATGTATCATATTGATAATTTTCATATTCTGTATATGCTAAATTATCAATATCACTAATATTATTAATTATCATAATATATTAAGGTTTTCTAATTTCTTTTTTCTTAGATGTTTTTCTACATTATTGTAATATTCAGGAAAACAATCTTTGTGAAATATAAAAAAATTTTTAGTGAAAACTGATGCGCCTTTTTCATACTTTTCATAATATTCTTTTTCATATATTTCATATGCTAAATTATCAATCTCACTATTATTTATTGTCATAAAATGTTAAGTTTTTCTAATTTATTTTTTCTTAAATGATTTTTTGCTTTATCATAATATTCACTAAAACTACCTTTATAATATATAAAAAATTCAATAGATATAAAAGATGAACTTATGTAAAATTTTTTAATTTGTTCTTTGTCACAGCATTCTTCTATATACAATTCATAAGCAGAATTGTCAATATCACTAATATCATCAATATCAATAGTATAATCAATTTTCATAAAATATTAAGTTTTTCTAATTTTTGTTTTCTTAAAATATTTTTTGCTGTTTTATAAAAAGAAGTCTCATGATTTTTTCCAGCTATAAATTCAGACTTAGAAGGAGGAGTAAGATATTCATACAATTTTAATGTATTAAATTCTTCTATGAATATACCATAAGCAATTTCATCAATTGTCATCTAATTTATCTAATTTTTGTTTTCTTAAATTTTTAATTGCTCTCTCATAATAATCATCTATTACATCGTGTTCATGATATGAATTAAATTTCTGTCCATAATAATGATCCATAATATAAAGTTGAGATGCAGGACACTTATCATGCCACCTGTACATATCTTTATAATCTAATAGATAATATTGATATGCTAAATTATCAGATTCAGTAATATTACTTTCAGGAGATTTATAAGGTTCCTCACTCTTTAATATTTCACCTGTAAGTAAAATTGAAAAATCATCTAGAATACTCTCTTCTTCTGATTCATCAGAATTTTCAACATCAACTTTGACTTCATTTTCTAATTCAACATCAACTTCAGTATTATTTGAAGTTTTTTTTAATTTAAATATTCCTTTTATTAATTTTTTAATCCCCATAATATTTGTGTTGTTTCTTCTTCTCCATATTTTGAAGTTAAAAGTATCATAATTTTTTCATAAAATGTTTCGTAATATAATATATTTTTATGATGAATCATAGAAGTTAAAATTCCTATTAAAATAGTATCATCATATTTTTCAATATCAATATTCTTTAATATATCATTAACAATATTTGTAGCATCTTTTAAACACAGAAATCTAGATATGTAGCAAAAGATATAATCTAGTACATCATCAACACTTTTTATTTTTATAATAGTATCTAATTCTATTATAAATTCATATGATACATTAATCATATGATTTTATTTTTAATAACTTATATTTTCTTAATAAATTTAAATCAAAATCTTCTTTAATAACAGAAAAAAATAAAATGTTATTATTATATTCATTGAAATTTTTTCTTTTATCTAAATCACTTTTAATATCACCAATCAAATTATTTGGTAAATTTGAAATATATATTGGAAATTTAGGTGGTGAATACATATTTACAAATGTAATATCTACATTAGGACCATCTAGCCATTTATATCCTTTAGAAAATAACTCAATTTGAATTTTTTCTAATTCTGATACATTATCTATAGAATATAAAATATATGGTTTAGTTTTATTAATCATTATATTATTTTAAAAACAAAGATACATAAAAAAATCAAATACTAAAAATTTAGTAGATATTATTTTATACTATCTTTGACATAAACACTTATTTCATTATAATCATAATCAATTATTATTTCATACACCTTATATCTTTTATTTTTAAAGTAAATGATGTCGTCTATTCTTGGAATAATAGTTTGATACAAAATTTCATCTAATGGTGATTCAACATCATTCAACCCACCACATATTTTGATTTGCATAATTTATCTATTTTATTGATTTTTTCTTTTCTAATTGTTTTTATATCATAAAACCATTTTGGAATAAATTCGGAATCAAAATAATCATTTTTAATATTATATGTAATATGAATATCTGGACTACAATTATTTGTGGTACCAGAAGTATATGAACTTATATTCACATCCACAAAAATGATATTATCTATTTTGTATTTTTCGTTTTTTATAAAAAATGGTTTTCTAAAAAAATTATTAACAATCTTAACACCAGATTTTTTTGATACATTATCCAGATAATAATCATCTTTACATATTAAATAATCACCTATTTGCATATTTCTTCTAATTTCAATTTCCTTGTAGTTTTAATATCATATACAGGAGTTAATTTTTCATAACACGTTTCTCCTGTCATAGAGTTATTAAGATAAAACACGAAATCTCCATATTCATATTTAATATCAACTCTATAAGAATCAGTAGAATATTTAACGTTATATTCATTCAACAAATACAATATTTTATCTTTTCTCATCATCAAAAAATTCTTTGCTTATTTCATTCAGCATTTTACCTAATAGATTTTGTCCCCAATCATCAATGTTACTTAATGCATCATAATCAGAAAACCCAATACCCCATATTCTATCTTTTGGATTTGCTTCAACTAAAATATAATCTTTATATTTATACATTAGATTTTTAAAATTAGGATTTTGTGAAAATTTTTCTCGTAATCCTTTTTTTACTACATCATATCTAACATTATTCCAAACATCATCAATGTAGTTTTTAACTTTACGACCAAGCTTTTTTTGGTCAGAAGGAGAACTAGAGTTCATTATTTTTCTAGCTGTTTCAATATCATTAAACCAAATAGCTTTCTGATGCATCATATACTGTTCTCCGCAATTATATGTCACATCATCTACTGTAAAAATAGAAGGAAACCAATTGCTGAATTCACCTTTAAGGAAAAATTTATAATTCTTTTTCATTATTTATTTTTTTTAATTTATATTTTCTTGTTTCTTTATTTAATTGTTTTCCTAATTCAATAACATCATCATAACTAAAATTATTAAATATTCCTATATCATAATATTCTTGACAAACATTTAATTTTTTAAAAATAAATGTTTCTCTAGCAATTTTTTTTGCTAATCCTTTTATATCAATGAGTTTTTCCATTAATTTTAATTAATTTTTTACTTCTTTGAGCAATGTTTATATACTTTCTCAATTCTATCATATCTAAATCTTGGCAAAAACTCAATCCTTCTACAACACAAATTATATTATCAACATTAGTATTTTTAAATACTGAATCATTAACTAAATCTTTTGCTAATTCTTTAATATCAAATTTTTTCATAAATATTATAAATTAAATGTGATGTATAATATAAAATATAGAATAAAACAACGTTTATAATTGACGAAACAAATACAGTTGAGCTTAATGTTATATTTAATGAATATACACAAGATGATATAATAATCATAACTGATACGATAGAAAACAAAATAACAATAAAATAGTTATTTTTCATTTTGAAAATAATCTTTGTATAAAATTCTTTTTATTTATTTTATCAAGTTTTTCTTTTCTTTCTTGTTTTATATCATTTTCACTTACCAGCCATTCAATATCAGAGGTATTTTTAATTGATATAAATTTTGATTTGGTCGCTCTTTTAACATAATCAAATTGTGATGGATCAAAACCTGAAATGATTTCTAAACTCACTAAATTTATTTTAGATATTCCTCCATTATATTTATCTACTTCTTCAACATAAACCATCACTTTATATTCATATGACTCTGAACTACCTATACTTTTACTAAGATTTGTTTTATGAATGTAATATCCTTGAGGTAATTTTGGTTTTTTACTCATGATTATTTTTTATTTATCTCTAAAATTTTATCTCTTCTATCATTTTTTAATGTAGGCATCAACCATTCTACTTTATCAGTTTTGACTATTGATACAAATTTATTTTTTGCACATGTCTTCATCCAATCATATTTATCAGGATCATCCCCTTTCTCAATTTCTACCTTTTCTAATATTACTCTGGAATAATTATTTTCATACCTTTCTACTTCTATAACATGTAAAAAAACTGTATATTTATCATATCCTTGTTTTGTCGAAATAGTTTCAAGATAAAAACCTCTTGGTCCTTTTATTGGTTGTTTTTTATTAAACATTTTATTTTGATTTTTTAATTTGTTTAAGCTTTTCAGCTCTTTCATCATTTAAGGTAGAAATATTTTCTAACCATTGTATTTTATTTGTTTCATAAATTGATACAAATTGTTCTCTTACACAAGTTTTTATCCAATTAAATTGGTTTATATTCATTCCAGATTTAATTTCTACATTTTCTAGTTTTATTTTTGATAAATTATCTTTATACCTTTCTAATTCTGATACATGAACTACATAATCATAATCATTACTAGAATTTGATTCATTTTCATTTAATTGAATAGTGCCAGTATAATATCCTTTTAGAATAATTGGCTCCTTTTTTTTGCCAAAAATTTTATTTAATAATTTCATATTTAATTATTTTTTAATTTGTTACTCAATTCAATAAACATATCATACCAATCCTTTGGCTTGCAAATGTTTTCATCATCATATATTTTTGATTTAATTATATTCATTGAGCCAAAATCATATATTTTTCCAGTTTCTTTAATTTGAATACCAAAATTTAATATTCTCAATGCATGATAAATATTTTTAGATGCATATTCAAAATTATCATCTTTATATGACAGTATAGCATTATGCCAACTTGATGATGCTAATGTTATAACTTTTTTAGAAAATTCTTTTTTATCAAATTTGGAAATTTTAAAATCAAAAGTTTTTTTAACTATCATATCTTCAGGTAAAAATAAACATTCTAATACTGACATTTGATAATTATTTATTGCATCTATAAATCCTCCTCTTGAATAACAAGTTCCTTGAATTTCTCTATCAGATGATGATATTGCATTATCTTTAAATGATCCACTTGGTAATATTGATCTCTTATAAACTATGATATAATCAAAATCAGAATACTCATCTGCAGTCCCATATATTTGTGATCCGTATGGAAATATGTTCAATATCTCATTTATGTCTAAATGTAATTCATTACAAATTTCTTCTGCTGTATAGTTCATTCTTTTAATATAAATTTTTTAAATATCATCTCTATAATCTCATCATCACTAGCGCCATATTGTTTATTTTCAGAATCAATTATTGTATATCCTACTTCATCAGAAACATATTTTTTTATGTCTTCTAATTTAGAGTTATCTATTTCTTTCCAACCTTCTAAAATTTCATCTTGAATATCTTTGGTACTTTCACCACCTAATTCTACAATTAGTTTATCTGCATTATCATGATATGCACCATATGATTTAACTTTCCATCCAATACCAGCAACTTTAGCGTCTAACATTACATGAGACATTGCACTTCTTAACCATTCAAGTTCAATAATTATTTTTTTGCGATTCATTCTTTTCATAACTAATATACTATACTTTGTGAAATTTTTTTACCACATCTTTTACAAATATAAATAGGTAAAGTATATCCAGTTGAGTTATGATATGGAAATCCATCAACAGGATCAGTATAACCTATTATTTCATCATTTTCAAAATCTACGTCAGGTTCTAATTCAGATAATTCTTCGCAATAACACCATTCGGGATTTTCTTTAATTTCCTTTTCTAATGCTATTTTACTACGAATTTCTTTATTTTTTTCTTTCGTTATTTTATTTGACATGATTATTTGGTATTACAACATCAGTATTAGTATCAAATGAATTCATGATAACTTGTAATGAAACGCCTAACTTAATTGTAGCGTCATAAAACATATGAACATCATCTATTTCTTCAAGCCAATTATCATGTCCATTTATACAATGTCCATTGTTTTTGTTTTCCTTTGTAGTTCCACAAGTAATACAGATTGCTTCTGCAGAATGATAGTTATTTTCTATCATATAGTTTCAAGTTTTAATGTTTTTGTAATAGGGTCTAAAAGTACTATATTATACTTATCATCAGATAATATTGTATAATTTGATATTTGAGGATTTTTTACATTATCTTTTACTGTATAGCCATCAACATATACAACATTAGATTCTCTAATTTTCAATAAAATTAAGGAATGAATTTTTGTTTGTTTATTTGTATATTTAGGATAACATTCTCTCCACTTTTGATTTTTTACTATTATTTTTTTGAAAACTTCTTCAATTGAAAATTTGCCTATTTCACAAACATTTAAATATACTGAGAATTGATTTTGAATGGCATCAGCCATTTCTTCAATCAAATGATCCTCATCGTATGGTTTTTGTGTTATTCCAATAAGTTTACAAACTTCTGCGGAAAACTCACCATATTCTTCGTTATATTTAAGAAATCTTTCAAGAAATTTTTTACCATCAAGGTGATTTAATTCTGAAATTTCATTCAGAATTTTTTCTAATTCTATATTCATTTATTTTTTCTAATTTTAATTTTCTAATATCTTGTTCTGAATAAAAATGAGCATTTACAAAATATTCTGAATAATAATGCTCATTAATTATATATGATATACTTGTAGTATATGAATTATTGTAAATTACTTTATTGTATATTATATCTTGTATCTTGTATCTTGTATTTTTTTTGAATACTCCAGCAGATGTGATTTTATAAATGGATTTACATTTACATAATAATTCATCTCCTATTTTCATATTTTAATCATTTATATTCTTACATAAATCACAACCACCTTCACAACCACAATGACTACACCATTCATCTCTTTCTTTTTTTGATAAATTTTTAAATTCTGTGCGACGTTTAATTGTATTATAAATTATACCTTTTTCCCTATTTATTCTAAGTTCACAGTTATCAAAATTACAATCAGGGCCATCTGCTTTACAGCAATCATCATATACATACACTACACATTGTTTATATTTCATATTTTAAATAATTTATTGTGCTCATTTGTTGATAATTCATTGACAGCTTTTACTACCTTATCATAATCATTTCCATACATTGACGCGCAATTAAATGAATTTAGTTCAAGTAATTTATACTCATCATCAATTGTTTTACATACATCAATAGTATATGCTAAATCAGGTTGATATATTTTTGACATTTTAATTGCAAAATCTGTAGCTTTTTGATCTTGACAAATTCTATCATAATAAGGATCAAATGTTCCAATATTTTCTTCATCAAAATATTGTGAGCCAGATACTACTATTCCATCTACCACAATAAAACGATATTCTTCTTTCAATTGTTGTCTATCAGATATTAATACTAAAGTGTTCATATCTAATCCGCAATATGATTTTGTTAATAAGCTAAATTCAGATTCAAAATTATTGAATGATAACATTTGTCCTGGAAATGATTTAAATCCATTAGAAGGCCTTATAAACACATGGGTATTAATAAAAGTACTAAAGATTTTATCTTTATTTCTTAATACATCATTTAGACCCATCATCAGATAATCTTCATTAAGAAGATAATCACCAAAATATCCATAATAATTATAACATTCATAATTATCAATAGTCAAAAAAACTCCTGGATAAATTGGTAGATGTGTTAATTGTCTGCCATGTCCAAGTGAGCCATGAAATATATTAATATTATTATTAGATGAAAATTCGCTAGTAATAAATTTTTTAAATGATGAATTTTTTATCTCATCATAAAAACATACATTCGCTCCTGATTTTTTTATGGAATCAATTAAACGTTCTTCATATTCATCCCACAAATTTGTGTCAATTATCCAGTTTATCATTTTTTCCTTTCTCATATACAGTTTTTTACACTATATATTTTTTTAAATTATTAATTTTTAATTATATTAATTTTATATATTTACTCTGAAAAAACTATAAAAAATTTTATAACAGGATTGATATAATTCACCTAATTTGAATTTTTTTCTGCAAAGATTTTTTATTACATCATCATGTTCAAATGCCCAATGATAGTTATCAATATCAAATATATTAATCCATTTTACATTATTAACTTCATTTAATTCCCCTTCATTTCCTATGCCAATATTATTAGTATCATCTTTTTTACCTAATAGTGAGTAAAATCTATGAGTCACATTTTGTAAATATGCTGATGGCGAATCATTAATATCAAAACATACTAATTTATTATAATCAATTACAAATTTACATTCTTCTTTTGTTTCTCTTGAACATGCCATTTTAAGTGTTTCACCATAATCTAAATGACCACAAGGGCAATTCCATAAGTATTTATGATTTGATGTACCAGAACCTCTCTGATTAGCTAACACCTGCAAATTTCCTTTATAATATCTAAATATAAAGCCAGCTACTCCAATATTTCTATGTACATAATATTCTTTTCCATCAATACCTATTATTTTATGATTTTTCATTTATTGAATATTTTTTATTGCTCAATCCAATGTTCATCTACAAATTTATATTCTATAAATTCTTTTTTTAAAAATGGAAATTTCCTACAAAATCGAATTTCATGTCGATAATAATAACGATCGCATTCAATTAATTCTGATGATTTATTATCTTCAGATAAAAAACCAAATTTACTCTTATTATAAATGTTTTTGCTCATTTTTTAATTTAGTTAATTTAACATAATGTTCATGAATCTCTTCCCATGTATAAGTTTTAAATGATTTAATATGAAACCATGCATCTTCTCTCAAATCATAAATATATTTATGATTTGTAAAGCACCATTTTGTAAATTCTATATCTTCTTTCATAATTTATTATATTTTTTCGCATTTATCTTGATAACCATAATGAAAAACTGACATAATATATAAATCAAGCATAGATTCATCTCTATCTTTAAAATAATCTAATGAAGATTGTTCAAATCTATCTTTGATGTTTGGTACACATTTAAGTATATCATTTGTTGTTATATCAACACCATTCCAAATAACTTCATTCATTGGTGAATCTTGAATTTGTTCATAATTATATTCACAAAATAGAATTTCTAATAATTCTTTTGCAGCATTCTGATAATCGTTATAATCTATAGATTCATCATTGTTAATAGAATTAATTTTAGATTGATAACCATAATTTAAAATAGAAGTGATATATAAATCCAGCATAGAGTAATTTCTATCATTAAAAAAATCTTTTTTAAATCTATCTTTTATACTTGGTATAATTGATAGAATTTCGTTCGACTTTATTTCAACACCTTTCCAATCAATTTCTTTTAACTGAGTATTTTCAAATTTTTCATAAATCTCATCACCAAATACTTTTTGAAATAATTGTTTTGATGCTTTTTGATATTTTGTATAAGTTTCTTTCTTTTTATTTTTATTAATATAATCATTTTTAAAATCTTCTTCAGAGAATCCTTTATCAAATTTTTTTAAAAAATTATTTAAAAAATCTATTTGTCTATTATGAAATTCAGTCCATGATTCCCATTTTCTATTAGTAATTTCCTCTATGTCAGGACATATTTCAGAATCTTTATATCCCCAAGTTTTACGTAAATCTTTTATAGCTTTTGGACCTTTTTTATCATATTCAAGAAAATGATTCAAATCTGATTTAATATTATTATCAGTTGGATAATATGTATTGTCTTTATATAATTCTTCATTAAAAAAGTATTTCAATGTTTCTTTACATAATATAATTGATTCTTCTGTCCAATCTAGTTGCATAAATTCATTATTATAATACATATCACAAATAAGTGAAAACCCTTTACTAAATGGATATGGGCTAAATGAACGATCGTTAATAACTTCAACTAAACTTGGCTTATAAAAAAAATCACATTCTTTTATTTTTTTATCAAATCTATAATATACATAATCATGATTATTATGAATTACCTCAATAGGAGTTTCAATTCCACTAACATAATACATGACTGATTCAAAATAGTCTTTTGGTAATTCTTTGTATTTATCTTTACCATATGGTTTATCTTTAATTCTATCCCAGTCATCAGTTTCTTTATTTCTCTTATATTTTGGCTCTACTACATAGCCACCTTCTTCTGGTGTATTAGTTTCTGCTACTTCATAACCATTACCAATTGAGAAAAAAATATGACTCAACACTTTAAGTTTTGAATTAAAATAATTATCACTTTTGTATAATGTTGGATAATTTTGAATGCTTCTTGATATAAAATCTTTTATTTTCATTTGTATATTATAAATAATTTTATCAAAGATAATAATAATTTTTGATATAAACAAAAAAAATCACTTATTTTTCAATAAATGATTTAAAAAGATGCAAGATCATGATATATACTATAAATATATATATTCTTAATAATCATAAGAGTCTTTATATCCATATTTATTTTTAATTTCCTCTTTGCTTTTGTCCATTAATTCATATTCTTCTTCGGTAAATCTACCACTTATTCCTGGATATTGTATGCTTTTTTCTTTTATTGCGACTTTATATTTATTAGAAAAATCTAAAATAGATTTTCTTAAATATTTCCATCCTTCTACGGAATAGCCAGAAAATGCTAAAACATCATTTGAATAGGTTTTCGAAAAATAATCAAACATTTTTTCAAGTAATTTTTTTGAAACTCCTATTTCAAAAAAATCTTTATTTGTAGATAAGTAACTAATTGAATATGAATTACTAGAATCCCAATGTGCAAATTTACATATTCCTAATATATCAGTATCACTATGAGCTATTATTAATCTACATGTATCATTATATTTCTTTGATCCTCCATAAGATTGCATATCAATATAATCGAAATATTGTATTTTTTTCTTTAAATTATACCTTTCATATCCAAATTCATAATTATGATAGTCATTTTTGTTAATAAATTTACTATAAAAATCACTAGCTTCTTTAATAGTAAAGATATCAATTTTATAATCAACATCTTTTTTACATGAAATAATATTGTTCATATGTTTATGTATTAATTAGAGTGTAAAGATACAAAAAAAAAGATTGTATAAAACAATCTTTTAACTTTTTTTTAATTATTATAATAAATATTACAAATTGCTATTTATTTGTTCAATTAATTTATTTTTTTGAGTCATTCCAGTAAAAGTTACTTTTTCTCCTTTAGTATTTATGATAATAGTAGTTGGTATACTCTTTATTGAAAATATTTCTGAAATTTCAATTTCATCTTCTACGTCTACTGAATAAAATGTCATATCTTTAATTTCATTTGAAACATTTTCAAATATTGGAGTATAAGACTTACATGGACCGCACCATAAGGCACTGAATTTCAACGCAATAGGTTTATCATTTTTGAATTTTTGAGTTTCAAAATCCATAATTTTTTCCTTGAATGTTTCTAATGTTAAATGTTCTATCATGAGTTATTTTTATTTTTTTGTATTAAAAACTGTTTAAATAGTTTAAAATATATTGAGACATTATATATTAAAAAAACTTATTGTAAAACATTTTTTATAAGGAAATCCGTGTTACAAAGATGTTAAATTTTTAAAAATGTAATATCATCGGGGTTAAATCCTTCAGGAATATAATCTTCTATAATATCTTCTTCAATGAAATCATCATCTTCTTCTTCATCTTCTTGAATAAATATTATTCTTACTGCATTTATTTTATCATCTTTAGTAGAGTATAAGCATACATATGAACCATCTCCAAATCCTGTTCTTGAAACTACTCCAAAAACTAAATTACCTCCTAATTCATTAGTATCAGTAATATCACAACAATTACCATAAAAAGATGATTTATCACCCCATTCACCAATTTCATCCTTAGTTTTTGGATATTTAGAATCATCAAAAATTCCGCATTGACCTGAATCAACTCCAACATCAATACCTGAATCTTTCCAGCTATTGTTATTTATTATATCTAAAACATTTTCAATTGATTCATCTCCAAATATTGCAATATTTTCAGATACTCTATTACCAAATTTTTTTTCATCACTATATTTTATAAATGATGTCCATTTTCCTATATTACAATTTTGTAGAATTCCACTACACCAAACAGTTTTATCATAGCATGGATCAGTAATTCTTAATATATCACTTTCAGTATTAAATTTTCCAATTTTTTTAATCATATAATTTGTTTTTTATTTATCAAAGATAATAATAATATTCCATATAAAAAAATATTTTATAAAATTATATATAGGAAAAACAAAATATTTATCATGTGGAAATATACCAATGTTACTTTTATTTATTCAAATCCAGTTGATTCAAAACATGGTGAAAAAGGTGTAGCTCCTGTTATATATACGTACGTAAAAAGTAAGTATGCAGTTTTACAGGCATTAACATTTTTTGTTCAAGAATATTATCCATGTGGTGTTTATACAAGTTTTGATCCAAGAACAGTTAAATATAACAAACCAGTTAAAGTATAAAATAAAAAACAATTATGATTAAAAAATTTTCAAATTTTAAATTATTGAAAGAAAATCCAAGTTATATACGTGATGAAAATGGTGATAAGCTATGTGATATGGATGATTTAGATTCTAAACCTTTTTATTGCGATGTAAATGATAAACACACAAATGTATTAAATGTGTATTTTGGTGAGTTTAAAGATTCTCATTTTAATGCAGGTTCTGAAATAGATAATCCAAGTTATCCTGGAAGATTATGGACAAAAAGTAAAATAATTTCTTTTTGGACATATCCTAATGTGGAATTGTTTAAATCTATAATTAAAAAAATAGAGAGTGAATTAAAAATTAAAATTTTTAATAATGGTTGGAGAATAGAAGTAGTTAGAATGAATGGTGAAATAGTAAATACTGAGTACAGTGAAGATAACGATGATTATTATAATTCTGATGTAGATTTTGATATGGAAGATTTAATTTCTATTGATAATTATTCAGGTTCAGAAAATGTACCAGAAAGAGAAAAATTGTGGCATTTAATGAATGCAAAGGAAAAATCAGATAAAATAGCATCAGGTAATCGTCCTCAAATATATGGTGGTTCTTATAAAACAGCTTGGGGTACAATGAATGACATTAGATGGAGACAAGCAAAATATTCATCTGAGGGAAAACATTATAAATAATTTATTATTAAAAAAGGAAATCTAAAATTTTATATATAAAAACAAAAATAATTTCGTAGAATGAAAACATTAAAAAATTATGATCATTTTTCTAAAGAATATAGAGAAAATGAAAGTGTAAAAATAAATGAAAATGTATTTTCTGATATTTTAAACAAGGTTGTTGGATTCTTCAAACAACATTTTGGGAAACATGCTTGGGTATATTATGCTTTGTATTTACAGAAAAAGGGAAAATTACCAAGAGGCATAGAATTTATATGTCCAACAGCGTATGCGAGTACATCAGATTTACCTTCTGATAAAGAAATTGAAGAGTCAGGAGTAGAAACAGAATTAGAAACAGTAGAAGATGAGAAAACAGAAGAAATTCCTGGACTTAAAGGATCTGATGAAACTCCTGGAAATAATGATGAAGAGGAAAAAGTAGTTAATGATGAAATTGAAGAATTGGAAAAAGTCAAAGAAAGCTTAAAAAATTTATATTTAAATGAAGGAGTTCTTGATGATAATGAAGATTTTGTTGGATTAGATCATCCAGATCCAACTGTACGTAATGAAGATGTTGCTGAATTAAAACATGAAGTAATTAAACTTTATAATATGAATTCACTTAGGGCAGGAAGACATCAAGCAGAAGGTGATAAAGGAACAGAATATGTAAGAAGAAAGACTAATGCAATATTTATTTGGGGTGCTCCTGGAATTGGTAAAACTGAAATTTTGCATCAAGTTGCGAGAGAACTAGAAATTGCGGTAATTGAATGGCATCTATCACAAATTGAACCAACTGACTTTAGAGGTATTCCTAGAATTGAAAATGTAATGGGAACTGATGATCCAAAAGATGAAAGAACAGTTTGGAAGTTACCAACAATATTTCCTACAAGTGATGGAAAAAATGGAAAAGGTGGTATTATGTTTTTTGACGAAATGAATAGAGCACCACAAATGGTTCTTGATGCTTCATTGTCATTAGCATTAAGTGGTAAACATGGTAGTTATGAATTACCTCCACATTGGATAGTTATTGCAGCAGGTAATAGAGGTTCTGATTTGAGTTCAGGTGATTTAACAGAAGATAAAATTTTATGGAATAGATTTCAACATATCAATTTTTCTCCAAAACCTTCAGATTGGATTGGATATGCAAAAAACATAAAATCAATTAATCCTAAACTTATACAATTTATTAAAGAAAATCCAGAATATTATCACAGATTAAAAACTGTTGATCAAGCTCCTAATTGGACATCACCAAGAACTTGGGAAATGGCATCAGAAGAAGATTATTTTGAAAGAGGATTTGATTGGAAAAATAGATTATCATATGAAGAAGTAAAAGATATATATGAAGATTTTGTTGGATACGCTAGTGCAGTTGCATTTGTAAATTTTCTTAAAAAATTAGATGAAAAAGAACGTGAGGAAGAAAGAAAGAAAAATCCAGAAGGTAAATCAAAAAGAGGAGATGCTCGTGAAAACGATATGTTATAAAAAAATAAAAATATAATAAAATGATAAAGAAATACGATAGTTATTCTGAAGAATATAAATTAAATGAGAATATATTAACAAATGCGTGGAACAAGTTAAATAGTTATTTCAAATCCAAATTTGGTAAAAATGCATGGTTGTATTATTCAAAATATTTAAAAGATAAAGGTGAAATTCCAACCTATGTAGATGAGGATGGAAAAACTAGAGATGTTGTTGAAATAATTATTCCTGACAATTATCTTAATAATTTAAAAGGTGATAAATCTCCAACAGCAGAAGAAATTGAATCTGAAATACGTTCAAGATTCAATGATAAAGGTGAAAAAATTGAAAAAGGAAATAGTGTAGATGAAGCAATGGTAACTTTGAATTATCCAAGTGGTGATGAAGAAGTGATGAGAAATGTTAATGTAGAGAAGCTTAGAGAAAGGGTTAAAAGAGTTTATAATATGAATTTACATAGAGCAGGAAAACATGAGCAAGAGAATTATGATAAAGGATCAGAATTTGCTAGAAAAAAAACTCATGCATTGTTTATTTGGGGTGCTCCTGGAATTGGTAAAACTGAGATTTTACATCAAGTTGCTAAAGATTTAGATATTGTTGTTCAAGAATGGCATTTATCACAAATTGAGCCTACTGACTTTAGAGGTGTTCCTAAAATAGAAAATGATAAAACAGTATCTAAATTACCTGCTATATTTCCTACAAGTGATGGAAATGGAAAAGGTGGTATAATGTTTTTTGATGAAATGAATAGAGCACCACAAATGGTTCTTAGTGCATCATTGGCATTGGCATTGAGTGGTAGTCATGGTGATTATGATTTACCTCCAAGGTGGATTATTATTGCAGCAGGTAATAGAAAAGATGATATCGATACTACTGATTTGACTGATGATCCAATTTTATGGAATCGTTTTGCTCATGTTAATTATTCTCCATCTGTTGATGATTGGGTTAAATATGCATTATCAAGAAAAGATATAAATCCGTTTCTTATTTCATATTTACAATATCATCCTAATTACTTTCATAGATTGGATAAGGAATCTAAAAGTCCAGGTTGGGCATCTCCAAGAACATGGGAAATGGCATCACAAGATGAATTTAATGAAAGAAGTGAAGATTGGGCTAATAAATTATCATATCCAGAAATTCAAAATATTTATACTAAATATGTAGGATTAGAAGCAGCTATGGATTTTGTTAATTATATGAAATTACAGGAATTCTTCAGTGAAAAAGATATTCAAGATATATATGATGGTAATGAAAGATCTAAAAATGTTAAATGGCCAACTAGACAAGATCAAATTAGAGCTTGCTCTATTGCAATTGCCACATTTAAACAAGGTAAACATATTTCAAAAGAAGAAGTTAAAAATGTATATGAATTTGCTACAAGAGGAAAAGAAAATGAAGCAATTGTTGCAATAGCATCTTATTTTGTAAAAGCTCATCCATATATTAAAACTGAATATCAAGACGTGTGGTTAGATTTTGCTAAAAGATGGCATGTAGTACTACAAAAAACTATGGCAGGAGAATAATTAAAAAAATAAAATTTTAAAATGATAAAAAAATTCAATGCATTTAATTTTTTGAGTATAAATGAAGATTTTACTGATCCAAAATTAAATAAATTAGCTAAAGGTAAAGTCAGAGCAGCATTAACATCTGTGATGGCTTACTATAATTTCTTTGCAGATTTGTTTTTTCAATTGAATATTGCGGAAGCTGCACCTGGAAGTGGAATAGACACTATGGCAACTGATGGTAAAAATATTTTATATAATACGAATTTTGTTAATAATGTATTAAAAAATACTGAAGAAGTAGCATTTGTGTTGATACACGAAGTTATGCACAATGCGAATCTTCACTTTATAAGACAAGGGGATAGAAATCATGATTTGTGGAATCAAGCTGCTGATTATGCTATTAATCTTCAAATATCTGATATGAGTAAAGAAACACCAGATAATGCAACCAGTAAGCCTGATATATTGAGAGTACCATCTAATATTTTATTGGATGAAAAATATCGTGATATGAGTGCTGAACAAATTTATGTAGTTCTTGAAAAAGAAGAAAATGCAAAACCAAAAAAACCAGGAAAACCTGGACAGGGACAACCTGGACAGGGACAGCCTGGACAAGGACAGCCTGGACAAGGACAGCCTGGACAAGGACAACCTGGACAAGGACAACCTGGACAAGGACAGCCTGGACAAGGACAACCAGACAATTCAGTTCCAGGAGTAGGAGATTTAAGAGCGCCAGGTAGTTTAGATGACAAAAAAGGTGCAACGTTATTTGAAGGTAGTGATGAACTTTCAGATATTAAAGATCCAGGGGATTTGGCTAAAAAGTGGGGACAAATATTAAATAATGCAAAAAGTAATAATCAAGGAACTGGATCACAATCATTAAATAGATGGTTTAATAAAATTGGAAAACCAAAAGTTAATTGGAGATCAGCATTGGTTAAATTTATGAATAAATGTTTTTCAAGTAATCCTAAATATGGTTATTTTAATAAAAGATTTATTGGACAAGATGACCCATTGTATTTACCAGGATTAAAATATCCTAAAGATAGTGGATTTAGAACTGTCGTATTATGTATTGATACATCAGGTTCTATTGGTGATGAGACACTTGGTAGATTTGCAACTGAAATTTATGGTATTTTCGGTACAAAGAAAATAGAAGAAGCTATAATTATTTGGTGTGATGACGCAGTGGCAGGAATTGAAAGGATTAATCTTAAAACAAAGAGTGGTGATTCAATGAATGAAAGTAAATTTAAAGAAATTCTTGGTAAACACTTTAAAGCAAAAGGTGGTGGTGGTACAAGTTTTATCCCACCGTTTCAATGGATAGAGAAAAATTTAATATCTAAAGGAACTGTTCCATCATTTGTTATATATTTTACTGATGCTATGGGTACTGCTCCAGACAAATTTAAATTTAGTATTCCTAAGTATTTTGATAAAATATTATGGGTGATTACTGATACTCAAGAAGCACCACATATAAAATGGCCTCCTGATAATAAATTATTTATTGATAAATAAAAAAAAATCCTGAGAAATCAGGATTTTTTTATATGTTAAATTTAGATGAATTGTCTTTAATTTCTTTATCAGTAATATATTTATTATATTCATTTGGTAATTCATATTGTATCATTTTATATAATTCCTTTCTAAATTTATCTGATATTCTATCATTATCATCTATTACATCAAATATATTTTCATTTCTACCATATTCATAAAATAAATTTGCTCCTGATTTTATGCATATTCTTGATGATTCTAATAAATTTAGTTTATCTGTTTTTTTATTATACCAATTTATACTATTATATAAAAATGATGTTATTATATCAACAGTTAGTCCAAATTCAATGAATAAATTTAATATATTTATATTTATGTTTTCTATCTTATTTATAAGATTCATTACTATTGGTTCTCTTCCTTGCTTTGTGTTTGGATCGAATTCTTTAATAAATAATTTTTTTATCTTATCTGAATCATTATTGTTAATATATTCTAGCATTAAAAATAATTGATCATCATCATCTAAAAACATCTCTATGTATGTTTCATATTGTTTTAAATATTTCATATGATTATATATAATTTTATATTTATGAAAATTATATATAGTTATAATAAAAATTTAAAATTTAAAATGAAATATTTAAGATTATTTGAAAGATTGGTAAAAGAACCACCATTTATATCATCAGCAAGAAAAGGAAGTACTAATGCAGTAAAACAAGCATTAAAAGATGGTGAAGATGTTAATATGAAAGATTCAGATGAAAAAACAGCATTGATGCACGCTGTAAAATTTCCATTTGTTGTTGATGCATTGATTGAAGGTAAAGCAGATGTTAATGAGAAAGATAGAAATGGTATTACTGCATTGATGATGGCTTCTACCCCAACAGTTATAAATAAATTATTAAATGCTAAAGCAGATGTAAATATGCAAGATATAAATGGTGAAACTGCAATAATGAGATATTTGTCTTGCTTTTATGATTCTGGTACATTTATTTCAATATTAGAAAAATTTTTAAAATCTGGATTAAATCTTGATATTAAGAATAATGAAGGTGAGAATTTTTATGATTTAATGATGGGATTTAAGGAATATAATAGTCATAAACAAGATTATATAAATGATATTGAAATATACATAAACAATAAATTTCCAAAATATAAAAAAGATTTTGATTTAAAAACTGATATAAATAAATTCAATGTTTAATTATTAAATAAAGCCTGTAAAAAATACAGGTTTTATTCGTTTATAATAATCATATTAGTTTGAGAAATAGGTAATCTAGCAACAGGAACAACTGAATATCTACCACTTGTTGCAGTGTTTATTTCCTTTTTTTGCATAAATTCATAATAACCTTCTCTTACAGAAACTGTACTAATATCAATAAAAGAATATTCTGATATTATAAGTTCTTTATCAATTGATAATCCGTTATATAAAGTTGTTGTTTTTTCCGATGTATTGAATATTAATGTTTGCATTTTTTATTTTTTATATAAAAATAAAAAATAAAAGTTTTGTAATTATTTTTTTTTATATATATTGAAAATTCATCATATAAATGAAATATATTAAAAAATTTGAAATTAACATTGAAGATTCAATAAAAAAAATTCATGAAGATATGGCTAGAAAGATATTAGATTATAAAAAATATTATGATAAGTATGTTATATTTGAATATCAGAAGGATTTTTATCTTGCTAAATTTATTTTAATTGATGTGTTTGATCGTGTTGTTCTTGAAATTTATGAATATGATTTCACTAATTTTATTTTTAGCACAAAAAGGACTGATATATTAACAATTAATGAAATTAATGTGGTATCATCATATGATAGATTAGAAAATGCTAAAAATTCGTATGTATTATTATTAGACACAAAAAAATTCAATGTATGATAACTATATTTGAAAAATATAATACACCAGATTTAAGAAGAGTTGATGATATTTTGATGTGCATAAAAAATTATAAAGGTAAAGTTATAAATTTTGAAAAAGACAAAAGTTATAAAGTTTGCGGTTTTTATGGTAGTCCACAAGATGCAATAGAAAAATATAATATTTTAGATTATTTACCAATTGAATGCATTGATAAAGTCGTTATGTTTGATGATAAAAAAAATAAAATAGAGTTTAATGTGAATAGTTATTATAATCACTTACCAGATTTTTTAGATTATTTTTATGTTCCAGAATTTACAAATGATACACACAAATATAATATATAATTAATGAGAAAAATATTTGAATTTAAAGTTTTTGATATACTACAAGACAAAGAAAATGTTAAGTTTTTAGATAAAGTAAAAAAAGAAAATTTTGAATTATATACAAAATTTTTAAATTTAATTGGTAATAAAGGACTTGATGTAGCTAAGCAAAAATATGAAGAATTTGATCCTGAATACAAAAAAAGGATGAATGAAATAGAGAAAGAAATAAATAAAAATCTTAAAAAAATAGATAATAAGAAATATAAAGAAAAAGAGAATGAAAGAATATTAAATGAATATAAATCTGAAATTGAAGAAATTGAAGAAATTATTTATTCATCTGAATTATATAATGTTGATTCTTATATTTATAATGATAAAAATATATCAAAATACTTTAATGATTCTAATATAAAAACTAAGAATTCTAATGATTTTGATAAGTTGTTAAAATCTCCAAGTAATTTAGGCTATGAATTATGGGAATTTTTTCACACTGATACTATATTATATGAACTAAATAAAATAAATATTTATAATAAAAATACTTGGATATTGAAAATTCATCAGTATTACAATTTAAGTACAAAAGAATTAAAATATTCAATACATTTTGATACTGATATAATTGATGAGTATTATACACCAAATATAGATAAATCTAAAAATCCAAAATTTATAAATTATAGAAATTCAAATATCAATAAACTAAGTAAATACACTAGAATTGATATTGATATGGTTTATGAAACACTAGGTAAATATTCAAATATGCTAAGTGATAAATATTATAATGATTGGAAAGTTATAAATGATACTAGCAAATATAATATATAAAGAGATTTAAGAGACTTAACAATTAAAATGACTAACTCATTATGAATTATAATTAAATTGAATGGTCATCATTAAAAATAGTAAATAAAATAAAGAAAAGAGTATGATAACAAAGTTTGAAAAATTTAAATTATTTGAAAGCTCAGATAGTGCAAAATATGATTTGATTCATGATTTTTTAGATGATAGCTATATATATGATTATTATGATGAACATTATTTGAGTGATTATGATCAAAGTGATGTCGTAGATATAATAGAATCTAATCCAAATATAATATCAGGTGTTTTTGATAATGATAAATATATAAAAAGTATTATTAGAGATAGTATGAATAATCAAAATATTGGAGATTTCGATGCATATGAATATAAAGAATATATTAATAATCATTTAACAAGAGAAAAAGAAAACAAAATAATTGAGTTATATTATGATAATAATGATGATGAAAATATGATTATTAAAACAGAATATGATGGTATAGTATCGATTTCAGACGAAGACGGAGTAAAAACGGTTATGATTACTGAAGATGATACTACTGAGGAATATGAAATTCCTGATAATTTTAATATAGTAGTTGAAGAAGGTGATGAAATTAATTATAATACTATTATTGCAAGAAATGATGATATTGAATATGATTCTGATATGATAGATGACTTAGATTCTGATCAATTAAAAGATATAATAACAGATGAAAATGAAGAAGGTGAGTTTTTAGAAGAAACTATTACAAAAAGATATGAGGATAAAACTTTCATAGAAATAATGGAAGAAGAGAAAAGTGTAGATTCTTATGAAGAATTAATTGATAATATGACTCCTAAAAAATTTTATGAATATTATAGCTCTTTTATTGATATTGATAAACTTGTAAAAAATTATAAAAAATATGAAGATTCTGATAGTAAATATGATTGGGTGGAGTCTAAAATTCCAGATAGTATAGAAATTCAACATTATCTGATGGACAATTCTAAGGATTCAAATAATCTTACTTTGCTGCTATTTGAAATATTTGAAGATAAAGGTGATCACTCAGATGATATATCAGATGAGTATGAATTTCAAAAAAGATATATAGAAGAATATATAAAGGAAAATGGATATGATGATAGTACAGAAGATGAAAAAGGAGATTTGATAGCTGAAGCTTTAAAAGATTTGAACTCCAATTTTGTATTAGATTCTCAAATAAAAACAGAATTTAATAAATATATGTTTATTGTAGATTCTGATAAATTTAATATGTAAATATGATAACAAATTTTAATATTTTTGAAAAAATTGATTATTATGATAATAATGGTAACCTTATATATTCGAATAATAATGGTGATGTTATTAGATCTAATAAACCGAATGTTAATAATTATAGTGATGAATTTTGGAAATTTATAACTGTCGCTAATTGGAATAAAATAATTAAAACTAAGGATGAATTTGAAAATAAAGATAAAGAAGAAGAATTAAAATTGAAAATAAGAGTATTCAAAAATTTTGAATACGATACCATTATAAATTTTAGAAAGGAATATGATAAGTTAACAGAAGAACTTTATTTATATTTTAAACCTACTTGGTTAGATAATAAATATTCAACCTTTATGCCATCAGATGACGGATATTTTGACTTAATAAGTTCTGTTATAGGAAAAGGAGAATTTTTTATTAAGAGATGTATAAATAATCACAAACTATTTGCTGATATGGCTAAAAATAATGAATATGTAGAAAACTTTGGATATATTTTTCAAACCACTTGGAAAGAATATGATGAAATTAATACTAAATATTATCCTTTATATAGAGATTCTAAAAAATTTAATTTATAAAAAAAGAGTAGATTTTAATCTACTCTTTTTTATTACCATTGATGATCTGATTTATTATTTAATAATTGATCAAAAATTCCATCAGAATACATAAATTTTTTATCTGACTTTATTTTATATAAACAAAAATCATTTCGTAAACAATTATTTTTAGCCAATTTAATATAATCAATATAAATTGATTTAGATAATGCATAACTATGTGCAAACATTTTTCCTATTATTTTATTAATTCCTTTGACTTTATCATCTCTATATAAATCTATCATTACATTATTTTGTTTATTAGCTCCAATTATATTATCAAAATAAAAAATTTCCCATTCATTATTTTTCAAAAAATCAAAACAAATATTTAAATGATATTCTAAATTTATCTTAATGCTAAGATTAGTTTGATTAAAACAAATATCATCTTCAAATATACAAATTTTATCATACTTATTTTCAATTGCATCTTCTATGCAACTAATATGAGATGATTTGCATGACTCACTTGATATTGGTAAATCGTAATATGATATTTCATTTACAATTGGAATAATTTTTTTATATTTAGTAATATTTAATATCTTAAACATACTCATAATATTATCATATCTATCTACTCTATTGGGTAAGTTAATAAAATATATCATATCAAAATAATCAAATTGATTATTCATTTGCTCCTACTATTGTCATTTTATCATATATAAGTCTTTGAGTATAATCAGAATTGACAAATAATTCTTTAGTATATTGATTATAAACATGAGTTGATGATGTGAAATCTAATACTCCATTAATATTAAAATTATCACAAACATTATTCATTGTAAAATTACTTCCAATTGTATTCTGTGTAAAATTATTTCCAATAGAATTGGAAATAAAATAATCTCCAATACTATTGGAAATAAAAGAATTTCCAATAGAATTATTATTAAAATCGCTATCAATATTATTACTATTAAAATTACTTAAAATGATATTAGTTGAAAAACTACTTCCAATTGTATTCTGTGCAAAAGAATTTCCAATTATATTCTGTGCAAAAGAATTTCCAATAGTATTCTGTGCAAAAGAATTTCCAATAGTATTAGAATTAAATTCACTTTCAATAGAATTATAATTAAAATAATTTCCAATTATATTATATTTAAAATTATTTATAATAGAATTATTTTTAAAATAACTTCCAATATTATTATAATCAAAAGAGTTTAATATTGTATTATAATTAAAATGACTTTCAATATTATTATTAGTAAACTCATATTTGATAGTATTATAATAAAAATAACTTTCAATATTATTATTATCAAAATAGTATATAATAAAATTATTATTAAAATCTGATTTAATTGTATTATTTTGAAAAGTATCACCAATTATATTAGAACTAAAATTACTTTCAATTATATTATTAACAAAATGATTATTAATATTATTATTCTGAGTTGAATAACCACCTACTCTTGCCATGTTTATTGTATTATTAACAAAATTATATCCATGAATTACAGTATTAAATGTAAAAATATTATTATAATTATCAGGCATAATAGGAGTTATTGTGTTGTTGTAAGCCGATATATAATTGTCCCAATCACTCCATATATTATAATCTACATAATTAGAATTACATGGTATATTAACATAATTAGAATTTATTCGTAAATTAATAGAACTATTAGCTGAATATCCTAAATAAGTTAGATTTTCATATGGAAAAATTATCCAATTTACTGTATCTGAATAAATATCTAGATTTGTTAAATCATCATTGTTATTATCAATTAAACTAATAAATATTATGTTATTATAAGTGACTATATCATTAACATTATATGTAGTATTTGAATCCCAAATATCAGTTACTTCTATTTGCCATCTACGAAACTTAATATGTCTAAAATCAAAACAAATATCATTATTCTGAAGAGTATCAATTCTTCTATAAATATAACCCTTTGTACAACCAGGCGCTATCTGTTGATCATTTATATAATTATAATATATTACATCTTTAGGATATAATGATGAATATGATTCAGGGTTTAATGTATTAATTCCACTTGCTGTGACTAATAACGGTTCTGTTATTCCTGAATTTATATCACTTGTGTATGTTATTCTATGTACTGTTTGATAATCAGTTATTAAATACAGGGATCCAATATTCAACTCATTATTATTGATTAAAGTGGTCAATTCACTATAAGTCACATTAGTAACAATACTTCCTGTTGATGAACCGCCACCTGTACCATTTACTCCTGATGTACCTGATGTACCTGATGCACCATTTACTCCTGATGTACCATTCAATCCTGATGTACCATTAGAGCCAGTACCAGTAGTACCAGAGAATGCATACACTTCATTAAAATTGTTATTTATTTTAATAAATGATTCTCTTAAATTATCTCCAGTGCCATCATTTGGATAAGTACCGATATTAATTATTTGTTTACTCATTCATAATTGTTATTTTTATGTGTGAAATAAGTTAAAAATTTATTTTATTTATAACACCATTCATTGAATAATTTATAAATCCAGTTACTGTATCACCTTCGATAGTTACTGCAGATGCGATAAATTTATAAACATCAGTTGGATTTACTAATGCAGGTTTCTTCAAATTGTAAGCTTCTTTAGCTTTATCAACATCAACTTGATTTGCAGTGTTGCCAGATTTTATTAAAGCTAAGATATCATTTTTAGCTGCGGTGTCTCCACTGTTAGTACTTGATAATATTTTTTTCTGATCTTCTGTTGGAAATACTCTATCTTTTGGCATCCAAACACCTTCACTTAGGGATATTAAATTTGTCATTTTATTTTATTTTTTTTTGTATATATAAATATTATATAATTCTAATATTAAACTATAGAATCTGCTGTTATTGTTGAATTTGCCACAATTAATGTTGAATCTACAGTTATCATTGTTGAATCTACTGTTAATGTATTACTATATTGAGGTTCTACTATAATATTAGATTTCTTCCAATCTGGATTATTTATTACTTTTATTTTTATTTTATTTCCATTTTCATATCTAAAATCTAAACTGTTTATAAAATAAAATAAAAAAGAATGTATTAAATTCATATTATTCTTATTCTTAGATAAATAATCTAATAAATTTGTACTTTTTCCGTTTCCACGGATTGGTAATGGAATTTTATTAAAATCAATAGGATTTTCTTTAATAAAAGATAAATTATTATTATCTAAAAATGTTACAATATTGGTATGTACTCCTGTTTTTATTTTAAAATTTACCCAATTATTATTTATCCAAACTTTTGCATGTTTTTCGATATTATTCATGTTTATAAATTATTTTTTATTATATATAAAAATAAATAACTAAATAAGTAACTAACATATCATCAGAAATTTATTTAATAGTTAATAATTATTAATTATATTTGTTGACATTCTGATTTGTTGTGAGTAAGAATGTTATTTGCTATATATGTACCTAATTCAGTAGATATATTAATTACATCATGAGGCGAATTATTAAGTTTTATTTTTTCAATAATTACATCATTATTGTTTATGTCTATTAATTTATCACCTAATTTTAAATTATAACCATTAACTTTTTCAATTAATCCATTTTTTCTTATTAAATGATTGTGTGATAAAGATGACTCTAATAATTCATTATTTATACTAATTGTTTCATTTGCAACATGTAAGCTTTTTCCAATTACTTTTGTCATAACTAATTTATTATTATCAATTGTTAATAATTCATCTCCTATTATAATATCTTTTAATTTTTTTGTGGTATTATCAAACATTGTTATTAATGTTTCTGGTACTAAGCATATTAATGGAGATATAATATTTGATTCTACTGTGTTCCCATTACTATCTGTTACAGTAGATGATATGCCATAATTCATTCCAGAAATTTCTGCATAGTTAAATATTTTAATTGTTGAGCCTCCATCAATAGAAATAATTCCTTCTGACGGATTAGTGACAAAACAGCCGACACAACTTCCACTTGTGATTGTTGATGTAAATGAATAATTATAGTTAGGAGAACCACCAGATATAATTAGTTTTAGTGTATGATTATTAATCATACTCAATTCTGCTTTTAATTCTTTTTTAGTTGTTGATGTTGTAGTTGAAATGCTATTTTCTATTGATTCAGAAAAAGTCGAAATAATAACTGTGGTTGTTGATGTTGTGGTTGTTGTTTCAGGAACTATAGTAGTAGTTGTTGTGGTAGTTGTAGGTACAAGAGTTGTAGTTGTTGTGGTTGTAGGTACAAGAGTTGTAGTTGTTGTGGTTGTAGGTACAAGAGTTGTAGTGGTTGTGGTTGTAGGTACAAGAGTTGTTGTGGTAGTTGTAGGTACAAGAGTTGTTGTGGTAGTTGTAGGTACAAGAGTTGTTGTGGTAGTTGTAGGTACAAGAGTTGTAGTTGTTGTGGTTGTAGGTACAAGAGTTGTAGTTGTTGTGGTTGTAGGTACAAGAGTTGTAAATGTAGTTGTAGTAGTTTCTGATGCACTTATAAAAATTGCATTTTTTGGATATATATGATTATTATTTTCTATTATAGTATTATTAAATAAGTTTGTACTCATTTTTAAGTTTTTTACTAATGAAGAATTGTCTTTTGGTTCATAATTATTATTTTCCATAGTCAAGTCATTATTAGATTCATTTAGAGTATAATTGGTTGGATTTAAAATTGAATTTGGACCCAATATTATTTTTCCATTTGTTTTTGAAAAATTAATATAATATCTATTTGTATTATATTTAGATTTTAAAACGAGTTTATTTTTATTCATTATTAAAAAGTTTATGATTTTTTATTATATATAATTTTTTTATTACGATAAATTTGAGTAATTTTAATAAACTTTTTGAATGACTCAATAAGATATAATATATAGGTTATAAAAATATTTTTAATCTATGAAATGTAAAGTTATAAATTCCAATAAATCAACATTGGAAGAGAAAATTAATGATTGGCTTGTGAATGAGAATTTTGAAATATTTAATGTTGTTCAAACTCAAGAAAGTGATTATATAACAATTACATTTTTATATTATGATAAATTAGAATTGAGAAAAATGAAATTGAAGAAAATAGAAAATAAATATTAAGTAAATGGAAATAAAAATTCAACTTGAAAAAGAATTAATAATTGAAGATGTTGTGAGTACACTAGTATCAGAAGATGATTATTCTAATATTATAGGTGAAATAACATCTTATGATGTAACAACTGGTATAGCTATATGTGAATTGTATGAAAAATAAAAAACTTTAATATAAAAAAGAGAATCAATGTGATTCTCTTTTTTATTTTTATGTTATTCTTTATCAAGCTCAGAGTCAAATACATGAGAAAAATCTTTATCTTCTTCTTTGTCTTCTATATTTTCTTTTATTACATCTACTCCTGTTTCTGTTCGTTTGGTTTTAGTGGTTTGTTTTGGATTATAATTGCCAGTAAAATCAGTAAAACTTAATAAGTTTTCTAATTTTGTTTTCATGATTATTAATTTATTTTTATTATGTTATATATAAAAATAAATTAACACATTTTTAATAAATAATATTCAAATAATTTATATATAAATAAAATCAACAATATGAAACATCTGAAAACATTTGAAAATAAACCAAATGAGCCAAAAGTAGGAGATTACGCTATTTTTGACTGCCCTATAACATTTGATGGAAAAATGCACAATCTATATAATTATACTGTTCATAAAATTATAAATGTATATTGGGATTCATATGAAACAAATCTTGGATTTAGGATAAATAAATCTTATCTGTTAGATTTTTCAGGTAGCAAAAAAAGATTACAGCAATTTGTTAAAATTAAAAAAAATACAGATAAATTTAATATATGAAACATCTAAAAATGTTTGAAACATTTACAAATAAAATAACAATTGGAATTGATATTGATGGTACAATATGTGATTTTGTCAATGCATACAACACCTTATATAAAAAATACTTTCCAGATAAAGAAATAACTCAGGATCAAAATTGGCATTGGTATGAAACAATGGACTATAATGGTGAATCATCTAAAACTTGGTTTGATAATAAAAAATCCGAAGTTTTTGATATTGCACAACCATATAAAGGAGCAGTTGATACAATTAATAATATATACGACTTCGTAAAAACTTATGGATTTACTTTAAATATTGTAACTAAACAACCTACAGAAGAATCAAAAGAATCAGCTAAAAAATGGTTAGATCATTATGGATTCAAATATGATGATATTATTTTTGCTAACTCATCAATGGATAAATGGAAGTATGCTGATATATTAGTAGATGATTCTCAAAAAGTAATTGGAAGCAAACCATTAAGTAAAGTGTCAATTAAAATTGAACATCCTCATAACACAGAAATTGAAGGAGATTTTAATATAATGGAAATTAGTAATTTGACAATTGATATAATGAAAAAAGCAATTTCAAAATTAAAAAATAAAACTACGGTGTGAAATATATAAAAATGTTTGAATCATATGAAAAATTATCTGATGCTTGTCGTGAAGGAGATTTGAATGTAGTAATAGAATTCATAGAAAATAAAAAAGTTGATGTGAATAATATAAATAAATATGGATATTCATCATTAATATTAGCTGCAGATAATAATAGAATAGATATAGTTAAATATTTAATTGAAAAAGGTGCTGATGTTAACTATCAAGATGCCTATGAAAGAACAGCATTACATTATGCTGCTATGAGAAAGAATATTAATATCATTAAAATATTAATAGAAGCAGGGTCAAATTGGAACTTAAAAGACGATAATGACGAGGATTTTTTATTCTATATTAAAAATACCAAAGTTTACATGGATATGATAATGTCTGAATATACAGAACAATATGAAAAATATCTATCAATAAAAAATTCAGAAAAATTTAATCTATGAAAAGTTTTGATCAATATATTAATGAAAATAGAGCATATGGAAAAATAGGCAAATCTAATGGTATGGATTTTAATTTTTTTATATTATTAGAAAATGTAACAGAAGAAAAACAATATGAAGCATTTGATGAATTTAATAAATATGCAAATTTAGATCAACATACTATAAAAAATTTATTGATAAATAAATCCGATATTGAATATTATAAAGATTCTGATATCAAATGGATATGGTATATTAAAGTATATGAAAGTTGGAGTGATTCAGAAAATCTAAGAGATACAATAGATTTAGTTAAAATGAGATCATTTGATATTCGTAGTCATGATAATGTTATTATTCCATTAGATGAATTTTTGAAAATTGGATTAAAAGGTGCAGAAGAATTATTTAAAATAAAAAAAGACGCAAATAAATTTAATATATGAAAAAATATGACCAATTCATAAATGAATCAAAAGATATATGGCAAAGAGAACCAACAAAAGATGAAACATATGGTGAGATTTTTTATATAAAAAGGCCAGAATTTCATACTGGTGTTTATGATGGTGATATAGTTAAATTAGATAAAGAATATATTGAAAAATTAGACTCAGTATTATATAATAGACATAATGAAAAAAAGACGACTGACAAATTTACTGATAATGATTATAGTAAAGAATATGTGCTAGTTAATTATGAATGGTATTATGGGTATGCATTAAGAAATTCACTATCTGATATAGATGAACACGATTTCTTTGCATGGGTTCCAACAGGATATATTAGACACCTAACAGACGAAGAAATGAAAGATTATCTATATAGAAAAAATATAGTAGATACTACAAAGAAATTTAATCTATGATATATTTAAAAGTGTGAGTCAATTTTTATAATAAAATTGACTCACACTTTGTATTCCAGGCGGGATTTGGACCCGCAGTGTGTCATTAACTGTATTAGATCCTAAATCTAACGCGTCTCAACCAAGTTTCGCCACTGGAACATTTTTTGTAACTGAGATGGGATTCGGACCCACAAAATTCACCTTTTGAGGATGACATGGTTACCAATTACATCACTCAGTCATTATTGTACTGATGGTGGGACTTGAACCCACATTCTTACTTTGTTCAGAAACAGTTTCTTAGACTGCCGCGTATTCATTTCGCCACATCAGCATTTTTTTTGTATTCCTGGTCGGACTTGAACCGACACGGATATTACTATCCACAAAATTTTAAGTCTTGCATGTGCTACCAATTTCATCACAGGAACATTTGTACTCTGAGCGGGATTCGGACCCGCATCGTTTCTAATGTAAAGGTTTTTAAGACCTTCGTGTATCGCCAATTCCACCATCAGAGCATTTTATTATAAAAGAAAAAACCTCAGTCAAATAAATGACTGAGGTTTTTAAATATGCTTATATTATTTGTTACAATAGATATGACATAATATTCTCAGTCCGATTATTCTGTAATAATAGGTTTGAGAGTAGCAAGTTCATTATGTTATTGTAGTTTTTCATATCAGTATATATTATCTTAAAAATGTGATTTTTTTCTATTTTTATTATGTAGTACAAAAGTACAAAAAAGTTTTCAATTTACCAAACTTTCATGTAATTATTTTTAATTATTTAGGCTAACTTCATCAATACCTATTGATTTCAAATATATTAGGCATTCAAGTTCAGTTTTAAATTTTATTGGTTTGTATGAATTATTATAATCTCCTTTGATTTTTCTTATTTTTTTAAAGTTTTTATAGAAATCTTCATTATCTACTTTATATATTACGTCATGATCATCAAAATAAGGATACTCATAATTAAAATAATTGTAATTAAATAATGAGACGTATATTTGTTTATTTCTTGTTTCTACGTTACATAGCAATCTCACATTTTCGTATAATTTGTCAGACATTTGTTCATGTACAGTTTTCATTTCTCTTGATAATATTATATCTTTGCTATAATCAATCATATGTTATTGAGATTTTTTAATTTTTCTTTTCTTATATTAATATTAATTAATTTATCTTTCAATATATACAATTCTCTTTTTAACTCAATAATTTCATTAATAGCTTCTATATGATTACAATTAATTCCATAATTGCTATTGACAATAATTTTAAGTCCGAATAATGAAGTTTCTATTTTAATTATTCTATTGTAAATATCTTTTGATGTCATTTAATTCTTTTAATTTTTCTTTTCTTATTCTATTTAATTTTAAGTTTTTTTCAAGTTTTTTTATTTCCTCTTCAAATTCAACTTTGCTATTATATGATTCCAAATATTCATCATTACTAAGTGAATAACGATTCATAAGTATTTTCAATCCGAAGATTCTATTATCAATGAATAATATTCTATTGCATATATCTTTTGATGTCATGATAGATTATTTAATTTATCTCTTCTTATTGATTTTTTGCTTACGTATATTGGATATGTGATTGCGTTATATGATTTAATCATTGGATTTAGTATATTCTTAATATCAGAAAAATTTTCAACAAAAAAATTAATTAATGTATTTTCTTTGTGTATTTCTAATACATTTTCAAGAGGTTTATAAAAACATGTAATATCAACTGGGTTGAAATCATAATCATTTGAAGAATCAAATTCTATTACATAATAATAATCATTTGGATCATTTGTCTCATTTGCATATATGCATTCATATTTCCAATTCCAATTTCCATCATCATAATTTTTATTCATCTCAAATTATTTCTCCTCTTTTTATTTCTGCTCTTCTATTTATCAAATCTACTTTTTCTTTAATGTTATTTCGTACTTCATTCTTAGTGAATATTTCAGATTCAATATGACCATATATTTCAAATAATAATTTTGGCTCAGTTTCTACTATTATAGGTCCAAAAAATAAATATTTATTATATTTATTATGAGTAGTGCCATAGTAAAAATATGTTTTATTTCCGTATTGGTTTTCACCTTGTTTATATTTGTATGTTTTGCCTTCATATGAAATTTCTTTATAGTCTGGCTCTTCATAGTCTTTGAATATAAAGGTTTTATTGTTCAAAGTTTTAGTTATCATATTATAAGTTATTAGTGTCTAAAATAGCTTCTGCTACATGAAAATAATCAACTGATGTCATATCAACTTCAAATGTTGTTTTATCATCTCTGTAGTATTTTGATTTACCAAGAAACCTACGTACTCCAATAAAGTCTTTTTTTATTTTAGATTCAAAAACATCACAATCAGGATAAAGTAATTTTACTTTAACTAATAATTCTTGTGTTATTTTATATTTACTCATATTTTTAATTTTTAATTTATTCTGATATCATAATATAGTTCGGTAAAATCACATAAAATTATATGATTTTACGATTTCTTCTTCCATGATAAATTTAATCAAAATTTGGTTTTGTGAATATTTCTGCTTCAAATCCTAATTTCTGTAATTTTATTACCATTTCTTCTGGTGTGACTGGGGTTTCTCCGTAGTAGTACATATCGCCTTCACCAGGTTCTTCAATTTCCAAATCATCTAATATTGGAAAATCCTCAGTAAAATGTTGATCATACATACATTCATCTTTTTTTATCCAAACTGATATACTTAATGGACATGTCCATTCATCCATATCTTTCAACCACTCTACTGTATTTGATACTTTGAGCGTAAAATCACATTTTTTTACTTTCATAATTTATTTTTATATTTTTTGTATGATTCTGTTGAAATGTCACCGTTATTAAACATTTCATCAAGAATATCTTTCTTTCCGTCATTAGAGATTTTATATAATTGTGATATTAATACAACTATAACAAAAATAATAAGTAATCCTACATATATACCAGTTTGAAAATCCATAATTTATAAGTTTTTAAAAATTGTTTTTATATGATTATATTAAATACAAAGATAAAAAAAAATCCTTGCGTGTGCAAGGATTTTTCAATTTATTTTAATATTATTTTTTAGACTTCTTCTTTTACATCTTCTTTTAATTCATTTGAATCATCTTCCATGACATTATCTAATTCAACTTCTTTTTTTGGTTTCCAAATTAAGTAGAATAAGCTTAAAGAGCCAAGGATAGAAACACCATATATAACATCAATAAAATTGAATGCTGTTTTTTGTGTTTTTAATGTATAATATGAATTATCATCAGTGAGTTGATTAGCTGCTACTGCAGAATAATCTTGTGTTGTTTTATAAACAACTAATTTGTATGATAATCCAATAGAAATTAATAGAAGAACAACTAACAATGATTTGATTATTTTGTTTCTCATTATCGTTTTGATTTTGTTGAAGTGATAGCATTCATACTCTTCAATCCATATAATTCAAGCATTGAAAAATTTCCACCAGCGATTGTAAGATTGTTTGGGATTTGAAGCTTACCATTTTTTACTGCATCTGCAAATGCTAATTTTATAGCAATGTCTGCATCAAGATGACTCTGTGCTTCAATTGATGCTTTTGCTTTGGCAAACTTATTAGCTGCAATTACTTTATTCTCAGCAGTTTTAATGTTCATTTCAGATGAATACTTTTCATTAATTGCTGCTTGAATACTAGGATTAGAATAAGTAAATTGTCCAGCAGAACCAATGTTCATAATTTTGATACCATATAATGCAAAGTGTTCTGTTACATCTTTTGACATTTGAGAGAAAATAATACTTCTATCGTTCTGTCCTCCTGTTAAGTTTCTATCACCAAATTGTGTAGTTAAACTTTTTTGAACATATCCTCGAACATCAGTGTCCATCAAGTCAGCTAAAGATCTTCCACTATATGAATATAAGAATAATGTGGACCAATCTTCTGGAATAGATGCTGTTACTGTTATACAAACTGCAAATCCAATTGATTCTTTAGATTCTACTTCAATTGCGTCATTTGATGCTTTATTTGATCCACCACCTGCACCATTCCATTCACGTGTAACAGGAGTACGATCTACAATAATAACTCTAACAGATGGAATCCATTCACCACTATTTGACATCCTGCCTGTCTTGTGCCATTGTGTTGGAATGTAAATACGTTTTGCAACTACTTTGTTTTGTTCGAGATAAGTTTGGGATTTTAATTTACTTTGATTAACTTGAGTTCCATTTTCTAATGGAATTACATAAGCAGTTTCATTTGGTTTAATCTCCTGATACTTTTGTACCTGATAAGGTTTCATACAAGATGACATTACTGCCAATACAATCACACATACTAAAATCAATTGTTTTTTCATACTTTTTTTGTTTTTGTTTTTAATAATAATTATTATTTGTTTTTAATTGAGATACAAAGATAATTCGTTTATTTGTATTTACCAAACTTATCATCAATTATTTTATATAAAATAAAAAATAAATTATTTAATGGCTAAAATAGAAAATGATAAATACTATACTCCGATAGAACTTTCAAAATATTGTATTGATAAAACTTTTGAATTAGTTGATAATAAGAACATTACAGATATTATTGAGCCAAGTGCTGGTAATGGATCTTTTTCCAATCAATTAAATTGTACGTCGTATGATATTGAGCCAGAATATGAAAATATTATTAAACAGGATTATTTACAATTAAACATACCGTATAAGAAAGGTAGATTGATTATTGGAAATCCTCCATATGGAACAAAAATGCACTTAGTTAATAAATTTTTTAAAAAATCTGTAGAACTGGGTGATTATATTTCTTTTATTTTGCCTATTTCTCAATTTGATAATGTATCAAGCTTATATGAATTTGATTTAATATATAGTGAAGATTTAGGCTTACAATTTTATTCAGATAGAAATGTACATTGTTCTTTTAATATTTATAAAAGGCCAGAAAAAGGATTAAACACTAAACCTGATTTTAAGATGAAAGATTTGACTATTGTAAGAGAAACATTCAAAGGATATAATGAGATTGATGATTTTGATTTGAGAATGGTTTATTGGGGGTCAGGATGTGCAGGAAAGATATTAGCAAAAGATGATAAGAGATATGCAGGAGAATATAAGATTTTCATTCACAACGATAAATTGAAAAGTAGAATCATTGAAGTTTTATCAACAACAAACTGGAAAAAAGAATTAAAAACAATTGCAATGATGAGAATTAAAAATTTTCACATTTACAATGTACTAAAAAGAGAAATTCCTGAAATTTTATAATTTCAGGAATTTCAGTTTATATAATTATTTTTATTTCAAGCAAAGAGTTTTGAAATCATCAAGAATTTTATCTAATAAAACACTTTTATGAATCTCTTCATATACTTCTCCAGTTTCTGTGTCATATGGAATTGCATATACATCAAAATCACCATCCACAATTGAGTAAATACACACAAAATCATTTTCAATATCTTGAGAGCCAGGAAAATCTAATGACATGAACATTCTCTTTGCGCCATCTTTAAAATAATTCTTTACTCTACTGTAGCATGATTCAACATCACCACCCAATGCCAATGAATTCATTTCGAATTTACCATCACTTGTTTCTACAAATAATTGAAATGGATAATGACCATAACAATCTTCATTTTCAATTAAATCAATATTGACTAATTGTTCTACAAATTCTTTTACATCTTTCATATTATATTATTTTCAATTTTATAATTTATTATTTTTAATTTTAATTTTCTTACTGCAGTATATGTATAGAAATAACTATCACAATCAATTCTTTCAATTCTTGATTTTTCGATTTTTACTTTATCTGATATTACAGAAACTATTAAACCTGATGAATATGTTAATCTTATGTTATTAAAGTCACTAAGTATATTATTTACTGAGTTATTATTTTTATGCTTATAATATTCACATAAAAATATTATAGTACAATTTTCATTGAAATATCTATACGGATCTTTAAAATTATTATTATCTATTTTATTATTTACAAAAATTATTGTTTTTTCTTCTATATTTTTTGTAATTTTTTGTAATTCATAAAAACTAAATATATTATTCAGAATTATTATTTTATAATTCATTTTAAATAAATCTTCTTTGATCGTCATCAAAAACCATTTATTATTATGACTTAAATCCATTATAAACTCTATATATGAACCTTCGTATTTTTTAATCGTTTTTATTAAATCTTTGTATTCCATATTTTCAATTCTTGAAATACAAATATAAGTAAAATATTTCATATAAAAAAATAGTTAGATATAAATCTAACTATTTTTTATTATAAATCTCTATTTAATTTATCAAGTTTTATTTTTCTAACTTCTTTCATTGTGTTACTATATGAAAGATTATTTTTGCGTTCTGTCCATACTCTATTTTTGACATTATCTGATGAATTATCATAACATGACTTGCATATAATTGAAATCCATCCTTTTGTTCCTCCAATGTTTTCAGTTGATCCACAAAACTCACATACTCCTGCTGACATATTTTCAGCAAATCTAACCATTCCATCAATTTCAGAATTTCCTCCATCATAATAAAAATTAAGAGTTCCAAATTTCTCTTTTATTTGTGATGCAACTAATTGAGGAATTTTCTTATCATCAGATAAATATTCATTACTCATATCAATATAACTTTGAATAGAATAACATAGTTGATCTAATATCCAAAACCAACCATCTCCATGTTCAAATCCCCAACACATTGCAGTAGATTTCATATCACCATAACGATTTATGAAAATTTTAGGATATTTTTCAACTAAATAATTATCTAATTTTCCAGTCATATTATTTTACTTGTTTAAATACATATTTCATATAATATTCATCAAAACCATCCATCATAGTTGTAATAGAATTTGATTTGTTATCAGTTAATCCGATAATAGAATCAATCAAACCATAATTTAATGCTTCATCAGAATTTAGCCACATGTCTCTTTGACAGAAATCATGAATTTCTTCAAATGATTTTCCAGAATTTTTTGCCAGAATTTTGAATAGTAAAAAATTATATTTTTCAGTCTCCATTTGACTAATACGAGTATCATCTACTTTCCCACTATTTCCTGCAGCAACGTGATGTAACATAACAGTAGAATTAATTAAAGATGAACGTTTGCCTTTTGCACCAGATGATAGAAGAACGCTACCCATTGAAGCACACATTCCTAAATTAACTGTGGCTACATCAGGCTTAATATAATCCATAACATCAATTATACCTAACCCATGAATAACTGATCCTCCTGGTGTTGATATTTGCATTGTAATATCTTTTTTAGGATCAGAATCCTCTAAATATAATAATTGTGCTTGAATAATATCAGACATTGTATCATCCACTTCACCAGACACCCATAGAATTCTATCCATCATAAGTCTATCAAATACGGACAATTGGGTTACATTAAGTTGTCTTTCTTCTAAAACATGAGGAGATAAACCAAAATTCTTGACTTGATATTTTGTCACATCATCTACCAATGTTCCATTAATACCTAAATGCTTAGTAGCATAATTTCTAAATGCGTTTTTGTTCATAATTTAATATTTTAATTATTATTTGATTAATTGATTAGATACAAAGATACTGAAAATTTTTTAATAAACAATATAATATTAATAATAAACCTATAATTTAACAATAAACTAATATGATTTATTGTAAAATTATAGGTTTATTAGAAAGTTAATTTGAAAATTAATCTTCTACTGGTTCGTCAGTTGAATCTTCAGAATCTTCATCGTTAAGTTGAGCTAACATTAAATCTTTCATTTTTTGCATTCTTTCGTCAGCAAAAAGTGTTTTTACTTTTTCATCATCAATAGGATATGAAATTTCATTATCCAATACATGATAAAGATAATCGAAAGCTAAATCTTGTTCAGCTTTATCACAAAGAAAATCAATCAAAGCTAATTTATCAGTTTCATTAAGATCAAAGATTTTAACTTTTTTAACTTCTTCAAGAAAATTTTGTTGGATTTCAGTAGATGGATTAACCATTTCTGATAATTGTTCGGTAATGTTCATAATTTTTTATTTAATAATTTGTTTATTGTTTAGTTTTAATAATATATAAAGTTTTACTTTTATAATTTATTTAATTATTTTTTAATTAATATTCTTCTTCTTCAATTTCATCACCATTTTTATCTAAATTTGTGAAATCTTCATCATCATTAAGATCTTGAACTTCGGTAACTACAGTTTCAACGATATCAATATCATCGTATGATACTGGATTATCTTGAATAAGACTCTCTGCAAGTTCTTGAGCAAATTGTTCTACTCTTTCATAATCCGCTTCTTCTGATTCAATTGATAATGTCATTTGAATTTTGTATTCTTTTATTTTCATATTTTATTTTATTTTATTTTATTTTTAGAAATTTATTTTTTGTCTTTCCATACATCAATTTTGAATATTCTATGAGAAGGAGTAAATATATAATCACTTCCCGTACTTTCCCATACACCATTATTTCCTATTGCAGTCACGTTTTGTTTTAGTGTATATTCATTTTCATACTCAGCAGGTATAGTTATTATACTACTATCGTCAAGAAACACCGTTATATTATAATTCATAAATTTAATTTTTTCTTATATACTACAAGAAAACCAATAAGTTTATATTATTTACTAAATATTAAAGTTAGTTCATCAGTTGGATAAGGGTACTTCAATAATTGTTTTTTAAATATTTTAAGCATACTATCTTGCTTTGTTTTACAAACAGAAAATTGTTTATTTGAAGTATTATTAAATCCTGACAATGTATTATTATCAAACTTCAAATCCATTGTATTATCAGAATTTATTTTTAATTCTAATACAATATCATCATAAGACCCATCAAATCCGAATAGATAAGGGTAAGTAATAATATCATATATTTTATTACCTTCAACATCTTCTAAATGTGAATATTTTTTATCTGAAAATATCATAATTATTCTTCATAATAGAATGCAGCAAATGGATCCATTTTTATTGATTTTATTAAATCAAATTGCTTATCTTTTGATGTGTTATCCAATATAATTCTTATTTCAGGCGTATCTTGAATTAAAAAACCTCCAGTCATTAATATTTCTCCGTTTATCTCAATTACAGCAAGTCCATTTGTTCTTGATACTCTGTTTGCAAGTAATTCTACTTCTTCGTAACCATTAGATTCTGATGTGATGTGTAGTGCTTTCATATTGTTTTATTTGGTGAATATTTTTCTTCAAGACTATTAAGGTAATATTTATTGTCAGTATAATTTATGCTATAAATAGTAATTTTGTTATTATTATAACCAGTTATTTTAATATTAATATTATCGTCATTAGGAAAAAAAACTTCAATATTAACATTATCATGAATTTTTTTATAATGACTTTCTAACTCTGTGCAATATTTTTTATTATTATCATATCTTTCTTTTTCATATCTTGATATTTTATTCAACTCAGTTTTAATATAAATCAAATTATCATAAATACTACGTAAATAATTTTTGCTTGATACAGAAGTTCTCAATCTATTTATATTAAAAATATTACAATTTGAATAATATTTTATAACTGACTGATTATTTTTGTTTTTTTCAATGAATATATTAATACAATAATCTGAATCATTTAAGTTATAATAAAATGATATATAATTTTTATCAACACTACCAATTTCAATTTCAAATTTCTTTTTTAATATGTATTTTTTAATTATTTCTATTGTCTCAATATCAGTCATCATTCATAAGTTTAATAAGTTTTTCTTTTCTTATTATTTTAGTTATATCATTGCTAAAAGGCTGATATGATTCATTTTTTGCAATTGATAATAATTTTTTTGATTCTCCGTCATAATATAAATTTAATGCGACATGAGAGTTATTATTATTAAAAAATACCCAAATATCATATTTCGAATAATGTTCTAATGAAGTATCAAATAATTTTTTATTATATGATACTTGGTGGTATGATGGCTTTCTTTTTATTCTTGACGTGATATTTTTTGGTGAAAATTTAATAGTCATGTAATTTTTGAATAATTTACTTAAATATCCGTATGTCAAATCAACATTTAAATTATATGTTTTTTTAATATGATTATTTATTATATCTTTTATCACAATTTTATCAATTTCTCTATTTTGGATGTAAATATCCAATTTTATTATTTTTTTTAATAATCTTTTGAAATTAGATATAATTGTTTTTTCTTCACAAAAATCATTAAGAATAACAAATTCTAATCCTTTAATATCTGTAAATGGATGACAACTAAAAAAAGAGTATTGATATTCATTAGTGACTTCTATAATATATTCTGATTTGTTTATAACATACTTTATTTCTGCAAATGGAGAATATCTTACGTTAGAATTTGGTTCTCCAAAAATTAAATCTGAAAATTTTCCTGAATTTTTTAAAAAATTATATACTTCTAATGCTGTCATTATTTATTTTTATCTTATAAAGATAGTGTATTTATTTCTAATTGCCAAATTAATTATTCAACATTTTTTCTAAATCTTCAACACTTAACAATTTCACACCAATCTCTTCTGCTTTTACTAATTTTGATGTTCCAGCATTTTTGTCTTTACATACTAAATATGTCAAATTTTTTGATACACCAGATGCAATTTTTCCTGATTTTGAAATTATAATTTCTTCTAAATCTTTTCTTCTTATTCCAGTGAAGCAAAATGATATATTTTCCAAATCATCACCAACTATTTCTACATCAGGAACATCATTTGATTGTATTTTGATAGGTAAATCTTTAATAAAATCATAGAACTTATCATAACCTTCAAGATATGATTTTGCTGACTTATCAGAGAATCCTTTTACTTCAAGTATTTGTTCAAATGTAGGCTTACCATCAAAATGCATTAGTAACTCAATTTTCTTACTTCCTAAGTTTGTGAATATACATGTAGCGTGCATCAGTTTTGATAGTTTAACGTTTGTGACAGATTTATGAATTGACTCATAAACTATTGATGATTTTCTTTCACCAAATCTATCAAGTCTTTCTAATTCATCTGGTGTCAAATCTAATATCTGTTTAATTGTTTTGTAACCAGAATTATATAATTGATTAATAGTACCTTCTGATACATATTCAGCTTCAAGAATTTCAAAGAATGAAATAAGTTTTTTTATTTCTTGTTCTTCAGTTCCTTCTACCATCAATTCTACTTCATTTTCATTCCAGAAAACTTTTGAACTACCAAATGTAGGCATTTCAAATCCAGTCGCCTTAATAATTTTTACAATCTTTGGTATTACTCCTCCACTACGCATCACTCCAATTACAGAACCAACTCCTAAATCATTTATTCTAACAAATTTATAGTTATTTAATGTAACACGTGATACTGTGGCTCCATCTAATAGGATAGGTACAATTAAAGCTACTGGTTTAAGTAAGCCGTTTTTAGAGACTTCTTTTACAATTTCTAAAATTTTAGTTTCCTTTGATTCTGCCCATTCTGGGTTCTTATATGCTCTTGAATATGCAGGATTATTATTAGTTTCACGCCCAAGTTTTTTTCTAATGTCTTTATCATTTATATCAAAAACAAGTCCATCAATATCATATTCTTTGTTCCATTCAATATAAATATCATTTAATTCATCAAAATTCAAATCAATTGCTTTGAATATTTTGTATGGTACATTAGAGAAATTTTTGCAGATGAATTCTAGTTGTTCAGATTTATCTTGGGTGAAATCTTCACTTGCATAACCATAACGAATATGTTTAGCATTCTTTAAATCTTTTGATACTGTATCAGAATTTTTAAGTCCAGCAACCATATTACGAGCATTTTTAAATGCTTCTCCATTGTCTCTATAAAACAATCTACTATTAAAAACAGGCTTTGGTATAATGAATTCCCCAATAGTAAATAAATTAATTTTTTTACTATTATCATTTATCATTTCATAATGCTTATGCATAGTTTCTCCAATTATGCCATCACCTCTTGACCAAGCAAGTTGTTTATATTCATCTTTAAGAATTGACATTCCATCATATTTCGATGTACAAACCAATTCTATTTCTAATGATATTCCTTTGTTTGATAACCATTTGTGAATTTCCTCAATAGTATGAAATTTATTCAATGAATACATTGGAAATTTTAAATTTTCTTTTCTGTCTGGATTGACAGTTCCACTATCTTCAATTACACCAGATTCAAATATTTCATTGTCTGGATCCAAATTTTGAAATGTTGAAATCAATTTATCATATTCTGGATCACTTATTTCAGGTTCTCCATCACGATATTTCTGATTTAGTTTCTTAACTTCAACTGAAGCAGATTTAAACATACCATATTCTAATAATTGATAAATTTCTGATATTTTCATTTTTTATATTTTTTGTTTATGAAGTACAAAGATAAAAAAAATATCTTGAATAAAAAAATTATTCAAGATATATTTATTAAATATTTGATATTTATTATATTTTAACTTTTACTTGTTCTGTTTTATTGGTGACAGAATTAGAAATGCTATAAAATTCAGGAAAGTCTAATGATTTCTCATTACTAATGAATGAATCTATTGTACCAGGAGAAATTTCTTTAACGTAATTTGAAAATTTGTTAGTTGCATCTTGTATAGCTAAATGTCTTGTTTTCATTGTTGGAGTAAAATAAAACTCATCTTTGAATGCTTGAGACATTAATCCAATAAAATAACAGCAGTCTAAATAATTTTCTATTTTATCAGTTGATTCAAATTTGAATAATTTATTATATTTTTCTATATTTGTTATCATTATATTTTTATCATCTATGTCTAATACATTATCTATTATATATCTTACTGATGAATGTATAGTATTAGGTTCATGTCCTCTTGTGGTAATGATAGCAAATAATCTACCTTCTTTTAGAGTTGTTAAAAATGACTCCCATGATGGACCAAAATTTTTATTCTTTATTGATTTTTTAATATCATCAACAAGTGAATTATCTAATCTTGGACCGTTGTCTCCAAATTCAGAAAATGTATATTTAGTGTCTGATTTCCATTCATTATTATCAATATAATTATCTGGATATTCAAGTCTTATTTTAGAAAAATCTTGAATTGATATATCTTTATTTATCCATTTACCATTTTCAAAATGTTGAAAGTGTAAAGGAGTATTCATGATAAGTAAATTATCATCAATATCAAATATTGAATATATAGAGTTTTCTATACTCTGTTGTTCTAAAATAAATGAATTCCAATCTTTGACTTTTTTGCTCATTATAAATTGAATTTTTTTGTAGATTTATATAATTCTGTATCTTTCATATATTCAACTAAATCATTATATTCTTCATCAGTTATATTTATTGTTCCCTTTTGATAATTTTTTTTCAAAGTGTAATTTATATTATATCCTCCTGGTTTAAGTGAACTTTTATGTATACTATCTGATTTTATAACAAAATAAGGTGAATTTTGAACTTTGTGGTTTTTTCTAAATTCATCATTAGTATTTACATAATCATCAACTACTCTCATCATATTATCATAATATCTATCTACTTGATATTTCTTGCCATAATATTCATCAAAACTATATACTGTCATAATAAATTATTTTTTATTTATTATTATATATAAAAAAATCCATCTTAAATAGATGGATTTAAATTGTTATTTTTTTAATTCAATATTATGAGTTTTTATATACTCATCAAGTTCTGTTTTAGGTTTTAATAATTCAGTATCAAGAAATTCTTTATCAATTTTAAATAATTGAATATCATGTGAGTTTATATATTCAGTTATTTCTGAGTTGTCATCTTTCTTTAACTCTCCCAATATATTCCAAACAGTTGAATAATCATCATTATCTTTTAATTTCTCACTAATTAAAATATTAGTTACTATTTTCCTTTTTCTAATATCATCTGAAGGAATATTTTCGAGTATTTTTTGATATAATATTTCACCTCTAAAATGTTCATTTAAATTTTTAGAATAATTATTTGTATCAAATATCATAATCTTCATTGATAATCCTTTATGTTCATTAAATACATACCAATCTTTTTCTCTTTCATCCCATTCATCTTCTTTTACATTTTCATCTGGATCAGATTGGTTTTGACAATACCAATCATTTAGAAATTCTAAAAGGATTGTTCTATGCTCGCCTACATTTATATTTGGAAAAATTAGTATTTTATCATCTCTACAATCAATTGATAAACTAAGATCAACCATAAAATCATTTTTATATTGACTTTTTGATAATATTTTACCTGATTGAAATAAATAAGACATCAAAGTAGTATCTTCTTTTATACTAATTTCTTTTATTTTATTTTTTAATTCTTCACTATCATTAATTGATAAATATTCCATTTGATGAATAATGTCACATTTTTCATCTACATGTAATATAATATCTTTAGCATAACATTTTGCTAATTCATTTTGTGATGCATCTTCAAATCTATCAATTCTTTTTAAGATTTCTTCTTGTATGTATGCTAAACCATTTCTGGTCATCATACCGTCATATGCTTTTAGACTCATGATTATATGTTTATAGTATTTAATTTTTCTAATTTTATCTTTCTTAACTCTGAATATTTCACAAACCTTTGCTTTCTGAAACTATATCCGCGTAGTTCCAAAAAATTCATTTCGCCATAACTATTAATATCACGAAATGTGTAAACACCGCCAATTTTCAATAACGTCAAAGAAGAATAGCCTAATTCTACTCCAGTATATCTAGATGTATTATCTATACAAACAAATTTTTCACCTTTTTTGTAAAGTATTGATTTCATATTTAATCTTCTAATTTTTCACGATTATTTTTCAAATATTTATAAATGCTAACAAAAACTTTATTAAAACTTCCGATTTCACAGATAATTTTTCTATTTGATATAATCATTTTGACAAATTTTGATTGGTTACCAGTTAAATCTTTTATTCCTGATTCTTTGACCCAATTTGAATATATTTCATCTGATTTTTTATCTTTCATATTTTTTTACAAATATAATGAAAATAATTGATATAAAAAAATTATTTATTTTTATATCAATTAAAAATCATCGTAGCACCATATTGGAGTGTGTTCACCCATATAAGATCCTGCTGTATTAAATTCAAAGAATTCTAATGCTTCTTCTTCTGTCATTCCATCATTGATAAAAATTTCAATACATTTAGATACTGAATATATTAACCTCATTGAATTCATTTCTAATCCAATTACTGCATCATCCAATCCATCAGCAGATAAAATTCCTTCATCTGGATAGTTATTTATGATTTCTTCTAACATTTAATATTTATTATTTTTTATAAAAACTTAACAATTCCAAATAATGCCAATTGCATCGTCAGTTTCCCATCCTGAGCCTTCTTCTATTGTCAAATCACTAATCATCATCACTAAATCACCATTAAAAAGTGGTCCAATTTCAATATCATCAATATTAGGATATATTACTCTTAATTCTTCTATTTTTTCTATTAATTCTTTTACTAACATATTTTTTCATTAATTTTATTTAATTTTAATTTTCTATATTGATTATATGTTATGAATTTATTCATAGTATAACTACAACCTATATACCATAACTTTTTATAATTATCAAGATAACTCACATATGTTATAATATCATTGTGTATATTAATAATAGTATATGTTTTATATTTATCAAAAACACAAATATCGTTACTAATATAAGTAATTTTATCACCGTTCTTCATATTTAACAGAATTAATATTTTTTAATTTTTTTAATCTATTAATTTTAATAAATGGATCAGGAAAAACAGACTCAATTTTATTATATAATTCCTGTAATTTATCAACTGGAAAATTATCAAATTTTGGATCAAAGGAATAGTTAATACAAGCAAACTCATTAAAGGAATGTGGAAATATTCCATATTCTCTCAAAAAAAATGAATTAAACTTTTCATCAAAAACAAGTCCTTCAACTGTAGTTGGATGCAAAGTATATTTTTTAATCCTCCAATTACAAATTATACCATGTTTAATCCTGAATAATTTGTTCAGTTCATTGTATTTTAGTTCCCTTTTTAATTCCCTTTTTTTTCTATTAAATATATTCATCAAATAATTAATTTTCCGTTAATATGATCAAATTGATGTTGAATAGCTATGGCATTTAAATCTTTAAACGAAGACATTTTATAATTCCAATTTATATCATAATATTTAATCTTAACAATTGATCTCCTATTTATAGGAAATTCTAAATTTGGTAAGCTTAAACATCTTTCTTTGTTTTGAATAAAAAGTCCTTCTAAATATATTTCTGGATTAATAAATACTTCTTTTAAATCAGGATTATTAATAACAAATAAATTTAAGTTATGTCCAACTTGTGGAGCAGATAACCCAAATTCAAATTTGTGATAATTAAGAGTTTCAAACATATTTTTAATAAGTGAAAGCAAAAAAGGATTTTCCTTTTTTACATTTACATTTAGTTTTCTTAATTTTCCTGAGTTAGAATCATCATATTTGATTATATCTAAAATCATTTGCCGTGCTTCTTTTCTTTCTTTTTTTCTTTAATTTCTTCTTTTTCAATTTTCTTTTCAACTAATTTCTCAGAAACTGCAGTTTTGAAAAAATCTTTATATTCTTTTTTTGAACAATGCTTCCATCCTTGTTCAATATAAGATTTGATAGCTACAACATCATTAATGCTTGCGTCAGGTACTTTCTTAAAAGTGTCTTTTTTTCTTAAAATTTTCATATCCTATTTTATTTTTATTATTTATATGTTATATTAGATTTAATATATTTAGTTTTTCTTTTCTTTTTATTTTTTTGAATTCTTTGATAGATATAAATCTACTACTAAATATATCAACATGACCATTTTTATCATCTTTCTGAACACGTATATGTTCAGTTTCTGTTACACTTCCATAGTAGGAAAGTAAAACTTTATATGATTTGCTAATTGTTAAAAAATCAGTATAACCAACATTTTGAATACAAACAACTTCATCTCCTTGATTAAATATCATTAAAAATTAATTTATTGATTTTTTCTAATTTTTCTTTTCTTTTCTTAATTTTAAACTCATTTGGTGATAAAAAAATTATTCCTAATGGACTTATAAAAAATGAATTTATTTTGTCAGATTTTATCCTAAAATGATCTAAATTGGTTAATTTTCCTTTATAAATATAATGAATTTTATATTTTTTTCCAATTGTTAAATATTTATCATAACCTCCATCATTATTAATACATACAACTTCATCTCCTTGTTTATATTTTTTATCAGTCATTCCATCCTAATTTTTTAAGTTTTTCTACTCTTTCTTCTCTTAGTCTGTTTATCTTACGTTCTCTTGATTCAGTAATAATTGATGTTGTTGTAGCCATTATATAAGGAACAAATATATAACCTTGCTCTAATAATCCAGTTGAACCAGAAATAATATCATTTGTATTGCCACTTAATGACAAATTACTATAAAAATTTGGTGAAATTGTAGTTATACTATATCTTGATTTTACTGTTTTAATTGAATTCAATCTCTATACATTAATTTTTTATTGTAGTATATACTACTACATGTACCTTGACCATATGTCAAAGCAAATTGCCAACCGTTATATTCACAGATGTCAGACGGAAAATGACTTGTAAAATCATCAATAGATTCTGTTATTTCAGTTCCTTCTTTTTCTGCTAAATCAAACAACGAGTATAATAGTTGAGTTGGATATGGGGTACAACCATTTTTGTAACATTTGTCCCTCCATTCTTCTCCATTTTTTCTTATTATTCTATTGACTAAAGAATCAAAAGTTTCTTGATCATTGAACATTTTTTTTACTCTTTCAATGTTTATATTTTTGATATCTTCTTCCAATTGAATTACTTTTTGAAATTCAAGAATGCTTTCTTCTCCCTCAGGAGTTTTTAAAAATTTTAAATATTCTTCTAATTTTTCTGTAACACTTGGCATAATATTATATTTTTAATTTGTTTAATGTTTTTAATCAACCCAAAATCTAAAGTGATTATTTGTTTCTTCTGAAAACTCATCAGGATGTTTTGATAAAATTAACATCATAAGTTTTTTGTAATCTGTTTCATCTGTTGTTTCAATATATAATGTTGATGAGTATTTATTTTCATTTTCCCCATCTTCAACGTCAAAAATTATTTCTGTTACTCCGTATTCTTCTAGTTGTTCACAAAACATTGAAGTCTCTCTCTCGCTCCAATCTGAATATATCATATTTGCAGTGTAGTCAAAATCAACTAACTCTCCATAATATTTTCCGTATTTTTCACTTTTATTTTCTATCATCACAATTTTAATTTTTTAACTCCTTCTGTTGCTGTTTCTTTTATATGAGTAAAATTTTTAATATCTATACCAATATCAGAATCAGAAGGATCAATATAATATATAGGTGCTCTAAAATTTGCTTTATATAATAAATTTGCTGCAGGATAAACTTGTAATGATGTTCCAATTACAATAAGTATATCTGCTTCTTTTGTTATTTTTTCAGCTTTACCCATATTTGGAACAGCTTCTCCAAACCAAACAATATGTGGTCTTAATGTATCGCCATTTTCATCCACACTATCTGTTTGTATGTCAAAATCTTTTGGCCAATCATAAACAGTAAAATTATTAAATGCTCTCATCTTTGTTAATTGTCCATGAAGATGTAGAACATTTGTACTTCCTGCTCTCTCATGGAGATCGTCGACATTTTGAGTAACTATCTGAACATCATACTTTTTTTCCAATTCAGCAAGAAAGTAATGAGCTGAATTAGGTTCTACAGTATCTAATTGTTTATGTCTTTCATTATAAAATTTTAAAACTAATTGTCTATCTTTTCTCCAACCATCAATAGTTGCAACGTCTTTTACATCATATTGCTCCCAAAGTCCGTCAGAATCCCTGAAAGTTTGAATTCCGCTTTCTGCACTTATTCCAGCACCAGTGAATATTACTATTTTCTTTTTCATTATTTATTGTATTTCTTTTAATTTAACAAGTTTTTCTTTTCTTAAAAAATTATTTGCACTATTGTAATGATAAGAATAATGACTATTTTTATTTCTTTGATAATAAAACCAAGTTTGATCAGGTGGTTCATAATCCATATTTGACATAAATGATATTGAATCTTTATAGTCCTTCACATAATCTTGAACAAATGAATAATATGCAATATCATCAAGTCTTGTGGAATTTTTCAAATCCCAATATCCCCAACCTTTATCAATTATCATTTAAAATTCAATTGTATTTACCATTCTCAAGTATAAAGGTAATTTTTGATGCAATTCTTTTCTATATTTAAGAAAAATATCATTTATATTTAAAAAATCTTTTTTTTCAATAATTTTTACTAAATAATATTTATATTTAACTGACCATTGTCCCAATGTATTATCAATGAATGTGTTATTTTTTGAAATATTAACAAAATGAATAAAACAATTATCACTATTAATACAAACACACATTCCTACTGTTGTTTGACCACTACATAATGCATCATTTACTGCATTCATTTGACATCTAAAATTATATCTACATCTACCACTTTTTACTGTTATCTTTTTACCTGTGCTGATAACATAGTCTTTTATACGTTGAGTTGATTTTTTATCTAACATATTTATTTAATTTTATAATTATATAATTCTTTTAAATCCTTAGGAAAAGGTATTAAATGCCAAAATCCATTATCATCAATTGTGAAACTTTCTGGTATCATTGGATAATATCCCCATGTACAAAAGCCATTACATTCAACATTTTCACATGTATTTGTGAATTTATTTTCTATTCCCCATTCTTGTCCGCATAAAACACAAATCAATTTTTTTTCTGATATGTCAATAAAAATTTCATCATCTGATTTAGATATTTTTTTTAATTTATCTTTTCTTTCATATTTTATTGAATATATAAATCTATTAATTGTAGTCCAAATTTTTTTGTTGCTATCATTTAGTATTCTTACCTTACCAATTTTATGATCTAATATTTCATATGATTTACCTATAGTCAAATTACAATAGCTATTAGAACTATAAAATCTCATATTTGAGCAATAGTTTTCATTATCAAAGCATATATATGTTTTACCTACTAAACAATATTTATCTGATAATATGCTTCTTTTTAATACTTTTCTTTTTTCAAACTGATTTTTATCCAAAAAATCAGGATTATTTAGCCATTGCTGAAGTATCATATAATTTTTTTAATTTTTCTTTTCTTAAATATTGTTTATCTAATTCTGTTTTATTGTCTATTGATTCAGTAGTCCAATTTGTGACTTTTGGATTTTTACAGCACATTAAACGATATTCATATTTATTATTTAAAATACTTACTATTTTAATTTTTAAAATTTCGCCAACCACAATATCACCTATTTTATATTTCATTTAAATTTTTTAATTTTTCTTTTCTCATAGATTTAATATCTATTTTTGAGCATCTATCTACATATTCAGATTGAACAACTTGTGTGTATGTTTGATTATTAAAAAATGTATGTATTTCATAACAATTATTACTATTAATAATTCTTACTATTTTTGTTTTGAAACTTTCAAAAATGATAATATCACCTATTTTATATTTCATTTATATTTTTTAATTTTTCTTTTCTTATATAATTAATATAGAATTCTGATGAATTATCTACATTTTCACAACTCATAATGTGAGTATTATTTTCATCAATAAATCTAAATCTATAATAATGAAATAAATGTTGATGAATAATTTCTATTATGATTGATTTTGATTTTTTAGATTTATTAAAAATGATAATATCGCCAATTTTATATTTCATTCAATTGTTTCAATTTTAATATTCTTGCTTCTTTTTCTGAGAATATATTTAATTTTGTTTCATTAATGACGTATGTAAATATTTTATTTTTAGTTAATAGTATTTTATTATCAAGAGATATTGATTTTATTATTTTTTCAATATCAGATTTATTTCCATATTGTTCGTCAATAACTATACAATTTTTTTTATAATCATAATCCAATGTAATATCTATATCATATATTGGCTCACCATAAAAACTAGTTCCTGTGCTTTCTAAATATTCTCCTACAATTTTTTCAAATTTATGAGTCAAATTACATAAATAATTTTCAAGTAGTACCTCTAAAAAATCAGTTCCACTAAAATCACCAGTTTGTAAACGTAAGAAATTATTAAAGAACCAATCTTCGGCGTCAATTCCTGTTTCAGATGAAATTTTATCAATTGCTTTGATTTGTGAATTCGTATTTTTCCCTATCCAAGTCTTAAATACGGTTTCAAATTTTTTCATATAAATTTTATTAAATTATTTGAATTACAAAGATACAAATAAAAAATGATATAATAGAAGAAAATAAAAAATAGTTAGTTATATTTTTATATATACAAAAAAAGAAAAATTATGGCTCTTAAAAAATTTAATGAATTTGAATATATAAAAGAAAATATTCTTGATGACGAGGAAATAGAAAATACCACTAATGATGAAGAAATAGAAAATAAATGGGAAGTTAGAGTGAATGACAATACTGAATCATTTTGGGAATATAAACATGATGCTATTGATCAGATATTAGAAATTCTAGATAATCAAGGTATAAATAGTTTAGATGGATATAAAGATGAAGATAATTATGAACCATCAAAAGATGAATTGGCAGACCTTCTTGATAGTTTAGATGAATCAGATTTTTATGATATGATAGAAGAATTGAAAGAATTTGTAGTATATGATGATAATATAAAATTGATAAATATTGATGATGATGATGAGATTGAATTCTTAGAAGAAGAAAAAGAAGAATAAAAATAAAAAAGATTCATATATTATGAATCTTTTTTAGTTATGCACTCAAGTTTAATTTTTCTTAAAAAATTGTTATAATTTTTTGATGTGACTACATCCATTTTATCATATTTAAATTTTACACGTAAATCTTTAATTTTTGAATCACTTTTATCCCATGAATCCCAATCAAAATCAAGAAATCCTAAAATTTCGACAAATGAGAAATTTTTCAAAAAAGAGCAATATTTTATAGTACCATCTTTTTTACTATTTATAATTTCTAAATAATTTATAATAGTATTATTATTAATCATATTATTTATAATCTGAAATGGTTGTAATTCATCATTAACAGTATATAAATTAAAAATCATAATATCGTTTTTTATAGAACTACAATTATCAGTCAAAAAAGTATTATTAAATCTAACTTCAAATTGTGTTAGATAAATAGGCTCTACATCATGTAAGCTATTCAAACTATTAGAAAACTGTGCTATTGCCATTATAATTATTTTTTTATTATTTCAATATTATTGATGATATTGTATTGATGATAATTTTTTAATTTATTATCACCTTCACAAATATCATTTAATTTTTTAAGTTTTTCTATTCTGGTACTTATTAAATCATTACTCAGAATTCTCAATACATTTTCTTTTATCTCATTTCTGACATTTTCTGTATCAAATTCAAAAAAATAATAACTTAACATTTTTTCAATTTCTACTTTTTTTCTATTGAATGATTTAATTGATTCTACATTTATAGTAAGTTTATTACTTCCATTACCTACACCAATATTTATATCTAAGTTAATCATATTAATTTGTTTTTTTAATTATAAAAGAAAAAATAAAAAAAGTTTTATTTATATATAATTTAATTAATAGTAATAAAAAACATATTTTATATAAAATGAATGAAAATCTTAAATTATTAGCAACAAATAAGTCTTATTACTCATGGGATTATGATTATAAGTCTGTTGAGGCTAAAATATTATTAGATATGAGTAACGATGATTTATATCTTAAATTAAATAGCTTTAAAGCTAAAACAGGATTAGGTAAAGGAGAGTGGAAAGATGATTTGGAATTTATAAAAATAGGAAATTTAAAAACAAAAATAGATTCTGTTTTAGTAAATTCACTGCTTAAAAAATATGTGATATCTCAGCACAAATTTTCTAAACATTGGGAAGATGAAGAAGGAAATCAAATGCTTTTATCTGAATTATTTATGCTACATAAAAAGGATATTTTGAAAGAACCAAAAAAAGAGATATCAGAATTAAAACACATAAAATCAATATCCACATTTGATAAAAAAGAATACTCTGATATTGAATTAGTTAAATATTCAGATAAAGCATATGCTATTTTTGGAAAAGGAACAAAAGAAATTAAAGAAGATTTATTAGAATTAGGATGTAGATATAATAAATTTTTGACTGATCCTAAAACTGGCGAAAAAAAGGCTGGATGGATTTTTCCATTAAGTAAATTAGATAAAGTAAATGATTTGATAAAAAAATAAAATAAAATGAAAAAATCAGTTGAATATTCAAAATTACCAATTGCGAAATGCTGGTTTATTGATCATTGGGTGACATTTAGTCTTCATATAGGAGAGTCCAAAAACATAAAAGATTTTTTAAATATAAATAATATTTCATTTTTAGCAGATATGAAATTGAATATTAATAATATTCCTATAGAATTTATCAATAAAAAAATAAATACTTTAAATGAGTATTTATCTTATAATTTTGACAATACTTCAACAAAGAAATTTTTACAATATTTTATAACATCAATATTAGATATAAGATACGAATCAGAAGATAAATTGGTTTTTAGAATATCAAATGGTAGTACATGGAAAAACACTAAAATAATATCTAGTCATCCGTTATATCAATCAAATGAACAAGTATTAAATGTTTCACAATTAGAATCAAAGATAAATACAAGTACAGCCAATACAACGGTAATAATTATCACATCAACTATATCAAATGATATATACACTACAACCACAACAACCACAATAACAAATAATGCATTCGAGATAATTGACAAAAAACTTAAAGTTAAGACATTGTTTATACATATACCAAATGAAATAAAAAAAATATGAATCAAGAAGAGTTATTAAAAAAATTAGAAGAGTATCATAAAAATACTGATGATAATATAATTGGAGTTGGATATGGGTATAAAACCACTAGTGGAATAATATCTGATGAGTTATCAATAGTTTTTACTGTTAAAGATAAAATTGATAATGATAAATTGAAACCAGAACAATTATTACCAGATTCATTAGTTATTGGTGATGAAACAATAAAAACTGATGTAGTAATTGGTAGCTATGAAAAATTTTGTGATGATTCTTTTTATGATTGGGAAACAATTCCCCCATCAAACAGAAATACATTTCGTCCATTGAAATGTGGAGTTTCTTGTAGTAATATTACATCAATGTATAATTATTCTGGTACATTGGGATTTTTAGCTATAGATAATGAAACAAATTCATTAGTTGGAGTATCAAATAATCATGTATTTTCTGATGATTCTTCTATATGTTCAGAAAGATCAATAGATGGAGAAATATATAATATCAAAGGTAATATAGTAGGACAAAAACATGAAACACCAAATGATATGTTTCCAATTGGAATAGTTAAAAGATATTATCCTATAAGGCAAACTGAATATAATTATGCAGAGGTTTCATTGACAACAATTTATTCTGGACAAACTTACATAAATAAAAAAACATCATATAATCAAGAAGGATTAGAATCATCTTCTTACTCATTTGCAACAACAGACGAAATAAATAACTTATTAAAACCAGGTAATATATCATATAATCCATTATTATATAGTGCAGGTAGAACAACAGGAGCTAAAGGTGAATATATCACTAAATTATTAGTTTATCAATCTCCTGCAGTAGCAACAGTATCATATAATATTCAAGGAGTTAGTACTCCTATTGTGTTTTCTGATCTTATAGTTTTTGTAGCAACAACTGGTACAACTCAACCAATAAGTGATATGTGTGATTATCCTATTTGGCATGGAGATTCTGGTTCTGCGTTAATTGCAGATTTTTCAGGAACTAAAAAAATAATAGGATTATGTTTTTCTGGTTCTGATAAAGTAGGTTTGGCTTGCAGAATTGATAGAATTTCAAGTTTAATTAATATATCAGCATGGAATGGAGAACCAGTTAATTATTCAAGTGAAACAGAAATAGATGAAATTACTGTTGATGGATTAAGTGACTATGAATATATAACTGTGTCTGGAAAAACTTATTGGCAGGCAGGATTAGTGTATAATTAATTATCTTGTAATAAATTAAGTGTATTTAATTTTAATCTTCTAAATCCATAAGATGCATCTATAATATCTAAATATAATCCTTTATAAGTTTTAGAATCTTCTAAGATTGAAATATCTTTTTTATATAATGAGATATCTTCAAGATAGTTATTCACTTTAAGTACTAATTCATTTTGAATTGCATTGTATGTATTTATAGATAATAATGTATCATTTGAATATTTTAATATTTCATCAAAATCAACATCACAATTATCTAGTTTTTTAATTTTATTTATGAAAAAATTATTTTTTATATTTTTATAAACATTACAAATTTCTTCTGAATCTTCAATTAATGTAACATTTAAATTGTTAACGTTTTTATTTGCTGTTATTAAATTTATTTTTGATCTAACATTTTGTATCGAGTCAATAAGATAATAATATTTTTTTCTGGATTGAAAAATTTTAGATGTATATTCACACTCTATATTTGTTCCAAGAGATAAATAAATTTTACCTTCATTAGATTCCAACTGTGATATAATTATATTTATTTGTTTTTCTGCAAATTTTATAGTTTTCCAAGTTTGAACTTTAGATAAAATTTTAGTAAAAACAAACGGATTAAATTTTTCATTGAGCCCGCAATATGAGAAATAGAAAACTCCAAGTTCTGGATGATTTATTCTTACAGCGTACTCATTATTAATTTTTATCTTAGACATATCATTATATTTTAATTATTACATATAGAATTGATGTTTATACTTACAATTGATAGATAAGTTTATAATTTGTACTTAAATAAAGTTATAAATCATTATCTTTTTTAAAATAAAAATAAACTTATTTGAAAATATAAAATACATTATCATTAATATAAAAAACAAAAAATTATAACAGAAATGAAAAAGTTAGCATGGAAGAAAGTAAATGGAGAAAAAATTGAAAACATTAATGATTATGTTCTAAATTATGTAAAAAACATTGATAATGGATCCAAAGTAATAGTTGGATGTGATTCAGATAGTCATATGCATAGAACTAAATATGCGGTAACTGTAGTTTTTTATAATGAGAACAAAAAAAAAGGTGCCCATGTTGTTTATGCAACATATACTGAGCCAAAGGTTAAAGATCTTGTAACTAAATTGTGGAATGAAGTATATTTGGCTCATTCTGTTGCGGAATCTATAAATGAAAAATTAATTGAAATTGATTATAAACATAAATTTGATACTAATCTTTATGATGGATCTACTCCCAATAAGTTAGTTGAAATTCATGTTGATTTAAATGCCAGTAAAAATACAAGAAACGGAGCAAAATTATCAGACAATAAATCAAATAAAGTTTATACTGCTGTTATGGGTTGGTTATGTGGAGATAAATATAAAGTAATGAGTAAGCCAGATAGTTTTGCGTCTAGTTCAGCATCTGATCGTTTGTGTAAATAAAAATATATAGAAAAATAGATAAAAAATATTTATATATAAGGTATATAATTATGAGTAAAAATCTAATAATAAAAATATTAAATGAAAATAACCTAGTAAGACTTTTTTAAAGTTTGCTAGGTTTTTGTATTTATATAACAAATGAGAGATTCAGGTTAATGTCCTGACTAAGTAATATAAAAAATTACATTAGGTGTGTGTAAGCTATCTCTCTTTTTTCAATTTTACAAAAGAAAGAAGGTGGAACATTAGGTTGTTTCACTTTTTTTTATTATATTTGTAATAGTAAAAAATAAACAGTTAAAAATACAATAATTAAGGTTTTTTAAATAAATGATAGAAAATGATAAAAGTGATATATTATTTTGTTGGAAAGATGATAATAATATATGTGTTCAGGTTAATATACCGTTTGAAGAATTCAAGAAAATAAAAAATATGGTTGGTAATTATGTATATAGAGTATACCAAAGTCATGGTTATAAAAATCCATTATATAGTAGTGATATTGATGATAAGTTATTAGAGATTGGTGGATTTTATTATCATACAGAATATATTAATAAATTCACAAATAATAGAAAAACATATGAGAATATGATGAAAATTAATGATATAAGAGACAAAGAATCATTCATTAGGTTTTTAAGATATGGTGAGTTATTCAATCAATATCATTATTCTGGTAAAATGTTTTTTCATAATTATAATACGGTTGAAGAGTGCTCTACAAAAGGATCAAGAGCAGAAATATACGCTAGAGGTAATTTTGAAATGTTTATAAATGACAAATATAAAGAAATTAAACATATCAATGAAGAAACAAAAAAAATAACAAATCCAAACATTAACATGACTGATTTGATTAAAGTTAATTATCCAAAAAACGCAAAAGAGGATTTTAATGGAATAGATGGTTCATTCATTTTCAACAATCAAACATTCACAGTTCAAGTAAAACCATTTATATCGAAGACGTATAATGAAGATAATCTTGAAATTTGTTCTAATGGATCAATGTCATTTAATACTCATTATTTGGTACTATACAAAGAAATAAACATCAATAAAAAATATACATACGATATAATAATATTACAAAATGGAACAAATAAGGATAAAATAAAAATTGAAGGTAATAATTATATAACTAATAAAATAAACAAAAAAAACTAAAAAAAGAGTAGATTTTAAATCTACTCTTTTTTTTATTAATTTTTAAATTTCTTCAGTCTTTTAATATCATCTTTCAAATCTTGACTATAATATTTAATTAAGAATTGAATATCATTATTTTTAATTTCATAATAATCTTTAATTAATGTAATATCATTATTACTAAATTCTGATTTTATTTTGTTTTTTGAAGGATTTTTTGTTTTCCACCACCAATCAGGTGTTCCATTAGTTGATCCATAAAAAAACTGATTCCAAATGTCTAATGAAGATGATTTATTAATATTTTTATTATTAAAGAATTGAGCTTTTCTTAAATCTTTATATGCAAACTTTCTATTGAGAACAAAAAATGCATCTTTTTTCTCATCATCAGTTACAAATTTATATTTTTCTTTATCTTTAAATATAATATTAGCAAGTGTTATAAAATCTACTTTCGCCATATTCTCTTAGTTATTTTAGGTGATAAATATAATCCTATAAGAACCCAAATCATCCACAAAATTGTAAATATTGGTATATTATTTTCACTGAATAAAAAAACAAAAGGAAATAATATTAATGACCAAATCACATTTACTATACAAAGTCTTTTATATCCTTCTTCTATTTTTTCTTTTAAATTTTTTTCCATTTCTGTTCTTTTAATAATTTTTTATAACATTTTCTACATAAAGGTTTGTAACTATCGTTACCTCCTATTATAATTTCTTCACCTTCTGTAATTATTTTATTATCAGTTATTTTAGCATTGATTATTGCTTTTTTAGTTTTACAATGACTACAAATAGTTTTAATCTCTTCAATTGAATCTGATAGTGACATTAAATATTTCGAACTTTCAAAAGGTTGAAGAAGATAGGACGATCTCAATCCGTAACAAATCACAGGAATATCTAATTCATCCACTATATTTGTCAATTGAAAAATGTGATTCTTAGTTAAGAACTGAACTTCATCTACAAAAACACAAGATATATCTAATTCTTTTTCAACTATATCATAAATATTTGTATCATCATTAACTGGTATAGCATCAATTGATAATCCTATTCTTGATGTTATTTTACCTAAACCATATCTAACATCCTTACTAGATGTGAAACACATTGTTTTTTTTCCATTCTCAGTATAATTAAAGTTTGTTTTTATTAAATCTATACTTTTTCCTGCATTCATTGTGGAATATCTAAAATAGAGTTTTGCCATTTATTTATATTTAATTGTTTTTAATTATTTCTAATTATTTTTTTAATATCTAATAATCAGATACTTATAAGTATATGATAATAAGTTACTTATAAAAAATAGAAATATCTGAAAGATGTTAATTAATATATACTTGGGTAAGAAATACTATAATTATATATCAAAATTTTTTAAAAAGTTGAATAATATTCAACTTAATTTACAATAAAAAAAATTAATTCTCTATGAAAAAAATTGAAAAGAACAATGTATGGAAATTGGTTTGGGATTATGAAACCAAAGATGTTTTATTACTAAAACAAATTGAAGGAGATTTTGAAACAGTAAATGAGATTTTTGAAGCAAAAAGTAAAAATGAGATTTATGAAAAAATATTTGAACTTGGATTAAGATATGAGCCAGAACTTCTTGAAGAAGAAGAATGGGTATAAAAAAGAGTTCTGTGAAAACAGAACTCTTTTTTTAATATTTTTTAATTTATTTCAAATGCAAAGATACAAAAAAATCTTGAAAAAATAAAATTTTTCATGATTTTTTTTATATTATTCAGATTTATTTGAATGATATTTTGTCTTTATTTTTAATTGCTTTATTTAATAAATATTTTACAACATCATTAAGCTTAATTTTTTTACTTTTGCACATTTCTAAACTTTGATTAAATGTTTCATTGTCTATATCTAATAAAATAATATTTTTTCCATTGTTATATGAACTGATGAAAGATCTCATGACTTCACTCATAGATTTTCCTTTATTTTCACATACATCTTGAAATTTTTGATATTCATCATCATCTATTCTCAATTTTAAGAAAGAATTTTTCATTCTAATTATTTTATTTATTATTTTTCTAATTCATTAATCTTTTTTAATTCATTAATTATTATAATATTAGATTGCATTCTTTTTCTATTTTTATAATAATTTTGATTATTTCTTTTTACTTTCGCTACTTTTACTTTTCTAGTTTTGCCCATTGAATATTATTCATTTTTTATAATATATAAAAAATAATATAAAAAGTTTTATATATAACACATATGAAAAATATTAAAACATTTGAAACTTGGAAAGACAATATTATAGATGATAAATTATTCACTAGTGGCAAAGCTAAATATGATCCAACAGTATTTGGTGGAATTATAAAATATAAATCAGGAAATTCTGAGCCATATTACTTCGCAAGAATACAGAAAAAAGGCGGTTTTTTTATATGTAAAATTTTCAAAAAAAATAAAGATGGAGAAAGTGTAAGATTGAGAAATAAAAAGAAAGATGATTTGAAAGATGCACACAATTATGTTAGAGAATTTATAAATCAAAGATTAAAGAGAGATGAAGAAAAAGGAGAGAGTAATGATTCTTTCTTTGAGCCTAAAAAAAGACATCATAATACAGACAATGATAAATTTTTTCCTGATGAATATAATGACAATAAATCTTTTGAACCTTATTCACAACCTGCAATAGAACCTCAAAAAAGAAAAACTATTATTAGAAGATTTTAAAAAATTCCTTATATAAAAATATAAGGAATTTTTATTTGAACTTTTTAATTAAATGTTAATATACTAATTATAAAAATAATTTTAAAAAATGAAATACTATGTAATAAAAGTTGCTAATGGCAAAGAGAAAAAAGTCAAAGAATTAATAGAAACTGAATTGAAAGTTAATCCTATTGAAAATATAATTTCTAATATTTTAGTACCATCAGTAAAAACACAGCAATTAAGGAATGGCAAAAAAATTAACATTGAAAAAATAAATATTCCTGGCTATATTTTTATTGAATGTGAATCAATAGATAATGTTGAAGGATATATTAAATATATTAGTGGAGTTCAAGGAGTATTAAAAAAACCTTTGAGACAATCTGAAGTTGATAGATTACTTGAAAAAAAGACAACAGAAGAAGTTTTTGTTAATGGTGATATGTATTATATCAAAGAAAAAGTTAAAATAATAGATGGACCTTTTAGTACGTTCAAAGGAATCATTAAGACATTGGATAATTCTAAGCAAAAATCTAAAGTATCAGTTAACGTTTTTGATAGAGAAGTAATTTTAGATTTAACTTATTCTCAATTTATAAAAGATTCAGAATAATTTATATATACAAAAAAAAACAATAATGAGAAAATTAAAAACATTTAATGAAAACATTTCTGATGATATATTACAAAAAGAATATGTATCAATTGAAGAACTAAGAGACGAATTGGACTCTGTGATACAAACAAACAATTTTGAAGAATCTTTGAATATTCTGAGAAGAATTAAAGAAGAATATCCTTATGTAAAAACTGAATCTCCATATTCAGAATTATGGAATGAATATACAAATAAATGGCATGATAAATTTATAGAAGATATAAATTCATATGAACATTAAAAAAGAAAACCCTTGAAATACATTTCAAGGGTTTTTTTATACAATAAAATAATAATAAAAATATAAAATGTGTTAATTAACATATAAAATATATAAATGATAGCACATTATTATGTGATATTATATATATATTATAAAAAACATGAGAAAATTAAAAACATTCAATGAGAATAATGCTGATAATATAATTCAAAAAGAATATTTATCAACAGAAGAATTAGAAGAACAGTTAGATTCTATATTTCAGATTAATAATTTTGAGGCATCAGTAAAACTTCTTAGAAGTATTAAAAATGATCATCCTTATATTAAAACAGAATCTCCATACAAAGAAATTTATATGGCATTTTTGAAAAAATGGTATAATAAATTTAAAGTAGATTTAGATTTATATAAACCAGAAGGAACATTTGAAAATGTTGATTATACAGTAGAAAAAGATTATATATCAATTGATGAGTTAAGATCAGCTTTAATTGCAGCACTGAAACCTTCAAATTTTGAGGCATCAACAAAACTATTGAGAGATATGAGAAAAAATTTTCCTTATATCAAAACTTTACAACCATATAAAAATTTATATGATGAATATTTAAAAAAATGGAATGATAAATTTAAAGAGGAAATAAAAACTTATGTTCTTGAAAAATAATTATAATAAAAAAAGAGAATCATTTGATTCTCTTTTTTTATTAATGTATTGTGATATTAATCTAATTTTGTCTTCACATCAGCAAAGTTTAGATAAATTTTTCTATCATCTTTAATTAATGAGATTACTTTCACTTTGACTTCATCTCCAACATTATATTTTTTCTCATTTCTGTTAATATATGCAGTTTGAATTAGTCCAGTTGTTTCATCATCCAAAGTAATAAGAGCACCAAAGTTTTTAATGTCTCTGATTTTTCCTGTTAATACTTTACCAACTTTAATGCTATCCCACATAGATTCTTTTAAAATTTGAGTAAGAATAATTTTATTATTTTTGATAACTTCCTTAACATAGAATTCAATTGTCATACCAGGTAATATTTCATTCCATTTTTCTTGCCATTTTTCACCAATATTAGCTTTATGTACCATTCCAGTTAAACAATTAGGACCATTTTCAGTGGCTTTAAATTGAACGAAAACACCAAATGGAGTTGTACCTGTGATAACACCTTCATAGGTAATATCATGCTTCAATTTTCTTACTTCATCTGGAATTAATGATTGTAAATATTTCTTTCTTGATACTACATAAACACCTTTTTCTTGTTGTAATGTTTCTAACATTACTTCAAATGTTACACCCAATATAGATTCTGAATCAGATAATTTATTAACATCTGCTAATGTATTAGGCATAAATGCTTCAACTCTAACATTATCCATAAGAATGTCCATCATATAACCTGCTGGTATCATTGATTTAACTTCAGAAATAAGTGGTAATCTTTGTTCATAATATTCTTTCATTTTATTATGAACATTTTGTTTGATGAGTTCTGTAATTGAGCCTTTGATTAAATATGGTTTATCTGAAACTGATGTAATTAAAACATCAATTGAATCACCAACTAGTAATTCAGTTACAACTGTATTCAATTTAGGTTTTTCTACATAGATAAAATCTTTAAATCCAAAATCAATTAAGATTTCTTTTTGATTAATTGATGATATTGTACCTGTAACAACTTGATTTTCTTTAACCTCTTTAATTCCTGATAAAGATTTCTCCATTTGTTCGTACATATCTCGATATTCTTGATTCAAGTCTCCAGTACTCTTTATTTTTCGAATTTTATTATTATTCAATTCTGGAAATGGATCAGGTAAACTACCAATATTTACACCTACTATTAATTCTGTATTCATTTTATTTTTTTTTAAAAAGTTAATAATTTATTTGTTTGTTTGTTTTTATTGTATATTATAAATATTAGAAAGTTTATTTTTTTTCTAATTGTTTTATTTTTTTAAGTCTAATTTTTCTTTTTGCATTTTTGTAATATTTATCTTCATTTACATAATACATACGAAAAGTTTTTTGATCTAAATATGGACTTCCTTTTAAATATTTTTTATCAAACTCAATAAGATATAATTTATAAGCTAAATCATCAATCTCTATTGAATTTTCTAAATTCCAATTACCGTAATTCTTATATACCATAATATAACTGTTATGATAGATTATATACCATATGAGATAAAAAGTTTTATTTATTATAAATTATAATTATTCTGGGGTCTAGTCATTGGCAATATTTCTTTGGTGTGATCCCAAGTTTCAGAAGAAAATATATTATCTTGCTTATAATCAGGAGTTTCACTTATATCCCAATAAACATCCATAAAATTAAATTTGAATTGTACAGTAAAAGTTTGCTCAGACACATCCATTGATTGATACATAAATCTAACCTCTGATAATGATTTAAATAATGCTGATCTGAATACTACTGAATATAAAAAATCACCATCTTTATCTAAAATAAATAAATTAATATGTGGCAAATAATATTTTCTAGTATTATTATAATATTCATTGAATATCTGTTGCATCATAAAATAATTAGAATGAGAATCTACACTTCTAAATGTAATATCTAATGTACTATTATAAGTATCATAAACATTAGTTGATGGTTTGTGCTCAAATTTCTTTCCAAATTTAAGTGTTTGTTCAGAACCTTCATATGTAATACTTGGAAAGACAACTTCTTTTATTGTAGAGTTAAGGTATGATATTGGATCTAAATATGGTATCCAATTTTTATATAAATATTTACTCATTCTATCATTAACATCCTTAGATATAATATCTGTTGGTAATTGAAAAAGTACCTGATTGTTTTGCGAACTTATTCTCATTATATTATATTACTTTTTATTTTATAAAAATTGTTGCTATAATTTGGAGTTTCTTCTTCAAATTTTAAAACATTTTTAATATAATCTGCAAATCTTTCAGTTAATACAGATTCAATAAATATTTTTTTATCTGGGTATTCTTCTTCAAATTTTTTAAGTATTTTTGTGAACAATCCACTATTTGGTTCAGTTACATCTATACTAGCAAAATCAAAAAAATCATACATATTACCTTTAAAATTTCTTTTAGATTTTCTAATATATATTTTTATTTCATCATTAGATATCCATAGATTTCGCAAATTAGATTTTATGAATTTTGAAATCTGATTTAAAATATCATCAATATCAGAGTTATCATATTTTTCAAATGTTTTTAAATAGTTCATTTTATATTTTATGTTTTATGTTTTATGGTGTTGTTGTTATTTCAGTAGAAGTAATTCCTTGATTTCCATATCTTTTTAATGGTAATACATCTAATTTGTATATATTTGGATTACTTAATAATGATCTATATTCAGCTTCTGATATTTCAGATGCCATTATTACATTATCCTTAGTGAAAACAATAGTTCCTCCACTTGATATTATTTCATTTGTTATATCATCATTATATGTTAATCCTTGGAATAGAGAACTTTGAGTCGATGTTGCCATTTATTATTTTATTATTTTATATAACAATATTTGAAATTGTAATTGTCAAATTTTTAGTAGATTCTCCAAATGAGTTAATCGCTTTAATTGAAACATTTGTTATTCCAGGAGAATTAGGTGTTCCACTTATAGTATTATTACTAAAATTTAATCCTGATGGTAAATTTCCTATGATTTTATATGTAGATTTACTATCATTTGATAATATAACATAACTAAATTGTGTGTATGGACTACCTGAAACTGAGCCAGAACTAGAAATGATAGGATAATATCCAGAATTAATAGATAATGGTTTAGAATCACTCCCTGTTAATCCTGATGCAGATATATCAGAAATTGTACTACCAGTAGAATTACAAATTCCACTAATTACTCCAGTTGAATGATTTATACTTAATCCATCAGGTAAAGATTTTGCATCATATGAAATTGGATTACCATTTGATAATATTTGGTATGTAATATTTGATCCAAAACTACTATTAATTATAAGATTTGTGTTAGTTATTTTAACATACTCGACAACAGTTAGAACTAAATCTTTTGATGCTGATCCGTAATAATTTATTGCACTATATGTAAAATTATATACTCCATTCATAGATGTGACACCACTTATTTTATTTAAATTAATTCCTATTGTACCAGTATAATTACTTGGTGGTATTATTTCATATTTAATAGGAAATGTTCCTGTTGCCGTTATAATGTAGTTAAATGAACTATTTGTTTCAGCACTTAATGAAAAAATTTCATTTGTTATAGTTGGATGAATATCACCACTATTCGATAAAGTAGTCTTACCTGATACTCCATCTTGAAGTGTGGTAGTAAGTGTATTTAAAGTATTTATTGAATTTGTTATATCATTTGTGAATCCTGTTACATTTATTCCAGTTGTGAATATGTTAGTGTATTGACTACCTGGACCATTAAGAGTTGATCCTGAATTTGATGCAGGAATAGAACTCAAATTTGAAGTACCTCCTGTATTTGTTTGAATTTGATTTATAAGATCATAATTTATATCTCCATATTTTTTTAGAGGCAATGAATCAATATATTCAATATAAGGATTTTTGCTTAATTCATTATAAAAAGATTCTGTAATTTCAGAAGCAATAATAATATTATCATATGAATATAAAATAGTACCTCCTTGCGTATTTATAATATTTTCTATTGATGAATTATAACTCAAGGTTGTACCTGATGACATATTTAATGCATTAAGTAAATCGGTTTTACTATTTGATATTATATTAGTATTATTTATCATTATTAATTAATTTAATTTGATGTAGAAGATGTATCTTTATATTTAGTATAAATTATAACTGTTCTTCCTGCCATAGGCCATATTGACTCTGATGATGTCGTGGTGTCAGTTGATGTTATACTTGATGATATAGGAACAGAGCTACTTGAATCAGATATATAATTAACACTATTATCAACAAATGTAATATCTTCAAATAAAGTAAATGTACCAGAATATAATAAAGTTCTTACTTTATCTAATCCGATAACTTGACTTGAGCTAGTTGATGATTGATTATTTGAAACTAATGTTAAATAAAAATTTGTAAATCCTTTATTATAAATTGATTTCAATACCGTTAAATCATTTTCTAAAATTTTAAAATTGACTATACCATTTACATAATCGTTTGTAGCTTCTTTATATATTGATTTTTCTATAGTTTCAGAATCAGATTTAAATATTAGAACTAATTCAGAATTATTTAAGATTGTAGATAAATCATATATAACTAATTGATTTGTTGTACTATTTGTTGATTGAAGAGATGCTAATCTAAATTGAATAATATTATCAAATGGAGTAATTACAATATTCAATAATCCCATAGTTTTATAATCATTATTTGTTAAAGCAGTAGAAGAACTATTAGAAGAACTATTAACTATCAATTTTCCAACTTCTATTAATTGAGGAGAATTTACTTTAACAATTTCTGTTGTTATATTTCCTGATAAATAATCATTTCCTAATACAATTTCATCTGGTTTGGCATTATAAATTTTAATTTTATTCAAATTTTGTATATTTAAACTAATTAATTTTTTGCCGTATTTTTGAATGTTATTATCTAATCCTAATGTTGATGTTCTTTCAATGGTACTCATATCAACCAAATCAATAACCCTCATAACAACTCTTATTGCAGCAGTGGTATTTGAAAAAGTTAAAATAGGTCTATATAATATAGTTTTTGTAAAATCATCATTTATTCCTATTCCTGAAACAACAACGGTTTGCATATTAGTTTGAATATTTTCTTCTAATAAATAAATATCGTATTCTATTCTCATTCTACGACCTTTATTTTCCATTTCTCTTATAAAATTATCTAAATTTTGATTTGAATTACCATATGTACCATTAATTTCAAAGAAATCACCTTCAGTAGATTCTTTAATATTAACAGCTAATGTATTATAATCTGCGCTTTTTGAAAAAGACGTATTATAAGATTCAGATGAATAATAATATGTAGTACCTAGAACATTTTCTTTTGTTACTAAATATTTAAAATCTACAAATATTGGAGATGTTTGACTTAATCCTATTCCAAGAGTAAAATTATCATTGATTGTATTACTTAATACAGAATTATCTGTTAATGTAGTTGTTCTTTGATTAGAAACATAATCAATTGAAGGTATTTGAAATTCATAATATTTACCCCATTCTTGTCCATCATATAAAAATGGAACAGATAAAGTCATACCTGAAGTTGATTTTGTTGTTGAATCGAAAAAAATATTAGCTAACTCATACATACTCTCATTATAATAATCGTATGTATAAATTTTAACATATAATCCAACATATTCATTTAAAACAAAATTATAATTTGTAGGTAAATATAATTTTACATTATCATATGGTATAGGAGCAGTATTATAATCTTGATATTGTAAAAAATTATACTTTTCAGTATTAATTGTAGTATATTTTCTAAGAACAGTATCTAATAAAAATAAATTATTATTTATATTATTATTGCTTATAGTAGAAAGAAAACTTCTCTTTTTGTTTTCATTAAGATTAGTTATAACTTTATAATTTTCTGTTACATTATTTTCATTATCAAATGTCCATTCCATTAAGACATTTGGATTAATCTTTATCATTTTTTTAGTACTGGACATATTGTCGTTATTATATTTTTTTCTATATATAAAAAATTAAACTTTGTAATAGAAAAATAATAAAAATAATAAAAAATAAAATGTCATTAAACACAAGTTCATACGCATCAAGTAAATCAAAATCTGCAGCTACTTCAATATCAAACATATCATCAGGTATTTTTAGTGCATGTTCTGATACATATACAAATACAAATACAAATCCATATTATTCTACTATTTATAATGGTTCTCCTGGTGTTTATACTGGAGTACCTGTTAGCTCATATGGTTCCATGTGGAAATCAAGTGAAAAAAAAGATGAGTTAGATGATTTGTCTTATTCTGTTTATTTTGAATTAGATGATGATGATAAAATATTATCTGATACTATATGTGAAATTAATGATAATACTTTTGTTTTTAATTGTAAGATGATTGGCAATAGAATGCAACCGTATGAAAAATTAATGGAATTAATAAGTGACAAAAAAGAAATATCAGTAAAAATTGTGATATCTGACTTATTAACATTATGTTACACAAAATTTCAATTTATTGACATTGAAAATAATTTCAAATTCAATAATGGGTACTGTAGTTTAAGTAAATTGAAAGTAAAATTCAAATTTGATAAAATTCTATATGATAATGAAAGATTATCAGTGAAGGAAAAAAGATCAGATAAACTAAATAAAATATTAAAAAACAATGAATAAAACAAATGAACAATTTAATCAAATAATAAACAATTGCTCTGATATTTACGCTAAAAAAATGAAAGATTATGGTGCAGCTTGGAGAATATTAAGACCTACCTCTGTTACAGATCAGATATTCATAAAAGCGAATAGAATCAGAAGTATTGAAACCAAATCGGTAATAAAAATAAATGAAGGAATAAATTCTGAGTTGATAGCTATTGTAAATTATGGAATAATGGGGTTAATTCAATTAGAACTAGGATATTCAAATTCAGATGATTTATCATATGATGATGGAATAAAATTATACGATAAATATATACAGAAATCTAAGGAATTGATGATGAATAAAAATCATGATTATGGTGAGGCATGGAGATCAATGAGAATGGAATCTTATACAGATTTGATTTTAATGAAAATTTATAGAACTAAACAAATTGAAGATAATGATGGAAAAACAATAATATCGGAAGGTATCGATGCAAATTATTTTGATATGATTAATTATGCAATTTTTGGATTAATTAAGATTAAAGAATCTGAAGAAAAAGAACTAAAAATACCTATAATACCTAAAATAAGAGTCATTCCAGAATGCTCTAATAAGGAAAGATATAATGATAACGTTGTTTGATAATTGTGTATCAAAATTAAATATTAATATTATGCATCATTATCATTGATAATGATGCATTTTTTATAATATTATGATTTGAGCATGTGAGCCAATTCAATAGTCATTGCAATACTCCAACTCAAAGGATTATTATCATTTGGAGTTTTTGTTCCATGATAATATAACTCTGGTATTTCATAATCAATTGATTCGTTAATAATTTTTTCATAAAAATATCTTGCTTTTTCTTTATCTCCTAATTGACAATATATTAATCCTAAATAGCTCAATCCAAATATCCAAGTTGCTTCTCCATTATGATTATAATATTTATCATCTAAATATCTATACACTCCATTATCATCCAATAAATTATCTTCAATATTTTTTAATATTGTTTTTGTCATTTCAATTGTCAATAAATTAAATGGATAAATAAGAAATAATTGTGCTAAGTCATATTTTCTGGTAGGAGTTTCATTTGGTAATATACTATTTAATGCTTTGATTCCATTTTCTATTAAATGCTCAGGAATTTCTACATCAATATTATCACACATTTTAATTGATTTTAAGCCAGAAACTATTACTCCTATTGTGGATGCTCTAGGAGCTTCTTTACCTTCTTCCCAAGCACCTGATTCAGGTACAGTTTGATAGTCAATGGCATCTAGTAATTGAATAACTTTTGATATAATATTAATATCAGATTCATTCCTAATTATTCTCAATCCATTATTTTCTCCTATTGAAATACCATACAAAAAATAGCCTATTTGATCTATTTGTATGTGATTCCAACCAGAATGAATCTCTGTCAAATCTGGATTTATTCTTGGATTTGGAAATTCCCAATCAAAATCTATTTTCTTTTTTTTAATCAAAGATGAAAATTTTCCATACTGATCTTCTATATTTTTGTAATAATCTAACCATGTTTGGTATGTTTGAATATATTTTTCTGTATCATTCCATAATTCTGGAAATGAGCAAAAAAAATTATCTCTTAACCAACTATAACTATAATCAGTCGATACTGATGCTTTATAAAAACCATTTGGTAATCTTAATTTGTGTAGAACTTCAAATAAATTTTTTATATCTAAGTCTAGTAATGTATTGTAAAAATCATTATATCTTTTACAAGTTTTAAAATTTCTCTGGAAATATATTTTATAATGTTTATCTGACATATTTTTGATATTTTTTATACTAATTATTTAACAAATTTTAAACATTATATATAAAAAAATATCAATTCAATTTTAATAAAAAAAGCCTCTGAAAAATCAGAGGTTTTTTATTAAGAATAAAAATTATTTTTTCTTAATTCTGCTAATATTTTTGTTAATTCATTTATTATTCCAGTGTGATTTATGGATAAAATGATAAGTGATTCTTCTAAATATGAAGTAATATAGCTATCATAATTATACTCATGAATTGTTAATTCAATATCACCAAATATATCAGTATCAAATATAACAATTTCATTGTTGTTAGTAATATTGAGTATATTAAGCTCCTTTATTTTCATTTCACTATTAAGAAAAGATTCTATGTTATCTTTATTTAAGATAACATAGAATATTTCATCATTTATATTTAAATCTTTCCATTTAGACATTATTAAACTGTGGTATTTTCAGTTAAAATATTACCACTTTTAATTTCTTTAGATGATAATTTTGAAATTTTTACAGATGAACTATCTTTGTCGTATATTAATGATAATGTATCACCAACTGAGATTTCTTGATCAATAATCGCATCAGTAAGTTTATCTTCAATATTACTCTGAATAGCTCTCTTCAATGGTCTTGCACCATAGTTTTCATCATAACCATTTTCAAATAAATAATCTTTAAGTGATTGAGATATAATTACATCATATCCTTTTTCTTTAAGATTTGAGATTAATGATTTACATTCAACATCAATAATACCACAAATATTTTCTTTACTTAATGAATTGAAATTTATAACTTCATCAACACGATTTAAAAATTCTGGACTAAACACTTTTTCTAATTCTTTTTTAAGAACAGAATTTTTAGAATCTTGATTGTTTTTAGAAAGTCCAAATCCAATACCAGTTCCAAAATCTTTCAATTTTCTTGAACCTGCATTTGTTGTCATAACAATGATAGTATTTTTAAAATCCACTTTACGGCCATTACTATCAGTTAATACCCCATCATCCAATACTTGAAGTAGAATATTTTGAACATCAGGATGAGCTTTTTCTATTTCATCAAGAAGAATAATAGAATAAGGCTTACGTCTTACTGCTTCAGTTAATTTACCTCCATCTTCATATCCAACATAACCTGGAGGTGCTCCTACTAATCTAGATACGGAGAATTTTTCCATAAATTCACTCATATCAATTCTAATCATCGCATCTTCAGAACCAAATAATTCTTTTGCCATAATTTTTGCAAGATAGGTTTTACCTACTCCTGTAGGACCAGAGAAAATAAATGATCCAACTGGCTTATCATGACTATTAATTCCAACTCTTGATCTCTTGACTGATTGAACTATCTTATCAACAGCTTCGTTTTGTCCAATTACAATAGTTTTTACTTTATCAGCCATAAATTTAAGCTTATTGTTTTCATCAATAGAAACATTATCTACTGGAATTTTTGTCATAAGAGCGACAACCTCAGCAATATCTTTTTCTGTTACCATTGCACGATTATCTGAGTGCTCTTGACTCCATACTTCTCTTTCACTTTCAAGTTCAGCTTTCCATTGTTTTTCATTATCTCTATGATCAGCAGCAAGTTCATATTTTTGTGAAGAAATACAATCAAGTTTTTCTACTATAGATATTTTTATTTTCTTACTAAGCTCAACAATTTTTTCAGGAATAGCACTTGTACCATTCACATGAACCATAGCACCAGCCTCATCTAGAACATCAATTGCTTTATCAGGAAAGAATTTTTCTGATATATATTTGTCAGATAAATTGACACAAGCTTCTAATGCATCATCAGTATAAGTAACTTTGTGATGATCTTCATATTGTTTTTTGATATTCTTAAGAATTTCTAATGTTTCTGATTTGCTAGTTGCTTCTACAACAACTTTCTGAAATCTACGTTCTAATGCTGCATCTTTTTCAATATATTTACGATATTCTTCAAGAGTAGTAGCACCAATACATCTGAATGTTCCTCTTGCCAATCCTGGTTTCAACATATTAGAAGCATCAAGTGATCCTTGAGCACCTCCAGCTCCAATAATAGTGTGAATTTCATCTATAAATAGAATGATATCAGGATTTTCTTCCATCTCTTTTACAATACCTCTTAATCGTTGCTCAAATTCACCACGATATTTAGTTCCTGCTACTAATGAACCCATATCAAGAGTGATAACTTTCTTGTTTTGTAAATTTTCAGGAACAAGTCCATCTACGATTAATTGAGCTAATCCTTCAACAATTGCTGATTTACCTACACCAGGTTCTCCAACTAATACAGGATTGTTTTTCTTACGTCTGGATAAAATTTGTGTAATTCTTTTAATTTCATCTGCACGTCCAACTACTGGATCAAGTTTTCCTTCTTTTGCGAGATTTGTAAGATTTGTACCAAATTGATCAATCAATTTAGTTTTTGACTTACTTTTTGAACTTCCTGTTACTTCTTCTTGTTCTTCGTCCATATTATTAACATTTTCTAATTCATCATTAATATTAAGTTCTTCTTCTTCATTCTTCAATCTATTTTTCAAACTTCTTAAAATTTCAGGTGATTTATTAAATAACTCTGAAACAAGATTATTGCTATTATCCAATATTGAATAAAAAACATGTTCAATACAAACTTCATCTGAATCCATTGATTTCGCAAAAACAACAGAATCTTTTAGAATTTTTTCAGTTTCTAATTCCAGTGGAATTGAAGCATTTTTTCTGAGTGAATTTACTCCAATTTGTTCTTGCATCACAGAAGACCACTCAGATATTGTTTTCTTAATGGCATCAATATTTAGATTAAGATCCCTCATAATTTGAGATGCATCAGAATATTCATCATCTATCATTGATAGAAATAAATGTTCAGGTCTGATTGATTTAGACTTAATCTTAATAGCAATGTCCTTACTTTTTTTAATGACTTCTTCTACTTCTTTTGAGTAATTCATAGGCTTTAATTAATTAATTTTATTATTGTTATTGTAATCGTTAGTGTATTTAATGAACGCTTTCATTAATTGAAATTTTTTCATTTTTATTTTTTTACCAATTGTAACAGAAATTAATAAAACTGGTAAAAATAACATCAAGGCAAAAATCCAAATATACAAATCGTATGTATATTCTAATAATCTCATTAATGATTTCGCCCATTTTTTATAAATATCTCCGCTTTTATTTTTTAATATAAAAGTTTTATAAATATATAATATATAATCTATTGTAAATTTTTTCATTCTATTGTTCTATTGTGAGAGATAATCCTCTCTCTTCTAATAATTTTTTATAAGGCTCTAATGTTTCTCTTGAACCAGTTTTAATAACATCTTTACCAATAAGATGTACATTATAGGCTGATGCTTCTGCTTTTTTAGGTGGAAATTTTAAATAAGCCATTAAGCATGTGATAACCCATTCAAATGAATTTACATCATCATTCCATAATATCAATTTAAATTCTTCTTCAGTATTAGTAGAAATTCCATTTTCTGATAAAATTTCATCTAATGATTTTGTTTTTGTTTTCTCCATAACTTATTATATGTATATAAACTTTATTGTAAAGTTTCATTTAATTATTTATTGTAATTGATAATGCAAATTTACAACATTTTTTCCTAATATCAAAACTTATTATAATAATATTTCAATAATATATTTAACTATCTGATTATAAACAAAATAAAAAATACATATTTTATATTTTATGATATGTATATATTAATCAGTGAAAATCATTAAATACTTAAAAATTAAGCTAAAAACAAGGTTTTTATAATTAATATATACAGTTATAAAAAATAACTGAGTAATAATAATGATGAATAATATTATAGTATTTGAAAATTATGATAATGAAAATTATGATAATGAAAACATAAAACGTCTGAAATCTCCAGATGTATCATATATGGAATTAATGAAAAGTAAATTTCGTTGTAATGAGTGCTCTTTTTATGAGCATGACTATTGTAAAAATGTAAAAGTTAAATCCAAAGTTAGTTCTGATGGCTGCTGCAATTTATATTATCCTAAAAAAAGAGATGAAGTTAATAGCAAAAATTGGAAAATATATTAATAAAATATAAGTCATAAGGCTTATAAACATAATTTATAAGTCATAAGGCTTATAATATAATTTATAAGTCACCAGGCTTATATTTATTTATCTTATTTATCTTATTTATCTTATCACATCTTTCTTTTTTTATGCTGGTTAATATAAATCTATATGACAATAAAACACACTCTGGAAATCTTTCAATATTACTAATAAAATTACTATCTATTATAAGAATGTTAAGTTTTTCTTTTTCTATTTTATCATTAATATTGGTGGAAATTTCTTCTACAAATGATGATGATAACATGGTAATAACATCTGTTCCAGATATCATTTTAAATTCTTCTTCTTGATTAATAGAAAATTTAATTTTTATTTGATATGTATTAAATTCATAATAATTTTTTGTGCCTATAACTAATTTGACATTTTCTAATTTTAATTTTGATAACGTTCTTATTGAAATCGGTAAAATATTATCATCATAAATACTATTTGATATATGTAAATTATTGTGATTAAATGAGCACAATTCAGAAAAAATAGAAATAGGTTCTTCAAATCTTTTATCGATATTTAAAGTATTAATAATAGGACTCCATTTAATGATCGCACGATTAATAAAATTACTGTCGATTGTTATCATAATTTATCATTATCTTTTTTTTCGTCATCATTTCTTCTAAATAGATATTTCTCATAATAATCTTTTTCCATATTATGTAATGTTGATAATATAATCTCCACAAAATCAATTTTTCTCTTACCCTCTTTATTGTATTCTATACTAAAATTCCTGGCTTCTTCAACTTCACCAATCAAATCCTCCAATGATATATATGGCTTACCATCATCTCCTTTAATAGTTCTTACAACTCCCATTTACTTTTATGATCATTTTTATTTTAATAAACTAATTCTAAGTGAGAAATTAATTCATCGTCTTTATCAACTTCAATTGAAGCATCAAAATTTATATTATGCACTTGCTCAATAATTACTATTTTATTTACTTTATATTTCAATTCATCAATAAATTCTAAAAATTGTTGAACAGATTTTGTTTTCTTACCATCAATTAATTTACCCATAATTTCATCTAAAACAATGAAAGTAGATTTGGATTTTACATTTATTTGTCTCAAAGATATTTTCAAAGCAAGGGCACAAAATGTCCTTTCCTTACCAGAGCTTTCAATAGCATTTTGACTAGTATCAAGTCTATCATCTGCACTAAGTCTCAAATTCAAATTTTCATCAAAGAATAATGTAAAATCAACATTACTCAGTAAATCATTCAATTCTTTATTTATTAAATGAATGGATTTTTTTAATAAAAATGTAGGTAATCCATCACGACTAATACATTTTTGATACTCCTTTAATAACTCATCTCGTTTCTTTTGCTTTAAATATTTTTTTATTTTAGTAGATATATTAAATATGTCAGTTTCTTTAAGAAGAATGTTTTTTTCTAAATCAATATTTATTTTTGAAAAATCTTTTATTTTTTCTTTATAATTTTTAATATTATAATCTACATCATCAATTGAAATTTGAATTTTTTTATTTTCATCAATTTTAACTTTATATTCTTGGTATTTTTCAATTTCTGATTTTAATTCTTTAATTTTAAAATTAAAATTTTCAAGTGTCAAAATAATATTATCTCTATTCGATATTTTTTTATTTCTCAAATCAAAATTATCTTTCTTAATTTCTTCTATTGTAATATTATTTTCAATATCATCGATATTGATTTCTTTTAATTCTACTTCGATGTTTTTTATTAATTGTAAAGTATTATCTTTTCCTTTTTCTATGTTTGTTATTAGAGTTTTACCCTTATCAATATTTTCATTTAATGTTAAATAATTATCAAAGTTATTATTTTCAATATTTTCAATTGATATATTCAATTCTATATTATCTTGTCTCAATGTCTTGCTACTACCGACATCTTTTAATTTTGATAATATATCTTCATTATAATCACCTTGTTCTAATCTTTTTTTCATATCTTCATAATTAAAGATATTTGAATTACAATCAATTGAATCATTTTTCAATTCTTTATATTTCAATAAACAATCTTTTATTATTAATAAATTTGGTTCTTTTTTAATTTCAAGACTTCTAATTTTATCTTCTAAATGAGCTAAGTGTTCTGAGTAATTTGGATCATTTTTATCATAAGCTCTACCGCAACTAGGACATGATTTTGAATTTTTAAATGTTTCAATTTCTTTATCTAATTCATCATTTGATTTTTTAGCATTAATACCATCTTTTTGTAAAAGTTTTATATTCGATGCTAATTCTATGGATTCTAATTCAAAAACTTGAATTTGAGAAGTTATTTTTTTTATCTCATCTTTTATAATATTAGATTTTTTATTTTTAATAACTTCAATTTGCAAATCATTTGCTGTTATTTTTGATAGTATTTTTTTAATCTCATTTTGCTTCAGTTCTTCAATCTTAACATTAACTTTATCAATCTTTCCATCTGATTCTAACAATGAATTTTTTAAAGTTGAAATTTTATCTTTTAACTCTGAAATTTTTAAATTTGTTTGCTTCAATTTAATTTTAAAATCATCAAGTTTAGATGAATCAAACTCAGTAGGTAATTTATCAATTTCTTTTTCTAAATTAACTCTTTGTATTTTAGATTCTTCAATTTTAGTATTATAATTCTTAATTGTATTTAAATTCAAATCTTCATTGAAAGTTAACATTGATAAATCAATATTACTTAATTTTTTATTTAATTCATCTCTAGTGATATTATACAATAATAATTCTTTTTCTATTCTTTCAATTTCAGAAATATTAGTATCTACTATTGCTTTAATATCAACTATATCAGAATTTAATTCTTTTATATTTTCTTCTGAATCTTGAATATTTACAATTAATTTTTCTTCTATAATTTCTTTTTTATATTCTTTAAATTCATTTGATTTAGTTTCAAATATATCATATCCAGCATCTCTAATAATATTATCCATGAAAATACTTCTATTTTCAGATAATAAATCATTTAAATTATCAGCGTTGGTGAATGATAGTCTAATAAAATCCTTCAAATCTCCTAAAATAGAATCTAATTCTTTTTGAGTTTTACTTTTAACTTCATCAGTTAATTTATTTTTTTCACAAATATCTTCACTCTTATAGAAATCTAAAGATGTAGGACAACTTGTTAAAGATGTGTGTGCCTTATTCCAAACTCTTTCAGTCTTTCTCTGAATTACAAATTTATTACCATTTGAATTAATTACTGCTCCACCATTAACAAAATCTAATTCTCTTTTATTATTTATGTATCTAGAGTCTCCAAATTTTTCAGGACTTAATGTTGTTGTAGTTTTACCATATAGAATATAAGTAAGAGCATCAAGAATCGTAGTTTTTCCTTCCTGATTTTCACCATGAATCTGTACAATTCCATTAATATCTTTCCATTCTATTACATTGTCGTCTCCATAAGACTTAAAATTACTAAACCAGAATTTATCAATACTCCATTCTGTATTCTTCAAAACATCTACTAATTGTATTCTACTATTGATGATATCATCAATATTAAGTATAGATTCAATGTCATCTTTTTTATACTTCTGTTCTACTAAATACTCATTAAATATTTCTCTTTGAGTTTCAGTATCAGTCAAATCAATAGATTCTGATAACATCTTAGATGATAATATATCTGTATATAAATAATTTTTTTCAAAAACTACCTTAATTGTGTTAAATTTATTTTTAATATAATCTCGTATCTTCTTTTCATTTACTGTATTAATGATTGAAGAGTATTCTTTCCAATGAACTTTAATCTCAGTGTCTTTTCCAATATTATTAGCAGATAAATTTAAATTATCATAGTCTGATGATTCATCAATATATAAATTTATAAATGTATGATCATTTTCAATATCATATTCAGTAACATTAAAATCAGAAGGTGATTTAATATTCCATAATAAAAAACCATGATTCTCAACAGTTTCACCATAAGATTGTTGGATTGTTGAACCACAATATGCTGCAGATTTATCGTTTCTTAAATATTGACGCTTGTGAATATCACCAATAAGAACAAAATCATTATTATTAAAATAATTTATATTTTTATATTTATTAGCATCATTAAATACTTTTCCTGTATTTGATGTTACATTTAAAACTGGATCATGAAATAATCCAATATGAATTTTATCATCAGTTTTTTTATTATTTAACCATGGATCATTATCTTTATCTGAGTGCTCATACACAACCCAAACGAAATTATCATTATCATCATCATAAAAACCAGTTTTATCATAGTAAGTTACATTTGGATTATTCATAAGTTTAACTACAGTTTCTATACTATCAACTCTATTTAAACTTTTCTTTCTTATGTCATGATTACCTCTGACTATTATTACTTTCGCAATATTTGATAACTTATTCAAGAAATCTCCAGCGATAATTTCAGCTTCATTTGAAATTTCAATGTAACTTTCAAATAAATCTCCTACAATAACTATTCTATCTGGTTGTAATTCTTGTAATTTTTTTATAATTTTTTGAAAAATCTTATCATATTCTTCATGTCTTTCTAGATTTCTAATGTGAACATCAGCTAAGTGTGCAATTTTCATATATTTATTGAATATTATTTTTTATCTTATGTGGTTTTTACAAAGATAACAATTTAATTTGAAATATTGTATAATTATTTGAAAAAATTATACTTTTTATATTATAGAAAAATATTTAAATTGTTTATATTTTTTGAAAAATAATTATATATATACCTACATGATAACAGAATTCAAAATATTTGAGAACTCAGAAGATAAGATTACAATAATTTTAAATGACGTAATAGATTATTTCGATGGTGATGATGACTCAATAAGAAATTTCATATTTAAATTACTTGATTATAATGATAACAATATAGTTGAATTTGATTGTAAAAAATGTACCATGATGATTAATGGAGTAACCAATTTTATGCATTCAAATAAACATCACAAAGGTGTAATACGAGGTAGATCATATGGATTTAGTAATGAATTTCATTATATATATTTAACAATAATATTAAAAAGAATAAAATATGATCATGATGTAGACACAAATTCTCCAACTACTATTTATGGCTATGTTCCTGATGAAATTAAAAAAATTGTTAATGATATAAATATAAAAAGAGAAGCAAAAAAATTTAATATATGATAACAAATTTTAAAGTATTTGAGAATGTAGAAAATGAAACAACATTAATTTTAAATGATTTGATGATTTATTATAATGGAAACCAGAATAAAATAAAAAAATTTATTACAGATTTGTTAGCTCCTGGTAAAGTAGTTAAATTTAATTTTAATTATGGTTATGATAATAGTTTATTTGAATTCATACCAATTGTAGAAGGATGTACAGGTATTATTGATAAAGTTCATGAATGTACTGTTGGATATAAAGGAACACTACAACACAAAGAAAAAGAATTTGTGATATTATCATTAATATTAAAAAATTATCCTAATATTGAATATAGAATTAATGTCAATTCACCATTTACTATTTATGGAAATATAACAGAAAAACAAAAAATTATTATTGAAGAATTGAATTTAATAAGAAATGCGAACAAATTTAACTTGTAATAATATAAAAAAATATAATAATATGCAATTTATTAATATTTTGTGAGTATTTTTTATAATTTTGTAAATTGTACTTATAAACAAATTTAATATGATAGAAAAAAATAATATAGTCATAAAAATTAGCTCTGATACTGAAATTTTTATAAATAATTATGAAAAAATATATAAGAATAAATATGGTGAAAAAATAACTGATAATTACACATATAGAAATATACCAATTTCTTGTTATGATGAATTTTCTATGCTAATATTTATGTATAAACATCCTGATGTCTGGAAAACAGAGGATAAAAAGAAAGATAAAAAAACTCAAAGAGAAATAAAAAAATATACATTAAATTCTATAATAACAAAAATAGAAAATACTCCTAAATTATATTATGAAATAGAAGAATATACGAATAAAACATCAATGGATTGGAAGAGTTCATATTTCATTTTTTCATTCTATTTATTTCTAAATGCGGTAAATTATACTCCAACATGGATAAAATCTACTATGAAATTTAATTTATAAAAATAATATTAGAATGTGATAATAGAAAGATTTAATATATTTAAAAACAAAGAAGAAAAATATTTCTTGATTTTACACAGACCAAATGAAGGAGATTATTCTATATTATATAAACTTACTCACGGAATTGAGGATTTTATTACTACTGATGAAATAAATTCAAGTAATATAAATATTCTAAAAGGGAAAAATAATAATATTGAAAGTTTTCCTACAATTGAATTAGCCAATGATAGATTAGATAATATACTACATAAATATAGTGATTCTCAATGGACTAATAGAAATAATTGGATGATAAAAACTTTTGACGAGTTGAATTTTTTATTCACTACAAATAAATTTAATTTATAATTATGATAGTAGAAAAATTTAACATATTTAAAAAGAAAGAAGAAAATAAACAAAAATATTTATTAATTTTGAATAGACCAACTAAAGGTGATAAATTGATATTGATGAATCTTCCATATGAATCTAGTGATGTAATATCTTCTATTGATATTAATAAATTTAATTCAAATACAATTTATAATATTAATAACACAGCTTGTTTTTTTACAACAAAACAAGCAGAGCGTAGATTAGATTATATATTAGACAAATATCCAGATTATGATTGGAATAATAAGGATAATTGGTCAATAATAACAAGAGATGATTTGGATTTATTAATATCAACTAATAAATTTAATATATAAAAAAAAAATATAAAAGGCATGAAAAAAATAGTAGACTATGGAGAATATATAAAAGAATATATAAAATTTCCATATGGTGGAAAAATTGATGGCGAACATAAAAAACCAATTTCAGATGAAGACTTTGATAAAAATCCTAGTCAAAAAGGAATAACAAGTGATGCATATACAGTGGAAAGAGAGAAAAATGATGAAAGAAAAATAAGTCTAATGGGTGATACATTATCGGATTATGGTGAATCAGATTATATTAAAAAATTAATTGAATCTATAAATTATTATTTAACTGAAAAAAGTAAATATTATTTTTTAGGAATAAAAAACAATCTTGAGAATTTACCATCAAATGTTATTGAACATTTTAATATAGATAGTACAACAGATGACGGGGTAACTGATTTCATTGAAAATAAATTTGAGTTATTTAAACGTTCATTTGAAATGTGGAAAGAAATTGATAAGAAATATCCTGGTGATAGATATGGTAGATAAAAAAAACTCAGATTTAATCTGAGTTTTTTTGTTAATCTTGCTCTTGTTCTTCTTTTAATAATTTCTTTTTGAATTCAGGATCAACTTCATTGTAAAGCTGATTAACCATATCAGCACACCATTCAAAATCTTTTATGAGTTTATCTGTATCATCGATATAATAAAGGTTATCTACTTTATCTCTTAAATAATCAATTTCTTCTTCGTTTCCTAATTGTGAAAAAAAATTATATTGTTGTATGATTTTAATATACCCCAACATTTTATGTATATCATTAATTAATTTACTCATATATTAAATTTTTTAGTATCATTATTCTTTAATAAATACTCAAAATATTCTATTTCATCTTTATTCAGATATCTATCTATTAAACCTTCTTCTGCATCGAATTTACCATCTAATATTTTAACTTTATATGGGTAAGGATTTAATGTATTAATATAATAATCATGATTTTTATCTGAATCTGTTTCTTCAGGTTCTTTTATGAATCCGTTTTTATCTATTTTAAGTATTTGTCCTAAGCAATCATCATAAGTAAAATCTGGCTCCATACCTAAATGAACATAATCACCTACTTTATATTTAGGTATGAGATTAGATTCATATAATTTCAAATGTTTCATATATTAAATTTATTTGTATTTTTAACTACTTCATATTCTGATATTTCATCTTCTGTTGCCAATCTTCTTATTGTATTTATTTTATTCCAAAAAAACACAGAATTTTTAATATTTTTATTGCCTACTACTTTATCAGAAAAAAAATGATTCAATTTATCTGGTGGATTATTATATTGAATAATTAAACTTTTATCGTCAATAAACAGTATTTTTCCTATATGAATATTTACAAAATCCTTCAACTTTGATAATGTTTTAGATTTAGTATCATAGTTAATTAATACATAATCACCTACTTTATATTTATACGATAACTCATTCTCAAATAATCTTAAGTGCTTCATATTTTAAATTTTTCTATTAAATACGTATAAGTCAAATATATTTTTACCATCTACAATTTTATTATTACTTAAATCAGATCCTAAAAATGTTTTAATACATCTATAATTACCTATTAATTTTTTACCATCATATACTTTAATTTGTCTATTAATTGTACCCATCGCACCTACTAATACAAGATAATTATTACCAAACATACTTTTCATAACTGAAAATTTCATAGATTTTGTACTTGAATCTCTCAAAAATCTATTAGGATCATAATTGTTTTTGTTTATAAGTAAATTCTTTGACGGTGTTTTTAAATCTATCTGACTATTAGAGTTGGTTATTTCAATGCTCACTACTCCTCCCGTTGGGGTGGAGATAGTTGTTTCTTCTTCTGATTGTATCTGTCCACCTTTTAATAAAGTGTTCTGGTTTCTTCTTATTTCATTAAAATCTGCTTTGGCTAATATTTTTTCTGTCATTACCCTATCATTCATCTTATATCCAATAGGAGGTAAACGGAAAAAGTTTCCTGTGAATGTCATTGATACAATATTATCAGTTTTAAATAATCTCCACACTTTTTTTGTTTCTGCTTTTTGAGACACTGACCATCCTTCAAGATGAAACCCTCTCACCAACATATTTTTAGTATTTTTATTAACACCAAGTACCATAGGCTGAATAGTTCTTTCTCTACCACCTTTCCAACGATCTTCTTCACCTCTATAATTAATAAGTATAACTAATCCATACTTAATTGCCTTTTTCATTAGTTCTACATCAAATTTAACAGGTTTATTGATAGGAAATTTTGGTATGATATTAGGATCAATCTGCTGAGCCTCATTAGCTTTTGGACCAAATACTTTTATGTCTTTATTTTTAAATTTGTATTCTTTACCGTCTTCAAACATATTTAAATTTTAAATTTTGTATAATTTTCTTAGTTTGTATATTATTAATAATCAATCATTTATAAAAAAGATGCAAGATCATGATATATATACTATATATATTATATATTTCCCCCACTTAAATGCTTGAAATATACAATGATTATATATTAATTATTTTCTTTGATTATATTGTTTTTTTATTATTTGTGATAGAAATATAGCATCAATCTCATCATCTATTGGCTTAGGTACTTTTTTTATCTTAGATATTTTTTCCATATTTTCTACACACCAATCCTTTAGTTCTAATTTCACATCACTTTTAATTAAAGCGTAAAGCATGTCCCATTTATCAAAGTCTTTAGCATTTTTACCTTCATCATTTTCATTGTGTATTATTTCTTTAATTACCTTTTTTCCTTTAGTTTCTATTCTAGGTTTATATGCCATTTTACAAGCTTCCATTTTAAGTGTTATTGGTGAAAAAATTTGAATTTCCCCGTATTTATTTATTCTATGTAATAATTTATATTTTAGTAGAGTTGTAAATTCTATTAAATCAAATATTGGACCTTTTGAATTATAAGAAAATCCTTCAATTCCTATTCTAATACTATCTAATATTCCTACATTATTAAAAATATCATTTATTATTAAATCTGTAACTTCATCAAAATTTTGTAACTTCAGTATTTCAGATTTACTATAATCATCTTCATCTAGATATGAATATTTAATATGTCTGTAATTAATAATAGAGTTGGTATCTTTAACCCATATATTATTATCTTTTTGAGTAGAATAACTAAATAATTTAGTGATTCCATTTTTTTCAATACATAGTGCAGTTGAAATTTTTGATACATCTAATCCTATAAATATCATAAACTGTTTTGATTTTTTTTTATATATAAATAAAAACAAGTTCTTAAAATAGATGTTAAAAGGAATAATTGATGATAAGATAGATAGTTTTGATGGTTTTCACTTAGTTTATGCTAAAAAATGTGGAAGTCCAAAAAATAAATTTTTTGAAAAAAGAATTGATGTAATAGAATTTTTTGCATATAATTTAAATAATATTGATTTTTTATCAATAAATGATGTTATAATAGATATAAACAGATTAGTAGAAAATAATAAAAAGTTAAGTAGATATTTAAAATTAATAAAGATATATGAAGTATGATGGCGTGGTATTAAGAATAGATGGTAATTTATTTTTATTTGTTCTTAATCCAGATACAAATAATTTAACAGATGGTGTAAATATTTCTACTCATGAATGTTATGATAAATTAAAAAAAAATCAATTAGTTGTAGTTAATACAATTTTCAAAGATGGCACAGAAGAAATCTCAAAAATGGATTTAGATGAATTTATACATGGTGATAAATACGGTAAATATGATACATTTATATTAATTAGTGATGTTATTACATATACAATTCCTACTCTATTAGATATGATAAAAAAAGGAGAATTGAATATTGTAGGAAAAACATGCATATCAGATTCAAAAAATGATGATAAAAATGATGAATGATTTTTTTTCACTTAAAGATAGTTTAGAAAAACTTAAAAACAAAAAATATGATATTAGCATTGATAATACTATTGATAATTTATTGATTAAATTTGATGATGAACAACTTAAGATGTTATCAAAAAGACAAGGCTTATTAATTGATAATAAACTTATTAGATTGTTTTTTGTAGATAATGTTGGATTCAGATGTTATAATGAGAAAGATGATATCTATGGCAAATTTTCAATATGTATTAATATTGAAAGATTTATGAATAATTTATATTTAGAATATATTTCTAATCATATTTAGCTAAGCACATTGTATCGTCACCAATGCCCAGTGCTACGCCGAAGCTACATGGACCACTTTCTTCATCATCTACTCCTATTACACAAGATTCAGTTATTATTCTATCAGGAGTATCAGGGTCAATGTAATATTTATATCTTATTTTTTTAATTTTTGGTATTTGAGATACATTACCGTTTTCATCTATAAACTGATGAAAATCAGTGGTACCACTTGATGTGATACCACTATTCATTGTAGATCCAGTCATACCGCTAAAACTTCTTATATAAAGAGTATCATAATCTGTCATGTTGTTATATATTTATTTTGGTATTATTTTAGATATGTATGTTTTATTTAAAGAATTTACTTTTACGATAGTTTCCACTGGTGATGAAATAATTGTGCTGCTATTATTATAAGTAGCATTTGAATTGTCCCAATATTGAACAGTATTTGTTATATGATCAGTAGTTTGATAATATTTCATTTTTGTTAAATCAAAATTATTATTAACTAACCAATAATTTCTTGGCTCATCATAATAGAATAATTTATTATTAACATATCCAATTCCACTTCCTCCATTATCATAAGTAGTTGTTTCAACATAAATATATGGATCAACATCTTTATTTAAACTAAAACTAAATGATGATAAATCATTTTTATGTAATTTAAAATATTGAACAGGTATTAAAGTTTCTGTTGGTTCAATAAATGTTGTACCAGAAAGATAGAAAGTTTTTATTTTAACAGAAAACTCATTAGGTATTTCATTATTATCTATTGTAGTGCCTGTTGCACCGAATAAAGTATAGAAATTAACAGTAACTAAATAATCTGAACCAAAATTTAAAGTTGCCGTGTAATTGAAATTTACTACTGATGAACTTCTGTCTACTACTGATTTTTTAACTTGATTTGATTCATCATAATTTTGATATAGTGTTTGACTAGTATCAGAAACTCCTGTTATATCAACTAAATTGGTGGATAATGGTACTATATGTCTTCTCAACCAAGTTTTTAATTTAGTCAATTTTGTTTGAACTTCATCTAATGAATAGATTAAAATATTGTTTCCATCGTAATCAGTTATTGAATATGATAGATTGAATAAATTTGTTTTTTTCCATGATATTTTATTTTGATATTTACTACTTATAAAATCTGTTTCATTCCAACCAGGAACACTATTATCAAATATATCAGGAATTAATATTTTATGCAAACTACCGTAAAGTGTTGATGATTTATCTATATTTCTGTAATATTCTGATAAATATAAATCATTATAACCAAAGAAATTGATAGCATTTATTAATGCTTTATATGAACCAATATAATCATAAACCTCTCTATAATTTAATAACATTTCTTTTCTTTTGCGATTGAATAGAGTATAATCTATTGCGTTATCTTCAATATCAGATAGATATAAAATGTTATAAACATCATCTTCTAATTGTACCCCTACATTATTTAGATTTACTTTAAATCTAATGTCTTCGATCTCAGTTTGTCCATATAATACACAAGATAATATTTCTTTAGGCTGAATTTCAATGTCATAATAAAATGTTGATCCAGTAGTATTAAAATATGTAAATCCAGAGTCATCATATGTATAACCACTTGAATCATTTACATAAGTATAACCAGTGTCAATAAATATTTTATTTCTTGTTAAATCTGATATTTTATAGATGTTTATATTTTCATTTATTATTTGATTTTTATTATTTTTGTCTTCAAATTTTATTGTTATTAGTTGATCTATTTCAAAATAATTTTTAAAATTAAAATCAAATGTAGATAAAAAATTAATAACATTTCCACTTAATGTAAAATTATTCAATGAAAGTGTATTTCCAGAGTTTGTATATCCACTTAATGATAAATAATTAGTATTATTCACAGGAGTTATAATTTTATCAATTTTTAATGTTCTAGTATTTACACCTTCTTCAGTAGAATTATATCCTATGAAAATTTCTAATGGCTCTGGTATATAATTATGAGAAATTGATGAATCTAATTGTTCTAATTTATACGTCAATCCAGTAAAAACTGTTTGCTGATATTTAGGATTTTTCACCTGTGTAATATTAGTATTTGGTATATTATTAAGAAATACTATATTATTAGTTAAATCAATTAATGGTTTTTGTCCTGTGTATTTTAATTTATCAATGTCATTAAAAGGAGTTAGTTGATCCCCAGATATATCATAGAAGAATATTGATTCATCAATTTCATCTTGATATGGTACTTCCCAGTATGCTTTTAAATATACATCTTTATTATATTCTCCTCTTGGCTTTCTGATGAACTCTCTTGTTGTTCCTCCAATTATTGAATTATATTCAGTGTTAAATACTCCTTGATATGATAATATTATAGCTGATTCAGATAAATATAATATATTATATTCTTTGTTATTAATTTCATATGTACTGCCTGTAATTTTTAATAACATTCCTGTAGCCAAGTTTAAATCAAATAGATTTGTATCTGTTTTTATTTCATTTCCAGATAATAATATCGCATTATTTCTTTGATTTTCAATTATTTCATATGTAGATAATATATTTATTATTACGCCTAAATCCCAAATATCGTTATCTGACTTGATATTTAAAGTATAACCTGTGTGATTAATACTATATCCACTATATATAGTATAACCATTACTATACATGATATCACCGTATGTATTAATGAAATTATTAATAGTAGTTTGTGAATCAATAGAAAAACCTATGCTATATTCATTTCCATTTAATTTTAAATTGAATCCAAATCTATCATTATCATTTTGTAATCTTAGTACTATTTCTGAATGCGCATCAGTTTTATATAAATCTAAATCAGATTTATTTGTTTTTTCTTGTATTAAAGTTTCATTTATTATAATGTCATATTTTGTAGTTGTTCCGCTGTTCGTTAAATAAAAATTATCATTTATTTTAACACTATTTGAATAGCCAGAAACTGAAAAATAATTACTATTTGTGCCATATAGACTTTCAATAGACAAATAATCAATATTATTTCTATTTGAATAATAAGCATCTATACCATATCTATTTAATATGTTTTTATATTTATTTAGAAAAACTGTTATAGTATCATATGATATATTATTAGTTTTTCCACTAATATACATTTGTGATAAATTTATAATATTTGATGTTGAATAACAATATGCATTACTAATTGTAGTTCTGTTAAATTCAGATATGTCACCAGATGATGTGAAATATACATTTTTTATTTGATTTGATTGTAGTTTCTGTGTTATTGTATAAGTTGAATTATTTTCATCTATAATATACCCAGATACAAATAACATAGTTGTATCTGAACTTAAATCATAACTAACATTTATGACACTAAATTCTCTATTATCCATTAAAAATGTAGAACCTGTATTATTAATGTCTTTTACTCCATTTAGTTGTATTATACTACCAATTTTAATATCTAATGTTCCTTCAAATTGAATAGTGTTCCATTGTGTTGTATTACTAGTTACACTATATGATTTATATTTTACATTAGATGAATCGTAAAATGTCTTGAAATTCAAAAATTTATCGCCTAAAATATTGTCTGTCACTAATGATTCAATTGTAAAAGTATATCCACTGAATAATTTATTACCTAAATCATCTTCAAATATTACGTTCATTTTAGATTGCTCTATTCCTGATTCTGTATAAATTGTAGTAGGAGCTAATAAATATGCATATTTACCAATATTAAGAGTTCCAGTATTGTATGAAGAAGAATTTAATATGATATTATTTTGTAAAATAGTTGGTCTTTCAGTGAATAATTCTATTGTTAATGTAAAAATTTTATCTATTTCATCATCAATTTGTATTTCATTTAAATATGATTTAGTTGTTCCAGATTCTATTACACTAACAATTCCATCATTATGTGTAGTGTTTATTAATGAAAAAACTTTTCCTGAATATAAATTTTGAATTAATAAATTATTATCTGATAATTTTCTATTATAATCATTAATAGAAATCATGTTTAATGAACTTGTTGTACCAGATGAAAATGTATAATTGAAAATGTCATTACTTGTATTTGTTATAATTAAAAAAGCGTTCTTTTTAACTGATAATACATTGAAGTATTTATCATTACTAAAATCTGATGAGTTTGTTATACCTGAAAAATTAATCACTGTACCTACTGGGAATTTTTTATGAAAATCTATTCCATATATCCACTTAGAATAAAAATCAGTAGAATCATTGACTTTTGTTATGTTGGTTATTGTTTCATTTTGATAAATAGTATCACCAGATTTAGATAATCCTGAAATTGTCATTCCACTATTATTGTTATAGTTCATTGATAGTAAATTTGCAGGAACAGTAAAATCTATTGGATTAACACTTTCAAACATATATAAACTTTGTGTTTTAAATGTCTGATCTGAATTTTCATCAAATATTATTTTACCATTCCAACTTTCAGAATATTTATTGTATGTAAAATTGTGAGGAAACCCTTCTTTATTGAAAAAAATATACTTTGAATTGTCCACAGAAATTGGTTTTTTCTTATATATATAAAAAAACAATTTCTTATATGTAAAAAATAATATATAACATATTATGATAATAGAATTTAAAATATATGAGAATCATTTGTCAGATGAATACTTAAAAAATGTTACTGATAGAGGAATTGAAAAAATGTATATCGACGGTGATGTATATATTTTATTGTATCATGGTACAAATAGAGAGAATTCAAAAAAAATAATAAGAACAGGTAAATTTAAAAATGGAACTTGGTTTTCTCCTGATATAGATATTGCCAGAAGATATAGTTTGATGACAGGATCTAAAACTCCTGTAATTTTTAATATGTATATAAAATTGGATTCATTGTATATTAGTGGTGATTACTTTGTTGCTATTCATGATTTACATAATGATAAACATGGACAATCAATTTACGAATAAAAAGAAAAATATGATTAAAAATTTTAAAATATTCGAAAGTAAATTTTTTTCAGCAGAATTATTAAATACTTTGCGTCTTAAATTAAATAATAACTTTTCTTGTTTCATATCAAAAAATGAAATTAAATTTGAAGGTAATGATTATAAAAAAAATCAAAATTATATAAGTATTAATAAAAATAAAAATAAAATTTGTATAGGTTTCACTGCATATGATTTTGATCCTAAAATAGAATTTATTTCAGATTTAATTATAAATAAATTGATAGAAAATAATATTATAATTGAGCCATATAAATCTCATATTGATAATTATTGGGATTATTTTTCTGTTACATTTGATGTTAAATATTATAATGATGCGATTGAAATTATTCGTAATTTGAAAGAATCTGATATTGAGTTATATTCAATAGCAGGCAAATTCAATATTTAATATAAATTAAATAAATAACTAAATGAAGTATTTAAAATGTTATGAAGGTAAGCAATTGGGTAGTTTATATCATATATTTGATTTGAGTAAGTGTGAATATATATTAAATACAAATTCAATATCATCTTATAAATTTACAAATATTTCAACTACAAGAAATAAAAGTATGAATCATTATGTTGGTGATTCTCCTGTTACCTTATTTAAGTTAGAATTAGATGGAGATAAAATAAGTGATAATTATAAGATTTCTCCTTTTGCATTCCCTTCAATTGAAGTAGGAAGTTATGGATCAAGAAAACGAATATGGTTTCACGAAAATGAAGAATTGATAAAAACTCAAAAAATAAAAAATATTAGTAAGTATACTAAAAAATTTATAATAATTAAATCAAAAATAGAAAGATTGAAAGACTCTGGATGGTTTGATAGTGATGGTGGATATTATAATGGAGTTAGATTGACAATTCCTGAATTTCTTAAAAAATTCATACCTAAAATAAAAGAACTATTTGGAGAAATATATGTTCAAGATGGATTTAAAATTATAAAGGATGATGAATGGATTAATAGTATTATTAATTATCCGATTAAAAAAATAAATCATGGTTATTGTTTATATTGGAGAGGATACAAAAAAGATAAATCATCTAAATATTCTGGTATGATAGAAGATAATCAACCACTAAATATTAAAAATAAAGAATTAGATAAATTGGTAGTTGGTTGGAATTATGATGATATGTATTTGAGTAAGAATAATGATTTTGATAAATTACCAAAAGAAAGAGAAGATTATGACTTATTTATTTTTGATTTTGAATATGATACTGATGATATTATTGATGATGATGAAAATGACGTTCATATAAAAACTGGATATTTGAGTAATATAGATATAAAATTGAAGAAAAAATTTGATTAGTATTTTTAATGTATAAAAAATAAATAAAAAATATGGCAAATGAAAAATGGTCTCAGAAACCTATTATAAATATAGACAATACAACAATGTTTTGTGCTATAGACGGTGTAAATCCTAATTATGAGAATAACTTAATACCAGTGAGTCAGCTTTGGGAATCTCCATTATTGTCTGGAAGGGTCAATAAATTGATTAGTTTTGGTCCAACTAATCTTCCTATTCAAGCAGGTAATTTGAATGATTTAACTTATAATACTACACAAAGTTTAATATACAAAAAAACTGGTTCCGGATGGATTGTAAAAGGCAGTCCTATTAAAGGAGAATTATATGTAAATATTTTAGATTATAAATTATGGTGTGGTACTGGATCAAATCTTATTGAAGCTATTACGTTAACTAACAATCTTACTATGGGTTCTACTGGAACCGCATTGGATGCTTCACAAGGTACTGTATTAAGAATGATGATTGAAGAACCAAAGAGTGGTCTTCAGGGAAGTAATTATATTCTATTAAAAGGTGATAGCTATGATTCTAATGTTAATGCTGCTGAATTACAAGATGCATATACCAATGCCAGAGATTATAGCTCGGATGCAACTAATAGATTCACTATAATTGTACCACCTTCAAATTATACTTTTGGTACAAATAAATTTACAGTTGATGGACAGTGGATTGATATTGTTTCTCTTACAGGTAATGCTGATGTGATGATAGATGGAATAAATATTACAGGAAATGATGTATTTATAAAAGGATTGAATTGTGGAACATTTCAAATTACAATTACTGGAAATTTACCATTGCTTAAAATTGAGAATTGTATTTCTAATAACCAACTTTATAATAGAAATATAGTGAGCAATTTTGAAACTGTAGTAACGACATTTTCTACTCATTCTGAATCCCTTATGAGTCCTGGAAATGGAGTAATAAAAACTTTATATAGATATATCAACACATCTTCATCAATTATAACAGTAGGTTCTTTAGGCGGTAATATTGATGGAGTAGCTCCGCCGTATTCTATACCAGCTTATAAAACTGTAACATTTATAACTGATGGATATAATTGGTTTATAGTATAATATATTTGATTTAGATATGAACATTTGAAATATAAACTTTTTTCTTAAATAGTTATATATTAAGAAAAAATGAAATTATTGTGGAAATTAATATTAAAGAAAATATTTATTTTAAAACATATGATAAAAGAGTAAAATTAAATGAAGATATTGTTGATTTTATATTATCAGATAAAATAGATAAAGTTTTATATAAAGGAGAGCCTAATGATATAAATTATAAATTATTAAAGAAGATAATTCCATTGTCAGATTCTAATCCTAATCCTGATCCAGAATTGGTGAGAAAAAAATATCAAAGTTATTTAGAGATATGTGATAATACTCCATTTTGTATAATTTATAAAAAATAAAAGAAAGTTCAGATTATTCTGAACTTTCTTTTTTTATTCTTTTTAGTTTTGTTTTTCTTACTTCTTTTTGTGTAATCTTCGACCATTCATCTTTTGAATTGTATAATATTCCCTTATAGTAATATTTATTTTTGTCTTCATTCTCATAATCAATAGCAGGTCCATTTAGTCTATGATATTGATTATTTCTTTTATATTCAATTCTATCTTTGAAGTGTATAATAGAATTTTTATTTGTCCCATTTAACCATTCATTAATTTTTACCGTTACTTTATAGAAATTTATTAGTTTATCTATTTTTTCTGTTCCTTCTTTTAAGGAATTTATTTCATCAAATTCGCTCATTTATTTTTAATAATTTTTGTTTTCTTGTTTCTGATATGTCTATTTTTATATAATCAATGTTTATGCTTTTAGTTGATTGCATTATATTATTTGAATTTTTCATTATAATGTCATATTTAAAATAAGCTATTCGTCCATCAATTTTAATTACTTCTAATTTAAATTTTGGACATGTCCAATAATAAAAAAAATTTTTATCCTGAGTTACAATGCTACCTTTTTTTATGACTTTCATAATTACCTTATTTATTTTTAATATATACAACTAAAGAAATAAAGTTTATAGATGCAAAAAAATAGAAAATCTAGAAAATTTGATTGGATTAAACAAAATGATGGAACATTTGTTCAGAAAACTCGTTCTGTTAAATATGATGAAGATAAATTTATTGCAGTTGGAGATATTTATTTTAGATTTAATAAATATTTAACAGGAGTCACATATACATATATTAATAGTTTAGATGATATTTATAATAAAGAAAATCTATTAACAGGAGATGGTTATTCTATTGTTAATATGTATAATGAATATGATGTTATTGATAGAGTACTTAAAAATATAATATTTGTAGATGTAGCAGCAGATACCCACATTGACATATCTAAACAATGGACTCAAATTAATGGAGTTAATATCAAGCCAGGACATTTAATTTTGTTAAAAAATCAAAATATAGGTAGTGAGTCAGAAAATGATATTTATACTGTAACAAATAAAAATTTTTTAATAAATTCTAATGTTTTAAATAATAGAGAAAAATCTGATAAATTTAGTTGTAGTGTTAAATTAGGTAATAATTCTGATAAACAATTCTTTTTATCTAATGCAGGTTCTACTTTTCCAATTACAGGAGAAGTTAAATATTTTATTGAAGGTAAATCTTTTATACTTAAAAATTTAGTTAAATATGATTTAGAAAGATTATATTCGGATTCTGGAAGTACATCTAAAATTTTTTTTACAGATTATGATGTTGCAAGAAAACAATTAAATACTAATGCAGAAAAATATAACGAAATAGATTTTGATATTAATAGTTTGTATTTATCTTCAGAAATTGCTAAAATAGATTATCATCACAATTCATATATTATTAGATCAGGATTAACTATTAGTTCAGAATTTACTGGTATTACCAATAAAATTAGTAATAATATATTAAAAGGATTTACTGCTATTCCTTATTCACAATATTTTGATTGTGTGATAGGAGATTATATTGAGTTAAATATTTATAGTGGTGATACATTAGATTTAAATTCAATAAGTATTCTAAAATTAAATACCTTTATAAAGGATATTAAATCAGGTTATTTAATTTTAGAAGAAACTATTCCAAATAGAATAATGAATGATTTAAAACCCAATTCATTTTCGGTGGAAAATCTAAATGTTGGAATAAGTTGGGAAGATGCTCTTGATAAATTGTCTTTTAACTCACCATATTCTGATTATTATGATATAAAAGTTAGAACTTATAATACAAATTATTTAGATATAAGATTTACTGCAAAAATTTGTGAATATGATAAATATTTTGATTATGATGGATTGAAAATATCGTTAAATGATAATAATAATTGGATTGATCATTCTTTTATTACATATAATCAATATGTTAGTTATAAGTTATTCGATAATTTGAATAGACTAGAACCTAATGGATTCAAAGAAGATTATTCTCTTTATAATAATTTTTTACTTACTGGATTCACATATCAATATACTGATAATAATAGAATAAGAATTATTTATGCACAAGGAGGATTATTAAATAAATTTAAAGAATATACATATATTAATATATCAGGAGTAATAATTAATGGTAAGTCTTTAATTTATAGTGTTCATGATACAGAAATGATAATTGAAAAACCTTCATCATTTCCTTTTTATCCTGCTACTGATATAATATCAATTCAAAATATAGATGGTTTATTAAACATATCAGATATATTATATCAAGTTTATATGAATGTTCCATATGATTGGTATATTCAAAAAAATGATAATGAAAGAAAATATATCTGTAAATCATATGCTGATATTTTAGTATTAGATAAGTATTTTAGATTGTACGCTACTGGACTATTATATGAAAATGAAAATAATGAATTCATATTAAAGTTATTCAATTTAGGATCTAATATTGATAAAAATGCTGATCCTCTTTTATATTTTTCTACAATTGAATTGGTATATATTGGTTCTGATAGAAAATCAAGATTACCAGTTCCTTTAACAGTATTGTCTGGTTCTACCATTGAAATTTATTGGAATGTTTTGAATGGAGGTGATGAAGATTCTTTGAATGGTATGAAAGGAAATGAATTAGGAGATATTATGGATTCTGGATTAGATGTTAGTTTACCTGGACCAAATAATCCTCCGTTATTATATACATTAATTGACGGTGGTAAAAATTCTAATATATAAAAAGTGTATATTTTTTGTTTAATAAAATAATATATAATAAAAATAATAAATTATTAATGTCTAAAGTTGAAAAATATAGTAGAGTTATTGTAAAACGAAATACTGTTTCTGGTGATGTTGCAACAATTCCAGCGTTGGGAGGATCACATGATGATCATACATTGCTACCATCATGGAGAACAACTGATATTTATATCGGAGAGTTTTTTCTTAATGAAACGGATGAAAATGTGTGGATGAGAGTAGGAGAAAATACAATAAAACAAATGTATTTTTTTGAAGATTCTGGTACAACAACTGATACTTTATATTTTGACTCAGATACTGATACTCTACACACTAAAAATATAAATATTGAATCTGGTATTACTTGTTTATCTCCTGGATATGGAGTAGGTAAAATATTAGTTTCAGATGTTGATGGAGTGCTGTCATATACTAATATTCCAATTGGACCAGCTGGGTCATCAGGTACATCAGGTATAAATGGTCAAACTGGTACATCAGGTATAAATGGTCAAACTGGTACATCAGGTATAAATGGAACTAATGGATCAAATGGAACTAATGGATCATCAGGTGCGAGTGGTACAAATGGAACATCAGGAATAAATGGAATAAATGGAATAAATGGAATAAATACTACATCAGGTGTCACTAATATATTATATGCAGATTTGAGAGCTTTGATCCTTTCTAATGGATTAAATATTAATAGAACTTATTCGATTACAGATTATCAGACAGTTCATACTATTGTAGGTACTTCTGATATCAATAGTGGAATAACAGAACCTTTATTAGTAACTGCAAGTAGCTCAAACACATTAAAACCTGAAGCTTATTCAGTTTTATATCCTAAAGATATAATTTATTATAATTCAGTAAGTGATCAAGCAATTGTACCTGGTTGTACAAAGGGTTATATTTATAGAAGAATTGATACTCTTCAGAATAATAATATTCCTTTTGATTTTAGAAATGTTAAGTTTCGTAGATGGCAAATAAATGTTACTAATATTTGGGATCCTTCAACTACATATAACAATAATGATGTAGTTTTATATAGTGGAGTAACTATTTATGTTTGTTTAAATAGTGGAGTGACTGGAATTAATCCATCTTCTGATAATGACAATGTTTGGAAATTATTTGAATGGAATAATTTAAGTTATGTGAGTACAACTGCAATTAATTATAATAACATAAACTCAAATATACCTTGTACAACATTATATTCAGACTATGCTATGTTTGTGTCATATACTAGTAATATTTATAATAATCATATAGGATCTTATAATGGATATAATAATATTCTTAATAATTGTACTAGTGTTATTTTTGGAAATATATTTTATGGTAACACGATAGGATTTAATTTTACTAATAACTCAATTGGTGAAAGTTTTTATAATAACTCAATTGGAAGTGGGTTTATGCACAACTCAATTGGATCCAATTTTAATAATAATTCAATTGGTAATTATTTTGGTTATTATAACGGAAATATTAATGAAGGTAATTCAATTGGTTATGGATTTAGTCAAAATTCAATTGGACAAAATTTTTCAAAAAATATAATTTCAAAGAATTTTGTACTTAATGTGATAAAATATTCTTTTTATACTAATTCAATTGGAGCAACATTTATGTATAATAATATTAAAATTCAATTTTTTAACAATATTATTAAGTCTAATTTTCAATATAATATAATGAATAATCTGCATCATCATAATATTATTGGTATTAATTTTATTAATAATATTGTTTGTGATAATTTTCAATATAATAAAATTGGTGACAATTTTAAAATTAATATTATTGGGTATAATTTTCGATATAATATAATCACAAATCTTTTTAATTCTAATTCAATTAAAAATGGATTTTATCAGAATAATATTAAATCTGGATTTGATTCAAATGATATTGGTAATGGATTTTATCAGAATACTATAGATAATAATTTTACGTCTAATATTGTTGGTGATAGATTTCAAATTAATATCATATCAGGTGACAATTTTGCAGGTAATAGAATTGGAACCAATTTCAGTAATAATAACATTATTTCGAATTTTCAAGCTAACTCAATAGAAGACAATTTTGTTACTAATGTAATCGGAAGTGATTTTAGTGTTAATATAATAGGAAATGAATATACACAAAATACTGTTGGAAATAATTTTACTGGAAATAATATCGGATGTAACTTTATGTTTAATGTTATTGGTAGTAATTTTCAGTCAAATCAGGTTAATAATAATTTTTCACATTCTAATTTTACAATATCAACTTATGTTTATCTTACATACACAAAAATTTTATTTGTTAGTTCAACAGGAGTTAATAAATTAGTATTTGATGCAACCACGATAGTAGATGCAATAGCCTAATAAAATAAAACCAAAACAATTAAGTTTTGGTTTTATTTTAATTTCTCCAATTTAATCTAATTAAATCTATCATTCTGGATATATCTGTGAATTCATAATAAACATTCAAATGTTTAAACCAATCTTCTATCATGTTAGGTGATAGTTTATCTAGTCTTTTGAATATTCCAATTGCACCTTTTCTTCCGTCATAACCTTCATATTCATGACAAAACCAATAATTGAATTTTTCAATATTTGATGAGTCATCAAGTATGAATTTTTTCTTTTTTTCTTTTTTATCTTCTTCTTTTTTCTTTTTGAATATACTAAAAAATTTCATAATTCATTAATTTTTTGTAAATGTAATATAAAATATTTTAATTACATTGATATAAATCAAATATTAATATTTATTAAGCCTACATTTCTATTTATTTCAACAGCAGATGCAGTAATCATGTCATTGTCTGGCTTCTTGTCATTTATAATTATTCTTTCTCCTCTTGTTAATCCCATTATTAATTGATCATAAAATATTCCATTTTTTTGTAATTGTTCATCTGTTCTTTTTCTCATAGATTCTGTTCTTCCAGTAGTTAATATTATTTTGTGTCCATCTGAATTCCATTTATTTATTTTTTCAATAACTCCTGGTAAAATTTCAGACTCTTCAAATAGTATATTTGATAAATTACCTTTGTGTTTAAATAATGTACCATCAATATCAAGAAATATTGTTTTTTTCATATCCATATTAATTCAATTTAATTTTTATTTTTTAGTCATTATTTTTTTATATGTTTTATTTTAAATGAAGTTTTTTTATATATAGGTTAATATGGCAACAACAAAAATTTATAATATAACCAATTATTCTGATGCATTATTAAATTGTGTTATGATTGATGGATTAACACCAGATATTATCAAAAGAAAATATATTTGGTTATTAAATGCAATTATTGAGAATGCAATAATAGGACAGGATGATTATGGATTGGTTTGGTATTCAGGTACTTGGAAAGCAGGAGAATGGGAAGATGGTACTTGGTATTCTGGAATATGGGAAGATGGTGAATGGAAAAATGGAAAATTCTATTCTTATCGCTTTGATACTAATCAATTATTACAAAGAAATATAAGAATTATAGAAAAAAATAATCCAATATATTCACAATTTAGACGTGGTATTTGGAGAAGAGGCGAATTTTTTAATGGATATTTCGGACCAGGAATTGATCAAGGTACTGATAAAGACGTTGATACTTGGGATCAAATGTTAAATAGTGAGATTATTTATTATCATACTAGATGGGAAACTGGTATATTTAATAATGGTATTTTTAGAAATGCTGTTTGGTTGAGCTATTATGTTAATGATAGTATATTTAAAGATGGTATATTTTATAATAGTGAGTGGGTTAATGGAACATTTTTAAATGGAACATTTCAAGGGTATGAATGGTGGAATGGAAAATTTAATGGAGGAGATTTTATTGGTAATACTGAAGTTGTTCAATCATTGGGCTCTTCTGCTAGTCATTGGTGGAATGGTGAATTTAATCAAACAGATATTAATGTTAGAAGTAGATTTGGTTCATGGCCTGTGTCTGGTACAACAGAATTGGCTTTCCCTTCTGTTATTTGGCATGATGGTATATTTTATCAAGGAGAATTTCATTCAGGATTGAATATTCAATCAGGTTTAACATCATTGTCAGATAATCATAATAGAACTATTTGGTCAGGAGGAACATGGAATAATGGTACTTGGTATGGAGGTACTCATTTAAATGGTACATTTAATAATGGAACTTGGTTAGAAGGAATATGGGAAAATGGAACATTCAATAATGGAACTTGGTGGAATGGATTTTGGTCAGGAGGAACAATTAACAATGGATTGTTTATTTGTGGATTATTTAATGATGTTGTATTTAATGATGGAGAATTAGGCTATCAGCCATCAGATGCTATATTAATTAATCAAAATTTAAATCTGTATTATTTATCATCTGTTCCTACTATTTATTTAGATTAAAAATTATGTCAAATTATCAATTATATGATTTCATTAAGGATATTGATTTTCATATAAAAAATAAAAATCCTATTGAGTTATCTTCAAAAAGTGATGCTTTTATTACATATTTATTTCAATTGAAAACATTTCAATTGAAAAATAAAATAAAAAAAGACCATCCACTTTTCAAAGAACAATACTTTTTGTTAGTAATGTATAGTACTTTGTATGTTTCTAAAAAAAATGAACGTGAAGAATTTAAGTTTGATAATGTAGAGATTATTGGTGGAATAAAAATGCTAAGAAAAAAGAAATTGAAAAAAATATTCAATTAGTTTTTGTTATTTAAAAATATTGTATTATCTTTGCTGCATAAATAGATGTATAATTTTAAATAAAATATTTCATTATGAATTCAGTAATTATTAATGCAGATCATTTAATATTAGGCGCAAAAATTTTATTTGATCACAAATCTGAATTTGAAGCATACATTTCAGGAACTGAATATATTATGTCTGTTAAAATGATGAAAGAATATTCTAAATTAGGATTGAAAGAAAGTAAAGATTTGATAGATTTATACAAATCAGGTAAATTGAAACCAGGTCCAGATATAAAAAAAGAAAGAGCGGATAAACTTGAACGATTAGAAAAAATTCCATTTATTGAAGAATTAATAGAAAAAATAAAATCACTAAATTTAGATGATTTTAATAATATTCTTAATAGTTTATCTCTTAGTGATTTGATTATTATTGATGAGATTATTGAAAAAGAAAAAATAAAACAATTTAAATAATTATATTGAAATTATGAAAACAAAGATTAATGTTAACGACATCAGAACCCTTATTTTTTGGGTTCAAACATTTTATTTATTTGAGCACAAAAAATTTAATCATCAAATGTTGCTTGATAAATCTATATCAATAGATAGTGTTTTAGTGGATTCTAATGTTTTACATATTGATGAGCTTATGCTAGATGCTTATGGTGTTTATAATAAAATGAAAAAGGTAAATGAACATATTGATATGATAGATATGTTTAAAGTTGCTAATCTTAAAAAAGAAGATGTTATTCGTGAAACAGAAAAATATTTTAATATATTTCAAGATTTGATAGAAAATTATAAATATGATGATCCTGAAATACGTGGAATACAACAAGGAATTCTTAATGAGAAAATGCTGGATTGTGTTAATGTAGAAGATTACGAAACCGCTGCAAAATATAGAGATCTTATTAAGGAGTCATAAAAAATTAATGACTTCTAATTATGCTTAAAAATAAATTTTTATATAGAAGATCTAATTTTTCAAGACGACAATATCAATATGTTAAAACAAAAAGAAATAATGATATTGATTTGTTTTCAGATTTACCTTATCATGAATCAATGAAAAAATATGGAGACAATTATCATTGTCATCATTATGACAATAAACCTTTGTCTGATTTTTTGGATTCTAAAATTGGTGAAAATTGGAATGATGTTTATTCTGAAATATTAAAAAAGGTACAGCATAATTTTAAATACTTACTTGATAATGATCTTAAATATTTAATACGCAGACCTATATATTATGATGACTATATTCCTATGGATACGTATAGATATTATAGAACTTCAATATGTAGTGATAGATTGTATATTGATTTGAATAATATTATTTGTTATAAATCAAAAGATGAAATTTTATCAGAATCTAAAAGAATTGTACGTAAACTTAAATTACAAGAAATATTTGATAATGAAAAAGAAAGTCAATCTTATGATTGACTTTCTTTTTATATAAATATTTTAAATTTATTAGTCTTCCTTTGAAAATAATTTATCAAAATTTTCTCTTAATTCATTTAATTCCAAATTTAGTGTATTTATGAAATATTCAAGAATATCTTGAGAGAATACTTCAGTTGAAATGTCACCTGTATTTAGTTCAACTTCACTTATGTTGAATAATTTATCAGAACTTTGTCCTGTTATTTTAAATTTATCACACTTTGTTATTGATTGTAATTCGAAAATGGTTTTTTCAAGTTTATCAATTCTATATATTAATCCTGCAGCAACATCAAAATCGTTTCTTTTCATATCATTTTATTTTTATTTTTATTATATATTTAATTTGTCATAGTCTATGACAATATTTAATTTCAGATATAAATCTGCTCTTTTGCCATTCTGTCTTAATAAACCTTTTTCTTTTATTTTTATTGTATCTTTGTCCTTGGTTTTATTAGGTAATTTAATTTCTAATTTAGTATCATCAACATGAGTATAATATATTTTGCTTCCATCAATGGCATCTTGAAAATGTATATCTAATTCTGAAATTAAATCATAATTATTTATTATGCTGCATTTACTTCTATTTATAATATTTATATTTAAAATTAAGCTTCCTACTCTATCTTTATAGTATTTTGATTGACTACCATAACCATATTGCAAATTTCTATTGGAGGATCTAATTTCCGATATGTTTTGTAATTCTATTTCAGTTTCTTTTAATATTACTTTTTCCCCATTACATTTTTTGCATTTATCACTATGAATTTTTCCAGTACCTTGACAGTACTCACAATCTCTTCCATTATTTATTCCTGTACCATCACATACATCACAATCATCTGAATGTCCAGATTTATCAAATCCAGTACCTTTGCAGTCATCACAACTAATTAATTTGTTGTATTTTACTTTAATTTTATCATTTTTATATATCTGTTTAAAATCTATATCTACATTTATGTTTATGTCTAAGTTTTCAGAAAATTCTTCTTTACCGGAAAAATTTCCAAATGGACTATTTCCACCAAAGAATTGATTGAAAAAACTAGAATTCATGCCTCCTCCAAAAAAACTTGATTCTTGCCCACCAAATTGTGAAAATGAATTTCCATTTGGACTACGCGTGTCATATTCTTGTTTTTTTGAATTATCAGATAATACTTCGTAAGCTTCTGATACTGATTTGAATTTTTCCTCGCTTTCTTTATCTCCTTGATTTTTGTCAGGATGATATTTTATTGCAAGCTTTCGATATTTCTTTTTTATTTCTTCCTCAGATGAATCTTTATTTAATCCTAATTCTTTATAATAATCCTTTTTATAGTCCATTATTTTATAATTTTATTTTATAATGTTATATAAAAAATTATTAAGATTGTTTAGAAAAAATATTATCAAATAGTCTAGTTCTGACTTTTTCTATAACTATTTCATTTTGAAGTTTCCAGCCCCATTCTTCTCTTATTTCTGGTCTTTTGTGAGGTGATAATATTAGTAATTGGTTACTAATTTGAGTTAATTTATATAGAAATGTTGGTAATTTTGATTGCTCTAATAAGTGTAGTGCAAAACTGCAAATTATGATATTATATTTTTTATTATCTAATGAACCGTTTATGATATCATCAAATGATATTTTTTCACATTTTGTGTTGTCGTTTGTTTTGTAGTAATCACATGAATATGCATCACAAGCATCAATGTTTTTATATCCAAGATTTATTAATGTTTTAGAAATTTCTCCTTTACCTGCAGCCAAATCTAATGATTTGTTGAAATTTATATTCCAATTATCATTTACAAATTTTATTGATTTTTGTATTATTGGCTCATGCGGATTATTATATTGATCAAAATTCCATTCATAGAAATTTTTAACTCCATATTTCTGATATTTTGATCTTATACTATCCATTATTTCTTATTTTATATATTAAATTTTTTTGCTTTTTGTTCTAATTTAATTCCATTTATATTATAATCTCTCTCAAATTCTTCAGTTGAATCCCATAAAATTATGAATTTTTTTATATAATCATACTGAACATCTGTTAATTCATCTATGCTATATTCATCAGCGGATTTTGGTGATAAATCTTATGCATCTGTCCATAATTGAAAACTTTTGGCTAGATAATCTATCATTGACATATCATATCCTAATGATTTATTATATGGTATTTCATTAGATTCATTTAGTTGGCTAAATTTATTTATTTTCATCTTTTTCGTACATTTGAATTTTTTTAATATTATTTTCTTCAATATCTTGAATATTTACTTCATAACTTGGTTCTTCTTCATCATCATAATTATCATAATATCTTGCAGTGAAATTGTCTATTATCTCATTTTCTTCTTTCATGAAAATATCAAATGATTCTACTTTTCTCATTTTATTTTTCTTAGATTTTTTATGTCTTTTTAAATTTACTACGGGTTTAGAATATGTAGCAAGAGGCTGACTAATATCACCAGAACCAGTAGTTCCTTGAGATCCTGGAATACTTCCTGGTTGAGCAGCTACAATAGCACCCATTCCTCCTGTGTTTCCCATAGTTGCAAATGCATCTTCTTTTATAAATTCATCAAATTTTTTCATCTTATAGATTATATTTTTTTGTGTCTAATTCAAATTTTCTTTCTTCACTCATTTCTGTGAATAATATTGATTTTGTTGATATACTAGATTTGTATAAATTATGAGAAAGTGTGTCATAATTTTCATCAATTAAATTGAGTATTCTAAGAGAAAAATCAAAATCGTATCTAGGCGCAATAGAAATTTCGTAAATTTTTGTTACTGTATCAAAAATAACATCAATTCCATTTAGGTTGGTTATTATTTCATCATTTCTTTTTTCTCTTGGTAATAAATCTCCTCTTCTATTCCAAGAATCTACTTCAAATTTATACTTTTGTAGTTCTGGCTCTTTATCATAAATCATTCTGAGAATTTTCTCATTATCATTTTCAATAGATTCTTTTTTTTTATTGAATATATTTAAAAATCCTTCTGTTATAAATTCCTTGAAATGTATTATCATTATAAATTATATTTTTTTGTTGATATTTTAATTTCACATTCTTCTTTTGATCCTATGAATTCAATTGTGTTATGTCTTTTTATTGCTCTCATATATTTATGTTCTGCGTCATTTGTAAAGTTAAAACTAACAAAATATTTTTTTAAATACTCAGGTATATTATTATACTTTATCATATAAGTAACACCAACTCCTGATTTTTTTGATGCTACTATTTTACCACTATTATTTTTAACAAAATCATTTAATTCTTTTTTATTTTCTCTAGTAGATGCAAATGCATCTTTTTCAAATTCATTCATTATAACATATTTGCCTATATTTTCATCATTTGTTTCTGATCCCCAATTCCATGAACTTTGATCAATCTCAACAATTCTCTCTGATATTATAGAATCTTTTTTGAATTTTTTATACATTTTCAATCTTCTTCTTTTCTCTTTCAATTCTTTTTTCGAATGCTTCATACTTTTGTATGTAGTATAAGATGGTTCTCCAACCGCAGTGAATACTATGCCACTGGCTCCATTGTTTCCACCTGATTGCATATAACCTCTTCCAAATGGAATTGATCCAACCCCAGCCTTTCCTGATGCATTACCTGATGATACTTCTGATTCAAATGCTTTTAGATATTTCATAAATTAAATTTTTCGGCTGTTTTAATTAGTTTCCATTTTTTAATATCTTCTTCTGTTATATCGACTTCTCCCATATACTCATTACCGTTTTCTATTGCAGTATCTTTTCTGAAATCTGAAACTTGACTCCATGTTACAGATATTCCCATCCATGATGTGTTTGTGTCAATTATATAAATATAAACTAACCCGCTATTTTTTATGTGGTAGTTATTCATACTGTAAATTGTCTCCTTTATTGAGTCATCAAATCCAAGTTTATGTAATGATATTTCAAAATATGGCTCATCTGTATTTATTTTCCAAAATTTACCTTTTTCATTAGAACCTTCGAATTTTTTAATATACTTCATGTTTCTTATATATTAATTTTTTTATGTGATTTTCTATGAAGTTATTTTTATATATACTTTAAAATAATTATTATAAATGAAGAAACTTTTTGAAGAATATGTAGAATCTGCTGATTATAAAATAACAGTATTTTTTAAGGAATTAAAATCTCAAATCGAAAAATGGTTTAGTGAAGGTTCATTGGCTGCTCAAGGCTGCTCATTGGATGGTCAAATAGATATTTCTAATTCTAATCCAATGGAAAAATTTTTAATTTTTAATTTTTCTGAACCTATAGAAGAAACTGAAGATAAAGATGAAGATGAAGATTCATTTTTTAGATATAGAGTTATATTTATGGTTAGACTAGATCAAATGAAAGGAACTGATAATTCTCAATCTCAAGAACAAGGTGCTGCTCCAATTGAAACTCCAACTGAAGGTAAAGCATTGGAAATAAATAAAATATTATTGAAAATTCATCAATTTAACGATGAAATGGAAGAAAAAGGAGAATTGGTCGAAGAGGTTGATGTTGAAGATATAAAAGAAGATTTTATGATTGATAAATTAGGTCAATTAAAAGATAAATCAGATGACGAAGGAACAGATAAAAATGACTTAAAAGATAATATTTATACACAATGATAATAGTATCAAATACACAAATGCTAAATATATTTAGAAAGATATCAATTTTTAAAATGAATTTGGGAGAAAATTTTATTGATTTAAAACAAGAAACAGTTAGAATTAAAGATCCATTTATGAATAAATATTTGGAAATGACAGGAAAACAAGTTCTGACATATGGTTCAATAGGTAAGTTGATTTTTTATCAAGATTTTACTTTATCATCAAAAGAATTTTATATATTTAATGATGATACTGTTTATGGTATGATTTATACTGATGATGATTTAAAAATGAGTCCAGAACAATATTTAGCTTCAATAGTTAAAGAGATAAATGATAAAGAAGGTATTAAAGATAATTCTGATAAACCTATTAAGAAGTCAGATCCAAGTATTAAATTGCCTACTGATCAATATATTGAGGAAATGATTAAGAAAAGAAAATTAGATGGAAATGGGTAATTTAAATAATAATTATGTAATTGATAATATTGTAGTTAATAATCATGGATTATTAGGATTAACACCTAATAATGAAACTGTTTATACTCAACCATCATCAATAAATATCAGAAGAAAATTATTGGGTGATGTTACTGGAAATTATGAAATTGTTGTAGCAAGAACTAAAACTCCTCCAAAATCTATATATGAATTTGGAGTTAATGATGATGTTACTGGTAATTCAGAAAATGTCATATCAAGAAATAAAACTCCAAATAAAGAATATTTATTTACTAATAATTCACTAATTAAAACACCAAGAAAAGAAATATTATTTAAAAATGTAGATGTAATTAAAACACCAAGAAAAGAGATATTATTTAAAAATATAAATATAATTAAAACTCCAAATAAAGAAATATTATTTAATAATATAATAGATAATAATTCTTTAACAAATGAAGATTTATTTAAAAATATAGGTTCAGACAACACATTAACAAATGAGGATTTATTTAAAAATATAGAATCAAATAATAATCTAATCAATGAAGATTTATTTAAAAATATAGGTTCAGACAATAAATTAACAAATGAGCAATTATATGATGAAAATACTATATCGAATAATTCTTTAATTAATGAGGATTTATTTAAAAATATAGAATCAAATAATAATCTAATCAATGAAGATTTATTTAAAAATATAGGTTCAGATAATAAACTTATTAATGAAGATTTATTTAAAAATATAGGTTCTGATAATAAATTAACAAATGAGCAATTATATGATGAAAATACAATAGTGAATAATATATTGTCTAATGAAAGTTTGTTTGATGATAGTATAATAGTAAATAATTCTTTGAGTAATGAAGAGATATTTAAAAATTCTGAATATAATAATGTTTTAACTAATGAAAAAATGTATAATAATATAGAAATAGATAATACACTAAATTATGAAGAATTGTATTTAAATGTGGATTCTCATAATAAATTGAGGGATTCAGATATATTTAAAAATGTAGATTCTAATAATAAATTAACAAATGAAAAATTATTTGAAAATGTATATTATGATAATAAATTAAAAAATGAAAATTTATATCCTGATAATAAACAAGTTGATAATTCATTGAAAAATGAAGAAATATATGATAATAAAGATACACTAATTTCAACTAATAAAATAAAAAATGTAGAGACCTTGTATATTAATAGTAACATTGATTAATAATCCTTAATATGAATGATTATTTTTGATTATCATTTGATTATGTATTATCTTTGTGTATAAATTAATAATTAATAATTAAAAATATATAATCATGAGTGTTCTAAATTATAAAGGCTTTTTGGATATTAAGTTTAAGAATGAGTTGATTGATAAGATTCTTACTACAATTGAACCAACTTTAGAAAAATTGATGGTTAAATATGAAGAAAATTTTTATGAAGAAACTGGTAGATATTTTACTGAATTTCAAAAGGAGAATACTATATTGTATTTGGTATTTGATATGATAAGATCAATTGAAAAATACACAAAGACAACAGATAAACTTATTTATTTAAGCACACGTTATTCTAATAAAGGAAATCTTGAGATTATTGCAAAAATTGAAAGAGATGAAGTGATTCACAATTTCTCAACCGAAGTTATTATTGCAGGTGGCTATAATATTCAAAAAGCTCATTACAGGTATATTACAAAAACCACTTTACCTCAAACTAATAATACTGAATTGACAAATATTTATTCAGAAAAAATTAAAAAATTAAATAAAAAAGAAAAATTACAAAAAGAAATAGAATATGATAAAAATATAATATCTTCTTGTGAAAAAGAAATATCAGAATCTATTGTATTGACAGATGATGAAATTATTGATTTGTTGATAAAAGGAGAACATGGACGGTTATTGTTAACTACATGGAATGCATTAAGTGATGATTGTTATGCAAAGCAAAATTATACTAAAGAGAGTTGGGAAATACATCAAAAAGAATATGTTGATAGTTGTGTTGATAGTTGGAAAAGACAGCATATTTATTGGAAACAAGACAGAATAAAATCTGCTGAGATATCAATTAAAAAATCACAAGAAAAATTAAATAAATTGTAATGATGTATAATTATAATTGCTATAATTCAAAAAAATACGTTGAAAAATTGGCAAAATCTTTTTTGTTGATTTTTAACCATATTATTAAAGGTGAGAATATTGAATGTCAATCCAGTTGGCGTGCGGATAATGAATATTATAAATTAACTTTTTATAAAAACAATATTTCATTTGGTGAAATTTTCAGTATATCATTTTATATTAAAGATGAACAATTTGATTGGATAGAATATACTCCTTCTATTAGAATAGATATAGAAAACTGCAGTCGGATGACAGATATGATAAAATGTGAAGATTTTTTGCTGTTTATTAAAAAACTACTATTGCCTTTTGATAACACTTTTCAATATTATTCTTTTCATAGTTCAATAAATATTACTGATATTCCATATTTAATTAAAAAATTGTCAATTAAAGAATATGATCTTTCAAATGACATTAAAAAATTTAACATATAATTTATGATTATAAAATTTGAGGAACATGTAGTTTATACTGAAGAATTTGTGGCTCATCTTGATTCTCATTATAAAGTAATTAAGTTAGGTGATAAAATTGTTGATTTTTTAAAAACTATTGATACTGATTTATTTTATTCTACAAATTCACCTCCAGATTATGAACATATGATAACTATTAATAGATGTAGTTTTCCTACATCAGAATTTGATGTTATTTTTTATGTTCTTTTTACTATAATTAATAATGTTGATATTAAAATAGATTTTCATTGGGGTAAATCTGTAAAAAAAGTTTATGAAGATAAATGGTCATATACTCTATCATTTTTAAGACATATAATGTCGCCAAAAGAAGATTATGGTGAATATTATAGTTTTTCAAGTATTATTAAACAGAATGATGTAAATAACATTATTTCTAATATTAATCTGACTTATTTTAATCTATATAAAGACACTTCTAAATTTAATTTATAAAAAAAGCTGAAATTTAAATTTCAGCTTTTTTTATGATCTTTTTGACAATTAGAATGATACTTTTTTGAGAATATCATTGTGATGAGAGAATGCTAATTGTGATTTTGACGCCCTATTTAATAACATCCATTTTCCACTTTTTGCATCATCATCAAATGATAGCTCTGATGTATTTTTTATATGAATAACAAAAGGAAATGTGAAGAAATTTATTTCTCTTGGATCATTAGTTCTAATCATATCTAATGACTCTATACTTTTAATGTCATCACTCTTTGCCTTTGTTTCTTCAGTTAGTTCTCTTAGAACTGCTTGCTGAGGTGTTTCTCCAGCATCAATAAAGCCTCCTGGTAAAGCCCAGCCTCTACCGTCTTGCCTTTCTATTAGATAAACCCTACCCTCTCTTAAAGCCACAGCATCAACAGCAAAATTCGCTACATATGATATAATATTATCATCTGTTATTTCGAAATATTTTGTTATTGGATGTCCAGAGTTTACAAAATTTGCAAAATTATCATCAATCAATGTTAATTTTCCTGCTTGTTCTTTTGGTAGTTTAAATTCTTTTCTATCATCTGTTTTATAAATCCAGTTTCCTTCTGAGTCTTTATTTATTGATATAATCGTTACTAATTTGCTCAAGTCAAAATTTGATAGAGATTCATTCATATTAAAATTTTTAAAATTTGTTATCATTAAAATGTCTGTGTAATTTTTTAGAATGCAAATATACATTTTTATATTGGTAATACCAAAGTATATATAAAAATAATTATATATACTTATAAAAATGATAGAATTATTAAAAAGTTTTTTCAAGTTTATATTTGATTTAATAAATAGTTCAAGTTCTGATACAAGTACTACTACAAGTACGACTACAAGTACTACTACTTCAAGTACTATTGAAAGAGTTGCTACAAGTACTACTACAAGTACTACTACAAGTACCACTACAAATAAAAATAATGATAAAAATATGGAACAAACAATTATTGACAAATTAAAAGGACATATTCCAGATGTAGTATTGGCTCAAATACCTGATACTGCAGCAAAGTTTAATATTACAACATCTCTTAGATTATGTCATTTTTTATCACAGTGTGCTCACGAGAGTATGAATTTTACTGCTGTGAAAGAAAATTTAAATTATTCTGCTTCTGCACTGAAATCTACTTTTCCTAAATATTTTCCAGGAAAATTAAATGAATCATATGCAAGAAAACCAGAACAAATAGCTGATAGAGCATATGCAAATCGAATGGGTAATGGAGATGAAGCATCTGGTGATGGTTATAAATATTGCGGAAGGGGTTATATTCAACTTACTGGTAAAGTGAATTATTCTGCATTTGATAAACTTGTTACTGAAGATTTATTGACTAATCCAGGTTTGGTAGCAACTAAATATCCATTGATGAGTGCAGCTTTTTTCTTCAACACTAATAATTTATGGACTATTTGTGATAAAGGAAGTTCTACCCAAGTTATAACTGAATTAACTAAACGTATTAATGGAGGTACAAATGGGTTGGATGACAGAATAGCTATTTTTAATAAATATTTTAATATTTTAAAATAAATAAAAAGTGATTATCAATTGATAATCACTTTTTTTATAAATTGAATTTTTCTGTGTTTTCTTTCATTTTAAATATTTCTATTTCCTTCTGTGTTGCATATCTTAGTATTTGATTAGTATCAAAACATATTATATCTTCACAAAACTCAAACATAGGTAGTGATAAATTCATATAACGTAGAGTTATGAAATCATCATCTATTCCATTTAGTTCCATGTCTACTATTTCTCCTGCTTCATTACTCAAGTAATTATTTATCTCATCAATTGTATAACCGTCTGTTTCTGTCCAATCAACTTTACCTATAACAAAATCTCCAATTTCGTATTTTTTTATTTTATTTTCAAAGTATTTTAAATGTTTCATAAATTATATTTTTTATTGTGGAATTATACTTGTTCCGATTCTATCTACCAGAGATTTAATCTCTTTTATTTGTTCGGTTGTTCTAATACCACCAGTGAATTTTATTTTAACATAATCAGGTAATATTTTTCTCATGAATTTAACTTTCTCAATTTTTTGTTCAAATGATTCATCATTAGGTAATTTTCCAGTAGATGTAGATATATAATCTACATTATTTTCAATGCACATTCTACAAATTTTTTCAATTTCTTCATTGTTAAGTGCTCCAATTTCAATTGTTAATTTTATGATTGAACCTTCTTTGTGACAATATTCCGTCAATTTTCTTATTTCTGTTTCTAATTCTTCTGTTTTATCTTTTTTTATCAATTCATAATTAAGTACAACATCAATTTCATCAGCTCCATTGACAATTGATTTATCAATTTGATCAAGTTTATATTTTGTGATTGAATTTCCTTTAGGAAAATCAATTAATGCAGATACTTTAATTTCATTTTTAACGAATGATTCTACTGATGCTACAAATTCTGGTAATACAGAAATTGCATAAAAATTATTATCTTCCGCTTCTTTACACAAATCTTTAATTTGATCATTAGTTAAACTATCTGATAATCTAGTATAATCAATTAATTTGTAGTTTTCATTCTTTTCTTTATTATCTAAATATTCTAAAATTTTTTTATAGACAATCATGTTTTGAAACCTTATTTTTCTATATATATTAAAAAATAATAATCAATTTAATGACTGCAGGAAGAAATAGTATATCTAAAAATAAAACATGGAACACTCCACCTAAATTTGTAGAATTAATAAATAAAATGTTAGGAGAAGTAGTATTAGATCCATGTAGTAATGAAACTAGTATGATAGATGCTAAAATTAAATATATTTTACCAACAGATGGATTAAAAGAAAGTTGGAACTATAAAACTTTATTTGTTAATCCTCCTTATGGTTCAGATGTTGAAAATAAAACAAGAATATATGATTGGATTAAAAAAGGAGTCGATGCAAATGAAAATTATAAAAGTGAAATTTTGTATCTGATTCCAGTTGCTACTAACACTAAGCATTTTAAAGATTTAATATTCAAAAAAGCAAAAGGTTTGTGTTTTTTAAAAGATACAAGATTGAAATTTTGGAGTGAAGGTGTTGAAGATAAAAAAGGTGCTCCAATGGCTTGCTGCTTCATTTACTTTGGTTCAAATTATGAAAAATTTGATTTGTTGTTTTCTGACTTCGGACAATGTTTTGAAATAAAATCATAAATTGAATTTACTTGTTGTTATAGACATTTTAGATATTTCTAAATCTTCTGATGTTGCTTTTCTTGTAATCTCATCTGGATAAATTTTAACATCAGGATAGTCATGGCTACCTTGATTTAAAAACTTACATGTGTAACTACCAAAATCATTATCAGATATTATTATCATTGGCTCATCATCTATGTTATTAAATTCACTGATGACTATTACACAATCGCCAATATTATATTCTTCATCAAATGTCTCAAATATTTTTAAATGTTTCATATTATAAATTGAATTTTTTAGAGTCTAATGCAAAATTGTATTTTTTGATTTCATCTTGTGGTGCAATATTTAAATAATCAAAATCTTCTGAATTCATCCTCATATAATCATCCTCATAATATTTAGAATAATCTATTTTTACTATTAGATTTCCAAATTCAAAGGTATCATGATTATCATAATATTCATAAAATGTGTAGCAATTATTGATTAATTTTATTTTTCCAATTGCTACATATCCACCTTTATTCTTATATAAATAAATTTTATTGTAATCTATATCTTCTTTATTTATGTTCTCAAATTTTTTTAAATGATTCATGTTATAGATTAAATTTGTTTGATTGCCTAATTATATTTAGTTTGTTTAATACATCTTTTGAATTGTTGGATTGATAGATTATTTTATCTTTTATACTTTCAAAAAATAATCTTTCTTCGTTTCTTATTTTGTCCCATCTACGATCACAATAATTATCTTCATCTTGATATTCATAAATTATTTTCAAATCTGTATCATAATAATTACTATTATTTTTTTCATGCTTTAAAACTTTGAATATTACATATACAGGTTCTTTACCTTCATGATAGAAATTTCTATCCCATCTATCTTTGTGATCAAGTAAACAAAGAATGTATTCTTTAGGAACATTTAAGTTTTCATATGTTTTCAAATATTTCATTTAGTCTATAATTTTTAATTTAGCTCCGCCCTTTATTAACGTTTTTATATCATCTGTATTTATATTTTCTTTGAATTTAGAAGTTTTCTTTTCTGGTTCTTTTAATAACCAATTATTACCAGAATTAGATGTTTGATAAATATATGTAATATTATCAAGAGTTAATTTTATAGTTTTTGCTGTTAGTTTTTTGTAGAATTCTTCCACTTTTCCTTTTATTGAATATATTTCAATAGGGTACCATTTATCATCTTTGTAATATTGTAAAATTATATAATTTGGATTATCTAAAACTGTTTCATCTCTACTATATAGAAAGAAAAATTTCATGTCAATGTCTTTTCTTAAAAAATTCTCAATTTCCATTGTAGTTTCCATCTCTCCTTTTTTGAGATTCTGTTTAAATAATTGTTGATTAAAATCACTATCATCATATAAAAAATCTATAGTTTTTTCTATATAATCATCATTTGATAATCCAATTTTAAAGAAATCTATTTTAGTGTCATTTATACTGTTCAATAATCCATCAACATCGGTTGTTATTGATTCAGTTATGTATTGTAAATATTTTTTTATCATTTTTTATAAATTAAATTTGTTTGTATTATATTCAATTTCTGATATAAATCTATCACATAAAAATGTTCCTAAATTTTCACCAATTTTTCCTAATTTACTATTTACTTTACAAACATAATAACCATTTACATTTTTTAATATTTTTTTCACTAAATATATCATGTCTTTAGTTAAGATTGAGTCTTCGCTATCTATGCAAATGACATAGTCTCCTTCTTTGAAATTTGGAGTGACTTTTTTTAAATTTTCGTATTTTTTAACGTATTTCATTATGTGTGTAATAATTTTTTAATCATTATAATTTTTTAACTTTTTAACTTTATCTTTAAATTTACCACCGCCTAACACAGAAGTTGGTATAGTGTTTCTATATTGTAAAATTGAAGATGTTATAAGATTTACACTAGCTCCATATGTTTGTTGATCTGGATGAGTCCAATCATCATCTTGTAATATCCATACATTCTCTCTTGGATAACAAGATATTATAAATGGATTTTCAGTAACTACTGATTTAACATAACGTTTATAATCAACAGTATCAGCAAATGTCATGGATCTTTCTGGATAAAGTATTAAATTGTCATTTTTACTTTCACGAACCAAATCATAGTAATGTTCTTCATTTGCATCATTTCCTTGGAGGAAAACAAAACATTGTTCGTTTTCCATTATATTTTCTGATTCAAATTTTTTTAAATATATCATATATTTTAATTTTTTTTTTTACTCGAAATTATATATTTACAAATTAAATTTGTTTGCGTCTTGCTTTATCTCTAACACTGAATATGCGTCATCAAATGAATCAAATTCTTTTATTGTATTCATATCTACGTTGAAACTCATTATTGATTTTGGTGAATTCTCATATTTAGAGTTTGTATGGTCAAATATTTTCTTTCTTTCTGATTCAGGATAATATGAAAAATGTAATTTTACATTTGGATATTTATTCATATATTTAATCCATGGTTCAGAATATTCAACTTCGTATAATCCTATATATTTATCATTTTCTCCTATGATATATTTTTTATAAGTCTTGAATTTTTGTATGCCGTCATATAGGTTAGATATTTTAATTAAACAGTTTTTTAAGCTATCAGATTGATATGTAATATTTAATGTGTAATCATTAAATCTAATTGTACCGCTAATTTTTTCTAATTTTAATTTAGACTTATCAAACCAATAAAAATATGATAAATCTACAAAATTATTTCTGTTTGATAATTTTACCTTTCCGATATATATCTTATCAGTTTCATCATCATCTATCATTACGTAGTTGCTGTGTATTTCATTGTATGATTCTTTTATGTATTGTGTATAATTTTTTATCATATATTAAATTTTAATGACTTTTTTGTTATTTCAAATTCTTCTATTTCTTCTGATGTTAATTTTCTTTCAAAATATTTTTCTTCTAAATAATATGTAACTATATCATTATCTTCTATTACTTCAAGAATATATCTATCATCATTTTTTGCGTTTAATCCAGTTATTTTTGCAAATTTGAAAACATCATTAGATATTCCAGATTTATTTTTCTTCCAGAACTTTAGATAATCATCTTTAAATAAAATGTAATCACCAACTTCATAGTTTGTGATTATATATTCTTCATATAATCTAATATTTTTCATATGATTTTTCTCATAAATTGAATTTTCTTGTATTTAAAATTGATTCTACATCTTCTTTTCTTTTTGAATGATAATAGATGTCTGTTTTCTTCCACCATATATTATCTGTTTTACATTTTAATTTTATGTTGTGTCCATCAATTGCTGAATTATCTAATGATGTGACTTCACAAGGATTTATAAAAAAATGATTAAATTTCGGATGACATGCTGTATTATTTTTAATGATAACATAGTCTCCTACTTCTATTTTATCTGATTTATCTTCAAATGTTTTTATGTATCTCATAGTTAATCTATATATTAAAAATAAACTATTAAAAAATTATATCATATATTATTTAAAATAAAGTATTATAATAATGAGTGATATGAATGAAAAATCAATATCGAATAAATTACCACCTTATCTATTAACAGATCAAGCATTAGATAGAAGAGAGGATGTTTATTCTCTCACTGAATTTGGAAAAATTGTAAATAGACTTTTTTTAAGCGATCAAATATATTCAGATGACTTTTGGAAATATATAAATAATAAATTTAAATTGAAACCTGAAAATATTACGTTTTTTTGTGATGTACATTCTGATACTAAGAATAGAGTTGAAAAAAGTTATAAATATATAATTAAAGTTGATAAGCCATTTAAACTTATTATTCAATTCTATGATGAAGAAAAAATAAATGATATTCAATTATATGACACAGAAGAATCACAAAAAAATAAAATATCAGATTTGTTGATATACTTTGATTCAGATGCAATAGAATACGTAGATACTATATCTAATGAACTTAGAGATATTGTATTTGTTCAACCAATAAATAAAACCTTTTTTATAATAGCATCCAATTCAATGGGCTATGAATTACATCCTGCTTCAATAAAAGATTATGATATTGATATAGATTTAAATTATGGTGACTCTTTTGTTGATAAACACGTAGAAATATTAAAAAAAATAAAAAAAAATAAACATGGATTATTTTTATTTCATGGATTAGAAGGCTGTGGAAAAACTATGTATCTTCGTAAACTTGTTTCTGAATTAGCAAATGAAAAAACTATAATTTATGTTCCATCATTTTTGATGATGGATATAGCAAGTCCTGGATTAATATCATTTATTTCAAAATTTAAAAATGCTATATTATTATTGGAAGATGCAGAATCAATATTGACATCTCCTCAAGAAGAAAGAAATCAAGCTGTTAGTAATATTTTGAATATTAGTGATGGATTATTAAATGATCATATGGATATGCAAATAATAGCAACATTTAATGTAGATAAAAAGATAATAGATAAGGCATTGTTAAGAAAAGGAAGACTTATGGTTGATTGTAAGTTTAAAAAATTGACATCTAAGCAAGCAACTAAACTATCTGAACATATAGGATTGAATAAAAAATACAATGAACCCGCTACATTGGCTGATATTTATGAAGAAGTTGATGGTGGAAAGCAATTAATTGATTCAGATAATGATACTAATAAAATAGGATTTTAAATAAAAAACTAAAAATGATGAATATAGAAATTTTTGATACAGTAGTCAATATGTTTAAAAATATAGATGAAATTTTATCTCATAAAGATGATATAAATGCAGAACAAGAACTTGAAGATATGATAGAATTGGCTAAAATGGGTATAAAAAAAGAATTTAAAAATCCATATCAATTTATGATAAATTATTTCACATGTAAAGATGATATTATTAAATATTTTGATAGTATTAATGAAGAATGGTCCTTAAAATATCATTATGATCGTAAACAACCTAGTACAGATGAAGGTGTGAAATTTCCAGATATTTATATAGATTTTAAAAATTATGTAGAAAAATTGAACACTGAAGAGTATTTAGAATGTAAAAAATTAAGAGATAAAATATTCACATATTAACAAAATATTTCAATTGAAATCATTTTTTATTTGGCTATTTAACATATTTCACATTTTATATATATAATAAAAAACTATGTCTATATTAACAGTATTATTGGTTTTGATCGTGGTTGGTATTATTTTATGGTTGGTGAATTCGTATATTCCTATGGATGCCAAAATAAAAAATATCTTGAACATTGTAGTTATTATCATTTTGGTTATTTGGCTTCTTAAAGTTTTTGGATTATTAGCAATTTTATCAAGAATACAAATATGACCATAAAAAAGTGATTTCAATTGAAATCACTTTTTTTTATTTAATTCTATTATGGTTTTAAATTCTTCTAATATTTTATTTTTATTGATAGAATCTGATTTGTTTATATAGTCAATCACCATTTCATTTAATGATAATGAACTTTCATTTAATTCCAATATATCTTCCTTATCTTTTATTATTTCATCATCTGAATAACTTATATTCACTATGTCATTTTCTGAAATTAACATATCTATTTTGATTTTGTTGTCAATTAATATTTTTTTATTTATATTAAGACTAACATAATTATTATTAAATATTTCTTTATTAATATTTAAATCTGATTCGGAATTTATTGAAATCTTTTTGAAATTTGGACTTATTTTATTTTTTACAAATTTATCTTTATCATTATAAACATCAAGTATGATGAATCCTTTGGTTTCATCACTTTCTGTATTGTATGGTGATCCTAAATTTTTTATGTTTTTTACTACACCATTTTTATCATAAAATCCATTATAACACTTTTTAAATTTTCTTAATTTGTTTATGATGATGTCTTTTTTTGATGAATTTAAATAGTCAAAATTGAAGAAACATATATCTGATTCAAATTTATCAATATCTTCAATTTTTGTATTATATGGTAATATTGTGAATACTTGTTCAACTAATAATTTTATTTGAGTAGGCTCATTAATTACTTCTATGTTTTTGAAATTTTTAAGTATGTTAAGTGATAGTTTATCATTTTCTCCTTCTATTATATAAACAGGTAAAATTTCTGATATTCTTTCAAATAATTTTTGTATGAAATTTAGAACAGTCAAATCAATATTCTTTGATTTGTATAGAAAGTTACCTAAATGAATTAGAATATCATTTGGTTTTACATTTTCTGTTAGATATGGAATAAATTCATTGTTATAATAAATCTCCATATTTTTAAGCCAATCTTTTGCTGATATATTTTTAGATATATTAAAATTTGTGTTACTTATTATGAATATTTTTGACATCCTTCTATAAATTTTAATTTAATTTTTCTTAGAATTTTCTTATATGATTTAAAAACATTAGTTGAAAAATCTACAATTTTTAAGACATGTGTGTTTTCATTGTCTATTTCTATAGAATAATAGTTTAAAAATGTATCATCATCTAAATTAGTTATTTTTTCAAAATAAAAAAAATTGTCTAATATACTACGCAATAAATAATCATCATTTTTAATTATTATCAATATTGACCAATCGATTCTTGAATGATAATATTTAATATTTAGATATTTTAATATCAATTCAGAATATTTTTGTCCATATCTACTGAAATTGTCACTGCATATGTCATCTTTCATATATTATTTATTTTTTTAATTTTTTCTTTTCTTTCTAACTGAATTAAGCTGTTTTCGATATCACCTATTATGCGTTCAGCATTGAATTCAACATTCATATTCCATTGGTTGAAATCAAAATCTATTATAGAAATACCAAGTATTTTTGTGTCTTTATATATTGTCACATCTTGTTTTTTTATGTGAGAATTGATGCTATAATCTAATAAATTGCTTATAAATTTATAATTTTCATTAGATGTTGTTGCTGATATTTTTATGTAATCACCATAAAATATAATATCTGATAATTTGAATAACATATCATATATTTTTATATTTATGATATATTTTTTGAAATTTATTTTGTTTGAAACTAGCATATAAATATTAAATTTTATTACTTAATTCACAAATATGATTTAATTTATTTATCTTATCTTTTCTTTTCTTTCTTTCTTCCTTCTTTCTTATTGCTTTAATTAAATCATCATCATAATATACATAGTCAACAGAGAAATCAGTTTCTATTAAATTGTAATCTTGATTAATTTCAAATTTTACAGGAAATACTCCATTTAATATTCTACCGTTGTAATCAGTATTAACTTTATGAACTGATTTATAATTATATTGATCACTGAAGCACCAATCTTTTAATTTTTCGAAGTTATTTAATGATGTTGTTGCTGTCATTTCTATTGTAGAACTTTGCATATTGGTATAATGTTGTAGTCTCCCACCACTAAATTGTATTGGTAATGAGTTGTTTGTTATTTTTAGATTTGTGATATCAAAATCTATATTGTTAATTGTTGTGCTCATTATATGATATTATTTTATTTTTTGTATTATAAAAAAAATGAATTGTTTATTCATATTCATTGAACTGATATTTTTTAATATATAAAAAAAATAATTAAGTAATAATGATAAAATATTTTGCATATGGTAGTAATATATCTGAGTATAGAATGAAAAATGAAAGAAATATTAATTTTTCATCAAGAAAATTCGCAACGTTAGAAAATTATAAATTAGTTTTTAATAAAGTATCTAAGAAAAATTGTTATTTAGGATTTGCTAATGTTATTCCATCTGATGATGATATTGTCGAAGGTGCGTTATATGAGATTGAAGAGTCTGATATTAAAAGAATAGATAAATTTGAAGGACATCCCATGCATTATACAAGAGAAGAAATTGATGTTTTTTGTGATGACGAAAAAGTTAGAGCATTAATTTATGTTGCTAATTCATCTATGGTTAGAAAAAATATATTACCTGATAAGAATTACCTAAAATATATTTTGGAAGGTAAAGATATATTTAGTCCTGATTACTATGAAAAATTGTCAAATACCAATACATTAGATTAAACTATCATTGATTCTTAAATTATTTAATTTATTTTTTATATTAATTTTGAAGAATTTATTATCACTCATTTCTTTGAATCTTGCATAATTTTTTTCTATCTGATATAGATAAATACTATTATTAGAATGTTTTATGTGATTTAATTGATCACCTTCGTAAGATATGACACTACTTTGATGTGTAATTATATTATTATTTTTCATTGAACCGTATATAAATGATGGTTGGTCTATTATTGTTACATTATTTAATTTTGATACTTCTGTGAATAAATCAAAATCAATACTATTTAAATATGATTCTGAAATATTAGTATTATCACATTTTATTAATGAGTTGTTTATCAATTCTATTAGATTTCTATATTCTTTAGTAAATTTTGAAGTTATGCTATATTTGTCTCTTATTGTGTATAATGACATACCAGATAATTTTTGATTTCTTTTGATATTTTTTATATCTCTAATTACTTTAATCTTAAGCCATTCATTTGTCATTATAATATTCCTTCATTTTTTGCTTCTTCTATTGCTAATCTTTGTCTTTCTTCAATTTCTTTTCTGTGTTTAAGAGCATCCCTTTTTAGTTGTTTAGATGTTTGTATTACAAATTCTAAATTCTGTCTTAATCGTATGGATGCAATTTTAAAATCTTTTTTGTAAAGTTTATAATAATCTAATCTACAAAAATTCAACTTATCTATAATTTCTTCTATTGGATTATTTTCTGCATCATATTCATCTTCATCTTCATATCCAGATTCTTCATCTTCATAATAATTTTTCATTTATGTTATTTATTTTTTCTTTTCTTAAAAATATGTTTGCATCTTTATAAAAAGATATGAAAATTTTTTTATAATTTATAAATTCTTCTATTTTTATGTGCTCAATATTTTTATTTATCAACATTTCATTTATATATTTTAAATATAAACCATATGCTATATTATCAAGTTCTGATGCTGTCATTTGTATATTTTTTTTAGCTTATCTTTTCTTAATTTTCTCAATCTGCTTATTTTATTAACATTTTTAAAAAAACTAATTACAGTTGAGCAATTACTATTATGTATAAAAATATAAACGTCTATATATATGGAGTCTATTTCTATGTTGTTTGTTTCATCGCATATAACTTTATATAAATTTATATTGTTATTAGATATATTTTTATTTAGAATATTAGATATATAAGATTTTATCATGTACCTTGAATTACTATTATTTTCAGATATAATTAAATCATCTAATAATTTGTATATTTCATTTTGTATTGTTTGAATCATTATAATATTCATTTAGTAATCTATTTTTATCAATTGAAACTACTCCAACTTTTTCACATGCAATTCCTCCTGCTAAATTTGAAATTTTTGCTATCTCTTCTATTTCTATATCATTAATTAACATTGATAAAACAGATATAACAGAATCACCAGCACCAGACACATCAATTATGTTTCTTTGTGTTGTAGGTATTATCTTACTTATTATTTTACCTTCTTTTTTATAAGAAATAAATATACCATTTTCTGATAGTGTAATAAATATAATATTTATTCCTTTATTATGAAGTATAATGGATCCTTCTTTAAGTAGTTCATTTTTATCTGATATATTTAAATTAATACTTTCTTTGAATTCCTTAAAATTTGGTTTGAATAGTTTAATATTTTCGTAATAGTTGAAATTTTTTTTCTTAGGATCTACTAATATAGAAATTCCTAATGAATTTGCTTTTTCGATTATAATTTTTATTATGTTTTCATTTAATACTCCTTTATCATAATCTTGAAATAACACGCAATCTACATGTTCATTTTCTATTGTTGAGATAACCAATGAAATTAGGTTATCTGATTCATTATTTAAATCTTCAGTTATTTCTTCATCTATTCTTAAAATTTGGCATTTATTTCCAATTATTCTGGTTTTGTTTGTAGTTATTCTGATGCTAGATTGAATAATATAATTTGTTGATATTTCTTTTTCTTTCAATAAAGATAATATTGCATCTCCATTATTATCTTTACCGATAACTGAGCATAATATAGGAGTACCACCAAGATTTTTTATGTTGTATGCTACGTTTGCAGCTCCGCCTAATTTATTTTCTTTTTTTATTATATCTACAATTGGTACAGGTGCTTCTGGTGAAATTCTATCAACATTACCAAAAAAATAAGAATCGAGCATAACATCTCCTATGATTAATATTTTTTTATTTTTAAATATTGTCATTTATAAAAAATTATTTATGGAGTTATATAAATATTTATAAAAAAAGTTTTATAGATTTTATGCAAATACTGTTCCGCCTATTGTTACTCCACCACTTGCAAGTAATTTGTTTCTATATCCAATATTAGTTCCTGCTCCATACGCTTTTGATGATGCTGCTGTGAATTTTACTATATTTTTAGGAACTTTTGATAATATATAAATTGCAGACTGAAATATACTTTTTTGATTTTTAGCATTTGGACCATCTGTAAAATTTTTACTTGGTCTGTGTCCATTTGCATTTGTTCCAGTGACAGATTGAAATTGATTTTTTGCTGTCAATATAGAATATACACTATTTGATCCTCCTTTTGTTCTAGCTCTATTTAACATTACAGCCATACACCAAGCTCTTTCTTCAGTATTATGGGATGCTTCTGCGTATACCGCTCTTATTAACATATTCCATTCTGTTTCACTCATTTTTCTACCCAAATATGAATCTGCTGATTTTTTAGCTAACTCTGCACTAACAGAATCACCAATAACTATAGGAGAGCCGTATATATCTTCCAATGATATATTATTGTTTACATCACATGGTATGCTTGATGATGATGCAGAATATGAACTACCTTTATATTCTCCTTTTCCTGTATTTGAACCTTTTTGAGCATCTCCTTTTCTTACTGGCCATTCAAAATATAATTCGGGATCAACTTTTTTATTTGCTGGAGTAGTTACTGAGAAATGTAAATGTGGTCCTGTCGTGTGTCCTCCAGTGTTTCCTACTAAGCCTATTGGATTTCCTGTTTTTACAATTGAATTTGCATTGACTAACATTTTACTCAAATGACAATATCCAGTTTTGAAACCATTTGTGTGTTTTATTACAATTGTGTTTCCTCCTCCATATTGACTATCAAATGATGCTGATACTACAATACCGTCAAATGAACTTACCACAACAGTTCCTATTGGTGCTGCTATATCTAATCCTGCATGAAATGTCACTCCTTCTCCTTTAAGTTGTCTTGGTCCAAATCTACATGATACTCTAACACCTAATAATGGAAGAACCATTTCTGAACTTGTTGGTATATAATCTGTTGCAGTGTTTGATTTTAATTCTTCACATCCAGCGGAGTTTAACATATTTATACGATTTAATAAGTTTGCATAATCAGCATCATTTGGCATTATCAAATCAGTGTCATTTACTGAACTAAATGTTTCTGATGGTCTTTCCGCTGAACTAACAGCTCCATTATCAACAATTTTAACATTTCTTGATACAAAATCTTCTCTTATCGCTGTGTACTCATCACATATCATATCAAGTTTTGTCTTTATTAGTGGTCCTCCAATACTATCAATCATTGATGTTACGCTTCTAAATTCATTTATAAATTTATCCATCCAATCAAAAAATCTTGTGCCTAATACTGCTTCTTGACCTGCGTTTTTTGATCCTAAATTTAATGTTTGAGTATTGTCTTTAAGTTCTAAATTTATAGAATCTCTTTCTAATGAAAGTTTATTATAATAATAATCAAGAGATAGTGATGTATCATCTGAATATATTTGTGTTCTATCATCATATAATAATGCAGTGAATCTTGTATATTCATCATCACTTAACCCGTTAAGTCTAGTTTGTAAATTTATATTATTATTCTCTGAATATATATAATATGGTGAATATAAATCATCTGATAAGTAAAGAATATTAACTAATTTACCAATTGCTGGAACAGAAAATTCTTTTCCACTTAAATCTCCAAATGGATAAGCCCATGGAATATCTTTAACATCAATTCCATGATATAATGTTTGCACTCTTACTTTTATTCTACCTTTTTTTGCTGAATCAATATTTTCTTCTACTATTCCAACGTAAAAATCTCTTAATAATTCCATTTATTTTATTATTTTATTTAAAAATTTAAAGCTGATTTTGTTTCATCAATCAAATCTGTTAATAATCCTGAAGCAAGTTCTTTTCCAAGATTTTTTATACTTGTTCTGTTGTTAAAATCTGAGTTATAAACATTATCAGGCTCTATTTTATTTATGCCTGTCAGTTTAGTGAATTGATTTAATAATCCATTTACTGCTGATCCTCTTGACTCTCTTAATTTTGTTTCAAGACTTGATACATAGTTGCTTCCTATTGTACTTATAGTTGTTTCAGCTTTAGTCATTAGACTATTGAAAAATCCTTTAGATTGAATTGGACTATTGCTTTCTATGTCTTTCAAATCTTTGGTATAAGTCATTATACTGCTAATATTATCAGATTTACCATTTGATGCTATAATATCTTCATATGGTTCAATGGTATAACTATTTTTAATTAATGGAAAACTACTTGATCTTTCTACTGATTTATAATAAATGTCAAAAGAAATTGTGGATGGCGTATTTGATACTCCATTGCCATATCCTCCTATTTCTATACTATCACCATAATTTCTACTCTCAAAAAAATTAAAATTGCAATCATTTAATGTATATATTATTGATGACTTGCTTGATGCAATATTTTTAACATCATTATTTATATTATTAGTATTAATTGATGTATTATCAGATGATGTAGATTTATTTTGTGGAATAGTAAAATTCCTCATATCATTTATTTGAATCATCATATTAAATCTCAAAACATTCTCAGGAAACATGTGTCGTTTATTCTTATAACTATAAATCATAGTATTATATAATTCAGCTAAATACCAGCCTATCATAGACACATCTTCATTTAGTGTTATTGTAATTTTATCTTCTCCATATTTAGTCATTTTATTATTTAAATTATTAATTCCGTCAATTTTTGTTATATAATATGATTTGGCCGATATGTTTCTGTTCGATTTACCGTTTAATGTATTTTCGAATATTTTAAAAAATGTGTTTCTAAATTCTTGCCAAAGTTTAAATCTATTTGTGTAATCTGTTGAACTTATGCTAGTGTATTTATTTATAAAAGATGAAAAACTATTCTCAATTGAATAATTTTCCACAAAGAATGGAGAATTTTGTTCAAAGAATAATTCAAACGATGGTATAAGTGGATCTTCATAATAGAAATCATCATCTTTTATATTTAATGATCTTTTGAATGTGTTAGTATCAGAATCATATTTTTTTTGTACGTCTCTACCAAAACTTTTAGTTGTATCATCAGATGTATACCAAAATTCTTCTTGCTTTGCATCTGATATGTGATTAGGATCATATGCATCAGTTTGTCCTTGAGTTAATCCTAAGGAATTGCCTATCATACTATTAGATAATTGTCCTAATGCAGATTGATCAGAATACCCTTTAATGTATTTTGCACTGTTACTACTGGTATCATTAATATTACCTAAAATTTCACTTGTTATCATTCCAACTATACTCATATTTCATTATTATTTTGTTTTTGGTCCTGTGCTGACAGTTGTTCCTCCTGCATTATTTGATGTAGCTGCTGCAGATAAATCGTGTTGTTCATTGTTTCCATTTCCATAATCTATATTAAGATCTCTTCTCATTAGTGTAATCTCTTGCTCTACTCCTTCTTCGTATTTAAATATGTAATTTATTCCTGTTACATACCAAAATCCAGATAGTTTATTGTTTATGTTATTTAATGGTTTTTTTGTGTTCGCATTATTTGAAAATAAATCATTAATATTAAAAACTTCTACTTTAATATTTTGAAATCTTTTTATTGAAAAATTTATAACATCTAATGTTAGAACTAATTTCATTCTTTCCATTGAAATTAGATTGTATTCATTTGATAATTTAGCATAGTTATAATTTTCATGAACATTTTCATCATCCATTTTACCAATGAAATATTCATCATTTACATTATTATTGAATATTTGTGATTGCTTATCTTTTAATATTTTTAATTTACTTCCTACTTTATTTTCATCTGTTTCTAAATCTGTTATTAGTTTCTTTGTTACAGTGTTGGAATTTTTTGTGTACCAAGTCGAATATGTTTGATAGCATAATTCTAAATTTATACTATATGATTGATTCATAATATTAAATTTACTAAAGTATTGATTTGTTCCTTTGAGAGCATCATTATTACTCAAATATAAAAGTACATTTTTTTCTTGTGGAACTTTTTCTAATTGAGGATTTGCTAAACTATGAGATTCATCTTTTAATACACTATTTAATTCTGCTTGAACATCAACGTAATTCAAGTTGTAATAAAAATCAATAAATGTCCAAACAAAAGATTGGTCTGAAACATAAGAATATTTTGTTATATCTTTTATGAATACTTGATTGACGTCACTTGGATTTATCCATTTCATTGAATCCGCACTATCATCAATGTTTGATGCAAATCCTAAATTCATTCTAAGAGCTAATTGTTTTATTGCTTGATAACTAGTAGCGTTTATTGATTCATAATTTGAATATTGCAAATCATCTACATCTAATATTCCTTTTATTAAAAATTGTAATCCATGAGATTCAGGATCAGATTTTATTGTTTGTAATTCTGTTAACCTAAAATCCATTCTTAATGGCATTAACTGCTCCGAACTAGATTTCACAAATACACTTATTATTGTATCATGATCAAAAGGATAGAAATCTGTGAATATGACACCAAGAGAATCCTCACAAAATAATTCTACTGACGGTAAGAATTTATCATTGAATAATTTTAGTGATATTATATCACTTGGATCTATTGTTGTCCCATTTAGTGGAGGATTACTAGTATCAAATAATTTACTAATAAATACAAGAGGCACATAATCAAGAGATTGAACAAAAACATCTGTTGCTGCTTTGTCGTATAATTGAAAATTCAATTCTTTTGTTTTTATTTTAGCTTTTTCAATAACTTGTATCATATTTTAATATTTTTTTATTCAAAGGTATTTATTATTTTTATTTTGTTGTCATTTGTTACACTAACTTGCTTTAATATTGTAGGTTTTATTGATATTGGTAAATTAGCATCATTAAATAAATTCTTTTTGTTTCTATCTGTTTGAATAGAGTTTATTAATGCTTGTCTTGCCTTGTCTTGCTGAGTTGGTATCTCATCTGTTGTGTATAATTGTACCAAATCCTCATATTGACAAAAATATATATATTGTCCTTCTTTGACAGAATACGGACTTATCAAATCATTTAGAATCATTAACTCTTCTACATAATCAGAAGATCCATATAGATGCTCAGATATTCTATCTAATCTCATTTCATATTCTCTAGGTACAATATATATTCTTTTGCCTATTGATAGATTATTGACTATGTTTTTTTGAAATATATCAAAAAGATTATTTTGATCAGAGTCTCTTTTTATTCTATAATTTCCGTTATTATCAAATGATAGTATTTTCATATTAATTATTATTTTAAGTTATGTTATCATTACTTTGAACTTTATCAACGAATCCATTAGCATTATCTTGTGCCCTAAGAGAGTCTAACCATTGAGTATTTTGCTCAGCAGTTCCTCTATAGTTTTGAATTCCTGCTTTTGCAGCCATTGCCTTTCTTTGTTTGTATGTGTACCAATTTCCATCCTTACTGTGCATATAATTTTCTATTGATGGGTCTAATACCGAAGTGTTACCAGGCATATTAGTATCTGGTGTTACAACTATTTCTGGTAGACTACCTCCATCATATATTTTATCAGCCTCTGGCTTGACTTCTCCTTGATATTGAATTGGAGTTGTTGGAATTGATGAATATTCTCTTCTGTATGTATTATTAAACATTCTCATTAATTCTTGTTTACCTAATGATCTAGAAAATTCGCATTGAAATTTTGCAGTTAATCTTTGAGGCATATCATTGAATCCCATTTCATTGCTTGTTTCAACTGAACATGTTTTTACTATTATGTGACTTGTATTTAACCAAGGGGAATATGGATTTCCTATTGTTAAATGCCAAGGCGCAGCACTATCTTGACCTCCAGTCATCAATTCTATTGACCCTCTAAGTTCAAATCTGTGAATTGCAACAGTACTAGTTAATATTGTTTGAATTATTTTTAATCCTTCTCCAACAATTTTAGTCAATAACGAAGATGCTGCAACTTTAGCTGTTGCACTATTAGTCTCGACACTTTGTTTTGCTGCAGATAATGGATCTGTTTTTCCTTCATTGTCTATTTTTTTAATTGCTTCAACATCATCATTATATTTTTTGTCCCATTTTAAATAGTCTGGAGTACCTTTCTTATATTTGTTTCTATTCGAAGATGCATTATCTTTCCATCCTACATATTTTGCTCGATTTTCTTGACTTTTTTTTGTGGCTGCTTCATTTTCTGCTTGAGTTTTTTTATCTTTTGTCGATTCTGTTGTTAATAAAGTTTTTGCTGCCACTGTTGCTTCTGTTGTGAATTCTGTGAATAATGTTTTCAATGTTTCCCAAAAACTTTCTGTTATTGTCACTACTAAATCCCACCATTCACTTAAATTATTTCCTCTTTTATCTACAGCACCTTTTGCCTTTTGCATTATTTTTGATGAATCGCTCCAATAGAATGACATATTTGATGTGCCCATTGCATATATATTATCTAATATATCTAACATTGCTGAACCTGGATCAACTTCACCTACCAATTTTTGCTCATATACAGTAATTAGCTCAAAACTGAAAGATGATTTTATGTTTTGTGTTTCTGGGTCTCTGAAAGGTCCTTCTTTTAATACATTAGGATCCCCTATTGGTATATTATTAAGTCCCCAATAATTTGGTGAGCCATTATCAGCCTCCTCATTCACTCCTGCTCCTGTCAATCCCATTTTTTTGTATATCTCAAATAACATTCCTTGAGCAAAACTTGGTATAGGTATAATGTTAGCGATATCAACTTTTGTTACTTTTTTAACAATGTCCGCTATTTTTTCATCAAATCTTTTGTTTGTAATTCCCCAAGTTTCATTGAAATTTATGGTTCCAAAATTATCATCTTGCTTAATCCATCCAATTATAGTAGATACTGGTTCAGCGTTCATAAGTCCCAAATTTTCAGGTACAAAAACTCCTTCTGGATATCTTCTAAGAATAGCCATTCTATTAATAGGATATACTCCTAAATCACGTAGATAAGCAAAATATGATGGTTTCAATCTTAATCCTGCTCCTGGTTTAGGTGCAAGTGTATTAAATGTAGGATCTTTTAATATTTTAACATAAGGATTTATACTATTATTTTCATTATTATATATATTCTCCTGTGTATATGCTTTTATTTTATTGGTTCCTGCAACAAGAACACTTTTATCATTCTTTTTATATACCGTATATTTAGAATTAAAAATGCTATGAGTATTTCCAACACTTGTATTATTTAACTGCTGTGTGATTGAATTTCTATTTGTTTCACTGTCAAATAAAAAATCCATTTCAGAATAATGCGCCATTTTTATTTATATAATTTATCTTATATATAAAAAAAACTTCTGCTGAATATTAATAATCTCTAATTATTTGAATTGAGTCAAATAAAGAAATGCTTGATAGTAAATCATCAAATAGTTTTTGATTGTCTTTGAAATCTTCATAAAAAAATAATAAGTTAAAATTTATTTTTCCTATTAAATTTTCTTTTATTTGAAATATATCATCAATTTCTAATGTATTAATTTTGTGTAAATTTGGTATATAATATACATCTTTATTTTTTCTTATTGTTTGAGATATCTTAGTATAAATTATAAGATTAAAATATTCTTTCCATTCGTTTACATCCTCTAAACCATGATCATCCAATTGTTGTCTGATATCTATTATAGTTTTGTTACGAATTTTATTTATTTTTATATATTTATCAAGTTTTTTTCGGTTTTTCACGAACACTATGTAGAATTCCATAAATCTTATAATATTAATTTTGAATTATATATATTTTTGAATAGGTTCGATTCAAAAATAATATACTAATATATTTAAAACTTTTGTCGATTTTGTGTATAAAATTAATACATATATTAGTATTTAAACTAATTATACAACGTATGTAATTATATCAATCTTATTTGTGAAACTAATAATATTATGAAAACTTTTTATGTACTGTTTCATATAATATCTGATTGTTATAATAAAAAATAATTAAATTAAAGATGGCAAAAAAAACCACACAAACTTCACAAAAAAATAGTTTTAATTTTTCTAACATTTCTGGATTGATAGATACTATGTCAAAAAAAGAGATTATATCAATTGAGGATTTTGAAAAGGAAAAAAGTTTTATTTCAACTGGTGTTTATATTTTAGATGCTCTTTTATCTAAAAGTATTTTACATGGTGGAATATCTAATAATAGAATAACTCTTTTGGCTGGACCAAAGCAAACAGGTAAATCTTTTCTTTCTCTTAACATTGCTAGAAATGCGCAAAAAATAGGATATAATATTGTATGGATTGATACTGAGTTTTCTATTGAAAAATCTGATTTCGATATGTATGGTATTGATACATCTGATTCAAATAAATTTATGTTAATTAGAACTAATATTGTTGAAAAAATCAAAATGTTTATGACATCAATGTTAGATGATATGACAAAACTTAAGGAAAAAGGAATGGATGTTTCAAAAACAATTTTCTTTTTAGATTCAATTGGTATGTTATCTTCAGAAAAAGAAAAAGCTGATACTCTTAAATTAGATATTAAACAAGATATGACACGTGCAAAACAAATCAAATCTCTTGTTAGACTTATCACAAATGATTTAGGTTTTTTAGGAATTCCATTGGTAGCAACTAATCACGTTTATTTAACTCAAGATATGTTTCCTCAAACAATCATGTCAGGTGGAGAAGGTTTATATTATGCTGCTAGTAGTATTGTATTTTTAAGTGATGCAAAGTTGAAAACTGGTGAAGAAGATGAGATGGATCTTGGTCGTTCTGGCTCTGTGATTACAGCAAAAGCCGGAAAAAATAGATTGGCTAAACCAAAAAAGGTTAAATTTGAAATTGATCACACAAAAGGTATTAATCCATTTAAAGGATTGGATTTGTTTTGTACTCCTGAAAATTTCAGTAAGATTGGTATAGCAAAAGTTAAACCAGTATTAAATAAAGAAACAGGCGAAATAACTTATCAGCCAACAAATAGATGGTATGTTAAACATTTGGATAAATCAGTTGCCGCAACACAATTATTCAATAGAAAAGTATTTACTCAAGAAGTATTAGAAAAAATGGATCCAATTATTTTTGATTATTTCAAATATCCTTCATATGAAGAATGTATGAAAGAATTAGAAGAAATTGATGAAAGATTGAATGAAATTGAAGATAAAGATATGCTAACTTCAGAAGAATTTGATCTTGATTCTGATGATAAATTATTTGTTTAAATACAAATAATAATTAAATAATAGATAATAAATAAACAATAATACAATTTTTATATAATACTTTTATATGGCAGATACAACAAACACAAACATGGAAAAACATTACTTTGTTCACATATTGGACAATCCTGACCAATTTTCCAAAGTAGATCCTTTTTTCTTTAGAAATTCTGATATACAATTTATTTACACTGTAATAAGAGAAGAATATATTAAAAGTGAAAGTCATACTGTACCAAGTTCTCAACAAATTTATTCAATGGTTAAACTTGCTGATTCTGATAACAAAATAAATGATAAAGTTATAAAATTACTTCTTCAATCTGATAACAGTGATTTCAGTCCTGAATGGTTACTTCCTATGTTTAAAGGATGGAAAATTCAAAACCAATTAAAAGGTGACGTACTAAAAAGTATTGATATGGTTAGAGGAATTGAAGAAGTTAATTATGATAATGCTCTTGAAATAGCTCAAAAAATGAAAGGCATGTTTTCAAATGTACTTATGGTAGATGATGATGATAATGATTTAGGTTCAGATTTTGATGATCCTGAATCTCATAAACAAATGATTTCAAAGAATTGTATTCCATCAGGTTGGCCAAGTATAGATAATATATTAGGTGGAGGATGGAGTAAATCTACATTTAATGTTATAATGGGAGAAACCAATGTTGGAAAATCAATGTGGCTACATAATATAGCAACTAACGCAGCAAATGCTGGAGCTAATGTTCTACTTATTACATTAGAAATGGCAACAAGGAAAGTAATGAAAAGGTTAGGTTCAATGAGGCTTAAAATAAATGTAGATGAATATGATGAGAAATCAAAAGATTCAACTTATATGAAGCACAAATTGAACAATATCAAATCACAATCAACAGTTGGTGGATTATTTGATTCACAACCTGGTAAAATATATGTAAAAAAATATAATACTAGTGATTGTACTGTTACTGATATTGACAATTATATTAAAAAATTTGAAGAAGTTAAAAGAATTAAAGTTGGGATGGTAATTGTAGATTATATAAATATTATGTCAATTGAAAAAGGATTTGATATCTCAAATATGTTATATTTAAAAGGTAAACATTTAGCTGAAGGATTAAGACGAATTGCTGATAAATATGAATGTGCAGTTATAACAGCAACTCAAACAGATAAAAGTGTTTGGGGTGCATCAGATATTAATCTTGCTGCTATTCCTGAAAGTAAGGCAATTGCAGATACCGCTGATTCTGTTTGGGGTATTATTAGGAATCCAGAAATGAAAAGAAATAATATTTATAGGCTTAAAATATTAAAATTGAGAGATGGAGAACATCATGAAGAACAAGTAAGATTTGATTTTAATACAAATTTTTTAACTATGGAAAATGATGCTTTAATCGGAGTTAAATAAAACTAATAATATTAATAATAAATGAAAAATAATGAAGAAATTGATGATTATTTAAATGATGATTTAAATAATGAATCAGAAGAAATAGAAGAACTAGAAGATGATCTGAATCTATTAGATGAAAATTTAGATATTTCGTCAGATGATGATAGTTCAGTTACTGATGATACATCTATTGAAGAAGAAGAAGAAGATGAAGAAGATGAAATAGATATTATGGTTAAATTTAATACTAATAATCATAAACTTGAAGGTAAACATGCGTTATCAAGAGATACTATATTTAAAGGTAAAGTAGAAGATAGTGGTGATCAGCAAGAATATGATTATAATATTAATCAGCAAGAAGATTTTAATCTGAATGATGGATTGCCAATAGAAGCAGGATCATCTTATGAATTTGAAAGTAAACACTATGAAGATTACATAGATAGATTAAATCTTCAAAGAGATATTTATGATTTGCTAAGTGATAAAACAGATTTAGATTTTTCCTCAAATAGAAGAAAACCAAACAAACAGGCATTTAATGACTATTATAGAATGTTATTGAATAATATCGGAAAAGAATATAGTAAGTCTGAAATATTCGTTGAATTATCTTATTATTTCACTGATAATATATTTAACATGTTTAAGTTGTTAGACAAAGAATATGCAACACACATAATAGTAGAACTAAAACAACGTGGGTATTTAACAAGCCTAAATAATATAAATTTTATATAATAAAAACAAAAAATAGAAATAACATGAATTTTAAAAGGGAAGACGCATTTGATGCATCATTAAAATATTTCAAAGGTGATACATTAGCCTCTGATGTTTGGGTAAATAAGTATGCGTTAAAAGATACAGTTGATAATGATACTGTTTATTATGAATTGACACCTGATGATATGCACAGAAGACTCTCAAAAGAGTTACATAGAATAGAACTAAAATATAAAAATCCATTATCTGAAGATTTTATATTTGATTTAATAAAAGATTTTAAATATATTATACCACAAGGTTCTCCAATGTCAGGAATTGGTAATGATAATCAAGTTGTGTCGATATCAAATTGCTTTGTTATTGGAAATCCTGCTGATTCTTACGGATCAATTATGCAAGTTGATGAAGAACAAATACAATTAATGAAAAGACGTGGAGGAGTTGGACATGATCTTTCTCATATTAGGCCAGCAGGAATGCCAGTAAAAAATTCCGCTTTGACTTCTACTGGACTGGTTCCATTTATGAGTAGATATTCAAATTCCACAAATGAAGTTGCACAAGGAGGAAGACGAGGTGCATTGATGTTATCGTGTTCTGTTCTTCATCCTGATTCAGAAGCATTTATAGATGCTAAATTGGAACAAGGAAAAGTTACTGGAGCAAATATATCAATTAAATTGACAGATGAATTTATGACAGCATCAATAAATTCTGGTATGTTTACTCAATTGTTTCCAATTGATTCAAAAAATCCAATAATTACAAAACAAATAGATGCAAATAAACTTTGGAAGAAAATTATTCACAATGCATGGAAATCAGCAGAACCTGGTATTTTATTCTGGGATACTGTTATGAGAGAATCTGTTCCAGATTGTTATCAACAACATGGATTTAAAACAGTTTCAACAAATCCTTGTGGAGAAATAACTTTGTGTCCATATGATAGTTGTAGATTACTTGCTATTAATCTATATAGTTATGTGGTAAATCCTTTTACTCCAGAAGCATATTTTGATTGGGATTTATTTAACGAACATACCATTTATGCAGAAAGATTTATGGATGATATTGTTGATTTGGAACTAGAAAAAATTGATAAAATTTTAGAAAAAATTGAAATTGATCCAGAAACTGATCATACTAAAAGAGTAGAAAGAGAAACTTGGATTAAAATTCAAAATATGACTATTAAAGGTCGTAGAACAGGATTAGGAGTGACAGCAGAAGGAGATATGCTAGCTGCACTTGGATTGATTTATGGTACATCAGATGCAACAGATTTTTCAACAGAAGTTCATAAAAAATTAGCTATAGGAGCATATAAATCATCTTCTATAATGGCAAAAGAAAGAGGGGCTTTTCCAATCTACGATTATGATAGTGAGATTAATAATCCATTCATTCAAAGATTGAAAGATGTTGATCCTGAATTAGATTCAATGCTTAAAGAATATGGTAGAAGAAATATCGCACTGCTCACGATTGCACCAACAGGCTCAGTTTCAATCTTGACTCAAACTACATCAGGTATAGAGCCAGCATATAAAGTGTCATATAAGAGAAGAAGGAAGATAAACCCAAGTGATAAAAATGCTAGTGTAGACTTTATTGATGCAGAAGGACAAAAATGGGAAGAATATTATGTATTTCATAAGAAATTTGAAGTGTGGCTGGAAATTAATGGTTACGATGTAGCAAAAGTTAAATTGATGAAAGATTCAGAGTTGAAACCAATTATTGAAAAATCTCCATACAATAAAGCAACAGCTAATGATGTAAATTGGGTTGAAAAAGTTAAGATGCAAGGTAGTATTCAGAAATTTGTTGATCATTCTATTTCAGTTACAGTTAATCTACCAAATAATGTAACAGAAGAAATTGTATCAAAAGTTTATGAAACAGGATGGAGAAGTGGCTGTAAAGGTATCACAGTTTATCGTGATGGATCAAGAGAAGGTGTTATTATGTCAAATGAAGGTACTACTAAAAATGTAGTATCAGAATCCGGAGAAAATAATGCAAGAAAACGTCCAAAAAAATTAGAATGCGATGTTGTTAGATTCACAAATAAAGGTGAAAAATGGATTGGATTCTTAGGATTGGACGTAGATGATAAAAGTGAAAAATATCCATACGAATTATTTACTGGTGTAGCTGAAGCATTTCTTATTCCTATTAGTGTCGAAAAAGGAGAGATTGTTAGAATTAAATTAGAGTCAAAAAATGGTGAAGAAGGTAAAAGTAGATATGACTTTGTTTATAAAGATAAAGATGGATATAATGTAACTATGGAAGGCTTGAACAGAGCATTTAATAGAGAATTATGGAATACAAGTAAATTATTATCTGCTTTCTTGAGACATAGAATTCACTTACCAAGTGTCATTCACCTTATTGATACATTAGAAATGACAGATAATGCTGCATTTGGAACATGGAAGAGTGGAGTAAAAAGAATTATTAAGAAATATATCAATTCTGCAATTATTGGAGAAAAATGTCCTAATTGTGGAGCAACAGGAGATGATTTAGTATATGAAAATGGTTGCAAAACATGTAAGGCTTGTGGATGGTCAAAATGTGAATAGTTGATAATCAAATAGTTAAGAATAACTTCACATAAATAATATTTGTGTGAAGTTATTTTTAAAATTTGATAATAAAATAAAATAATAAAAATGAAAAATAATAAAACATTAGCAATTGTTCTTTCTCATGCTGATACAATATTTAGAAAGGAACTTCTTAAAAAATGTGTAGAATCTATTGATTATGATGTTCTTATATCATCTAATTATCCAATTGATTCTGATATTCAACTAATGTGTAAATATTCTTTATATGATAGTAATAATCCATTATTGTATAAAGAAGATTATGGTAAGTATAATATTACTTATTATTACTGGTGTTTGGATGATAATGGAGAGAGAATCTATAAGTTATTCGATTATGAACATGGTTTTGCAGCATATACTCTAATTAATAATGGAATGAGATTTGCTAAAGATAGAGGTTATGAAAATGTTCATATTATAAATTATGATTATCAAATAAGCAATGAAGAGTTAATCGATAACGAAAATATATTAGATTCTGAGTTACATACTGATGCTATATTTTATGAGTATTATGATAGAGGATTTGATACTCCTGCTTATTGTACTGGATTTTTTTCTGGTAGAGTGAATGTACTAAAATATTTTTTTTGTAAGTATAATAGTCAGGATGAATACTATACATCGTGTAAAGATAAATATATGTTAGAAGATATTACTTATAATTATTTTAATAATTCAATTTATGTTGATCATATAAAATGCAAATCATTTGATGATTTAAGTAATACAGAAAAAACAAATCAAGAGGGTGTTTTAGAGTTTTCTAAATCATAAAGATATAAAAAAGCTACTAATTAAATTAGTAGCTTTTTTGTGTTTAATAATAATGTTTATTATTATTTTTTGTTATCTTCATCATCATCAACATGTTTGAAGATAGTGTCTCTGAATTTATTAAACCTCTTATCTGCTAAGAACTTTTCAGTAGTTTTGTTAGGTTTAGAATCTTCAGATAATGTATATTCAGTATCAAGAACATGAAGTAAATAACCAATAACTTCATCATCTGAAATTGTACCAAGGAATTTAACAAGATTTTCAAGTTGTTTAGGTTTCAATACTGAAACACTACGTTCCTTCATGTTTGCAAGAAGTTCAGATTTCTTATCACGATTGAAGTTTTTTACATCTTCAAGAATGTCGTCAAAACGATCAAGAACATCATCAAGTGTAATTTTAAGAGTATCTTCACAATATCTGATAAATGGTGCGTTTGATGCTCCAATATAACCATGTCCAATTTCTTTTACTTCACTGATCCAAGTACGGATATTTGGAAATTTCTTAATCATTACTGCATTTCCTTCACTGTCTTTGATTGTAGTTCCATCAATACCAGTTTTTTCGATCCATTCACCATGATTTTCAAAAATGTAATCACTTAAAAATGTCCAAGAACGAGGAGTTGCATAAGCTTTGCTCGTTTTGTTGGTTGTGTTCCTTTGATCAGGTTTCTTGTAATAATGTTCAGTGTGAGTTTTCAAAAATTGAACGATTACTGGTGCTACATTTTTATTAGCATATTGATCAACCCATTCAGGAAATGGCATTGTGTGTTCAATGTGAATTAAACGATTGTTCAGAGCTTGGTCAAATTCTTCTACATCTGTACCATCTTCTTCACCAAGATTACCAGAAGAACACATAAGAACATTTGAATTGAATGCGAAAAATGCTCCAATTTCTCTTTCAAGTAAAATTTGAAGAGCTGCATTTCGTACTGCAAGAGTGGAACGGTTCAATTCTTCAAAGTGAATAATTGTAGGTTTGTCATTAGCCTTATATGCCCACTTAGGTGCAACGTGAGCCAACATCCTTTGAGATACTCCATCAATTGTTTCTTCATCTAATGATGGATATAAACCAACATCTGTTTCATCAATCATTGATAACCGAATATCAAAATATTGATAACCAATTTTTCCAGCAATGGATCTCATGATTGCTGATTTCGCGTATCCAGGAGCAGATGTTATAAATAGAACTCCACTTTTGGAATTCATCATCTTAAAATACTTTTTTTCTCTATCTGATAGAGCTTCGTAGCCTTCTGGAAATCTTTTTGCTGACGTCATTGTCACACCTTTACTCAAGTTTTTTTCTGACATAATTAATTCAATTTACTGTTTTATTAATGTTTTGTTTAATTGATATTTTATATTTTTAATACACTGCAAAGATACTACTTATTATTGATATAAAAAAATATTATTGTATTTTTTTATAGAATACTTTCATATTCATCATTGTCAATATCTTCTTCATTTATTTTTGTTGTTAATGATTCTATCTCATTATTACTATCATCAGATTGTTCTTCTGTCGTATCATTTGATTTAAATGCATTAAGTGGATTTTCTAATAATTCATTTACTTCTTCTTTATTTTCAGAACTTTCAGAGTCAGATAATGTTTTTAAAAATTCTTTAGTTTTTGCTTCTTTTGCTTCTTTAAAAATAGGAACTAAATAGTCAATTACATATTCAAATTTTTCTGTTTCATTCTTAAATTCCCAATCTTTTATTGATGTTAAGTTAATGTCATATAATATTGACAATATTTCATAATCTGGTAATATGTTTGGAACGATATCACCATTTTCAATTTTTACTACATTTTCAGTTTCAATCATAGTATCTTGAAATCTTAATGTTGCAGTATATGAATAATCATTATTATCTGTTAAATATACTTCAATTCTATCTTTTTCAATAGATAATACATCAATCCTACAAACATATGGTATTTCATTTATTTTTATCCATGTTTCAGGATTTACTAAATTTCCAATTATTTTTTGAAATTCAATATCAAATAAAAAATCATGTTTTTCGTATTCTATTACTCCTTCAAAATACTCTTTTAAAAGATTAATTAAGTCATTTTGATATACTTTCAATGCATCTTCTCTGCTTTTAGTTTTACTCTCTATTTGCTTAGCGTATTCATCCCACAACTCTTTCTGATGAACAATATGTTCTTTTTGTTTAGCTTCTTGATAAGCTTCAGGATCTTTCTTATATAAAAGTGAATCAGTTACTTCTAATATTCTATATTCATCTTTTATACTATCAATGAAAATTGAAAAATCTGAATTTTTAGACATTTTAATATCTAATTTGCCTGATAATTCATTTATATCACTTTCATCAGTAAAATAAATTGATGGTGCAAATTTTTCAATTTTAACTGAGCATTGATTGACTAATTCTTCTGCTATTTTTAATGTAGAAAATTCTAATGTTTCTAAATTTAATTCTTTTCCATTTCTAATCATATAAATCAGATTACCATTTGGCTCAGTTGTAGGTACAATGTGATAATTATACTCTACATCATCTGAAAATAATGATAATAATCTTTCTTTATTTGTCATACTATTTTATATTTTTTTGTTTTTTATTGAGTAATAAACTGAATAAGGAAAAATTAAAAAATTTGTAATAAAAGTAATAAATAAATTTATAAAATTTCTACCTAATCTTCCCATTTTACTGGTTCTAAATGAACAATAAATAGCCCATAATAATGCTAATATCAAATATGCTATTATATAAATCATGTTTGTTTTTTGTATTACAAAAGTAATAAAAATAATTGATATACCAAAAGAAATTTAAATTATTTTCAAAAAAGATAAACTTTTATCTTTTTTGATACTGTTATATTTATATATAGATTATGAAGAAATTGAAAAATATGAAAATAGACGAAAATTTGCACACTGAGTTAAAAACTTATGCAAAAGAAAATTCACTCAAATTAAATGATTGGGTTGAAAAAATAATTAAAAAAGAATTTGAAAAAATAAAATCTAAAAATGATAATTGAAGAAAAAATATTAATTATTATAAATTCTAAGAATTTTAATCATTTTAAAAATTGTGGTTATGATGTTAAAGTAGGTTATCAAATTGAAGTTTTGACTACACAATTATCTGATAATAGTAATTATGAAATTATAGCAAAATGTGATGATTGCGGATTTGAAAATAAAATAAAAATGAGATCATACACAAAATCTTTAACCCATCACAATTATTATTGTTGTAAAAAATGTTCAATGAATAAGAATATAAAAACTAATAAAGAAAAATATGGAGTGGAACATACATTTCAGTCTATTGAAATGAGAGAAAAAAGATATAAAAATAATATTGAAAAATATGGATATGGCTGTACTTTTCAAGTAGAAAAATTTAAAAATAAAATTAAAGAAACAAATTTAATAAAATATGGTTTTGATAGAGCAAGTAAAAATGATGAAGTTATTGATAAGATGAAAAATACAAGAATAAAATTAGGTATTCAATTACCTGATTATATGATATCTGATTTTGTGCTATATAAAAGGAAAGTTAATAGAATAACTAAAAAAAATAAGAAATTGTTATTATTGAAATGGAATGGTTTAGATTATTATGATAATGAATATATAAAAAATAATTTTTCACTTGATGGACACAACGTTAATTATCCTTCTATTGATCATAAAATATCTATTTGGTACGGATTTAAAAAAGAAATATCACCTGATATAATAGGTGATATTTCTAATTTATGTATAACTAAAAATTATATAAATTCTACTAAAAATATTAAAATAGAAACTCAATTTAATATTTAATCTTGTTTTCCAATATTTACAATCTGTTTTACTTTACCATTATCATATGATATAGGACATTTTTCTGCAGTTGATAATATTAAAGTTCGTGTTTTTACTTTTTTGAAATCCAAACTATCAGTATAACCGTCAGTCAAAATTACAGTGTTAAATGTACTTAGTTTGTTGTGAGGATCAGCAATATAGTCAATTCCTGGATTTAAAGTTGTGCCACCGAGCCCAGATATCTTCATTTTTTCAATTTCTTTTTTATCTTTAATGTGAAGAACCTTTTGAATTTGAGCATCACACTGAATTAAATTAATTTGTATATCGTTCTGAAAGATGTAAGATAGAACTTTTTCAAATTCTCCTGACATTGAGCCACTTGTATCAAGAAGAACATTAATTTCGTTCTTGAATTTCTTGTGCCCCTTCATTCCTGGTATTCCTTTACGATTAGGACGTACAATTGTCTTTTCTTTTCTTGCACCAAAAACTTGGCTACTCATTGCTCTCTTAATCTCTTTTAAATAATCTTTTTTAGATTTTCTAAGTTTATTAAGAATGGCGTCAACATCTCCTGATTCCAAACCACGATTTTTAAGTCTTGTCATGATACCTTCAACGATTTCTCTTTTTAATTCTTGAGGAATATCATCTCCTAAGTGCGCATCAAGAGTATTTTGTTCTTGACGTTCTTCTCCTTCAAAGATTGTTTCAAGAGAGTAGCATTCTGCATCATTCTTGCCATATTTACCATATCTATCTTTACCAGATGTATCCGTTTTTCCTTGACGAGATTGATTGTTGTTGTGCTCATGTCCACAATTTGGACATTTTTTGCCATCTCCTTGAGTACCATCACCTTGACCTTCACCTTGACCTTCGCCTTGTCCTTCACCTTGTCCTTCACCCTGTCCTTCACCTTGATCACCATCACCTTGTCCTTCACCTTGACCTTTTTCTTTTTTTTCTGATTTTTTGCCCTTTCCATCTTGATTTCCATCTCCATCTTTTGGCTCTCCATTATCATTTGGTGTCATAGGTGATCCACATTTTGGACACTTGTTGGCTTGGCTTTGCATTTTCTGAATATTTTCTTTATTCTTTTCTTGCCACTCTCTTTTTTTTGTAACATACCATTCATACAAATCTTCAAATATTTGTTCTCCTTTGTACTCTTTTGGTACCATAAGAGCACTATTATTTCCTAATTCATCTCTTGGTATTCCAATGAAAGGTTTAGAACCTGTTCCAAGTCCTTGTTTTTTCATTATTTCATCATAGATTATCTGATTGATGATCATATCCTGTACAACATTAGCATCTTTTAAATTGTAACCTACACTTCTTTTGATATGATCAAAAAGAATGTGAAATTCTTCGTGTATCAAAAGAAAGTTTATTTCTGGCTGAGGTAATGAATCAATGAATTTTCTATCCCAATAAAAATTCATACCAGATGATGTGACATTCACACCTGCTGTAGGAATATAAGGATTATTTTTACTTTCAAAGAAATTGATGAACAAAGCAAACTCACCATAGTATGGTAAATTACCAGTTGCCATCATAGCTACGACTGCTTCAGTAAGCTTTTCGTGCATTTGATCAGGAATTACGAATTTATAAAAATCTGTCATATTTTTTAATTATTTATTTATTTGATATACAAAAGTAATACATTTTTTTCTAATAACCTATTCTTTACCTCTATTTTTTAAAAAAAGCAAGAAAAAAACTATAAAAATGAATAGAGGTACAAAAATAGCAGAATTTGCTTTTATTGTTTTTTTTAATCCATACACACGAACTTCATCTGTTATGATTGAAACTCCTTTTCCTCCTTCATTAAGAGTTTCAACTATTAGTTTTTTTTGTTCTGTTATGTCTTTGACAACTTGCTTTGGATCAAGTTCTTTTTCCTCTGATGATACATTAGAATATGAAAACAAAGGAATTAATAATATTAATATAATAAATAATTTTTTCATATTTATATTTTTTCAGTGTGTGTTTGTAAATTTGAACAATTTTTATTATATCCTATTTTACAATTTTGACAACCGTTTAATTGCTCCTTATAATACTTACAATTAGTATATCCTTTTTCACAACCTACAATTTTTGTGATTATGTGGATATCTGCATCAAATTCTGTTTTAAAATGCTTGATATCATTTTCTGTTTCGACCTTCCAAAATGATGTAAATCCACTTTTGAATTTTATATAATCTCCATTGGTTTCGTATCCTGATTTTGTTTTCATATTAATAAGTACGAATTTGTCGTTTATTTTTCCAATATAGCATTGTTAAATATCCACCAATCAATCCTCCTAAATGTCCAAAATGTGCTATTCCAAATCCTAAATTTGAATTAATTATTGATAATATGCCAAATATTAAAGAAAATGCTGCAAATCCATATATAAAATTCTTTATTTTCATTGGAATAACAAAGAATAAAAGAACTTCAGATTCTGGTGCTAAAAATAAAAGTGCAGCCATTACACCAGCAATTGCGCCAGATGCTCCAACAGCAGGTGATGGACTAATTAGCATACATAATAGACTAGATGCAATACCACTTATGAAATATAACAATAAGAATTTTTTGCTGCTAATTGATTTATCTATAAAATTACCTGCAAACCATAATGCAAGCATGTTTCCAATTAAATGAATAAAACTACCATGAAGAAACATGGATGTTATGATTTGATATGGTTGAAAATTTTGATCTGAAATATTATAAATTGCACCAATGTCAATTAATGAAGGCATAAAAAAAGAAGTAACTATAAATATAACAGTATTTATAATTATTAGATACTTTACTGCATCTGTAGAATAACCAATTGATGTAAATTTGTAGGCTGTTTCTTTTCTCTTTTGAGTTTTTTTAATCTTGAATTTATAATCTCTAAATTCAGGAGTATCAAGAAGTTCTCTAATAGATTTCATCTTTGGTGAAAAATTGTTACCATTTGGATCAGTCATAATTTTTTTTTTATTAAAATTTATTTTTAAATTGAGTTACAAAGATAATATTATTTTTTGAATAATTTATTATAAATATAACAAGATTTTAAATTAATATTTTAAAAATAACTTAAATTGCTGATTATTAGATTAGTCTTCCCTTTCTATTTTTGTTGAAAATTTGTACATCTTGCTGATTTCAATGTGATGCTTTATTTCTCTCCATCTAGTTGTTAGATTTTTAGTATCATCAGATATGTTGTGATCCTGTATTAAATAATCAATCCATAGTTGTACGTCAATAAAATTTTTAAAATGAAGAAAGATGGCATATAAATACCATCTATTTCTCCATAATTTTATATACCATTTTGATGACTCATAAGACATTATATCATTTCTCACCTTCATTATAATCTATATCTTTGAATTTTTTTTCTACTTTTTTCCTGATTATTGTTCTTCCTTTTTTGATTTGAGATTTTATAGTAGATAGATTTATGTTTAATTCATCTGAAATTTCTTTATATTGCATACCTTCAATCTCTCTCATTATAAGAACTTTCTTATATTTTGAATCTTTTTCAGGTAGATTATATATTGCATCTTTTATGATTGTTGCTTTTTTTACAAAAACATTATATTCTTCAGTTGGTTTTTTACTATCATCATATGCTATAATGTTAGATAAGCTAAAATTTATTGCTAAATCTTTATCAATTGAATCAGTTGGTAATCTTTCACTGTCTTTGTGAACTTTTTTAACTATATTTTCTGCGATTTTATAAATCCAAGTGTTTAGTTGTGCTCCACCTTCATCAGGTCTTTTATAAGTTTCAATATTCAATAATGCTTGAATAAACGCATCTTCTACATGATCCTCTGCAATTCCAGAGTCTTTAGTGTATTTTGCGATATACCATATTAATTTAGGTTTGTGATTTTTATAAAATTCTTGAAAATTTATACCTGTACGCACTTCGAACTGTTTTTCAAGTTCATTATTTTTAGTTGATATCATAAAGTTTATGTTTGATTTATTGTATTCAAAATGTATTCATTTGTTTTAGAAAATACATTTATTTAACTATTTATTTTTTTTGTAATATATGATTCTATCATACAGACTAATATAAGTCATACTATGTTACATAGTTATGATTGAGTTGAGAAATTAATTCATTTTATGACACATTATAAATTATGTGCTGATAATTTTAATTTGTTCAACATTAGAATGATATATTCTATCTTTAACTGATTATTTTTAATAATAATCTAAATTTAAATATTATAATTCATTTTTTTCTTTTTCTTTTTCTTTTTCTTTTTTAGTTAATATTATTTTGGTTAATTATCTCATATCTTATACTATAATTTTTTTAAATATCATCACTTTTTGAAGTCAGCATTTCTATATTCAACTCACTTAACATCATATCATTTATATCTAAGATTCTGTTATTTTATTTCTGTTATTTATATCTAAAAATTACTTATTGAATTTTATTATTTTCAATGTAATTTCTTTTTGTTTTTCACTTATATAAAGGTAATAAAAAAATTGAATAAAACAAATTATATCATCTTTTATTTTGCATCTTTTTCTGACATTTTTCAAAAAATCTATTTAATATATATTGTAAGTGAATAAGTGAAATATTAACAATTAGTATTTTTTTACAATAAATATTTAATATATACATAAAAATAATTTTAAATTATGCCAATAAAAGACGCAGATTTCGGAAAATACAAAAGACCAGGTATTTTCTTTCAGGAAATAGATCAAAGTATTGTTCAACTTCCAGTGCAAAATGTTTTAATTAATTTAGTTCCTGGATTTTCAAAAAAAGGTCCATTCAATACTCCAATCTATGTAACAAATCCAACTGATTTCAGTACAATATTTGGAGATGATGATAGAAGATTAGAAAATAAAGGTTCTTTTTTTCATAAAACTGTTAAACAAATGTTAAAAAGTGGTCCAGTTTGGGCATTGAATCTGTTAGCCACAGATCCAAATAGAGATAAAGTAGACTGGCAATCTATAGGAGTTTCTGCCAGTAGCAACTCTCAAAATAGTGATGTTATAAGATCTGCTTATGAATCATTTTATAATAGACAAGATTTCTGGGAAAGAGATACTGATTCATTTTTGAATGTAGTAAAAGCAAATAACTTTGGAGTACAAGATACTGATAGACTTTTTCATATAACAAATATGGGAGATACTGAAATTAGTGTATTTATGTTTAAGTCATCTGTTACTGGATTTGATGTTACTGCAGAAGCTTGGTATGGTGATAGAACAAAAGTTCCTGCATACCTTGATTACAGGGATTGGATTTCAGATTACTTGGTATCCGTTGTAGTAGTTGCAGGTGATTGGTCTGATTATAAAACATTATCTAATGATAATACATTTAGTAAATATTTTGATAGAAATGGTTTAATTAAAACTCAAATATCAGCATTCCTAAATGAAAGTACTGTATCAATTCTTGCAAGTTATGATTGCTCATTGATTCCATATTTTAAAGATTTGAATAATAGAGATATGTACATTAAAAATATTATAAATAATAATACAGATAAAACTGGATTGTTCTGTACATATAATGAAGATGTTTTACTTGGAACTGATTTCAGAGTAAGTAGCCTTGATATTATAGGTGGTACAATTGTTGGAGAAGATGTTAATAGCGTAAATTTTATGTCATATAGTACAACTCTTAATGAGCAAATCATATATGCTCAAAAATATTTAGATTCTCCAAATAACGTTATAACTAACAATTTAGATAGTTATAATATAGATTTCATGACGAATGGAGCAAATGTTAGAACTGGAGTATATACAAATGGAATGACATTTGGAATTAAATGCGATACTACAATAGGAACTACATTAGATACTAGTTTTACTGTTTCTCCTAATTCATATTATGTCATAGGTGGAGAAATTATTACTGGTGTTACATTTTCAACTGTATCATCATCAAGTGTTCCATATGAATACGGATCAAGAGTAGATGTTATTTATCTTACTAATAATGTAGTAGATGTATTAGAAGGTATTGCATCACCTAACGTGACTGGTGCAGTTCTACCTGATTATTTATTTAGCTTAGATAATACAATAATTCTAGGATATGTACAAATTGTTAATTCTGGATCAAGTTTAACATTAACATACAATCCAATATCTGTAGATACTAATGGATATGTTTCATTTGGTACAAATTCAGGATATGAAACATTAATAAGTAATGGTTTTGATAATCAAAATTATATGAATATTGAATTTAAAGGAACATCAGGAAAAATTGGTGTTTATAATGATTATAATTCTCTTAGAGAATCTCAAGCATTTTATGAAATGTATGATAATATTACTACTAAGAGTGTTTTGATTCAGCAAAATAACGGTTCTTTTGTATCGGAATCTAAAGATCCAATATCTGCGGTAACTGCAACAGAAGCTACGTCAACACAAAATGCAAATATTAAAATATATATTAATAGTAATAATCCTAGCTTATGTCATTATAATAATTCTTTCTTAATGTATTATACAGACAATGAATTTTTGCTACATGACAGTACAACATTAACAACAAGATATGATGTTCTTGGTGATTCAAATACTACTGGTATAGTAGCAAAATATTCTCAATTTTATTTGGATTATTATAATGGTGTTATTAATAATTATGATTATTTTTATGTTAATAATAATAGTGGATTGACAAATAAAATATATTTAGAAATGTTTATAGATCAAAATGATATATTAACTGTTAATTTCTTATCATCAATTAATCCTTCAACTCCAACTTCTATTCCAAATGCTAACTGGATAGATGTGAATGAATATAATAGTAAATTAATTGTATTTTCAAATAGATCTAATTGGAAACAATCTGTTGAAATATTACAATGGTATGGTGATGACCTTACAGATTGTAGACAAATTGCAATTGATAAAAATAGATATTCAGAAATAACAATAGGTAATTTCTTAACTGCATATTATGATGAATCATATTGGGCTGCACCTAATGGAGAAGGTTATTTAGAAGGATCAGTTCCTAGAAAATTAACTAGAATTATAAATGTTAAAAATGATCCGACAAATGTTGATAGAAAAATAATGTATACTGATTCTCCTATAAAAATTGGATATTTCAATTTGAGTGGACAGACTCCATCATTACAGACATTCAGTTATTCAGAAATTGATGTTTATGTTGATGAATATAAAGCTTTGGTTTTATCTCCATTTAAAGTACATGCAGATTCTATACCTAATGGTACTGATGTTAGACAAAATTCAATTCTTGATATCGTTGGAATGGACACGAATCTTGGAAAAGCATTAGCTGATAAAAATAAAATCTCATGGAGATATTTAATAGATTCATTTGGTTTAGGACTTACTCCAATGTCAGGATATGGCTCAAAACAACAACTTGTTGATCTTTGTGGTTTGAAACTTAATTGCTTAGGATTTATAAGTATGCCAAGTGCTAAAATATTTAGAGAATCAAATAATCCATCATTTGTTAATGCTGATTATACCCTTAATTTAGATTTTGTTAAAGCAGGAGCTGATGATAGTAAGAATCCAGATTATTATTACCAATTTGCTCAAACTCATCAAGGTGTAGATGGTAGAAGTTGTGTTGGATATTTCTTTCCATATATAAGAATATATGATAATGGAATACCAAAATGGGTTCCACCTGCAGCTTATGCAGCTACAACTTATATGCAGAAATTTACATCTAATGTAGCAGGTATGACTCCTTGGACAATATGCGCTGGTATTACAAATGGTAGAGTTCAAACTATTACTAAAACTGAAATGGACTTTAATAATACAGATCTTGAATATTTACATGGCATGAATGCAAATCCTATTGTATATAAATTAAATAATGGATATTGTATTAATGATGAAGTAACTGCACAAGTGTTTCCATTCTCATCTCTTAGCTTCTTACATTCAAGAGAAGTTCTTATTGAACTTGAAAATAGAATGTATGATATGTTATTAGGTTATCAATGGCAATTTAATACCGCTGAAATCAGAGCAGAAATTAAATATAGAGCAGATAAAATTTGTAAAGATATGTTGGATAATAATGCATTATATGATTTCTGGAATGTTTGTGATGAAAGTAATAATACTGATTATGTTATTGATCTGCAAATGGGAGTTATTGATACTTATGTAGAACTTATAAAAGGAATGGGTATAATTGTAAATAATATTACAATAATGAAAAAAGGTGATATTAAATCAATGGGATTTCATTAATCAAATATAAATAACTAAAAAAAAGAGAGAAATTTAATTTCTCTCTTTTTTTATATTCTAAATTTTTCTGCACTTTTTGCTAATTCTAATTCCTCCTCCAATTTACCTTTTTTGTGATTATATAAAGTGAAAGTTTGTGATAAATTTATTTTTTTATCTGTCAACTGGTACCATCGTTTATTCATTTTAACTAATATATCATATTCATAAACATTTCTGTATTCAGAAACTAAATCAACATCTTCAATTCTACCAGTTTTGCTAATATTATCATATGTATAATTACCTTCATTGTCATAATTTTTAAAACATTGAAATGTTATTATATTATTTAATATCATTTCTTTAAGTAAATCAAAAAAATCAATATCATATGTTAAGCAATCATCCATTAATTTTTTAATTGATATTACTGTATTTTTTAAATCTTCAAAAGTTTTTATATATCTCATAATAATATATATAAAAAATAAATTTTAAATTTTAATATATAACAATATGAAGTATTTGAAAATTTATGAAGAATACAAATATTCTGATATTAAAATAGGAAATTATGTTGTACTAAATATAAAAAAAAATGATATTTGGAACGGAAGCTCTGATGCTAAAAAAAATAAAATAGTAGAATTTACTAATAATACAATAGGAGAAATTGTTGATATAAATAAAGGTTATTATGAGTTAGAGATAGAAGTTAAATATACTAATATTCCATTTGATATTAAATTTTATTTCGATAAAGATAATTCGATTATTGTTGGTACAAAAGAAATTCTTGACTTATCAGAAGAAAAACAGGATTTGATTGATAGATATAAATTAAGACAAAATGTGAATAAATTTAATATATAATATATGAAATTGAAAAGATTTAATGAAAGTGTTGATGAAGATAGTACATATATAGATATACTATATGATAAAATTAAAACTGATAATAAAATAATTAATGGATTTGAGTTTTATGTGGATTATGGTTCAGGTGCTTTTACATGGGGTAATCATGATTTTTATGTATATGCTACTCCATATTGGGAAGATGAACAATTCCTTCCGATTTCAGTTTCAAATTTTGATGGAGATGAGATTTATGATAGACAAATAAAATTGAAAGTTCTGAATTCTAAAAAATCTGTTGATAATTTTATAAATTACTATTATGAAATAATAAATTCATTAACTTTAGATTTGAATAAAATATCAGAATTATATGAAGTTATTCCAATACTAACAAATAAATATAATAGAATAAAAATTGATAATTTGACTATAACATCGATTGAAGATATAAAAGAAAGTAATTTTGATGAGGTAATTAAAATATATGATTTTTTAATTGAAAAATATCCTGAATTATTTTTAACATCAAAATATAACATATAAAAAACCTATTATATATAAATATTTTTTTTCGGTTTTTTAGTATTTTTATGAAAAACTATGTATATAAGCACCTATTTAGGTAAAATAAAATATTAGTTGGTTTTTTTCATTACAGTGTGTTAAATTTAATATATAGATAGAATATTAATATATTTATAAAAAATAATCTAATAAAAAATGGGATTAGCACACTTTACAACAGTGGATACGGCAAGAGAAAAATGGGAACCTATTCACAAAAATTTATACGAAGTAACAATTATTTTACCAACTGTTCTTCAATCTTTACATCCAAATGCAACTCACCTTCTTTTGGAAAATACTAAATCAGCAAAATTCCCAACTTATCCTGATTTATCAACTGGTGTTCAAAGATTTAAATACTCTACAAGAGCGTTTATTATGATGCCAGAAAAAACACATATAGATGATCTGTCTATTGTATTTAATCTTAACCAAAATGATGACTATCAAATTTTTTGCTTCAAAATTCTAAAAGATTGGTACGATTTAGGTTGGAATAATGAAACTGGCACCCTTCATTATAAGAAAAATCTAGTAGGCGATATTATTATCCACGCACATGATAAAGAAGGTAAAGTTATTCGTAGAGTAACATATCATAACGTTATGATGAAAAGTTTTACAGGATTTGAAGAACTAAGCTGGGATAGCTCAACCGATATCTTTGATTTGACTGCAAACTTCGTAGCAGATTATTGGGAAGATTTTTATTATTAAGTCCTTAAAAATCAATAACTTATAACTTAAATATAGATAGTTTAAATTATTGAGAAGAAAAATTAAACAAAACCTGATTATTTTTAATAAAAAAAGAATCCATTAGGATTCTTTTTTTATTTCAATGTTGTCATTGTCATTATCAATATTAGATTTAGGTTTTCTGTCACACATTATAATTAATACTATTGCTACAAGAATATCTAGCCATATTACATCATTTGGACTTACACCTGACATTCCGCATATTGCTCCAATGATGAATGCTACACTAATTGGAATTAGAGAATACCATTTCCATCCTTTTCTCCATGCTACTATTGTTAGAATAATTTCTATTATGCCCATATTTATTTTTATTTTGGTATATAGGAATATATTTTTAAAGTTTATAAAAATTATAAAATTTAGCATTCAAAATTATCATATAAGAAATCGATCCAAGTATTTGTTGATTTTTTATTATAATTTTTAAGAGATATAAGATTTTTTCTAATATATTTCTCTTTATTTTTCAGAACTTTATTCATTTGAATATACATTGAATCGACATTATTTGGATCTGATATTCCAGTTGATATCCAATTGATTTCTTTTGAAACTAGCACAGGCACATTCACAAATACTGAATCAGCCGCTACTATATTAAATGTTTCTGTTAATGATACTTGCATTGATATATCCATTTTACTTAGTAGAGAAAGAAAATCTTCTCTATTTAGCCAATCAATTTCAATTAGGTTGTGATTAGTATTATTGAAGAGTGCTTTAATGTTTTTATAAACATTTTCTCCAGATTGTTCTAGTCTACTATAATTAATGAAAAAATTGACAATTGTATTATTTTCTTCTCCAAATTTTATTGCTGCTACTGCTTGATTCAGTTGATTTTTTAATGGTCTAATAGCGCCAAAGCAACCTATATTATATGATGCCTTTATTTTTCTTTTTGTTCTTAAATTAAAAAATTTAAAAAATTTAAAAAAATCACATCTTTCTTTTTTTATTTTAATTTTCTCGTATATATTAGGCAAATAAATATTTTTTATACCTATTGAATTAAGATCTTTATGAGTTATTTCATTGTTGAATGATACTTCTACATTTTTAATTTTTAAATATTCTTTAATCCAAGTAATAGCAATTCCTTCCATTGCTAAAAATGGAATTTTACTATGAACTCTAATTACAAATTTAAGTTTAGGATATAATTTTTGAAGTTCTGATAGCTTTTTAGGAGTTATCCAAACTGCTTCAATTATGCATATATCTGGCTTAAATTTATGTAATTTAGAATCTATATTATTTCCGTCTATACATAAATCTACTTCAGATTTCATATTTGGTAATGTTGATATAAAATCAGATACTAATCTTGCAGAATTGTATAATCCAGATTTTAATTTTCCGCATGAATAGTCTTTAGGTTCATTGTGTTCTTGATTTTCACTATAATCTGAACTATAATCTGAACTATAATCTGAGCTATAAGTTTTAGATTTTTTAAGTAAAAATAAAATTTTCATAAACAAGGATTTTTTTTTTAATTGTTAATCTTATTAACAATTGTCTTTCAGTATATATAAATTTGAAACATCGTATATTTGATAATATTTAAATTATTATGCTATAATGTTCAAATTTTAATGTTTTATATGTTTTTTAACTAATTAATTTTATTTTTTATTTTTATTTTTATTTTGTGTGGGACAGAATAAATTTTATATATAATAAAAAATAATTAATTATATGAGTAATTTTAAAAATAAGGAAGAAGATGATGCATTATCTTATTTAGAAAAAAATCTTAATGTCAATGAAAATGACAATGATAATATAGATAACATAAAAAAACCAGATATGTCATATTTGGATAATAATATACCTTCAAATGAATATACTATTATTCCATTTAATATTTTACCTTGTGGAATATTTTATAAAAATGGAACTAAACTTAGTATTAGAGCAGCAAGAGTACAAGAAGTACAAGCTTATTCTGTGGTTGATGATAAAAATTATTTAGATATAACGGAAAAAATGAATCAGATATTAAGTTCTTGCATAAGATTTTTTCATCCTAATGGAAAACAGGGTTCTTATAAAGATATTCGTGATGGTGATAGATTATCTTTAATTTTTATGATTAGAGAGTTAACATTTCCAGGTGGTAAAAATTTATCAAAAGAAGTTATTTGTGGTAATTGTGGTAAAGAATTTAAGATGGAATTAAGAGCTACAAGTTCTGATACTGTTGATAAATCTTTTGTTAATCATGAAATGCCTGAAAAATTAAAGAAATTTTATGATCCTATTAATAAAGTTTTTATTTTTAATATTGATGGTGTAGATTATAATTTAGCTCCTCCTACAATTGGCATTCAAGAAATATTTTTTGGTGATATTAAAAATAAAATTCAAGGTGAAAAAAATCCTAATGTTGCATTTTTGAAATTAGCATCATTTTTGCTGCATGACAGAAATAACATAACTGCAGAAGGAATAAAAGTGAAAGAGCAGGAATTTAAGAGAATGGATATGAAAACTTTTCAAATTTTAAATCAGGCAGTAAATAATATGATATTTGGTATAAAAGAAATGAAGAATCAGTGTCCAGAATGTGGAATGGAGGTCCACACTGATATGAGCTTTCCCACTGGAGCCTCAAATATTTTCGTTATTCCAGATGCCTTTGACGAATATTTTGGATAATAAATTTGGATTCATGGATGTTGATCATATTGCACCTCATTTTATAAATGAATTAGTTTGGTGGGAATATGAAGAATATGTAAAAAGATTGAATGCTAGAATTGAACGTGATAATAAGCAACAGAAAGAGTCATCAAGTGATAATTCAGGTATGTCAAATTATTCAAATAAAATTCCTAATATGAATTCAGTAATGAACAATTTGGGTAAATATAAACCATAATACAAAGAATCACTATTTTTTAATAGTGATTTTTTTATATATAATATTCAATGATAAAAAAATTCTATATTCATGCTTAAAAAATTTAAAGACTTTTTCTCAAATAGAAATGTGATTTATGTTCCAGATGAAGATAAAGAATCTCAGGAAGAATTAAATGATAATTTGAACAAATCAATTCGTACTTGTGATTATTTTTTATTCGACGATTCAATAAATAAAGGCGCAGATATTAATAATGTTACATTTGGTGGAAAGGATAGTGACAATGATGATTATTATGTATCTCCTTTGGTATTGTGTGTTATATACGATAGATTAAAGATGTTAAAAAAATTAATTGATTTGAATGTAAATTTAATTAATGTTATTACTGATGATGATATTTATGATTATATTAAGGATCTAATGAAGACTTCTGATAGTGAAAAAGCTATAAAATATATTATTAAAAAAAATCCAGATTTTATGAAAGATATTGAAGCAATAAAAAATACAAAAAAATTTAACATTTAATAAATATTGTTAATATTTAGTTAATTTATTTGATTTTTATTATTTATATATATACCAAAATCAAAAATTATAAATATGTCAAAAATAATGAATTTTCAGAAATTTTTAAGTGAAGCACTCACTATGACATCTGATGAATTATCTGAGATTGATGATATGGCAGATAATATTAATTGGAAAGAAGGAGATAAATTTGCGTTTATAGATTTTAATGGTATAAAAGACATACCAATTAGTATTAGTATTAATAATAAAAAAAGTAGAAAAGAAAAATCAGAAAAGATTTAATGTTATATGGTAAAATTTGATGAGTATATAGTTGAATTTAAAAAATATCAGGTAAAAGAAAAAGAACAGAAATCTCATAAACTTTCTGGAGTTGTTCTAATATGTAATAATAAAATATTATTAGTAAGACCAAAAAAATTCAAGAAAAAAGAGAAAAAATGGTCAATTCCAAAGGGTCATATTGAGGATGATATGGGTAAGATAAAGACAGCAATAGCTGAATTAAGGGAAGAAGCTGGAATAAAAATCACAAAGAAGCAAATCAATTCTAGTGATAAATTTGTAATAGAATATGAAAAATCTGGAATAAAAAAAAATTTAACTTGTTATGTTGTAGATATTGAATATGGTGATATCAACATAAAACTAGTTAATGACATGATTTTGAAGAACTTTTTAAAAAATGAGATTGTTGAAGCTGGATTCTTTTCAAAAAAAGATGCAGTAGAACTTATAGAAGATAATCAATTAGATATACTAAAAATTTTAAAATAATATGAGTAAAGAAATTGCATTTTTTGATCTTGATAATAGTCTTTGGTACATAAAAAGCGATATATGGTTAATTGATAAAAATAAACCATCTGTTCCTATGTTAAAGATTTCTCCAATTGAATTCGCTTTAATTAAAAGTGGTATTTATTCAAAAGATGAATTACCAGTTGATTATAATGGTGAAACATTTTGCATATCCAAAGATATGCTAGAGAGGGTTCAAAGAAAAAATAGAAACATTAGATTGTCAAATTTAGGAATATCTTACAGTGAATTTTTCAATGAAGATATTTTAAATGATAAAGATGTCAAATTATTATTAGATAATGTTAAGCATCTAATTGGTAAAAACATAGAAATAGGAGTTTTGACAGCTAGAAGTGATAGGAAAAAACATGCAAATTTATTAAATAAATTAAGAGAAAAATTAAAAGAGTATGGTTTAGAAATAAGTAAAATATATTTTGTATCAGAATCAATTAGATCCACTGGATTCATGGATAAAATTATTTATGATAAAAATAAAGTTTTATTGGAACATATGATAGGTTTGACAATTGAGGATAAACGTTTTGTGCCTATTAAAAAAGAAGCATATGATAAAGTTTATTTTTATGACGATGTTAAGTCTAATTTTATGAATACTAATAATTTGCAGGATTACTTTGATTTCTTAATAAGAAATAGTGATGAAGAGTGTATTGAATACATAACCAATAGACTTAAAAATAATGATATATCATTAATAAATAACTTAGTAAGTAATAATACTGTTAATCCATTTGAATCAAAATTAATAGAATTGAAGGCACCTATTAAATTTCCTATTAAAGTTTCTGATAATAAACTCACAGTTAAGTTTGAAAAATTTAAAAACTATTAAATTCTTTTTATTTGAACTGTTGATGTTGTGAATTTTCCAGTTCCATCTGTTACTTTTACTGTGTAATTTGAAATTTCTGATGAAGGAGTCACAAGAGTTTTTGCAACATATGGAATATATGGAGTCAATGTTCTAGTTCCATCATCATAATCAAGATTAGGATCATTTGCTATTATATTACCATATGAATCTGTCCATTCAAAAGTATAATTATAATCACCTCCGTTTGCAGTAACACTTAGCATTGATATTTGACTAATTTTAACTTGATTTGGTATTGCTATCGCATTAGCGTTAAAAGGAACACTAGCAGATCTTTTTTTGATTTTATTAAATAATGCTGTTATGATTGCTAATATTCCGAATATACTTGTAATTGAATCAATTATAGTCTTCAATATTACTAAAATTCCAGCTAATGTAGCTAAAATTCCAGCTAATATAGACATAGGTAGTAAATAACCTAATATATCAAATGATGATAAAAAAGGAAATATTTCTCCTATTTTTGCCTGTAAATTTTTTATAGCTATCATCATAGTCTTTACTGCAGTTAAAGCGGTTGGAATTCCAGCTCCAAAAGGAAGAATTACTAATGATGATACTAATGATACCAGAGCTAATGCAATAGTTTCAATAGTATCAGCGATTAAACTTGTAAATTCACCCAATTTTATTCCTAATTGTTCCAAAGAATGCTTCAATTCTTCTATCCATTTATCAATTTGCTTTGAAATTGAATGTTTTTCACTTAAAGGGGGATAGTACTTATCATCTGTTGGCTTTGATACACAGCTTGGATCTATAATATCATTATCATATAATATTCCATTTTTATAATATATTTTTCCATATATAAATAATTGTGCAGTTTCTTCTGTCATTGATGGATTTGATGTTAATAATAATTTTTTTGCCATTTGCCTTTTTGTTAATAACATTGATTCAATAGATTTCCATAAATTTGTTGTTATGTCTTTTATTCCAGATAATCCTAATCCTTGAAGTGTAGTCATACCATCCTTAACATCTTTAATTTTTTTATTTATTTCATCTGTTCCTAAGCTTGCTGTATTGCCTGATGTTATACCTGATGTTACACCAGATGCGATTGATGTTGTAATATCACTTGAATTTGAATTTATATTATTGGTGTTTGGAGTATTGGATGGAGTATCAGAAAAACTAGTGAATGGATAAATAATTTGAGTACTATTAGAATAATACATATTAGCCATTGTTATTTCAGACTTGATAGATTCTACTGCACCAGTCATTCCTGGATATTCAACCCCATTTTTAGTGTATTTGAAATATGTGACAAATTGTTGAGTATCAATTACTATTCCATTGTATCGTATTTCTACATAAATAGTACCATTCGCTGTATAACTTCTAAATTCAAACATATTATAATTGATTTTTATTATATATAAAAATATAAAAGTTATAATTGATTTTAAAATATTAATATATAATAAAAAATAAAATTTTCACATGAGAAATCTATATTCAAAGAATGAATTTTTAAATATTCATAATGATAGCAAATCAATAAATGAAGGAATATTTAGCTTTATAGGTAAATTATTTAATACCATTTCAACTTATATAAAAAAAGTAAAAGGAGGTCAAGAAATTCAAGATATATATGTAAAATACTTAAAAAAGATTAATGATGATATTAAGAAAAAAGTTCAAGTTGATTTAAATTTAACTGCTGAGGGACAAATAAATTCAACAACTACAACCACTTCTTCTGTTGCTACTTCTCCTTCTAAAATTTCTGCTCCTGCTGCTCCTTCAACTGTTTCTTCTGATAAACAGACTACAACTAATAATTCATCTGAAAATGACGTGAAAAAAGAAAGCAATAAAGTAAGAGTTCATTTAAAAAATAAATTAAATGAAGCTGATGTTGCAACTGCAGTTAATAATGTTGCAAACAAAGTTAATGATGTAAAGAATACTATTAATCAAGCTAAAGAAACAATAGCACCAAGTACAGAGACAAAAGAAGCAGGAACAAATATTAAAATGACAATATCAGCATTGAAAGATAAAGCTAAACTTATTCAGCAAATAATTGATGCTGATGCAGAAGTCGCAAAAAATGAAATGAATAGAGTTTTAGCTAAATATGGTGGTCAAGAAAAAAATCCAAAATTAGCTACTATAATAGCAAACAAAGTAGATGAATTTAAATTGGCATTTTTAAATGCAAAAATAAAAATATACGATGCAGGCGGAGATAAAACAGCATCAATAGAAGTTGCTAAGAATAGAGATATATTATCTAAACAATTAGATGAAAAATGGAAAAATTTATCAAAAGAACAACAGTCTGGACAATCAACAGATTTGAAAATTGGAGATACTGTAAAATTTCATTCCGATGCATTAAATAAAGATGTAGAAGAAAAAATAATTAAAGTAGAAGGAGATACATTAACTTTCAATGGTACTAATGGTGAATTTACTAAAAAGAAAACTGATGTAACTAAAATTCAGCCTGCTGAGAAACCTGCTGAGAAACCTGTTAAAACAGAATATACAGAGGGAGATAAAATTAGTTGGACTCCAGATGGAGGAAATCAAGAAATAATTAGAACTATAACTAAAGTAGATGGTGATACATTAACATTCAAAGAGGGTGATAAGCCAGATGGTAAAGATATGACAAAAAAAGCAGAAAATGTCAAAAAAATAGAAGCAAAACCAGCAGCAGCACAAGTAAAAGAAACAAAATAAAATGAATATAATATCTTATAATAATTATTTGACAGAGAGTTCACAATCATCTATTTCTGAGTTTTTAAAATCTCAGTATGATAAAATATTTCCTGATCCAACACAATCATTAAATAATTTATTCTCATCTTTTATAAAAAGTTTAGATGTGGAAAAAAATGTATCTATTCTATATCAGACATATTTAAAAAATAGTCAATCACTTACTCAAAATGAAATAAATAATTCAAAAACTATAATTGATGTTGATAAAGTATTAACAGAAAGTATCAAATATTTTTATTTTTCATTGAAACCTATTGTTAATAAATTACAAAATGATGACTTTACTATTAATGAAATATTTAGTAGATCAAGAGATAAAAGATTGCTTACATTGATGAGTTATCCAGAAGACCAATTTTCAAATGCTATATCAACGTATTCTACCACTATAATATCTGAAATTAAATCATCTGCAAATATTATAACTGGAACTACTACTACTAATACCGCACCAACTACTGTTTCAGAATCAATAAATGATAGAATCAATTATAAGATTAGTAGAATTTTAGAAGCTGATGATATTTCTATTGTGACTAATTTATTAAATTATAAAAAAGCTGCAATAAATTGGATTAATATAACATTATTTGATTCTATTAAACCAAAACTTCAATTATTAAGACAATTAGGAGTGAATACTAGTAATAGTGTAGATCAATTAGCTAATCAAATGAAAGGTACTACAAATGAAAATGCTAAAAAAATTATTCTTAATAAAATTATTAATATGAATAAAGAAGAATTACAAAAATTGGTTGATTCATTAGGTTTAACAAAAGATGAATTAGGAGATTTATAAAAAATAAAAATAAAATGGAAATACAAAAATTTGAAGCCTATAAATATAGAGGGAAAAAATTAGATGTGATAAATAGAAAGGAATTCATTAATGAAATTAGTGATATTTTTGCATCTGAAATGTTTGGTTATAATAATAATGGTACATCTTATTATCCTGATTTAGAAACATTAAATATTTATTTGCATAATGATGAAACAGGAGAAGATAGAACAATAAAATTGGATTTGTCTGATATGGGCATAGAAATTGGACACACAGATTGGTATGATGAAGAAGAAGCAGAAAATCATGATGACTTAGGTGTATTTGTTCCAGAAAGAAATTTAGATTTACCAATAACTAAAGCTTATAAATCACAAAAAGGTGATATGAACAAATTTAATATATAAAAAATTCTAAAATATTTTGATATTTAAAAAGTATTTATTATCTTTGTTGCTTAAAATTAAACAATGAAGATAATAAATTTTTTATTTAGTAAATCTGAAAAAACTATGAACATAGTTAGTGAAGATATTTTCAATTGTTCATATAAGGAAAAATGGATTCAACCTTATACTGAAAGTATTAAAAATAGAATGATCAATGATTCTAATTATTTAATAACTGATTCTAATTTAAAATATAAAAAATTAAATAAGAAAGAACTTATAATTGAAATTACTACGTGTTTAAATAGAATAGATAGAAATTATGAAGATTATGGAATAAATGATAATGAATATAAATTTGAATTTGATCATTTCATAAAATCAACGATATTAATGTATAAAAAATAACATAATATATGAAAGTGAATAAATTTGAGGAAACAACTAATAAAATTATACATATTGACGGAAAGTATTTTTCAAATGATTCTGTTTCAATAACAAACAGTCGTGAAATACTGAATTATATGGTTAATATTCAAACTCATGCATTTCAAGATAATAAATTAACATTAACTAGTAATTTAATTGAGCCTTTAACAAAAATTTTTGGCACTCAAAACAAAACAATTAGAAGTGAGTTTATGTTGAAATTGTGGATTTTAAAATTTAAAGATTTGACATTTAATGTTTATACAGCAAAGAATCGAGGAACATCTTATGAAGTTTGTGATTATTCTTATGAAGATGTTCGCAATGGCAAAATAGATAAAAAAATTATTGAGTTCTTAGAAGAGTTATATAAATTAATTAATTAATGAATAATATGAAAATTGCACATATAGTAAAATTAACAGACAACGATGGAGATTTACAATTTAAACTTGTAGATCAAGATACTTGGAATTGGATTATTATGGAAAATTCTGGAATACCAGAACCTACTAAAAGAATAATTTTTAGTAATTTTTTCACAGGAAAAATTGTTTCACGATGGGAAGACAAATTGTGTCCTGATTCAATAAGAGAAAGAATAAAAACCAAATATTTAGAAAATTATGATTCATTTGATGGTGTGTTTATAACATATGGATCATGGGATAATGATCGAGCATTATTGGCTCCACCATTAGAAGATAATTATGATTTATTTTGTAGAGATTATTCAAGAACTATTGATATTATTAATATGATAGAAAATGCAAAAGCAAAAGGATATAATGTAGAATTTGAACATGAATATGTTGGACTAATGTATTAATTGAAAAATAATTCAATAAATATTTGGTAGATTAAAAACTTTGTATTACTTTTGTTCTACAAATAAAAAATAAATTGATTGATATAAAAAATGTGTAGTTGAACATTACAAGAAAGTGTATCAAGATTGAGTATATGAGTTAATGTCTTTCTATTGCTCTAAATAAATCTCAAAAAAAGTTCATCATATCAATCAATTTTTAAAAATAGAAAAAAATGACTTTTTTTATATAATATATAAGAAAGTAGAAAATAACTTAAACAAAAAATAATTTTTAATATATACAATATCATGAACAACATTAGTAGACATATCACAACAGGCACAGCCACAACAACTGCAACTACTCCCGTAACAGGAGGAAGACCAGTGGCGTATTTGGGTGATAACAATCTAAGTTGATATTTTTATAAAATATTTTAATAGTGTTAAAACCCAAAGATGATTATTCAACTTTGGGTTTTTTCTTTTTAAATAATTAATTGGTCCTGTAGTGGCAGAATTTCCTAAATTCTATGTGCATAATGGAATGAAAAATGAGAGTTCGAGTCTCTTCTGGATCACAAAATAAATAATGGCCTTGTAATGGCGGAGTTTTCTAAACTCTATGTGCATAATGGAATGAAAAATGAGGGTTCAACCCCCTCCTGGGTCACAGTAAAATATCAGGTGTATGTGGTAGTGTCAGGATCAGGCACAAGGAAGTTCGACTCTTCTTCACCTGACAATTATTATTGTAATATTTAATAATATAAAAGAGTTCTTTGATATTTGAAAAAATAAAATAGTTTAATTATCGGGTAGTGGTGTAGTTGGTTAGCATACGTGTTTTGGGAACATGAGGGAACGTATAGTCATCGTGAGTTCGAATCTCACCTACCCGACATAACAAAAACATAGTTCGGAAAAGTAAAACGAAATTGAAAAATTTTTAGATTTTTATAAAAACAATTAATAATGGGACTTGGGACTGCTTGGAGTGGTCGCCTCTCTTGCACAGAGGAATAACAGGTGGGTTCGATGCCCATAAGCTCCACATAATCAGATAGTTACATAAATGATTATAAATAATGCGATAGTCGCCTAGAGACCGATGGCGCTGGGTTGCCAATCCAGTAAGCGAAAGCACACCGTGAGTTTGAATCTCATCTATCGCTCAAATATTAAAATAAATTAACGCAAGTGTCGCATAGAGGTCGATTGCACTAGATTTCCAATCTAGAAAGATAATATCACACCGAGGGTTCGAATCCCTTTACTTGCTCTAAATTTGGCCCTGTGGCGTAACGGAAGCGTATGACTATTACAAGGTTTGGGAGATGGTTCGATTCCATCTGGGGCTACTTTTTTTGAATATAGGATTTTAACTCAGTTGGTTCAGAGTATTTGTTTAACAAGCAAAACGTCATTGGTTCGATTCCAATAAGTCCTACAATAATGCCGATGTAGCTCAGTGATAGAGCGCCACCTTAGTAACGTGGATGTCGTGAGTTTGACTCTCACCCTTGGCTCAATAAAAACAACGGAATGCGATCCATAGAGAGAGGTTACTGGTATTGGACACCAGGTTATTGCAAGTTCGAATCTTGTCATTCCGACAATAAAAATGCTTTAGTAGTTCAATTGGTAGAACGTTACCCTTGTAAGGTAAATGTTGAGGGTTCAAGTCCTTTCTAAAGCTCAATAAATGCACAATTCGCATAGTGGCTATTGCTCTGGCTTTGTAACCCAGCATCTGAAAAGATTTCATCAGTTCGAGTCTGATATTGTGCTCAATTAAATAAACTTTTATAAAAATTATATCTATATTTAGTGTAAAATGTTTGGTAGTATCAAAATAAAACACTACTTTTACAGAGTAATAAAAAACAACGGTTCTGTAGCTCAGTTGAATAGAGCATCGCCCTTCTAAGGCGAGGGTCAAGGGTTTGAATCCCTTCAGGATCACAATTATAAAGTTCATGTTAGACTAAGGGACAGTCGCTAGTAAACGAAGCTAGTGTTAGGGTATGTGGTTGAGCTTGTTCGGTTCAATGACTGTATATTTGAGGATGCACTGAGTAAAGTAATCATTGAGTTGGTGAAAAGGAAGCGCGTTTAGTGACCTAACTAAAAAATGAGATGCCAGTTCGAGCCTGGTCGTGAGCACATTTACAAATTGAATTTACTTCCAGACTTCAATAATTCTAATTCTTCTGATAATTCGAATTTTTCCACTTCATATTCTTCGTAATTAAAATCAACAGGTTCATTATAATATTTACCATTCCAATAATCCAGAACTTCGTCATAATCAATCATATCTTTACAATCATAATTTTCATTATGTGATTTATCATATTCATGTATGAATGTTATTGTATATTTTATGCAGCTTTCCGCACTGTCAAACAATTTTACTTTTACTGTATCTTCATCAGAATTTTGAATAGTATATACAAAATATTTTTGACTATTATTTTCGAATAATTTGATATGTTTCATATGTTGAATTTATTTGTTTCTATATATAAGTTAAATTCTTTTTCTATTTCTGTAATAATATTATCTAAAATAGTTAAGTTATTTTTATCTTCTATTTTTATGTCGTGAATGTGTTTTCTATCCCAATAAATATCAGGATCAAATGTTTCATATTTATTAATAACTGAAGTCATAACATCATAAAGAACATTATTTTTACTTTTAAATTCATCATAATTACGTCTTTCTAATAGAATTGTTAATTCTAATCCTTCTGATCTATGATAAGTCAACAATCTTATTTTAAATATATCTATATATTTATATCTATATGATATAGTAATTTCATTAGAATCATCAAAATATATTTTAACTGATGATCCTTTGAAATCATCTAATTCTTTTAGTCTAAACAGAATATTTTTTAAATTTTCTGAGAATTTTTTAAATATATTATTAATTACTTTCGGATTATTGTGTTTTAATAGTGTTTCAAATCTTTTAATATATTTCATAGTTTTATATATTAAATATTATATAATAAAAAATGTCAATCTTAAAAAAGATTGACATTTTTTAGAGTTTTTATTCATTAAGTATAAAAAGGATAGTTATCATTTTTTGTGCCTAATACTCCTGTTGTTTGATAATGAATATCGACAGATAGTATGAACGGTAAATTAGTTGTACCTCCAGATATAGTTGGAATACTTGATACACTTAATGCTAATTCTATTAATCCATCTGCTTCTAATAAAGAAGTATTTAAATGTGATGAATCACCTCCATTGTTGCTTATTTGAATTTCATTAATGAAATGTCCCCATCTTGGATTTGATGAAATTCCTGATATTGATATTGATTGAGAAACTGTCAATTCGGAATTAAAAATTTGTCCAGATTGATTATATCCTTTACAATAATTCATATAGTAATTTATTCCAAAATTACCAGAAATAGATGTACCGTTATGAGTCCAATGAATATCTAAAAATATAGGAGTATTTGGCACATAATCATGAGGAATTTGATATGTTATATTATCGATATCATCATTAACTTTAAATGCATAATTAAGTATTTTTGTACCTCTTATTGATTCTCTATTTGGTGTTCCAGATCCTTCAATTCTAGTTATTATTTGTCCAATTAAGTCTCTATATCCAAATGTTGGAATTTTATTTCCTAATAATATTCCAGTTCCTGATGAGCTAGGTAATACTATATTACCACAAATATTTAAATTGCGTCCATCAAATGTCAATCCACTATGAGAACTAACGTTTGGAGATAATTCATTTAAAGTTATTAATCCATTATTTGTTGTTCCTGCTATAGATGCAAATCCATCTGCTCCATTAATACCTGATGTTCCTGAGCTACCTGATGTTCCACGAATTCCTGATGTGCCTGAGCTACCTGATGTGCCTGAGCTACCTGATGTTCCAGAACTGCCTGATGTGCCTGAGCTACCAGAACTACCTGATGTTCCTGAGCTACCTGATGTGCCTGAGCTACCTGATGTGCCTGAGCTACCTGATGTTCCAGAACTGCCTGATGTGCCTGAGCTACCAGAACTACCTGATGTTCCTGAGCTACCTG